TTCTTGCGCGTCGTCTTCTTCTTGGAGCGACGGCGGGCGCGCTCCTCGCGCTCCATGCGCGCGATCGCGTCCCAGGGATTTGCAGGAGGACCGCTCATGATTCAAACCTCATAACGAAGGGGCCGGATTCCCCGTGCTCGTCCTGGAACATGACGTAAGGGATCGCCGACTCGAGCGAAGGGAGTTCAGCAAGAAAGGTTTCGAGGTCGCGCTGCTGCCAGGCAAGCGGGATCGCGTCACGCTTGCGCCTCACAGCGTAAAGGCTCCCCAAGAACGCGGCGAAGTGCCGATCCAGCCAGAAGCTGAACGACTGGTCGGCCCAGAGGTCGTAGTCCTCGGCGACCTTGCTCAAGTAGTCGTAGGGACTTTCGACCGCAAGGGACTTCGGCGGCAGTCCTGTGTATCCCAAGAACTTGAGTTCCTTCGGAATGAGTTCGCGGAAGTCCTGTGGGAACCAAATATCAATCCCCTCGAAGATCCAGTTGGTGTAATCGATCACAGGCTCGTCGCCCCAGTAACCGCCTTCACCCTGAACCCACTTGATCCAGTTCTCCATGGACTGGCCGCCGAACCAGCTTTTCTGGAATGCCTCGTCAATGAGCTCGAATCGGACGACGTCCTGAGCTTGCGTGTAGACGTTCGGGCTCAAGCTCAGGAAGCCGCGGCCGGCGCCGGAGCGAACCAGGACCGAGTCCATGTAGATCTTGGTCCTCGGAGAGACCTCGTGAACTCGCCTAAGCACCTCGCTGGCGTCCACCTTCTTGTTTCCAGACTTCTTGGCCTGCGCGCTGCCGCCGGGGCCAAGGCCGAGCAAGTGGACTTCGTGAGGTTTCTCCTTGCGGACAAACGAGAGGAGCTCCTCAAGAGAGTAGGCGCCCTTCTTCATGGGGAAGGCCGGCATGCACTGCGGCTCCTTCGTGCCGAGCGCCTTCTTGGCCTGCTTATAGAACGCGGAGGCGGACTTGCTTCCGCGCTGCACGGGCACCAAGATCTTGGCCCCCTTCGCGATTACGGGGGCCATTTGATCGCGATACGCCTTGAGGCGCTCCAGCGTGTCGCTCTGACTTCCGACTCGGTCTGGAGCGACGACGTGAGCGCGGCCGCCGAAGACACGCGCGATCTTCAGGTAGGTCTCGAGTCGTTCGGCCCAGGCTTCGTCGTCGATCGGTGAGACGACCTTGAGCTTTCCGCCCTTGGCCGCGACCTCCTCGAAGGCACCCGAGTCAACGAAAACCTTGACCCCCTTGCGCCAAATCAAATCCATGACGCCGGCGAAGCACTGGGTCCCCTCTCGGCACTTGTTGACCGTGACGCCCGCGCCGATTCGATCGCCGAGCTCAGCAGCACCTGCGATTTCACCCGGGGACGCAGAACCGCTCGCGAAGTAGTAAGCGTACTTGGGGAGCAGGAGCTCTCGGGCAATGAGCGCTCGGAACTTGCTCACGTCGGGGACCTCGAGGGGCAATTCGTATCCCTCCTTGACGATCTTCGTCTGGGCTTGGCAGACGAACATGCGAGCGCGCTTGTGGCTAACCCCAAATTCGTGCGCCATGCTCGCGATCGTCGGGCGGCCGCCGCAGCGGTCTTCAGAGGCCACCGAAAAGGAAACACACTTGAATCCACGGGAGCGGGGGAAGCCGCCATGGACCTTTCGGCAGGCGCTCCCGCCTGAAGCGACGTGCCGGTTGATCGCAGCGAGGCGGATCGAAGCTTCTTCAACCAAGAACTGATAGACCGCCTCGACCGCGTCCTCGGGAGGTTCGAGTCGGAAGCGGCGTCCGCGACCCTTGGCCTGCTTCTTGAGCTTCGGCATGGCCCCCATTTCGTCGAGGTACCAAGTCCTTCCCTCCTCAGCCGGGTTGCTGCGCACGGTCTCGCGCGGCGGCTCCGGCGGAAGCGCTGAGTCGGGAACGTTGAACACGCCGCGACGTGCGAGCCAGGCTTTCCAATAACTCATGCGTACAGCCACCCAAGGACGACGTATTTACTGCCGCTGGTCGGCGGGCAGCCTCGGTGCGGGTGTGTCCAGAACGGCGGGCTGGCGATCGCCTTCCCGCGCTTCGGTTGGACGGTCACCTCAGGGCCCGGCTTGACGAACTCCGTCTCCCCTCCGCTGAAGTCGTCGTTCAGGTAGGCGAGCAAGGTCAGCGTCCGCGCCTTCCAGCTGCTGTTGGCGATCATGTCGACGTGCGTCTCGAACTTGTCGCCGGGCTGGTAGCGCAGGAGCTCCCAGCTGATCTCCTGCTCCTTGAACACAAGGTACTTGTTGCGAGCCTGGTAGAACTTGGCGACCTCGATCAGCCTTTGCTGCAAGTGGTCGGCGTAGTCAGGAAAGCAGATATCGCGCAAGCGCTGATACTGGCTGGTGCGATTTTCGTCCTGGTAGACCGGACCGCCGCCCCGGACTTGCGTGCTGTCACTCCAGACGCCCTTGGATTCGGCGAGCTCGATCACGTCGCGGCAAAAGGTTTCGTCCAGAACGCCCTCGACCTCAAGGACCTGGTGCGTGAACGAGAATTCACACGACCTGCCGCCGATCGCGACCTCGCCTTGATCCGGCACGTCGATCTCGGCGCCCGCGTCGTCGAGCAGTTGAAACAACCGCTCGCGGTCTTGCGGATCCTCGCTGCGCGCGAGAGCGAGGATCTCTTGGCCCAGCGGCGTGTCCGGAGGACATGGAAGATTGAATGCTCTCACTATTCAATTATCGAGGCAGTTTCATTTGGCGCCACCCAACGAATCCGCCCGCTGGCAACGCACCAGCGGGCGGACCCAAGCAAGGAACAAACTGGTCTGGTTGAGTTAGCTGGCCGCCGGTGCGGTCGCCTCCTCGTTGATTTCCTCCGAGGGCTCGGTAGAGTCGTCCTCGTCCTCGTCCTCGTCAGCCGAATCGCCGGACACAGGAGGCGAGGGGAGATCGCCCGCGGGGGGCACGACGTCGTTTCCCACCGGTGCGCCGCTCTCGTAGACGATCGAGTGCTTTCCCGTCACAGGGTCCTTCTTGAACTCGAACGAATCGGGGAGGTTGTGAGCCTTGGCGAGCTCGAGGTTCTTGGCGTTGTGATCGTTGATCTCTTGGGTCAGGAGCTTGAGCTCCATGTTCGCCAACGCCTCCCGCAGCCTCGCCTCTTCCTTGTAGCGCGCCACGACCGCCTTCTTCAGTTCCTCGCGACTGTTCGCCAACTGCGAGCGAACTTGAACGAGCTCGCAGGCCAAGCGCTCGAGATCGTTGAGCTCGCGAGTGATCTTCTGGGGCTCTTGGGGTTTTTGGGGATTCACGTTCGGCTTGGGTGACCCCTTGCGCCGGCGCGGCTTTCGACTCTTGGACATGAAACCTCTTCTCTTAGCTGCTTCTTGCAAGCACAGGCCTGGTGGCAAGTAAATAGGCCCCTGCCAGGACTTGCTGCAACTTACCAGAAACGGACAAACCGACTGCCCCAAGGAACAGTCGGTTTGCCGTTTCCACTTCTGGTGCCTTAGGCCCTTCCAGGCTAGTTGACGAGCCGAGGGCCGTCCATGAAGAAGATCTGGGCCAGGAAGTCGGTCGTGCCGTCGTAGCTGAGCGTGTCCGTGATCCAGCCAACCTGCTGCGCGACGGTGTTCACGGTCGTCGGGACCACGTTCGTGATTCGGCCCGCAGTCTCCGAGAGGAAGACGAGCTCGCCCTCAGCCAGCGTGAGCGAGGCGTCGAAGCGAGCGGTGACCAACTGACCGCGAACGCTAAAGACTCCGCCCGAGGCGCCGTCAGCAATGCCGCCCGAAGGTCCGAAGCCAACGACCAGCGAAGCGTTGTTGTCGGACGAGGCGTCGCCCAGAACGATCTCACCTGCGGTCGTAGCACTGGGAGCGAGAACCTCGCCCTCGAGAATCGCCGAACCCGTGTTGTTGGTGAACGTCTGGGTGAAGGTCGCCGCGCTAGCGTTGACCTCGTTGATCGCCTCGATCACAGTCTGGGCTGTGGTCGTGAGCGCGGGGCCGGAGACGCCCGAAGCAGTGAGCCCGTAAGTCGTCCCGCCCGAGGTGAAGATCACCCGACCGTCGACGCCGGTTCCCGTAGCCGAACCGCCGGCGACCGTGACGTCGGCTCCGTTGACCGTGCCCGTGCTCGACCCGCCTGTCACAGAGACCGCGCCGCCGGCGTTGTCGCCGCCAATCGCCGGACCGCCCGTGACGCTGACTGCGCCGCCGGCGTTATCCGTGACCAAGCCGGTGCCGCCCGTGATCGAGACAGTTCCGCCGGACTGGGAAAAAGCGCCGCTATCGCCACCTGTGATCACGACGTTCCCGCCAGACGCGCCACTGGATCCGCTCGAGTCGCCGCCGTCGAGCGTGAGCGTTCCGGGCGTAGCTCCGGCTGCGTTTGCCGCAGCACCGGCGCGGACAATAACGTTTCCGCCTTGGTTCGCCCCTCCCGACTGACCACCGAAGATCGTGACCGCGCCGCCGATACCCGCGATTCCGGCGCCGCCGGACATGACAATGTTGCCGCCGCCTCCCGTGGCGCCAGCCAGGCCGCCGGTAAGCGTAAGCGCGCCACCGGCCCCGGAACCATTGCCCACGCCGCCGATCACGGAAACTGCGCCGCCGGCGTTGTTACTGGCCGACGAATCGCCGCCATTCAGAGCCAGGTTGCCGCCGGCCGCCGCGTCTTCACCCTGGATCACGTCTCCGCTGGTGAAGATAATGTCGTTGCCGCCCGTGGTGTTACCGACCGCAAGCGTCGCCGCCAAGCTACTGGCCCCGAGCGCCAAGCCGGTCACAGTGGCGCCCGTGAAGTCCACGGACGAACCGCTGGGGAAGTCCGTCAGAACGCCCGAGCGGCCGATCGTGATTGACGTCGCAGTGGCCGTTCCGAGACTAAGGGCCGCGGCCGTGTCCACCGTTAGGCCGGCGCTGCCGGTCACCGCGTTGGTCGTGATCGTGACCGTGGTCCCGACCGTGACGCTGGTCGCGGCGTAAATGTTGTCCGGGCTGTTGGCCTGGGTCGCCTCACCGATATCGACGTTGTCCGGCGTGTAGAGGTCGCCGTTGGCGTTGTCGATCACCCACTGCGTTCCGCCCGAGCCGAGCGAGAGATCGGCGCCGGAGCCAGCGGCAAGGGTCACGGTGCTGTTGTTGTCGATCCTCAGCATGAAGTCCGAGAGGGAGGCGTTGCTTCCCACGCCGAACGTGCCGAGACCAGCGCCGAACACGGTGACGTCACCGGCTCCGCTGTTCTGGCCGGCGCTGATCTCGATCGCGTCACCCGACTGGATCGTCAGCGTCGAGTCCGTGGTCTGATCCGACTCGATCGTAAGGTCCGAACTCGCCGAGACCGAAGTCCCGTTGACCGTCACTGTGTTCGCGTCGCCGATCACAGCGCTGTTGGACACGTAGACGTTGGCGGGGCGCCCGGCGCTCGGCGTTCCAATGTCGTCCTGGTCGTCGGTGAAAGCAGTGAAGTCACCGCCGGACGTGACCTGCCAAAAGGTCGTACCGTTGACGTCGAAGTTGACCGATCCGGCGGCAGCGGCGTCGAGAGTGACCGATCCGGTCGCGGCCGAAACCGTGACGGCCGAATCGCCGGCGATCTCCGTGCCTGCCAGAGAGAGGTCGTTGACACGAACGTCACTCAGGGTGGTCAGAGCGGCTGCGGGGACCGACGTTCCTCCGACCGTGTTGAATCGACCGAACTCGATCCGGCTGTTGGTCGGGTTCCAGACCGTGATCACGTCGAGCGCCGCGCCCTGGTCCCACGCGATACCCGCAAAGCTGGGGTCCGCGCCACCGTCGTTGGCGTAGATCAGCGCGTCGGTGACCGTGAGGTTGGTCGTGTTGACCGTGGTCGTCGTTCCGTTGATCGTCAGGTTTCCAGGCACCGTGACGGTCGAGGCCGCGGCGCCCAGTTGGACCGCGGTAATGTTCGTTCCGGTCGCGAGGTTGGCGCTCGTCGCGGCCGTGTCCGCCCACAAAGAGCGGGCGGCTTCCGTGCCCTCGATCTGGCTTACCAGAACCTGATCTGCGGACTCGTCGAGCCCGCGCAGGTTTGAGCGCCCCGCACTGCGCGTGAAAAGACTAACCTGAGCCATGGCTAAGCACCCTCTGCCTTGATGTACGTTACGGGGTTGAATTCTTCAGTCTGGTAGTGAACGTAGACGGTCTCGAGCGTGTCCGAGCCGCCGTAGCGGCGGGTCGCCCCGCCCCAAGCGTCCGCCGTCACAGGAGTGTCGAGCAGGACTCGATAGCAGTCGCCCGCGGCGCCGAGCCCGAGAGCAGTTACTTCTCCGGGTAGCCAGGGATTCGAAGGCGCGCTGCGCACCTCGACTCGATCCCCGACTTCAAAATTAGGAGGGACGGGCATGGCTAGAGCTCCAAGGGCATGCTGCTGCAATCGACTGCCAGGTCCGTCGCGTTGATCGCCTGGCCGATCGACTGAATAACTTCGCCTGCGACGCTGGGGAAAGCTGGGTCGCCTGACCCTTCAGGAAGGATTGTGCCCGGCGTCGTGCTTTGAACGTAGATATCGTTCGCGCTCAGGCCAGCGAAGCCGGTGACTGTGCCGATCCGCTTGACGAGTGCCTGGCCGGCAGCCGGGAAATCCAGCGCAGCCACAACACCGAACGCGGGCATGGTCGCCAGCGCGGAGGCGTCTGCGCGATCAACGGTGTCCGCCGAGGAGAGGTAGACCACGTCGCGCACCGCAACGCCAACAGCGTAGTTCAGAGCGAAGGTGACCTCGCCCGCCGTGACAGACGTCTCGAGCACCCAGTCTGAATTGGCGATCCCTCCGACGAGCCGGTAGAGCTCGTTGGTCGAAGTGACCCAGACCGTCATGCCTTCGTCGCGGTAAACCGCGTTGATCGAATCGCGCTCAAGAATCGTGTCGACGGTGCGGTGGCTTCCGAGGAGATCGCTCGCGCGCACCACTGGAGTGGTAGCGATCGGGGAAACCGTCGCCGGAACGGCAACGTCGCCTAGCTGATACCCCGGTCCTGGATCCGTCGAGGCCATTGCCTACTCCTATGCGCTCACGACGAGCGTTTGGGGTCCAGAGATCGAAGTGTTGAGCGCGTTGGTCGATCGCCATAGCTGATACGTCAGCACAGGAGCGCCGGGCGTGTTCGCCGTGACGTTCACGCTCGCGACCTGTTGAATGAATCCACCAGGGAAAGGCCCGATCTGGAAGTCGAGCGGGGCGGCTGGAAACGCCGTCGGGAAACCGTAGTAGACGTATTCGTTGGTCGCGCTGAAGGTGAAGTTTAGCGCCTTGTTCGACTGCAGGCCGTTGTTGGTAAGTCCCTCGATATCCGCTTCCGTCGCAAGCGCCGGGTTCGCGTCCACGCCCCAATAGACCCGCGGCAGCCACGTGGCACTCACGTTATCGCTGTCGTTGTTGACCCCGTCGCTCGCGTTGAGCGTCCACGTCACCGACCCGCCGATCGTGTCGCGCTGGTAGGTGAACGGCATGGTCAATGGGTTTGGCAAGGCGAGCACGTTCTGGACTGGGTTGCCGTCGTTGTCCTGAAGTGTCGCTGACGTCTCGGTACCGATCGGGCTGTAGGTCGCAGTGAACGTGGGATTGATCAGCTGGGCGCCGATCTCGAACGGGGAGCCGAAAAGGCGCGTCAGGGACGCAGAGAACGACGACGGAGGGGAACCTCCGCCGCCCACATTGCCACTGAAAACGAAGATCGGGCCGGGCATGGCTACCTCGTGGCGCTGTGGGTGATCTCGACCACGACGCGCGCGACGCCGGCGCCGGACTGAACAAAGTTGATCGTCATGAACTGCTTGTCGCCGCTGAGCGAAACGAAGGAAGCGTCGGTCACGCCCGTCGTCACACGGTCCGGAATGACGAAGATCTTCATTTGATCCTCGTCAATGTTTTCCGGCAGGATCCCCGCGTCGAGGAATGGGATCCGGAACGTGTTGTCTCCGTTGTCGGGGACACCTTCACCCTCCGCGAAGAGCTCGTTCGTCCCGCCGGGACCCTTGTTCAGGTCCTGGGTCAACTGCAGATCGGGGAAGGGCACGACCGGAGCCTCCTAGAAGAGTTCCTTCTGGGGGTTGATCGGCTGAATCCGCCGACGAATGTTGGCCGGGTGACTCGGATCGTTGGGATCAAGCTCACGCTGCTGCCCGCCAGGCAAGAGGCTGTAGGCCGTCTCGATCGTGAGCGGCTCGACCTCCGTTCGGCGCGCGTTCGCCGGCGCGTTGCCGAGCGTATAAGCGACCGGGATCTCGAGTTGATCCTTGGGGCTCACAGGCTGAGGCAGCCACTCCCTGGGGTTACCCGAGAGGTTCACCTGCTGGCCATACGTCTTGCCGTCAGGGCCCTGACGGAACTGAATGTCCGCCTTCCCGCCGCAGCGAGTGCATTGATAGCGAAAAGTGGGGTGCCCGTGGACTTTGAACTGGACCAAGAGCGGCATGTGAACAGGCTGCTGAGGGTGACGCGTGCAGCGACCGCAGATCGTACTTTGCATGGTGGAGAGTCCCTTCTCTTCTCTCCTTCTAGCCTCGCACGAATCGCTGGCCCTTCCACTCGAGCAGGTGCGTTACTGCCAATTGATCCGCAAGTTCGAAAAGGCAGCGCCGTAAGTGGCACCGGTGGTAGAGACCACGCGGTAAGCAATGTGAATCATGCCACCCGGGGTGAAGGAGTTCACGATCGAGCTACTGAGGATCGTGAGATCGGTGTAGGAGTTCTCGAGCGAAGTCGGAAGCGCACGAGAGGCGCTCGCCTGGGGCGTGCCAAGGTAGCCGTCGTTGGTCGGATCGTAGAGATCGAGTTGGACGCTGGTCGTCCCGCCGCCGCCAACGCTCCGAGTCGCAATTTGGATTGCGTTGCTCTGAAAGCCGGTGAAGTTACTGGGAACGGCAAGTGTCAGGTGGAAGCCAATGATCGCGCCGGTGAAGGCACCGCCCGTCTCCAGAACGACTGTCTCGCTTGTGGCGGGGTTCCCAGGAGGGTTGAAAATACTGACGGCCCAACCGTCGCCAGGCTGCCCGAAGCCAGAGGCCGCTCCGACGTAAGCGGCGACACCGGCGCCGCCCCAGACGACTGCCGCGGTGTCTCCGCCGCCAACGCCTGCGTTCGCCGCCTGACTCGGGTAGACGACCAGCGGCTGAAGCGCCGCGCCGGATCCCGTCGGGCCCGTCGGGCCGGTCACGCCGGGACCGGGTCCTGTTGGCCCCGTAGGTCCCGTCACGCCAGGCCCGGGACCCGTTGGCCCCAGCGGTCCCGTTGGGCCAGGGGGGCCGCCCGCCGGACCCGTCGGGCCAGTTGGGCCGGGCGCGCCCGCGCCGCCGCCGAGTCTGGGAATCGTGAAGAGGGTCACTAGGCGATCCGGTAAGCCGAGAGGTGAGTGTCGCCAAGCCCGACGCTGCCGACGAGTTCACCGGTTCCAGAGACGAGAACAAACCTGGATCCGATCTGATCCCCCGAGTTGAGCGGAGCGGAGACCACGCACTTCTGCTCGATCAAGTTGGTGCCGAGCCCGTTCGAGACGATATTGATCGTCTCGTCGTTGAAGTTCACCCCGTTGCGTTGAATGCTGGCGATCAGCGCGTTGTTGCCGACGGTTGAAAAGTTCCGCGCGGCGACAGCGAGGACGATCAGCCAGACGCCCGTCTGGGGGATCACAATCCGACCGCCAGATCGGAGGCCATTGGGGTCACTGACCGTGACCGTCGTGGGGTCAGTGATCGGTGTCGTCGAGATCGCGGTCACGCCCGCGGGCGGAGAAATCACGGCGCCCACTGTGAAAGAGAAGCCAGGCCCGGTGGGACCTGTGGCGCCCGCGGCACCCGTCGGGCCTGTTGCGCCCGAGGGTCCGCCGCCGGGGCCAGTGGGACCGGTTGGCCCAGTCGTTCCGGGGCCAGGGCCCGTAGGACCCTGGACCCCAGTCGGACCCGTAGGGCCGGGCGGGCCTCCACCTGGACCGGTTGGACCAGTCGCGCCTGGAGGACCTGCTGGGATCGTGAAGATCGTCATACCCGACTCTACTTTCTGAGACTCGAGTCTAGCGGACCAGCGTGGACTCGAGAATCAGACGGACCTCGACCGCGTCAGCAGCGCCGGCGCCGAGGTTGTGGACCAGGACCTCGCAGTTCTCGTTGCTGATCGTCGAGCCGCTGGGAGCGGGGTTGACGTTCGCGACGAGAGCCTTGCTGGTCGCCAGCTTGGTCACGTTGGCGCCCGTGTCCTGCGCGAGCGCGGTGACCGCGTCCACGTCGGTCTGGGTCCAGTTGTCCGCGCCGGGGCCCCAGCCAGCGAGCAGCTGGTTGGTGTTGGCGGGGACAGCGTCGATCGCGCCCTGGTTGGTGGTGAGAGCGCCAGTGTCAGCGTTCGCGCGGTCCGGGGACGCGGCCGCGTTAGCGGCGAGCGTGACGCCGGTCACCTCGTGAATGCTGAAACGGGACTGACCAGTGCGCGCACCGGCGGCGAGATTCGCCTGAGTTCCTCCGAAAGCCATGTCAAACTCCTGTCGGGCCGAAGCCCCTCCTGTTGCTGCTTCTGGCAGCGACTACCCAAGTGGCAGAGCCGCTACACGGGCCCTGAAGTACGTGCTTCCGGCACCCGAATCTTGGAACGTGATCCGAATCGCCGGCAGCACGATAATGATCGTGAAGTCGTAGTGGTAGTTAGGCTGGTCCGGGTCCAGCGGGATCGTGTAGGTCAGGTTGTCCGGACTGCCGAAAGCCGCGAGCGGAAACGCGGGCGCGGCCTCGATCGTCAAGACGCCGGGCGAACTTGAAGAGAAGTCGCCTTGGATCCGCCCGTTCTGGATACCCCCCAGAAAGAGCTCGGTCGTCACCGTCTCGCCGGGGGTAAGACCGGATCCGCCGGTTCGGTCGTCCAGAAAGATCGGGACGACTTCCTTGCTGTTGAGGAAGCTCACTTAGCACCCCGTTCCGTAGCCGCTGCGCAGGCGCGTCTTGTCGCGAGAGTCCGTGCGCTTGGAGATCGGATACTCCCAGTAGCAGATCCCGAACCGGAGGAGCGCTGGGCCCTGGGTCACGTCGCGCAGTCGCACTTGAACTTCTAGGTCCTGACCTCCCTGCATGAGGAAGAAGGTCGGCTGGTGGTCGCTGACCTGCGCCCCGCTGATCCCAGGATTCGGCGGGCCGGGAGTTCCGTAGGTCGTGGCCGCCTTGACCCGGATCTCGACCTGCTCGGGCGGACCTGTCAGGTTGGCGATTCCCCAGGAAGCGACGCGGATCGCCGAGCTCGTCGGCGTCTTGAGCGTGAAGATCGTGACCGGCTTGGCCGCGCTCTCCATTTCGAGCGGAGTGAGCGCCACAAAGGTCGAGTTCGCGGCCGCGAGCGCGATCCCGGAGGCGTTCGTCACCGCGTTGACGCCAGCTGTCGTGCTGACCACGGCGCGCACGTCCTTGCAGTAGTAGGCCGAGCGGTAGGGCGGGTGGATCCACGGCGCGAGATCCGAAATCTGGAGCGTGTCTTCCAGCAGATCGACCGCGGACCGCAGGCACTCCTCAAGCGCCTGGGTCGGCAGGGGCGGGCACGTCTCCATGCCAGGAACGTATCCCGCGTAAGGGTCGTTCATGCTGCCCATGCCCGACTTCTTAGCAGGCTTCTTCTTTGGGGTGGACTTCTTGCGAGCCCCGCCTCCGCCCTTGCCCGCGTAGGCACGCGAGAAAGGGTCGCCCGAACCGGGCATGTTGCTGGCCACTAGAGTGCCTCCCATTCACCTTGACCCAGTCCGCTGACCCCACCCCCCTGGGAGGCGAGCCACTTGCGGAACTCAGGGTCCTGATCCCCAAAGTTGGCACGATACATGGAGTAGGAGGCGTCCATGCCCATAGGGAGCTCTTCCGGACGCACGTAGCGAATCGGGCGGCGCTGCGAATCGATCTGCACGACCGCGAGGCGGCCAGCATGGTTGATCGCGTACGCCTGATCGGGCGGAAGCTGCATGGGCGAGATCGGCGCGCCGTGGTCCCCCGGTTGCCACAGTTGCTTGACCTGAGGCACGGGCTCAGGCGCAGGCATGTTCTGCTCAAGCGGACGTGGGAAGGGGGTCTCGCCGTCCTCCGCAAACTTCAGATACTCCGAAGTGAACGCGGGCACAGAGGCGGGCGGGCACGGCTCCTCGTCTGCGAGGTCCAGGAAGAGCTCGCCTCCGCAGCAGTCGATCATGTGCTGGTGCCGGCGAACGCGGTCGAGGTCCTTCTGCGGCGGGCAGATATCAACCCCCTTGTGGAAGCAGCCGACATAGGTGAGGTTCACCGTGATCGGAGCGCCGGTCGGGTTGGTGAAGTCGTGGATCATGCGAATGTTTCCGCGAACCAACTGCTGGACCGGCGGGCAGTGGCAGGCCGAGGCTGCGCGGTACAGGTTGCCCGGGAATCCAGTGATCTGCAGGTCCTCGGTGGCATAGAGGCCCAGTCGGACCGGGCGGTTCATGTAGCGCTTGCCGATCCGACCCTCGGTCACGTCAACGATCAAGTCGCTTGAGCCGAGCGTGCTGCGGATGTACTCGATCTGGAACCAGCCGCCCCCGGGGATCGTAATCTGCCCCTGCGCGGTTCCATTGGCAGGAACCGTGATCGGGCCCTGGTCGAAGCTCGCGAAGTAGGGCGAGCTCGGGTTCATGGACCAGCAGCGCTCGAGCTCGGAGATCAGGCTCATGTTGTGGTAGGGCATGAACCGCTTGCCGCGGGCCGTGATCCGAGTCGAGACCGAGAAGGCCTCATTGTTGGTCACCTTGAGGATCAAGGTCTGATTCGGATACAGCATGATCGGGCAGGGCAGGCAGCAGTTGAGGTGCGCGTTGCCGAACACGTGCGTGATCGGCGTCGGCCCGTTCATGTAGGTGCTGTCGCCCTGGATCGACTTGATCTGAACCGTCAGGTCTGTCGCGCCCTCAGGGTTCGTCAGAATCAGGAGCTCGTTGATCAGAAGGTGCCCGAGGCCGTTCTCCTCACGCTCGACGGTCAGCTGAAAGTCGACCGTCTCGCCGGGGTTGATCGTGACGTTAGTCACGAGACTCCGGTCCGCGAACTCGATCCCCTTGGCGGCGAGGTGGAACTTGGTCACCGCGTCGAAGTCAGGGTTGATACACGTCGACCCGTCGTCCCAATGGACGAGGGGCGGAATGTTCATGAACGTCCGGCAGTCCCCCATGCCGTACTCGAGGATCACCGGCGGTTCGACTGGAAACGTCATGGACTAGCCTCGCTTCCAGGTCCGAGCGATCGGATCCCAGACGTAGGGCCCGCGGCGGATCACAGGGCCAGCGCCCATGCCCTGCATTCCGCGGAAGCCGGGAGCGTAAACCTGGCCGGGCTTGAGGCCGTGCGCCTTGGCGATCTCAGCCTTAGGGACGGCCATGCCGCCGCCGCCGGCCTCGTAGTACTTGGGGACGTAGCTACTGGGGCCGCCAGCCTGGACCGAGCCCGCTCCGCCAGGGACCGTCGTGAAGATCGCGCTCCCGCCCGGCTGCTGAGCAGGCGGCTGCATTCCGCCCGAAGCCTGAGGGGACTGATAGATCGGCTCTTCGTTGTAGAAGGGCTCCTCGGGGTAGTACTGCTGCTGCGGGGCGCAGTAGTCGCCCTGCGGGATCAGCATGGGACCGATCGTCGGCTCGAGACTGCGGATCCGATCGATCGAGCGTCCGGGCGGGCACTCGTCGACCTGGTGGAAGCAGCCAGCGTAGGTCAGACGAACGATCAGGTCGGTGCCGCTCGTGTTCTCGAACGTGTGACGGACGAACGTGTTTCGCTTGAACAGCTGGGTGTAGCTGGGGCAGTGGCCAGCGCTGGCAGCGCGGTAGATCCCGCCCGGGAACCCGGCCACGTCGAGCGTCGGTGTCGCGACGAACGCGCCGAGCGGGAGCGGATCACTCTGCCACTGACGACCGATCCCTTCGGCGACGGTGACCAGAATGCCGTTGGCGTTCTCCTGCGCGCCCGTCGCCGCGTTCAGCACTTCACAGCGCGGCCACTTGACTTCGAAGTCTCCGTGGCCAGGAACCTTCATGGTCGCGCTGACGGTCTCTCCGGCAGGGACCACAACCTCCTCTTCGTCGAGTGTGAGGAAGTAGCTGTAGCTGGGGAGCATGTTCCAGTACTGGAGCATGCGCGCGCGGAGTTCGTGGTCGCGAGTCAGGAAGCGCTTGCCGCGGGCGACGAGACGAACCTGAATGTCGGTCGACTCTTCGTTGCGCACGCGAACCTGCAGGCTGTTGGTCGCCTGGATCAGGAAACAGCAGGGCAGGCAGGTGTTGAGGTGCGCGTTGCCCATGATCAGCGTCGTGGGGACGGGCGCGTTCTGGAACAGGCGATCGGTCTGCAGGTTGAGGAAGTCGACGAAGACGTTGCGGATCCCCTCGGGCTCGTAGAGCGCGAAGAACTCGTTGACCAGCAGGTCGCCCAGACCTTCCTCCTCGGCGGGAACCGTGAACGTGAACGTGCGCGACTCGCCAGGTCCGAGCGTCTCCCCGAACGGCTCAGCGGCGAGGTGGAACCGCTTCACCATTTCGTAGTCGGGATTGATATGCATTCGCCCGTCGCTGCCGCGAATCAGGGGCGGAATGCTGCCGAAGCCATGGCAGTAGGCGCAGGTGTGCGTGGCTCCCCAGCCCTGGCTGACCGTGGACGTGTGAGCGGGCATGGAGTGCTCCTTGGAATCGGCGGCGCTCGCCGGCCCGCCGCGGACCGACGAGCCCCGCCAGAGAAGAGAAGTTGTCGGTCTGCCTGCGGGTGCAGACGTTCTCTATCTCGAGGCTAAACGACCTGCCTGGCCCTGCCACCGAGTTCCAAGTGCGCGTTTGCTTTGTTGGGAGCGTTTGCTAGGAGTTCGATCGCTCCTGGAGAAGCTCCTTCCAGCGCTGGTAGTCCTTGCCGCCGCCGGAGAAGCGAGTGCCGCGACCGCGCCACTTCGGCTCCGGCCAGTCGCAGAGGAACTTGAGCTCGTCGCTGTTGTAAAGCCAAGGGTGACGGACCGTCAGCGCCTCGGCGCGCCGGGCGTCGGGTCGAAGCGGGTAGACCCAGCGGTTCTTGTCCACGTAAGGCTTGCCCGGGTGACGCTCCCCAGTGAGCGACAAGTTCTTGAGCAGGAACTGAGAAGAAGGAGCCCAAAGGAACCCTGCCGCTCGATACAGCGATCCGTCGTGCCGGGACGGATCGGAGTAGGTGACGACGGTCGTCGCTTCGGTGTTCTCGCGAAGCCAAGCTTTGGCGCGAGACCACTGCTTCGTCCCCGCGTTCATGTCGTCCGAGACAATGCACCAGCGCGAGAGCTCGAGCCAGTCACGGGGGAGCGAGCTCGCCTGAGGCTTGCGGGAGAATACGAGCACGCCGTGCTTGTTCCGCAGCGCGAACGCGTTCCGGCTCGAGCGGCGCCCGAGGTAATGGTTCTCGTCGAGGAAATCTGCAACCTCTCGAAGTTTCAGCTGGACGAACTCCTCGCCCCATTCCTCCTTGGGCTCGAGCTCGATCAGGCACGGATCGCAGGCATACTTGCCGCTCCGCCCTCGGACCACGCGGGGGATCGAGTGCGTGGCAGGGGACTTGAGGCAGACGACACACTTGCCCCTGGCAGAGCGAACGGCGCGCTTGAGCATGCCCTTAGGAACTTCGACGGTTGCGAGCTCGAGCGCCTCCTGGATCTCAGCGAAGGACTCGCCGCATGCTCGCCTGCGGATCACTTCGGGCAGCAGATCTTCGACCTCATGTCGAAGTAGGTTGGCATGATCGCGCTTGTAGGACGCAAGCGCCTCGGCGAGCTTGCGCTTCTTGTCGGGTTGGCGGAATCCGATTTTCTGAGCGTAGATCTCAAGCGAGCGGCGGTCGCAAATGACTATGTTTATAGAGGGCTCCCAGTTTTCGATCTCGCGATCGTGCTCGTAAACTTTCGCGCTGATTGAAAAGTGAGACAGGGCGCGCCTGATATCTTCAATCCCCTCTCGGTTCACACTTGAAATTCTCACCTCCCTCTTGGGCGGCTTGACGGATACGGTCCCGTCTCCGTCCGCGAAGCCCTGGATCCAAGACAAAAGCTCAGGCCCAGGACTCCTCAAGAGGGCGGGCGGGATTCGCCAGGAATACGTTCCGATTCGACCTTCGCAAAATTTCCTAATGGCGCCTGCCAAGGACCTGGAGCAGCAATGGGGCTCCCAGTAAGGAACGCGAGGCGGCCTCCGATCCACATGGCGAAGCGTGCATGAAAATCCGAATCTCTGCCCCCACGTTGAATCAATCAAGCGGGCGACATACTTTGCGAACTTTTGATCTCCGGCGGAATTGCCGCAGTTGATCGACACCTTGCTTTGGTTGCTTCCCCCTTCTTTCGCCACGTATCCGTCCGCAGCTATCAAGCCAAGAAGGTAGAAAGACTCACCCTCAAAAGTCTGACCTCTCCACTTCATGCAGAGCCTCCTTCTAGGGATCGAGCCTATCGTCACTCGAAGAAGAAGACCTTTCATAAAATGGAAACAGCCGGCCCGTTACCGGGCCGGCTGTTCAAGCCGTTTAATGGCACGACTTTAGAAGGAGACCTTCTAGCCGGTGATTCCGCGCAGCAGCAGACCCTCGAGGATCACGCTGCAGTACAGCGACACGGTCGGGGTGATCCCGGTGGGGGTGCCGTAGACGACACGGAAGGCCTCGAGGGCCACGATCTCGACCGGGCGGCCGCTGATCGTGACGTCCTTCGCGTTTCCGCGGGTGGGCACGCCGCTCGGGAGCGACAGGATCGTCGCGGCCGAGTGGGTCGTGTTCGCGTAGGCGGGGCCGGTGCCGCTGGGGGCCTCGTCCGCCTGCACGGTGATCAGTTCGCTGCTGGCGAACCGGAACTGGGTGAAGCCGAGCTCACGGATCCGGTTGATCTCCTCGAACACCACGACGTTGGCGGCCGTGCCGAGGTCCGCGTCGAGCGAGCGGATCTTGACACGCAGGCCATACCAGTAGTGGTGGTGTGCAGCGGGCAGACCATTCTGACCCTGCAGATTGGTGTCGCGGCCGAAGGACTTCTGCAGCGACAGGCCACCAGTGTTGAAGCCCGAGAAGTTGACGAAGGTGACGATCTCGGACGGCTGGGGGACGGCCGGAGCCCAACCCTCAGTGTCGTAGATCGGCTCCTTGCGGGGGCGGCTGCCAACGGCGCCGATCGCGGGAATGGGGACAACGCGCATGGTCATGCGAAAAACTCCTGTGGGGCCTCTCCCGAGGTCACCCAATCTTGGCTACCAGGCGCGCCAATCCTGACGCTTCATTCCTGGCCTCAAATCTGCACTGCCGCCGAGTAGCACTGCGCCCTCATGACACAGCAAGCAGACGTGAATGTTGGCCAAAGTCCGGAGTCGCGACTCGGAGCGGAAAGCGAACCCGCTCAGAGTCGTTGGGGCCGAGAGCTCTAGAAGTTCTCGGTGCCGGGGTTGAACCCGTCGGTGACGAGGGGAGCGGTCGGGTTGAGCTCCATGTAGTCGCCCATGCCCGAGATCGAGTTGCCACCGCCATACCAGCCGGGGTAGCCGCGCAGGTCCTCGATCGGAATCGGCTGACCGCCCGACGAGCCCATGCCGCTGAGCTCCAGGAAGTCGCTCATGCCGTGGAACTCGTTGGTCAGACGGGCACTCGACTCGCCAGCGACCAGGTCCTCGGGACTCAGGACGCTGCTGCCGTAGCTGCCCATGCCCTCTTCGCCGGCCGGAGCCGCCATGGACATGTGCCGCATGGTGCGCATGCCGCGGGGGTTGCTGATCCCAGGCAGGATCGACGAGGCGCCGGGAATGAGCTCGAGGAGGAGGTTGCCGACCGCGAGGGCGACACCAGCCACGAAGAAGTTGCCGCCAGCGTTCTGGAGGAACTTGACGTTCTTGCCCAGGGTGCGCTCGAGCAGGGTTCCGGTCAGGCCAGCCAGCGAAGCCGCGCCGAGGCAACCGGCGAAACGGCCGGCGGCGCCCAGGTAACGACCACGAAGGCTGAAGATCCGCCCGACGACGGGGAACTGACGGAGACCGCCGCAGAAGAGCCCGCTGACGCCCATGCCGATCACGAGGTGAGCGCCAGTGACGTAGGGCGAAGCGGTCTGCAGCTTGTCGAGGTACTGCTTCAGCGCGCCCATGGGGTTCTTCTTGGTCGCGCCCATGGGGTTCTGGCGAACCCGGCTCAGAGCGCTGCTCTTGCGACGACGACGCTTGCGCGAGTGCGACTTGCGAGCCGGGTTCTTCCGCACGCGCCGCTTGCGGCTGCGCGCAGGATTCTTCCGACGCTTCGTGCTCTTGCGGCGCGCGGCCTTGCGCTTCGTCGCCTTCTTCCGACGCTTGGACTTGGGCCGGTTGTTCAGGACCGCGCGACGGCGGCTCTTCTTCCGACTCTTCGTCTTCTTCTTGCTACGCCGTGGCTTGTTCTTGCTCACGGCCTTCTTCTTACGCGCCGGGTTCTTGCGAACCTTCGCCCGGCGCTTCCGCTTTCGGTTCAGCTTCACGCGACCTCCTCCAGGTCCAGCCTTGCCCGCGAAACCGCCTTCAATGAGGTGCCGCTGTTGCACCTCCGACGGAGCAAAGCCTCGAAACAGGGTGATTGACGTCTTGGGACCACGGCCCGATCGGAACTTGACCGAGCCGTCGTCCAGGATCTCGAAGTCCGGGACCCGGACCTTCTTCTTGTTCTTGCCGCGGCCCTTGGTCTTGTACTGGGTCGCGCGCTTCCAGCTGGTGCCGCGCTTCTTCCGCTGCTCGGCGAGCGCCTTCTGGGCCGCGTTGAAGTACTGGACCGCGTCCTTGTACTTCTTGCTCTTCTGCTGACGCGCGGTCTTCATGTCCGCAGCGCCCGAGTCGTACCAGAAGTCGATCAGCCACTTGGGTAGGAAGCCGACGACCGGGCGCTTGGCCGCGAGCGCGTCCTGCTTCGACATGGGCTTACCGACCTTGCCGCTCGTGACCGGGACGAACTTCAGCCGACCGCGGCCGTCCTTCTTGGTCATGAGCGAGTTCGGCGTGTAGACCGCGCCAGACGATCGCGCAGCCTCGACCCAGGTCAGGTTGCGGCGCTTGCCGCTGGGGTAGCGCTTGCGCTGAGCGCGGCCACCGGAGTAGCTGCTCGTGCGCTTGCGGCTGCTGTTCTTGCGAACCTTCTTCTTAGCCACGGACTTCCTCCCGGCCGACTTGGTCTTCTTGGGCGCGGCCCGCTTGGGCTTGCGCTTCGTCTTGGTCCCAGCGAGGGGCATGGCGCTGGGCGGCGGATTGAGAACAGGGATCAGATACACAGCGCACCTCGCTCAGTCGTACCACCACGTCGTGACGCGGAAGCGACCGCCGAACTTGCGAGTCGTGCCGGTTGCTGGGTCGAGCACTTCGAGCGGGAAGTCTTCCGGATCAGGTTCGCCAACGGGGTTGTCGAGGCTGAAGCCTTCAACGTGCTCGTGCTTCCAGAGGGAGCCATTCTTGTTGGACTCCCAGCCGTCAGGCACGAGGTAGTTGGTTTCGACTGTCCGGTGGAGTGCTGCATGAACTCGGTCAACCGTTTTGCCAGGCTTGCCGTCGTCAATTTCGTAGACGTCGACGTGGCTCGGATTCGCTTTGTGAAAACGCTTGTAGGCCTTCAGCGCTTCGTCGAATCCTTCGAACTTCTTCCTGGCTTCCTCGAGCGTGTAGCGCTTGAGTTTTGGCTTCGCCTTCTTGGACTTCCCTGCAGTCCGATTCTTGCGAACCTTCCTGCCCTCTTTCTTCAAGCTATCCCGTCCGCCTGGCCCTGCAACTTGCTTTTTGGACTTCTTGCCACCCTTGCGGCCAGACTTTTTCTTGGCGCGCTTGCCAGTCGCGTTTCGGTTCCGGCGTTCGAGTTCGCGCTGCTCGAGTTCGTAGATCTCGCGCATGTAGTCGGGGTGAACCGCGTCCGTGAAGAACGCCCCGGCCTGGCCGCGCCAGTATTCAGCGGCGTCTCCATGGCCTGCCATGAGGTCTTCGTGGTAACGGCGGCGCGCTTCGTAGGCGAGCGGGTGAACTTCAGGACGCGGGTTGCGCCGGCGATCGCGCATGTAGCGCTCGCGCTCACGGCGGCGCTCGTCTTCAACGCGAGAGCGAGAAAGTCCAGCGCGCGACCTACGCTCGAACTGTTCCTCTGCAGCGTCAAGCGCGTCTTCGAGTTCGGCGATCTCGTCTTCGAGTCCTGCGATCCGCATAGGCGAGTGCTTGAAGTACTTCGCGTCGTCAAGCTCGAGCTTGAGTTCGGTGATCCGGCGGCGCATGGCGCCCGGGGTCATTTCCTCTTCGTGCGGATTCCCGACGATCGCGAGCATGGGGTTGCGGCGAACGCGACGACGCCGAGGCGGATTGCCAACAACTGCCAGCATGGGGTTGCTGCGCACGGGTAGACGGCGAGGGTTCCGCCTTGCCTGCTTGGCATGGACCAGGTGATCGTGCGCCTCGCGCAAAGCGTGCTCGTGCTCGCCCGGGTGAGCGAGTCCGTGATCGACCCAGCCCATAGCGCGCTCAATGTGATACCGACGCGGCCCCGGAACCTTCTTCTTGGCGCGCTTGGCGCGCTTCTTGCGAGCGGCCATTAAGCACCCCGCCGGCGACGCTTCTTGGTCGTCTTCTTCTTGGCCTTCTTCTTAGCGGCGGCGACCTTCTTCTTGCTGACCTTCTTGCCAGCCTTCTTCTTGGTCGAACGCTTCTTGCGGGCCGGGGCGGGCCTCAGCTTCTCCGAAACCTCTTCGTGCATGAGCAGCTTCCGCATACTCGGGTAGAAGACGCGGTCGACCCGGCGCTTGAGCTCCGCCAACTCGTAGAGGCGATCAGCGTCCGTGCTTTTCAAGAACGCAGTCGTCTGACGCTGCGTCAGCATGCCGCCCTTCATGATTCGATCGATTCGCTTCTGCACGGGGAGCTTGCCCTGGAAGCGCTTCGTCGAGAGCGCGGACTCAAGCCGCTTCTTGAAGCCGCGGCCCGGAGGCAATGCGTCAGCGACAGCCTCGATTTCGTTCGCGCCCTTGCAGACAACGAACTTCCGCTCCTCTTCGTTGGGGGCAGGGAAGTCGAACTCCTTGGCGTAGGAGTCGACCATGCCACCCTTGGTCCGCCCGTAGCGACGACTACCGAGCAGCATGGACGGCCCGAGGGGCTCGAGTTCGCACTCGACCTCGCGGGGGACCGTGCCGTGGCTGTAGGTCCGGCGAGCGATCTTGCGGATTCCTGGCTTGGACTCGACCAGGCGCGCGAGTTCCTTCGCCTTCGCCCTGGAGGCGTAAGGGTTCTCGAGGTAGGGGCCGGGGCCAGAACCGCGAGGCCGAGGCTTGCAGTGACGCCCGCCGAGGCATGCGAAGCGGTCGCACTTCGGGCAACGCTTGAGCTCGGTCATATGACCCGGCAGGCGATCGAACTCAGCCTGCTCGCAGTAGACGCACAGGCGCTCGTGCGGATAGCACCGGTTGCCGCAGGACTCGCACTCGTTCCAGTGACTGGGGACCCAGTTGCGACGGACACGCCGCGGGTTGCTGCGCGTGCGCATGCCGCAGCGCTTGATCGTGTCGAGCGTGACGGTCACGATCCGACCGTCTTCTGTCTCGACGCGAGCGAGGTCGCCGTACTTCTTGTGCTTCAGGTCGACGACGCGGCCGCGCACGAAGGGGCAGCGGCGCGCATGGAAGCGCGAGGCCGGCATGACCTTGTCGCCGATCTGAATACCGGCGACCGCAGGATTGGCTTGGGGGTAGTAGCCACCGCCGGGGTAGTACTCGCCGTCGTAGCGACGGCCGCCGCCGTGGCGATAGCCCGATCCGCGGTGCGCATGGAAGCGTCCGCTGCCAGGGCGATACCGACCCCCGATCCGCATGCCACCGCCCGGGTGCCAATCAGGGTTTGGGCGCGGCTCGGAGAACGAGTAGCGGGGGTTGTATTCGCGTCGGTGCATTGTTTTACCCCTCAAGGCTCTCTAGGAGCAAGTAGCGAACTGCTCGGCGGACGACCCGATCCATTAGCGGAGAATGATCTCGTTGTAGGCCTCGCTGCGATACGAAAGCGCGTCCGAGATCATTTGCTCGATATCGCTGTGACGCGACCTCGAGAGCTTGTGCTTGCGCAGAATTCGGCCAGCGTGAACGTGGAGGAGGCCGTCGACCACGTCTTCGATATCACGGATCGTGAGACTGGGAATCTCGGCGATCTGGCTGAGGATCTCGTCGATCTTCCGAGCAGCGCGACGAGAAGCAGCGGCGGCCGCCCTGTGAAGCGAAGGCTTCCCGCCCCGGCCCCGGGGATTCATGCCGTAGGGGGCCGCAGGCGGACTGTAGTCGCCGTAGGCCGGGTTGCGCCGACGCTTGATCGGAACATGCGGCGAGCGACGACCATACTGCCCGCCCGGCGAGTAGAGCCGGTGAACCGAGTGGTGCTCGCCGTAGCGCCCCCGACGCGTGTCAGCGAAGTCCCGCGCGTCGCGCTTGCGCTGGAAGGGGCCGGTGTGCCGCGGGCCGTACATGGTGACCCAGGGGTTATCCCGGTATCCGACCGGCTCGGGATCGAAGCGACGCCGGCGCGGGTAGCGCATGTGCCGCTCGACGTCTTCAGTCCGATAGGTCGAGTAACGCGGGCGCCGTCGGTGGCGCTTGTTCATGAGCGGGAAGTCTCCCTTGAGGTCGATCTTGCGAGCGCGGGGAGGGTTCGCCGCCCCGGTCGCCATGACGTCGAGCTCGAGAAAGGGAATGCCGTGACGCTTGGAGGCGATCGAGCGAGCCTTGCCGGGCGAGGTCGCGCGGATCAAGTCGACGTGCTCGCCGTCGCAGCTGATCGAGTAGACCTGGGAAGGGTTGCGCCGCGGGGGCAGCGCCGGCGGGCCGTAGTCACCATAGACCCGAGGGTTGCGCCGTGGGGGCAGCGCCGGCGGGCCGTAGTCGCCGTAGACCCGCGGATTGCTCCGAGGCGGGTTGAGCATGAGGGGCGGAGTAAACCGCGCCACGTACTGCATGGCCGGAGGGCTGAACCAAGGGTTCTTACGAATGCGTCGCTTCATATCTCTTCTCACCTCCGCCGGCGGCGAGCCGCAATGCGGGCCGCGTTCATGCTGTGCTGCAGGGCAGAGAGGCCTCCCAGGGAGACCATGCTTCCGCCGCCGTCGCCTCCGCCCCAACCGGGACGAGCGGCGCGGCGCTGACGCTCTGCTTCTTGAAAGTCCTGAGCCGAAGGGCCCGTCTGCACGAGCTCGGGCGCGCCGACATACGGGCGCGAAAGGATTCCCGTGCCTGGCTTGAGCAGCTGAACGGACTTCTTTTGATTCGGCATGGAGACTGCCTTGACCGCCTCGTCCACCGAAAGCGATCCGCCCGTCGAAGTCGAAGTCTTCGTTCCGCCAGGAAGGATCGAGCCAGGACCGGCGCCCGAGTTGGGCATGGATGCCGCGGCACCGGAAGCGACCCCGCCCGCAGCGATCAGGCCAGCGTTCGCAGGTCCGATCTTTCCACCGCCGGTGGAAATGGCGCCGGCGGGTCCGATCGATCCGCCAGGAATGCTCGTGATCGGAGCGCCCGGGATCGAGGTAACGGGGCCGCGCTCGGTCAACTTGGGTCCGGGGATATAGGTCTCACCCGGACGACGCGGCTCGCCCCACGTCTCCTCGAAGAAGGGAGGGGGTTGACGCGGGTCGCCCATGGGCGGCGGAAGGCGAGGATCGCCGGTCTCCGGGTATCCGTACTCAGGGTATTCGGGATAGCCCTGATCGAAGTAGAGCGGGTCGTCGTAGTAGGGCTCGTCGAAGTGCGTCCCAGACGGGCAGCAGTAGCCCTTCGGGAAGCAGATCGCCCCCTGAATGCACTGCGCGAGCTTCTTGATCGGATCCTGCTGGCCCTGCCACCTGCCCAGACCGCCCATGCCGTAGAAGAACGCGAAGGTCTTGGGGCTGACGTCGCCCACACCCAGGACTCGCTCGACCGAGGCAAGGCGCGCCTCCAGATCGCGCTTGCTGTCGTAGCGCATGCGCGGATTGCTGTAGCTGGCGTAGCTCCAGTCCTGGCTCTCCATGAGCGCCTTGCGCGCCTGCCAGATCTTGGAAGCGAGGGCGCGAGGGTGGACGCCGGGGGTCGCCGCGAGGAACTCGAGCTCCTCGATCATGCGCGTGACGTCGCGCCGCCTCTGCTTCGGAACAACGCCCATGGGCTTCGCCATGACCGTCGTGTTTGGCTTGGTGGTCTGGACGTACTTGTACCCGAGCGGTGGCGCGTCCAGAGGATCGTCCATATCCCCTTCGCCTGTAAGGACCGTAGCGCCACGGAGTCCCGAGAAGGCCGGGCTGAAGCTACGGGCGGGGGGAGGGAACCCAGGCGGCATGGTGTCGGCTTCTTCGTGACGAATCCACTTCTTCCAGTCGTTGATATCGATCGGACGCCCGAGCCCGTGCTGGTGGCTGTCGCCTTCACACGGACCGTTGTGCGCGCAGCTGCTGCAGCACGCCTTCTTCCGGCCGTCAAGCCCGAACCGGTAGTCACCAGAGTGGGCCTGGGCAAAGCCCTGGAGCTCGTTGAAGCTGAGCATGACTACCCCTTGAGTGGGTTGGCATAACCCTGCGAAATGGCGATCGGAATCGTCACCACAGGACAAGTGAATCCGCCGAGACCCCACAGCAGGCCCCAGAGGTAGGAGTCGTTCCGCCGGTAGCCGTGGTAGCCGGCGAGGAGGAATCCAGCAGCACCTACCGCCAATTGGGCCATGCCGCGCTGCTGCTCGAGCAGGCGCGGATTGCTCAACTGGTTGACGTGCGCCGCCGGCAGCTGCCGAGGCGGAACCGTCAAGCCCGTAGGCGCTTCGACCCACGGGGTGTAGGGTTGCTGTCGATCCATGGACTACAACTCTTCTGCCGCAGGCCGAGCCGCGAACAGTTCGTAGTTCTTGCCGAGGTAGTAGCCGACCGCCAGGCCGAGCAGGAGGGTCACGGTCGATCCGCCCGCTGAGGTCGCGAAGTCACCCACGCGGCCAGCGAGACCTCCGCCCGAAGTGGGGCCAGGGCTGTTGACGACCGGCGGGAGATCGATCGGGGCCATGTAAGCCGACATGCTCGGCGAGCGAGACGCCGAGGCCGCGGGCATGGCCATGACCGAGTTCTTTGTGTATCCGATCCGCTGTGCCTCGCCCAGCGGAGCGGGTTCCTTCCAGTGCTGCATGGCTTACTTGCCCCAATACTTGCCCTTGGTCATGTAGAGACCGAGGGCCACAGCGCCGGCGCCGAGGAGCCACCACTTGTTGCTCTGGATCCAGTTCATGCCGGCACCCATGCCGTGCATGCCGCTGAGCTCCAGGAAATCGCTCATGCCGTTGCTCCCGCCGTTGGCAGCGATCCGAGCCGCGGCCTTGGCCTTCGTCGCATGACCCTGAGCCGTAGCGGCGAGCTTCTGGCCCTGGGGGGTCTTGGCAGAGGCGGCAGCCACGTTGGCCGCGGCCTCAGCCGTCGCGGCGTTGGTGTTGGCGACCTGAGGTGCTCCGACCCGGGCCGCGCGCACCGCGTTGTCGGCAGCGACCTTGGCGGCCTGGGCGGCCTCGAGCGCCTTGGCCTCACTCGCGGCCCGGCCCATGGCGTGAACCTCGGCGATCTTGGCGGGTGCCGCCGAAGGGGCGAGCGCAGGAGCGGGAGGGGCCAGGTCGAAGGGAGCCGTGGACATTTCCCAGGCCATGGCTCCTTCGGTGACCCGCGCCGCGTGCGGAGGTTCGAAGGGAGCCTGTTGCTGCGGAATCGGAATCGGGGACTTGGGGATCGAGTTCGCGTAGAACTCCTGCGGGTTGGTGCCCTGGGGGTAGGTGAACATGTCGCCCATGCCGTTCATACCGGCTACTCCTTGTGACGTAAACGAGACCATTCCCCCGCCGGGCTCCGTCGTGCCAGGGATCTCCGGAGCAGGGCTCCAGTTGGGGGTAAAGCTGGGGTAGAGAGAGTGCTGCGGAGTCCGGGGACCCCAGCCAGCGCCCTGAGGTTGGAAAGGAATGATCGGTGGAGGCATGGCTCTAGCCCTTCAGGGTCTTGAGAATGCTGTTGAGAAAGTAGAGACCGGCCACGCCGAGGCCGACGCCGATCAGGATCTTGGTGGTCGTGGTGGGGGTGATCGCCTCGAAGGCCCGCTCGCCCGCCTCGAGCAACTCTTCAGCCCGCTCTTCGATTGCAGTAGGGAGGTGGTCGACCACGCTCGTGCGGGGATCCGGGTGGAACCGTCCGGTCGAATCGACGTTCGCCAACTTCTTGCCGCGGGCGATCATGGAAGCGCGCTGCAGGAGGTCGAGGCGCTCCTTGTGCGAGCGATAGGTCGCCTGACCGCTCATTTGCATGTGGCACTCGCGGAGTTCTTCCGTGCGAGCGCGGACGTCCTCGGGATCCATGTTCGAGGCGCGGACCTCGAGCGCGCTAATCTCGCGCTCGAGCTCGGAGCGAGTCGAGTAAGGACACTTCCAGCCGGAAGGCAGAAGTCCGAGTTGGTTCATAAGGAGCCCACTCACGAACGAACTCCGATCAGGACCTTGAGCGCCGCCAGGGCGCCGAGCGTGCCGACGACCGCGACGCCGACCATGACCGGCGTGCTGAGGCCGCTACCCGACCCGCCCGTGTTGAGTGAGATCTTGAGCTCGTCGGTGCCGAGCGTCGTGCGGCCTCCTTCGCGCGCCTTTTCCTTGGCGCTCGAGCGCCACCAGGGATCGGTCGCCTTGGCGGGCTGGCTTCGGTTCGTAGAGCTCGAGCTCGACCCCTTGCGCTCGGCCTCCCGCATGGCAACTTGAGCGCGAATGCTGTCGAGACTGGTCTCGCGAGTGTCGCGATCGACCTGCGGTTGAGAACTCTGCTCCCGGTCTCGCATGGCGGCTTGAGCCCGGAGATCGGAGAACTCGTCCTTGCGGTCGTATCGCCGCGCGTGTTGAACGTCAAGGAGGTAGTTGGCGACGTTGTTGAAATGACCGATCACAGCATTGATCGAGTCGCTGACCGGGCCAGTGAAGCTGCGGGTATCGCTTCGATACTTGTTGAGAATGTTGATCGCGTTTTGGCGCGCCCGGTCTGCTTGACCGATCTCCGCCTCCGAGATCCGAGTGTTCGACTCGTCCTTTTTGAGGACCCTGTCGATTGCTGAGATCTGGACATTCAGGCCGCTGAGAACGGCGCTAGAAATGGGCACGCGTCCGGAATTCGGCTCGTAGGTGAGACGGGCGAGGAGGCCGATCGCCTCATTGGTCTTTTTCTTCCAGTCGTTGCTGTCGGTGTAGCGATAGCCGGGCCCCTTGATCAGGCCCAACCCAGAGAGCCCCATGAGCCCCACGACCCGAGCCCCGGGGTTCCAGGACTGGTGCTTCTCCAGGAAGGGAAGCTCCTGCTCGGCCCAGAAGCGGAAGCCGGACCCGCGTACGCGACCCTCGCGGGTCTTGACCGGGTCAGCAGCGAGACGCATTCCGTGCGGCCCGCGCATGATCACCTGAGCGGCGTTCGGCCCCACGAAGCGAGCCGCCGGGCCGACCTGCATGTAGTCGCCCATTCCCAGTTCGAGTCCGCTCATGCACCCCTCCGCAACAACAACGCGATCACGCCCAGAGTGCCCACAACCAGGGCCGCTCCGGCTCCAACGGCAAGACCAGTGCCCGAGGGCCGTGTTCGCAGGGTCTCAAGTTCACGCCGCATTCGCTCCCGCTCTTCTTCGAGTCGCTGGAGTTCGACCTGGCGGCGAATGTCCTCCAGGGCGTCGGCGGTGCTGCCTTCGGAGCGAACCGTCCAGTCGGGCGGCGGGACGACGTCGATCGTGCCGCCCTTCGCCCTCCGCTCGATCGCGCGCTCCTCGCTGGGGAGGAGTCCGGTCTCGAAAATGTCCTCTTGGAGCCTTCCGGCAGAAACCGCCTGACTCGAGTTCTTCTTGTTCAAGAACGACTTCTTGCAGGCCAAGTACCCACGCTCGGCCGCCAGTCGCTTCTTTTCAGTCAGCGATTCGTCGGTCGCGCGCTGTTTGAACTGTGCGCAGACACTCTTCGCCTGTTCAGCAGCACTCCGCTGCTGACCCAGCGCGCCGAGGTCGCTCATGGTCAGGTAGCTCACACAGACTCCCTAGCTCGATCGTAGGCAAGTCTGCTGGCCCTGCCACCAACTACTTTCGACTGCGAAAGTAGAGGAAGGCGCCGAGCGCCGCCACGCCAGCAGCAATCAAGCCGAACTGGGAAGTAGGGGCCTGCGGGACCACGATCGGACCGCGCTGCTGCGGCACGCGCTCCTGCTGAACCACGGGGATCCGAGCCGCGTCCGGAGAGGCCTGGCGAACCAGTTCCGGGCGAGGCGCCGGCTTCGAGAGCTCAACTCGGAGCGCGTCGACTTCGTCCTCCAGCGCCTCGCGCTCAGCGCGCAACTTCTGGAGCTCGCGCTGCTTGGACATGAGCGCGGCTTCGTCGAACTGTCCCAGGCCGATCATTCTGAACCTCCTCGGAACAGCGAGATCCCGATCAAGAGCGTCAGGCCGACCGCGATCGCTCCGCCCACATACAAGACGCCGCGAGGAATCTCCGGCGTCGGCTGAACCTGGAGTTCGGGCAGAGACTGAAGGATCGACTCCACCGAGCCCTGCTCGTATTCCTTCTGAGGCTCCGCCTTCTTGAGCGCCACCGAGCGCTGGTCGCGACTCGCGTTCAGCGCGTCAACCAGCGCCTGCGCGCTGTGATCTCCGAGCCCGGACATACCTCCACTCATGCCGGCCATGCCGAACTTGGCGCGGTTCTTCTCGCGCACGGACTGAAGCCAGGAAGGGTTGACGGGCATAGCTCTACCGCTTTCGACTCAGAATCTGACGAGCCTTGGTCGTGGGCATGGCGGCCGCGAGTGCCTTGCAGAGTTCTTGCTGGGCCTGCTCGATCTTCTTGATCTTGCCCATGACCGCAGATCGCTTGGGTCCTCCCGCCTCGTCGAGGAGGAGCGCGGCGGCATTGACGTCAGGCCACTCCGTGTCGTCCTCGTCGACCTCCAAGTAATAGAGGAGGTCGTCGATCTTCTCGTCAAGCAGGAGCGCGGCGACATTCAAACCTTCTAGAGCTCTGATAACCTTGTTCGCGCTGGGGTGCCGCTTGGCCATATCTATTTCCTCGCTGCCGCGGCCGCGGCGACCGCAAGCAACGCCAGCGCGCCAAGGCCCAGGTAGTAGGGCATGTAGGTTTGGGTCTGAGCTCGCCGCGCTTGGGCCTGGCGCAGCGCCAGGGCTTGCGCGAGGACCTGCTGACGCTCGCTCGCCTCAAGCGCCTCCCTCGAGAGTTCAGCGTAGGTCGCGGACTCAGCGCGCCGCTGCTTGAGCTCCTTCTCGGCGATCTTCTTCTCCTGCGTGGTGCGGAAGATATCCGCGCCCGCCTGAGCCGCGGGCCCGACGACCGAGGCGATCACCGTCGCCGCATTCCCCAAGCCGTGGAGTTGGTGCATTTGCAAAGCCACGCGAACTCCTAACGAGGAAAGGGGAGGGAAGGCTGATCGATCGCGCGCATTCCGCTCAAGAATGACCCGAGCCCTTGAAGCAACGCGACCAGGGCCGTCATGCCAATGAACGCCGCGAGTGGCGTCGGAAGACGTTCACGGTCCTTGTCCGAGGACGCCGAGCGGAGACCGTAGGTCAGCGCTGCAGCGCCTGCGCCGAAGAGCAGCGGATTGTTCGTTGCAGAGTCCACGCTATCTCTTCAGAACGAGAGCAATGAATGCGATTGCAGCCAGCGAGCCACCGATCACGAGGGGCCAATTGGTCCCCTCGCGAACAATGCCGGGCAGTTGAAGGGGCGCGGGCGCCTCAGGTTCGTTCAGCAGACTGCGCCGCTGAGTCAGCCGAGGGACCCACTGGTAGGGGCGAATGTGGTAGGTCTCGTTGGTGACCTGGGTGACCTGGGGCCGACTCGCTTCTTGACGAGCCTTCTCCTCAGCAGCCTTCTCAGCCTGCTGAGCAGCGACCTGGGCGCGCACGTCGTCCAGATCGTCACCGAGCCCCAAGGTCAACCCGGACACGTCGCTACTCCTCGTCCTTGCCGCGCGTGGCGACCTTGATCACCGCGAACGTTCCCAAGGCAGCGACCGCCAGGCCGCCAATGACGACCAGGGGGTTCAGGCCCTGCGGGCCCTCCTGACGGATCGTGAGCGAGGGGTAGCCAGGAATCTGGAACCCGTCGGAAGACCTTTCCGCGGCCTTGCGCTGCTCACGCGCGACCAGCACGTTCCCGGTCGCCTGAGCGCCCGCCGAAACGATCTGGGCGATCGCCGAAGCGATCGCAGCGCTATCGTCGCTCGAGCCACCCTCGGCGGGCGGGCTGTAGATCACGCGCTGCTGACCGTCCACTTCGTGCATGATCGGACCGGCCATGACCTCGTCCTCAGTGACGAGGTTGGTCGTCCGGCCCGCCATGGTCTTGACGGAGATCCGCTGGCCGTCGGGGTTGAAGAAGGTGTAGTCGCCCTGAGCATTCGGTCCGTAGACCTTGAAGCCCTCCTCGATCATGCCTCCGCGCAGCTTGGCCGAAGTGGCGATCGGCCCCATACCGAAGAGCTCGCCTGCCGGATCGAACGACGCCCACTGGAACCCAGGCGCCGGCGGCGGGGCCGTGGGCGCAGGCTGCAGCGGGGCGCTCTGCTGAAACGGCAGCGGAGCGCTCTGCTGGAACGGCTGAATCTGCTGCTGAACCGGAGCGGCGCCGGGCGCACCGGGATACGCCGTGATCTGCGGGGCGCCAGGGGAGAGCGCCGGGGACTGGAACCCGGGCGGAGTGGTGAAACCAGCAGGAAGCTGCTGGCCATAGATCGAAGCGGGAAGCTGCGCCGCGGCCGCGCCGGGGTAGGCGAACGACGTCGCCGGCCCGGTCGCCGGAGTGGCAACGGGAAGGGGGAGTCCGCTGGCGGCGAGTTCCTGCATGAGCGTCAGGCGCTCGAGCTCGGCCTCGCGCTCCTCAGCGCGCAGTCGACGCTGCTCCTCTCGGAGAATGCGCTCCTGCTCCATGGCCTCGCGGCGCTGCTCGGCCTCGAGTTCCAGCTGACGCCGGCGCTCCTCGGCCTCCTCCGCCATGCGGATTCGGTCGAGCTCCATTTGCCGAGCACGCTCCTCGGCCTCAAGCCTCCGCTCCTCGACCTCGCGCCGATACTGCTCTTCACGCGCGATCGCCTCGGCCTCGCGCTGCTCGCGAAGTCGCTGCTCTTCGAGGGCCTGTTGCTGAAGATCGTACTCGCGCTGACGCTCGCGCTCCTCCGCCTCCAGGCGCAGGCGCTCACGCTCGGCCTCGAGCTCGGCAAGCCGGCGGGCCTCCTCAGCCTCGCGGATTGCCCGTTGCTCAGCAGCAAGCTGGGCCGCCTCAGCCGCGGCACGCTCGCGGTTCTCGCGATCGATTCGAGCGACGATCGCGCGCTCCGTCGAAGCGACGCGCGCCTTGAGGTCACCCGTCAAAGCGGAGGCCGCGGCCTGGATTCGCTTGATCGCGGGCAGGAACTGGTCCGCCTGCGCGATCCCGGCGCCAGGGACGAGCGGGCAGAAGTTGCTGTCAAACGCAGAACGCATGCTGTTGCTGAAGTCGTCGAACGTCGCGCCCAGGTCACGGCGAAGATCGCTGACCTGATCGATCGCGAAGCCGAGGTCGTCTTCCAGCTGCGCCGCCTCGAAGTCAGCGACGGGATCGAAGCCGACCGTCGAGAGGCGATCGCTGGCGAGCGTGAGGTCGCGCTCGGCTCGGGTCAGAGCAGCGTCTGCAGCGCTGAACGCGGCCATGATCTGCTGAGCGTTGCCGCCCGCCTGACTCTTGAGTCCAGGATTGCAGCGCTCGGTGAACTGAGCGGCGTTGAAGTTGTCCCAGGGGCCGGCTCCGAGGCCGCCCAGTCCAGCGCGACGAACGCGCGCCGGCTTCCGCGGGGGGCGACTTCCGCGCCCACCCAAAATCAGGCCTCCCATTCTCGGTCCTCCATACTGGGCGTGATCACCCACGTCTTCATTCCGAAGAGCTTTTCTTGCGGGGGATCCCACCCCAGGTAGCTTTCTGCCTGCGTGCTGTCCGCAGTCAGCCAGACAGTCTTGCCGCGTTCGACGAACCCGATTACGGGGTAAACGTGGCTCCACTGATCTTTTCGATTCGGGTCGCCCTTGACGGTACGGAAGGCGGCCTTCATGCCCAGCGCCATGGCCAGGGCGGCTGTCGCAACGCTGTGGCCGTCGCAGTCTTCCTTGCCCGAGACGAGCAAGGTGTACCAAGGCGTCGGAACGTACTCGAGGCCGGACGGGTCGAGTCGGTAGTCGACGTGCGTCTTCATGAACTCGAGGATCCGGCCCGCCATTTCGCGGTAGTTCTTCTCAGGTCCGGGGCTGGCTCCGTCCGTGATCATACGCGCGAGTTCGACGACCTCGGGGTTCCTGTGCCCCCAGGGCCCGAGCACGACCTGCTTCATGACCTTGAGCGTGGCAACGGTCCCTTGCTCTCCGCCAGGGATCCGCACGTATTTGACAGGAGGGCCCCACGTTTTTCCGTAGGGAGCGCCTGCGCCGTGCATGGACACGATCGGGGGCGTCGGGCGCATGGGCGCAATAGTAGGGTTGGCTGGGACCGCGGAACGGATTCGGCGGATCGCAGCCGGGGGACGCTTTGTCTCAGGCGAGGCGCTGCCGGCGAGGATCGGAATCCCCTCGGGCGTCACGTTGATTTGACGGATTGGCAGCAGCACAAAAGGCTCCGCAGGCTTTGCACTAAAAAGTGCGCAAGTCGAGACTTGCTTTCAGCCTATCAGCGCCTCCGGCGCCTGCCACTGCGTCGCTGCGTCGCCCCGGCACCGAAAAGCGTGTTCGCGACAGCGCCGCCGATCTGCTCGATCGGGTTCGGAGCGTAGTGCGTCGGCTGGGTCGGGTAATACGTCTGGCTCTGGGGCTGCTGCTCGTCGATCAAGATCGAGCCGAGCTCGCCCATGCGCTCGTAGAGGTAGTCCGCGCGCTGGCTCAGGCCGTCCAGGTGAGCCGTCATATTCCCGATCTGCTGGGTGAGGCTCGCCTGCTGGGTCAGGATCTGCTGCTGCTGCTGATACGTCTTCAGCATGACCTGGACGAGCTCTTGATTCGTTCGCTGCAGCGCCATGAGTTGGCTCAAGAAGTCGCGCAGGAACTTCTGGCCCGGATCGTTGACGTCGTCCTTCGCCATAACTAACTCCTTGCCAGGGCAGCGCGCTCCGCAGCCCGCGCACGAATCTCCACGACTTCCGTCTTGAGGCGACGGATCGCAGCGCGCTCGCGGGCGATTTGATCGTCCAGGCGACGGATCGCCTGAATCCTCTCAAGACGCGCCTGGCGCTCAGCCTCTTGCCGAGCCTTCTGCTCGCGCTCGCGCGCCGCTGCTTCAGCCGCCCGCTGGCGCGCCTTCTCCTGGGCCAGCTGGGCTTGCCGCTGACGCTCGAGCTCCTGCAGGCGACGGCGCTCTGCCTTGAGCTCGTTCAGGCGCCCTTCCAACTTTTCGACGACGCCCAGAGCCCTGGAGAGAATCGAGCGCATGGCAATCAGGCCCGCCTGGGCGTCGCTGTAGGCAACGGCGAGGCGCTTGGTGTCGAACGTCGCCGTGTCAACCACGGTCCCGGCCTGGATCTGGACAACAGCCACTTCGAGCGAGCCGATCTCGCTCTCCACTTCCTCGAGGACTGGGTCGCCAGCCAGCTGGGGGAGCTCGATCAACTTCCGGGCCTTCTCCATTGCCTGGGCAGCAGAGAGTGCGACCTGCTCGATCTCCTGGACCTTGAGACGGACCCGGTCCCGCATGCGATCGACCGCGGCGGCCTCTCGCTCGTCCTGACTCACAAGACGCCGCTGCTCAAAAGTCTGAGCCTGCAGCATGCGCTCGTGCTCTTGCTGCTCCTCGGCAGCCTTGCGGGCCTCCTTGGCGCGCAAGCCGAAAACGTCGGTCGTGCTACCGGCGGCCTTGGCCCAGTCGGCGTTGTCGAAGAGGCCGGACATTTGCAAATACGACATGACGGAACTCCTCACTTCAGACTAACCCGCGGCTGCGCCCCTGCTCAAAAAGGCGCGGGCCCGAGTTCCCCCGAGCCCGCACCCCTCTGCAACAGGAGTTGTTGTTCTACTCGTTCCACTCACCGCGGGGCGGTTCGCCCGCCGGCCCGCGAGACTGGGCCGCGAACGCCTCGGAGCTCCCGCCCTCCTGCGGACTGGAGAAGTCCTCCTCGTCTTCGAGGTCCGCGCCGTTGCTGTTGGCTGCGAACTGCGCCGACGTTCCGCCGGCCGGCGGGTGGGGCGGGCGCTCGATCTGAGGCTGCTGAACCTGGGCCTGCTGAACCTGAGAGCTCTGGGCCCGAGGGCCCTGGTGCGACTGGGCGTGGTGAACAGGCTGAGTCTGCGCCTGGGCCTGCGCCTGCTCGGCTCCGTAACGCGCCTCGCGAATCTCGCTCTGGATTTCGCAGATCGACTCGAGCAGCGCGGTGACCCACGCCTTACCTTCCGGGGTGTCCATGACCGCGACCAACTGGTTGACCTTGGCCAGGAAGGGACTCGACTGCATTTCCGGGGAAAGCTGGAGGAAGCCCAGCTGGAAACGGAGTTCGTCGGGGGACGTCTCCTCGAGCTTCTCCATGATCTGAGGCACCTGCATGCCCACGGTGACCATGGTGTGCAAGTGAGTCGCCGTCGAGTCGGGGTCGTTCCCCGAGTTGAACGAATCGACCGTGAAGCCCAGAACCCGACCCCAGTGCTCCGGCTGCGGCTCGCGCTGCTCGGGAGCAGCGTTCTGTTGAGCGTGGGCCTGCTGAGCCTGCATGGCCTGCTGCTGTCGCTGAGCAGCGATCGCCTGCTGCATGGCCAGTTGTCGCTGAGCCTGCTGCTGCGGGCCCGGCAGGGCCTGCATAGCCTGCTGCTGAGCCACGAGCGCCTGCTGTTGCTGCTGCTGAGCCTGAGCCCGATTGGCCTGAAGGTTGCCGACCGCGCTGACGAGAGCCTTGCCGCCGCGCTCGACGATATCGGCCCACTTGTTCTCGGACTGCTCGTTCCCGCCGAGGAGTTCGCGCATGGCCATAGCAGCCTGGGCGAGCTCCATGACCTTCTCGGTCGCGTTCTCGCGGGGAGTGAGGTCGACCATGGTCTTGAGCATGGCGAGCATTTGCTCGGGCGTCTGGCGCTGCTGCATGCCCATTTCCAGCATTTGCTGGTAGTGGCGCTCGCTCTCGCGCCGACGGGCCTCCTCGCGCTCGCGGTCCTCCCGGCGCACTTCTTCCTGGCGGTCCTTGTCGCGCCGGTACTCAACCTCGCGCTTGTCCGCCTCGGCGCGCTTGAGCTCGCGCTCCTCACGCCAGCGCATTTCGCGATCGAGCCGCTCCTGCTCCAAACGCTGCTGACCCTGCTGCATTTGGATCATTTGCATTTCGAGCATTTTCTCGATCGCGGTGCCGCCCTTGCCCTCAGCGGCCTGGGCCTGAGCGAGCGCGGACTGGAACTGTGTCTGCATTTGCGCGATCGTGTTCTGGTGATCGCGGCTACTCTCGCGCAGGGCCTGCTCGAGCTTGGCCTGCTGCTCCTTGGCGTCGCGTTCGCGCTGCTCCATGTGCCGGCGGAGTTCCTCTACCTGCTTCTCAGCCTGCTGGCGCAGGAGTTCCATTTGGCGCTCGCTGTCGCCCTTCATGGAGTCGATCAGGCGCTTGAGCTCCTGCTCGCGCTCGGCGTGCTGGTGGCGCATTTCCTCAAGCCGCCGGTTCTCGCGCTCCTCAGCAGCGCGATCAGCGACCTCCTGCGCCTTCTCACGCATGGCCTCGAGTTCCTCGCGCAGGGCCTCAAGCTCCTCGTTCTTGCTGTCGTCGTTCTTGACGTAGACGCCCTGCTGGCCAGGCTGTTGAGGCGACGTGTAGGGGTTCTGGCCGAACTGACCGGCAGGACCAGGCAGACCGGGATTCGGCTGGAACTGGTGCGGGCCAGGGGCGGGAGCATGAGGCCCGTAGCCGCCAGGGCCTCCATAGCCCCCTCCGCCATAACCGCCCCCGCCGTAGGGATCGCGTCCGTAGCCGCCGGGGCCGCCGGGCCCCCCGTAGCCACCGTATCCGGAGCCTCCGCCGTAGGGCCCGTCTCCGTATCCCCCCTCATAGCCGCCTCGACCGTAGCGACTCCGGTAACCGCCTCCGTAGCGCCGGCGCCGGCTGGGGTAGTCGTCGTAGCCTCCTCGCATGGACCCTCCGAGGTCGTAGTCCTCGTCGTCGTATGAACGCCGCCGACGGCGGAACGAAGAGATCGCGGAGAGATCCGTGAGCTCCTCCTCTTCCTCGTCTTCGTCCTCTTCCTTCTCGGTATTTCCGATCGGCTTGCTCTTGCCAGCGATCGTGACCTTGGTCGCCTTCAGCCGTCCGTCGTAGAGACCGGTGACCTCGTAGACGCCTCCGCCGAACCTCTTGGAGATCTCCTCCTCGAAGCCGAGCTCGTCGGCGACCATGCCGGCGTGACCGATTCCGACCTCGTCCTCGTCGCAGCCCTTGCTGACCTTGACGCGCTTCACGCGCAAAAAGGCCTCGTCGCGCTCTTGCGCAAGATCCAGCGGACGGGGCCCGCGCCGACGGGGATCGAAACCGCGGTTGAAGTAGTTGGGCTCCTGGCTGTAACCGTCGTCGTAAGGACGATCGCGGTTCCGGCGAGGGCGCTGCTGACGGGAACCGCCGCTGCGACGCCGAGGACGCGACTCCTGGCGCGGCGGAGGCGGCGCCTCGTCTTCGTGATCGTCCTCGAACACCGGCGGCGAATCGTCGTGATCGTCTTCGTGATCGTCTTCGTGATCAACGTCGCTCATGTCTCTCCTCTGGCGAGTCGCTCGCTACTTCTTCTTTGACTTCTTGCTCGACTTCTTGATCAGGCGCATACGGGGCGGCTGAGGAAGTCCTCGGTAGATCGGTGGCGGAAGGCGGGGCGGCGGCGGAATCGGATATTGAGTCGGCGTGGCAGGACGGAGCCCAAGCTCTCGGAGGAGGATCTCCTTTTCGCCACGCTTGAGCCCGTAAGGCTTCAAGCCCTGGGACTCCGCCTCGACTACGTTGTAGCCGTCCTCGACGCGCCAGTCGTTCAGGAAGGTCCGAGCTCGGCAGACAGGGCAAGTCGCGAAAAAGTGGAGCTTCTTGTTCCATGACCAGCGGACACGGCACGCTGAAGGCTCTTCCGGGTGACTCCACGGCGCGGCGTTGCAGGCCACGAACCGATCGGTCACGCCCTTCTCGCCCTTCTTGGGGATCTTCGGGGCCTCCGTAATATCTTCTGACTTCGCCATGAATTCGCAGGCCCGGAAATCGGAAAAACGCCTTCCTGCTAACCTCGTTTTGTTGAGGTGACCCACCTATAGGGTCCAGGCCTCTCGATCAGTTTTTTCCACACTCTCATGCACTTGCAACTGCGTGAAGTCAGCGTGACCAACACTTTCAAAAAATATTCTTCTCGTGTGCAAGTAGACGCGCGCGCCTACGCAGCAGCGCGCCGCGCGCTCCCCCTTATCTCCCCCTCACCTCCAATATCGAACACTGCCCTTTGGGCAGATTGCAGGGGGCGGAAAACCCCGTACGCTTGAAAGAGAAAGCAGAGAGCGAGGCCAACGTGGAAGCCACACTCCTTAGTCGCGCCGTTGAGGTCCTCGCAGGGTCGGGTCCTGTTGCGATCGTCTTGGCGACCATTTCCTGGAAACTCTGGCAGGCCCGGGAAACCGAGCGGACGCAGTTCATGGAGAGGCTCGAGGGCCTCTCTCGAGAGCAGCAACTCCAGGATCAAATCAACGCGCTCAAGGACGAAGTCCTCACGATTCGCACAGAATCGCAGGAGCGCACGGATCAACTGCAAGAGCGCATGTTGCGACTTGCCGTCCGCGTGCAACGATCCGTCGAGGCCCTGGCTGGCCTCGAGCCTCCAGAGATCGAAGAAGAACTCGACGGAGACGAGTAATGCAGAACAAAGAGACCCTGGACGAGATCTTGGCGAAGATCGACGAAGCCCTTCCCAAGATTCACGCCAAGGCGCAACGCTCAGAGACCCGTCGATATCTGAGGAAGGGCGTCAATGGAGTCAATGGAGCCGGTGCAGTCTGCCCCCCGCCGCCGCCTCCGCCTTCTTCCGCTCCTGTGAAGAAGAAGCCCCCCTCGAGTAAGATCTCCCTTCCCAAGAAGACGCGCATGGCTTTTCGGGCAATGTCGGAGCAATCGATCCTCGACAGCGACGACTGCCTCGACGAAGAAGGCCTCGACGACGAAGAGCTCCTGAAGCGCCTAAGGAAGATCAAGGATTGAGCGAAAGCGAAGAGAGCGGAGAGCGCTACACCTACCCCAGAGCCGGGGTCAAGGCAGACGAATTCGCCGCCCTCGAATTCGAGCAACTTGCCGCTGAGCTCCTCCACGAAGGGGTCCACCTCTCGCAACTTGGGCCGTCCATGGTCAAGGCCTACACAGGAATCTTTCGCCGACTCCCCCTAGCCGATCGATCCCAAGTTCCCCTGCTCTACAGCATGCTCGGCACCGGGACTGCCCCGCTGAAAATGAGCAAAGAGGACGCAGCGTACCAGCCGAAGCCCGTCGGGACCCAGCAGTGCAGCAACTGCTCGAGCAGCTACCAGAACCTTTCGGAGGGCGACGTCGTCTGCTCCCAGGTCGGCGGAACGATCGACAAAAAGGGCTGGTGCCGTTTGTGGAACAGCGACCGGCGCTAAAATCTGCAGGGCTCAAGAAGCCTGGTAGTTTTGAACTAAGGGAAGAGACCATGCTCCAACGAACCATGTTGCTGATCGCGCTGACGGCATTCACCAGCGGGTGCTGGTCTGTAGCGACCGAGGCCGTGATCGACACGACCGCGGTTGGCGTCGCCGCAAGCGAGCGTTACCACGAACTCGCTTCGAAGGTCGTCGCCGGAGAAAGCGCCGGCGGCGTTGCTGGAATCACCAGCGCCGACCTCGCCGCGACGCCCCCCAGGGTCAAGACGCTGACCCAGAAGCTGCTCAACGCGCTGCACGCCAACCGATTCTCCTGGCACTCGATCCAGTTCCAGCTGGACGAAGGCCCTGACCCCAAGCAACTCAACCTGAAGCCGATCGAGCTTCCTGGCGACGAAAACGACGAACTCCTGGAGGACAAGTAGCCATGGCCGCCCGTAAGAAGCGCACGACCAAGAAGCGCACCACCAAGAAGCGCACCACCAAGAAGCGCACGACCAAGAAGCGCACCACCAAGAAGACTGCCCGCAAGAAGACTGCCCGCAAGAAGACGACGCGCAAGAAGACGACGCGCAAGAAGACGACGCGCAAGAAGACGACGCGCAAGAAGGCCAAGAAGAAGCGCACAACCAAGAAGAAGACCAAGAAGAAGACGACGCGCAAGAAGCGGACGACCAAGAAGAAGACCAAGAAGAAGACGACGCGCAAGAAGGCCAAGAAGAAGCGCACGACCAAGAAGCGCACGACCAAGAAGAAGACCGCCCGCAAGAAGACGACGCGCAAGAAGGCCAAGAAGAAGACGAGCAAGAAGCGGAAGACGCGGAGCAACCCCGCCGTCGCCGCCAAGCTCCTCGGCGGCAAGACCAAGGGCGGTAGCCTCGTGCTGCCTCCCTACAAGCTGCACGACATTGCCCACCCGCCCGGCTTCTAGGAGAGATCGCATGAGCCTCCTCGACAGCCTGATCAAAAAGGGACTGGAGTCCGCCTCGGACGCTGAGCGCCAGCGGGAATGGGTGGAATCTGGGTTCGACAAGGCAATCGAGGAGGCTCGCGATCTAGTCCCCTCGGGAGACGGCGAACTCAAGGAAGTGCGCGAACAGGCTGTGTTCGCGCTCGACAGCCTCGAGGCCAACCGGGAAACCTTTGTCGTCCTGGGCGCGCACGGCCTGCGCTCAGTTTTCTCGCTGCTGGCCCTGGGTCGATATGACGACTCCGCCAAGCAGGCTGCGCTGATCTCGATCAAGGAGTCCTCCTGGGACGAGGTCACCGCCAAGCTGATCGCGACCGCTGAGCGCGGAAACGAACAGAAGCGCCAACTGGACCAGGCGGTCGAGGACTTCAAGAAGACCCTCAAGGAAATCGGCGTCAAGGCTGCCAAGGCCCTACTGCCGCTCCTGATTGCCATGATCTAGGAGCCGCCGTGCGCCGGAAGCTCTACCGAAGAAACGCGGACGAAGGCATTCGGCGATCTCGCCGCGGGGGCGACCCAGTCGCCAATCTGATCGCGCGCATTCGCGCTGGTCAGCTGGCACCTGAAAACGTCTCCCTAGCGAGCTATCTCGGTGACCCGATTGCCCAGCAGGTTCTCCCTCCCCCGCCCGACATGACCCCGGAGCCTGTGTTCTCAGACGGATCGTTCGCCGTCGAGATCCTCAACAAGGCCGCGATCGGTCAGCGGGAAGCCGTCCTCTTCGCAGCCGATTGTGCGACGCGCTCGATCAACGAGTTCGCTGTCGAAAGCGATTCCCTTCATATCGCAGGGCTGCCCGAGCTCGCCTACAGAGCAATCGAAGCTGCAAGGGCATGGGTCAACGGCTCCACCCTGACTCCGCCCGACGTCGCGGGAGAGGAGCTCCGCGAGAGCGCAGAGTATCGAAGGGTGACGCGGATTTACCTCTCAGCCTACAGCCAAGCGATCGAGCTCGCTTACTACGTTTCGATCGGCTGCCGGCGCCAGCCTCACGAACACCTCAAGGCCGTGCCGCTGAAAATGGCGGGCTGTTACCGGCAGCGCTTCTTCGACGAAGAGAACCTTGAATACGGAGGGCCGGGCCACGGCGCCAATCAGAACAACGTCAACGAAGAAACGCGTCGGGCTGCCTGGGGCACCTACAACGAAGAACTCGCCTGGGCGGACGGTCACCTCGCGCGCTGCTTGTTGTCCGAGGTCTGGCCTACGATCGAACCTGAGGTCTAGCTGTGGACCGGCGGCTTCGAGAGCGACTGCGCGAACTCGATCCCGACTCGGCCGAGGCGCTCTTGCTTCGCTTGCGCGCCGGGGACCTGAGCGAGCGCCGCTTGCGCGTCGCAGCCTTGCTGGGCCACCCCGCCGCGGCCGAGATCGAAGAACCGAACACGTTCGCGACGGCCCTCTTTAGGGATTACGACATTCAGCGTGCGGTCGGGGACCTGCTAGCGCCCCAGCAAAGAGCCTCCTACGTCGCCGATATCGCCGAGTCCACTCTGGAAATGTTCGAGGATCACGTCGGGGCGTTCGCGAACAAGATCTTCAAGGCGATCAAGATCATGCGCGAATACGCGGAGAACGGGTCGCTGGAATGCCTCAGAAAAGCACTGCTGGCGTCTGCTGAGGAACTCCAGGGCTCATGGACCCAGCTTCCGGGTTACGACCTGCGAGGGCGACTCGCGATCTACACCATTATCGAAGCCGTGGAGGCGGTCGAGCGAGAAGGTAGTCCCGCCGCTGTGCTCCGCACCATGAGATCCCAGCAGGGCGCGGCCTACCACATTGACACTGCCCAGACAATCGACCATGGCCTGAGGGAGCGCGTCCGCGCGGCGCAGCGGCAGCTTCTCGCTCGCTACATTCTCGGCACCGCAGGACCGCGCGTGCGATCGAACCCCGACGAACCAGCGCGAAAGCTCGAGCGCTCGTTCGAGACGATCGAAGAAGAGCAGGCACACCTACTCAACCTCCTGCGCGCTGGCGAGATCTCGCCCATGGGATACGCAGCTGCGCACGCGCTGCTCTTTCCTGCTGCCGCCGAAGAGACACCGCAGACCTACGGTGCTTGGCGTCTGAACATGGGCGGCAAGTCGCTGAGAAGCTTCCTGAGCACCCTCACCAACAACAAAGACCTCGGCGGCATGCATGGGTCCGGGCGAATCACTCGCAACCTGATCGTCGGCCTGGCGCGCGCGATCCGCCGCTACCTGCCAGTCGAGCTCTCTACGATCGGAGAAGAATACGCAGAGCTTCTCGCCACGCCCCACGACGACCCTGATTACTACAAGCTCTCAGGGAAAATCTGCGATCGCGTCGAGGAGTTGCTCGAGCTCATTCCCGTTGTTGACGAAGAATGGCCCAGGCGCTCCGAGGTGTTCTGGGGGTGGACAAACTTCAACAGGCATGTGCCAGGACTTGCAGAACAGCGCAGAAGTCGCTGGCAGCAGCAACTCCGAGAGCTCCACTCCCTTCATATCAACCCTGTCCGCGGCGCGGCTTTTGAAGCCATGCGCGAGCTCCTCTACGCGATCGGCGCCGGAATCTCGAACGAATATGAGGGGAACTGCCTCGGCTGGTCGTACGGCTGGCCTGCGGATCGACTGCCGCTTGCGCTCGACCACGCGCTCATGATCGGCCCGAGCCGGCGCAGGCCCTACGATCCGTTCTACGAAGACTTCCTCTACACGCTGACCAAACCCGCTGTCGATTGGATCCTGTTCGACCCGACGTCACCCTGGAGGCCCGGTGGACCTGCTGCGAACACTCCTTACCGGATTCGTTGAAGCGGCCTGGTTCGTTTGCTGGCTGGCCGGGTCCGCCATGCACGACGTCTATCGTGAGATCTACTGGAGAGGCCAGGAGGGCGGGTTCTGGATCAACGCCCTGCTGGCCTTCTACACCGTCGTCGCGTTTCTACCCATGCTGTTCTGCATGATCGTTGTCAGCCTGATCGAAGACGGCTGCCTGCCCTGGAACGGGTCTGACTGGGACGAGGACGAATAGCTGCAGGGCCGGGCTCTCTCGGTAGGATCAAAGAAAGGGAGCCCTAATGAGCTACATGCCCTTCACGCTCAATACGTCCGCCCTCCTCAAGCGCCAGCGCGCGCGACGTGCTGGCCTCCTAGGCATGGGAAGCCTTGGATCCGTAGACGTTTGCGGACCTGAGCCAGAGCTCGCGGCGGGAGAGAAGAAGACCTGCTGCCCCGGTATCGGCTGGGTGGTCTACGACGTCGCCCCGCTCGGGAAGACGATCTGCCAGGCCGCGGCTGAGGAGGCAGGGATCGCTACGAGCGACGACAGCAGCACCGACAGCGAAGACCCCTTCGCCAACGTCCGCGCGCTCGAGGCTCAGCTGGAGCAAGAGCGCGAGGAATTCGAAGAGCGGCGCTTCCAGGAGCAGGTCCAGGCCGCCCAGCTGCGCGCCGTGATCCGAAGGGTTCGGGCCCAAAAGGACGCGAAGGAGCGAGCCGAGCTCGCAAAACTCAAGGCGCAGCGCGAGGCGCGCGAGGCCAAGGAGCGGTCCGAGAGGAACAAGGCGCTGCTCGATACAGCGAAGAAGGTCGGTTTGGTCGGGGGTGCTATCTTCGTAGGCGGAAAGCTGCTCAACCTCTTTTAGGAGCGACGCGTGAGCGACCGCAAGACCTTGATCAAGGCGAAGGCCGAGGCCCTCATTCTCGAAGTCCTCAAGAACGACCTGCAGACCGACGACCCGCTGCTCAAGCCTGCGGTCAAGAAGCTCGAGCCCTACAAGGACAAGCTCAGCAAGATCGACGGGAAGATCGTCAAGCTCGGTCTCAACATGGTCAACATTCAGCCCACGACCGACAACGACGACTACGAAGCCAAACGCGTCGCGAAGGCGCTGGTCGACAAGCTCGAGAAAATGAAGAGCTCATTCGGGCTGTAGAAACATGAGCAGGAGAGCCAAATGAACCGCGAGCGATCCCCGATCTCCACCAAGCCGCTTGCGGCCTTGGCTCTCCTGCTCGCTCTTTCCGGGTGCCACCGCATGGACCTGGAGGAAGAATGGCGGCCGATCACGCAAGTGGTCGAACGCCCGCCGACTCCCTTCACCAGCGCAGGAACCGTCACGACCTACGGCAGCAAGCTCTACGTCGAAGACATTGCCGCCTTCAACAAGCGCTATCCTTACGGAAGCGTCGATCGCGAGGCGCTCATGCGTCACGAGCGCGAGCACGCGCGCCGCCAGTTCCGTTACAAGGGACTGCCTGGAGAGATTGCGCTGCGGGTCTGGACGGCTCGCTACCTGACCGACGCCGACTTCATGTGGGCAGAAGAGCAAGCGGCAGGCTACCTGGAGATCACAACGCTGCAGAAAGCAGGTCGCTGGACGCCGCGCGACACTGAAGCCGAGGCCTACGCGCTGAGCCGCCACTACAAGACGATCGGCGGAGAGCGAATGGTCAGCTACTACAAGGCCAAGCAGTGGATCCTTGACGTGCTGAGCGGCAAGTGGAAGCCGAAGAGCAAGTAGCGTGAGTCGCGAACAGGCCTGGCAGGTTCAAGCCGCTCGACGGCGAATGAACGATCTGATTACGCTCGAGGAGCTCGCGCGCAACGCGGCAGCCAATCGGCGCCGTCATGGCTTGGTCTATATCACCAAGAACGATTGGATCGACGCTTACAGGCCTGAGTCTTCTGGGGAGAGGCGGAAGTCTAAAGGAACGAGGACCTCGCAGGAACGGGCGTTCGAGCGTTACAAGAAGGGCGTGCGGTCGTTCCTCCGCCCCGGCGACCCAGATCTCGCTTACGAGCTCGGTATGCGAGACCCTCGGGGCCTCTACGGCGTGAACCTAGAGGAAGTCTCGGCCGCGGTCGTCGCGGCAATTGAAGAGGCTGAGCGGCTGCGTCAGGCGTATCGCGACTTGAGGCCAATCTACAAGCTCAAGGGCAGTGACCGTCAAGACACAATCGCCGACGTCGCCAAGGCGACCGGCGCCAATAAGGGAACCGTGCTCTCCTGGGTTCAAAGGGGAGCGCCTCACACCCGAGACGACAGCGCCAAGAAAAACGAAATTCGGATCTGGCTGGACATAGAAGAGATCGAAGATTGGCTGCGCGCAAAAAACGCCGAAGCGCGATCGGCCGGAAAGAAGGGAATCGGAAAGGTCCGAATGAAAGAGAGGGTCCCCGTTAAGGAGGCCCGTCCTGTTCTTCGAGCGACACGCGAATACCTCGACCTCAGCGTTCGCCAAATGGCGAAGTTGCTCGACGTGTCACACGGGACCATGAAGTCGTGGCTTGGGGTCGGAGGCCGCGAGATCAAAACGATCCCAGCGTCCGCCGTGGACAAGGCCGAGGAGGTCTCGAGGACTTACGAAGGAGCGGTGTTCCTTGAGCGGCGGGAAGACCCGATCTTTGCCGATCAGCTGAGAGAGGCCCTTGAAGAGGGCGGCGGAATCGTCGGCGCAGCCCGAATCCTCAAGGTCCGAAAGGACACGATTCGACCGCTGGCTCAGCGCCTGGGTGTAGAGATCCCCGAGAAGAAGGCGCTCGCAGACCGATTCACCAAACGCGAACTCAAGGAGCTCATGTCCCGGCACCCCTCGATCGCAAGCGCGTCCAGGGAAATTGGCGTCAGCGATACAGCGCTAAGGAACCTGCTCAAGCAGGCCAAGCTGCGCAACAACCCAGGCGGGTGGCAGCGCCCTCGCTTTCTGCCAGACTGGTTGTAGCGAGGTCCCATGAGCCACAAGCGCCGCAGCGAACGAATGATCAAGTGGGTTGAGCCGTACTGGCCCAAGCTTGAGAAGTTGTGCGCAAAGTCCCTAGGTCGAACGTCGAAGAACTTCCTGGGGGATATCGACGAGCCGCTGGGATACGGATACTGGGGGACGGTCTGGCCGACCAAGGACCCCAAATTCGTGCTCAAGGCAACGATCGACAACACGGAGGGGCCGCACGTCGCGCTGGTGATCAGCAAGCCCAGTCTGCGCCTCCACCCCGGCATGGCGTACTTCCGCATGGTCCGCCAGTCGGCCGAGGACTTCTACGACGACGACCAGGGCTACTCCTCGATCTACTTCATTCTGCGGGAAGCGGTGAGCATGGACTTCCGCGATCGGCGTGGAAAGCCGAAGCGCGGATACAAGCGGGTCTACGACGCCCTTGAGGCGATCCCTGAATGCTGCGCCTGCCTCTACGAAGCGATCGACGCCGAGCTCTCTGGATCCTCAGGCACGCCGGGGGAGCTCGCGCGCTGCCGCAAGGAAGCAGAGAAGGAGTTCTACAAGCTCACCAAGAAGCTCAACAAGACCCCGGGCCAATACGTGGGCGACCTGCTGCGCTACGCCTATCAGCGCCAGCGGATCATGCTGGGCGACGTCCACTTCGAGAACGTCGGGCAGCGCTGCCACAACCTCAAGCGGAAGTACCGCGTGCCAGCCCACAAGAAACTGGTCGTGACCGACCTCGGTGATCCCGGCAAAGACAACCCCGCGATCGACTACGAAGCGATCGACGTCAAGCCCTTCTCCATGAACCCATTCCGCGGTCTGCCCGAATGGTATCGCGAGCAACTGAGGCAGAGAATCCCGATCATTGAGCCGGACGAGAGCCTTCTATGAGCGATCGACGCTTACGAGAACTGGAGCGACGGGTGGCCGAGGGCGACCCCGAGGCCGGGCTCCTCCTGTACCAAGAGCTCGCTCGCGCTGGAATGATCACGCCGGAATTCATTGCGGATCACAACAACGTCCGACTGCTCCAAGCTGCAATGCCCGCCGAACTCCTGGGACAAATCGCAGAAACGGCGCTTCTGGCAGTCTCGACCATGCTCTTTGAGGGGGAGAATCTTGGGGGCTGGTTCCCAGATCACCACAGTCCGCTCACGTGCCCGCGGGGGCACTCGCACCAGCTTCACACGTTCACACTGGACGCCTACGAAGCAACTTCGTTTGCAACGGACACGGTCACTGACGACGACGGCGAATACGTCAGCGTGGGCTCCGATCGAATCATTGGCGAATCGACTTCGCTCACAGACCACCTAACCTGCCGAACTTGCTACGCCTCGTGGCCGATCAATCAGATCGAGATTGAGTGGGACATATGAGCGATCGACGCTTACGAGAACTGGAGCGCCGGGTGGCCGAGGGCGACCCCGAGGCAGGACCCCTTCTGTACCAAGAGCTCCTGCGGACAGGAGCCCTCACCCCCGAGTTCATGGCTGACGAGGCGAACATTCGCTGGCTGCAGGGCGCCCTGCCCCCTGAAGTCTGCTCCCGCATAGCTCGGAATCTACTGCTCGCCAACGCCACGCGACCCTGGCAGCAGCGAGGTGAGCCGCATGCTGGCTGGTTCCCTAATCACAAGAGTGTGACCGAGTGCCCCCGCGGTCACGAGATCGAAGGCGCGGGCTTCAGCCTCTGCAGCTACGAACTACGCTTCGCAGAAGCGGGTGAGGCCGAAGACGGAGTGCTCTACGTCACTGGCCTGTTCGAGAGCGCGGACGACGCAGGGCCGGCTGACTGGATCAGCTGCAATGCGTGCTACGCAAGCTGGCCCGTGACGGAGCTCGACTACGCATGAGCGACCCGAGGATTCGCAGGCTTGAGCGACTCGCAGCCGAAGGCGACCGGGACGCCTACGACGAACTCTTGATCGAACTCTACCGCAACGGCGAGCTCGAGAGGCGATCTCAGGAGGGCGACCATGAGGCGCGGGACATGCTGCACTACGCGCGCCTGGCAGTCGGGGAGAAGTCCAACTACAGCGTTCGCGCTTACACCCTGATCGATCAAATCAGGGACGGAACCGCGCCTCCCTATCTCGAATGGGCGACAGAGTTCAGCCAGAACGATTTTCGGGACGCCTTCGACCCCGAAAACACGGACATGCGCAGCGCGCTCTCGGGACGGTTCCTGATCGTTGAGCGCGGCGTCGTTCATTCATACGACGAACTCTGGTTCCATACCGTCGACACGCACGAGGACCTGCTGCGCTACCTAGAGAACCGCACCTACATGCTCGACTGGCCGAACCCGGCGCCCTGGTATCCGATCGGGATCGTCGACCTGCTGTTCATGGAGCCGCTGGACTACAAGACCTGCGTGGAGGTCGTCGGCTTGCGCGGGAAGCGATACGGCCCCCACTGCGGAAGGTATCGGATCTACAGCCCAACTGAGCAGGAGCACTTCGGGATCACCGCGAGCGTGCAAAACAATCCCGCCCGCTCCGACTTTCACGCCTTTCAGGCGCAGGAGCTCCTGGAGGAGGTTCGTCTCAACCGGGACTTCCTGGACACGATCTTCGAACTCAATCAAAGCAGAACGCTCACGCCCTACGCGATCGCCGTGATCCGCAAGCGAATGAACAGGCAGGCGGACCAGGTCCTCGAGCTCGACCCCGAGGATCACCGCCTCCAGATCTCCGCCGGTTCCTTGCGAGAGATCCCTGACTTCATTGAGCGCGGAAGCGGCATGGATCTCGAAATAGCGCTGGACGACTCTGAAGCTGGACTCAGGACCTTCATTGGGACCTGGCCGCCGCGGGGATACCGACGCCCGAGGAAGAATCCGATCGACGATTTCGAGGAGTTCGACTACTACCACGGCACGACCAAGTGGAAGCTTCCCAAGATCCGCGAGCGAGGACTGGTCTATCCATTCCTTGGCAGCGAAACCTCTGAAAGTTGGTGCTGGGGAGGCCACTACTCAACCGACCCAAAAACGAGACGACTTCTCGGCGTCGAGGTGCCCGACCCCGACCTGCTCGTCCCCGACTACAACCTCATGGACCCCTACGAGCGCTACTGGGTCCTCGGCGTCGCGCCTGAAGAATACTTCGACGTCCGGAGCGTCTTCGGCACGCCCGAGGGAGACGCCTGGCTGATCGAGGGGGCCAAGAAATACGGCAAGCGCTACGTCGACGACTACGAATGCGGCGGAGTCGCCTCGATCTACCTGGGCACGATTCCCTGGAAGAACATTCAGGTCGTCCGACGGGCGCGCGAAAATCCCAACAAAGGTGACGAGCGCCTGCGCGAGCTCGAGCGCGCGGCTCAAACAGGATCGATCGAGGACCGCCGGCACTACGTGGACGAGCTCCTGCGGCGCGGAATCTTGGAGGAAGGAGATCGCGTGCCCGGTCCCTTCTGGAGCCCGCACCAGTTCGCAGATCCGGCCTACACGTATCTACACACGTCCTACTACCCCGCCGAGCAGGAACGCTTCACAGGGAGGATCTGGAGGTCGTTCTACGACTTCTACCACTACCCCGGCATGGACAAGGGCGCGCGAAGCTGGGATCAAGACCTGATCGCTCGCTACGGAGATCGTGAGGGAAGCTACTCGAGCAACGACCTCTACTTCCTTCGTGAGAGCGCAGGCGCAAGCGCGCTGTCTCCGCTTGGGAGGGAGAAGCGGCGGATCGCGCTCGAGCTCCTAGGGCCGCAGTCAGAATGATCCCCCTTTTCGAGCCCTGCGACGCCTGCGGATTCAAGCCCGAGCTCAAGCCAGCTTGGGAGAAGGAGAGCGGGTCCCGATTGTGGTTGCTGTGGTGCCCTTCCTGCCAATCCTTCATTCACGACGAACCCAAGGACGACCATGAGCAGTCGTGACGAGGTGCTTCAGGAGCTCTATCGCGAGGCCAACGCCGGCGATCAGGACGCGCTCGACATGTACGTCCAGGGCATGATCCTGGCCGGACGCGGCGAAGAGATCCCGCTGGGCATGTTCGACCGAGCTCGGATCGACCATGCCTACAAGCGACCCGCGATCGAAGCACTCGGCGAACTGTTCCGACGGAGCCCCGCCCTCCAAAGGGCTGCTTTCCGGCAGCTGTTCGATCTAACGTTCGTCCTGGCGGACAGCGTTATTGTCCAAGCAGAAAGCCACTGGGAGGCCAGCGGAGCCGACTTGACGGGCGCGGAGGCACTGGACCCAGAGCAACGCCTGCGTTTCGTCACACTCGCGCGGGCCTGGCTCGGCCTCCTGCTTGCAAGGGACCTGCTGGAAGCCCAGGGAGATTCAGAGACAATAGAGAGAGTCGTCGAGAACTACCAAGACGAGCTCACGCCTCACCACCCTACGGACGAAGTGGTCGAGCTCCTCCTGGCCGCCATGCACGGATAGCTCCATGTACTACACCGTCCCTCAGCAACCAGCGCCTCAGCCCCAGCAACAGCCCTCTGGGATCAATGGGTTCGTCGGAGACGCCTTCAGCGTCAACCTGATTCCGACCCTCCCGGCCATTCTGATCGGCGGACTGCTCGGCGTCTTCATTGGCTACAAGCTCGGCAAGGGCGTCCGCGGCGTGACCTGCGCGGTCGAAAAGGTCGGCGAGCGGCGCAAGGCCCGCAAGGACGAGCAGGCCAAGCAGGCCAAGAAGCTCGAGCGTGAGATCGACAAGCTGCAGAAGCAGTTGGAAAAGGCGCGGTCGTGAGGCGCTATTACGGATACCGGCGCAATGCAGGTCTGGACGAGCGGATCGAGCGCGTGCGCCGGGCGGCAGCGCTGGGGGACCCTGAAGCTCAGGAAGAATACGAGCGACTCCTCGCCGCCGCGGGCAGGACCCCAAGAACGAACCGTAGTCATAGCCTCGCCGAGCTCGCCGGGCAGGACGCAGGCGGCGCCCGACTGATCGAATTCGTGCGCAGTGCCGTCCGCTCGCTTCAGAGCTCTGACCGCATGGGGACCGTAGGAGCGCTTTACGATTTCGACCATGACCCAGCCTGGGGAAATCGAGAATTCAACCAGTGGTGCAAGACCCTGTTCGAACTCCCCATGATCGAGCTTCACACGATCTCGGACGTCGAGCTCGTCATTCCTACGATCCTCGACAGCGACTGGGGGCGGCACTATCTCTCAGGTCGAGGGCTGAGCCGCGCAAACGTCTTCAACATGGCGAACAGCTTTGAGGGCGTGATCCAGCAGGCCGATCTTCTGATCCAGATCGCTTCCAGCGAGGACGAGCCCTATCAGGAAATCCCTCCTCACTACTACGTCTCGATCGGGCCTTACGATCTCCTGGTTTGGGCCGCTTTGATCATGGCCAACAAGATTGACGAAGTCAGCATTGAAGAGTTCGAGGAAGATCGATTCGACGAAGACTTTGATCCACTCGACGTAGACGTCGAATATTTCGACCCAAACCACGAATGCGGAGTCTGCGGAGGAGTTCATTTCCCGCCCTGCTTCGGAGGCACGTCGATCGGCCTCTCGGTCAACCAGGTCATGGAGGTCATGGAGCGGTTGCTGCTGGCGTGGCTTGGAGAGAGTCGCGGGAGCGTCGGACCCGGCGCGCTCCCTCCGAAGCGAAGAGAGATTACCTCCATGACCCCCGCCGAGTGCCCCATGTGCGCTCGCCTGGAGAAGTACAAGAAGAAGTGCAAGAAGCACGCCTACAGCAACAACCCGCTCCGCCGCCGGCGTCGCAAGCGACGCAATCCCGAGCGAGGCGACCGCCGACTTCGCGAGCTCGAGCGCGCGGCCGCGGCAGGTGACCCGGACGCGATCGAGCGCCTGACTCGACTGACGACGCAGTTCGCGCCCGTCTTCGACCAGCTGCCCGCCGCCCTGCGCGAGAAGGCGCTGCAGAACCTGATCGACGTGCGCAAGGGCATGATCCCTGAGCCCGATCTCGCCATTCGTGAGTACCTCGCCCCCGGAAGTTTCCGCATGGGCATGGCGGCTATGGAGCGCAGGGGCGCATGGGGGTCCCACCCCATTCCACGCGCCGGCGATCTCGTTCTGGAGACGCTGCGCTTCGTCTTCCCCAACGGATACGCTGGCTCGAGTCACTACGACTCCCTTCGCCCACTGCCAGGAATGGCACCGGACCTCTCTCAGGTCCGCCCGGACGAGCACCAAGTCACGCTCGGCGTCTTCCGAATCGAAGACCCGGTAACGCGGAGCGTCTACATGCCTGAGCCGAGCGGCGACCGAGTAGAAATCGACATGCCGATCCCGCTTCCCTGGCTCGAACTCGAGTGGCTGGACGAAATCCGCGTTCAGCGCAAGAGTCGGGACGGGCTCCTCGAAACGCTCGAGATCGTTGCCGAGGCGCCCGCGGGAGGCATGCGCCAGGCCTGGAAGGAAGGGCACGATCTCGGGGACTCGTTGTTTTGAGCGACAAGCGCCTGCGTAACTTGGAGCGCCAATGGCTCGCCGGCGATCGATCGCGCGAGCTCGGAGAAGCGTATGCGCTCGAACTCGAACGTCAGGACGAATGGGACAAGGCGCACCAGGTTCGCAGCCGAATCGTTTACCTTCCGCCCGACTACCGCGAGCGGCGAGGTTTCCGGCCTCCGGACGGCCGCTTCGAGATCGAGGAGATCGAGTCCTGGGACGGAGGGCGCGCCTATCAGGTCGTCGACTACGCTTACGCCAACACGATCGGCGGCTTCTCGTCCAGAGAGGCTCGCGAAGTGCTCAGATTCGCGAAAGAGTACGTTGAAAGACACGGGGACATTGACTTCAATAGCTTCCCCTACGACCTCGACGACGAGTTGGTCTACGACGACTGGGAATTCCAGGTCCAATGGTGGGACAACGAACACCCGGAGATCCAGTGAGCGCTGACCCAACATTCAAAATCGCAACCTGCTCAGCCTGCAAAGAGCCGCTCGCGCTCCCTCAATACAAGGGCTGCGGAATCTGTCGAGTGACTCGCTCAAGGCGCCGAAAGGCGCTGCTCGAGCTCATACAGGAAAGTCGAGCAAGGATCAGGCGGCGCCCTCGGATACGATCCTGCTTCGGTGGAGGGGCTTCCCCCGGCCGGAGCACGAGGTTTTCATGAGCTATCGACACAACCCCAGCGACGAGCGACTCCGCGACATGGCGCGCATGGTCCGCGCCGGAGACGCAGCGGCCGCTGAAGCGCTGGCACACGAACTCATTCGCCGCGGCGACGTCGAAGGAGAAATGCCAAGCTACATGACGGGCTACTGGGGAAAGCCCAACGTCACGATCAACGCTTTGCAGTCCTACCCGATCGACTACGAATGGAACCCGGAAGGGCCCTCTCCAGGGCTCTGCATTGTTCCCGTCACGAGCGACGTGGTCTACGTTCAGGTCGGCAACCTCGCTCTCTACAACGCGGGCACCAAGTACGAACGAGACCCCTACGAAGAGCAAACGGAAGTCTCTGCCGGAATCGATCACGTCGACCCTCCTGTGGTCGAGTCGCTTCCGGTCAACTCTTCGCTCTCCGGACGGCAAGGGCAGGTGATTCGCAAGGCGTCGTTCAGCTACAGCATATGCCCTCGCGGGGAGCCCCTCGGCGCGCGTCGCGGCCGCGGAAAGTTCTGGGAGGCGTTCGGCAAGGCGGCGCTCGTCGTCCACCCAGACGGATCCGTCGAATACCTCGGTGGGCTCTACGGAATGGAGCGAGGGCTCTCGGTCGAATTCCACGGCCGCCGGCCCCCTCGAGCTCGAGACCTTGAAAATCGAATTCGGGACATAATCGAAGAGCCGCTCGCCGAATTCATTTCCGACTGGGTCGCTGAACACCCCGCCGCCATGCAGGTCGCTCAGAAGGAAATCAGCACGACCAACATTTCGCGCGAGCTCGACATTCTGGAGCGCAAGCAACAAGCGCTCGAGCGAGCCGCGAATGAACTCGAACAGCAGCGAGAGAAGCTGCGCGCAAGCGTCGAAGGCGCGCTGGGAAGGCTGGGCCTGTGAGCCGCATGAGTCCTGACGAGATCCTGAGTCGCGCTAGCGCGATCCTACGCAACGAACCAGGTCTCCTGCTTGAGTTCCTTGCTCAGTTCGACCTCAGGCCTCGCCTGCTGGTTAACTACCGTGACGCGGGGGGAGAGCTCCAGGTCTGGGGTGGAGAGAATCCCCAGGACTGGCTGGACCACGTCAACACTTTTTTCAAGGACTACGCCGGCGAGGAAATGCAGGACGCTCCCTGGGAAGTCGTTGAAGAGGAACTGGGGTGGGAGGTCGAGTCCTTCGACCTCATGCTGGGCAAGGTCCTGCTGGCCCAGTCCCAATGGGACGGAGACCTCGATATCCTCAGCCCCTACGAGTCCGCAGAACGAGTTCTCAATGATCCGGACGAGCTCTTCGAGCGGCTGAATCGCTAGCGCTAGACATTCTCACTTCCGCTTTTCGTCGTACACTCGCGACTGCGGCCCCGGCGCCGCGGTGAGGAGATCGCATGACGGAGTTTGCGTTTGAGGGCGGCTATCGCGGCGGCCCGTCCTGGGAGTCCCACAAGGCCGAGCGCGACCAGGGACGTGAACGAGCAAACGAAGAGGCCTATCAGGCCCGACGTTCGGAGCTCGGAGCGCGTGGGCAGCCCAAGGCCAGCTTCCCGAAGGAGTCGTATCCGAGCGGGTTTTCCGGCCCGCCGGCCTTCTCGATCAGCGAGACTCAACGGGCCGGCCAGACCTACTCGCTGGGCGGAGCGCCTAAGAGCGAGCGTCACCGGTGGCTCCAGGGACCCGCGTCGCAGAACACGGCGACGAAGGTTCCGGCTGAGACTCCGGCTGAGGCTCCGGTCGAACCCGAGGAGAAGAGCGAGCGCCTTCAGGTCGGTATGACCGTCTGGGCCGGGATCGCCGGTGAGGGCCCCTTCAAGCTCGTCGAGAAGTATCAGCACCCTCACGGCGCTGAGTTCCCGATCCTTGAGCCCAACGGCAAGAAGAACCACTACCGCATGGTCACGCTCAAGGACTGCTGGGTCTGCGAAGACCGCAAGGGAAACCGACACCTGATCCCCGCCGGCGTGCTGACGACCGAGGCCCCCAATCGCCTGATCGACAAGATCAAGGACAGGACTGCCTGGACGATCAACGCCGTCGCCGAGCGTCGCGAAGTCCTGCTCTGGGCGACCGTCGCCGGCCTCGCGGCCAAGATCTTGGTGGGCTGAGCCTTGAACACGGTCACGATCCACCTCGGAGAAAACGCCAACTTCCTCGACCGCTTCCACCTCGTGAAGATCGAAGGGGAGCTCGGCCGGTCGCTCCTTCGGGCTCAAACGTTTCCCCTGCCGGCCCCCAGTTGGGCAGAGGGCGAAGAAGGCGAGGTCTGCGAGTTTGACTACAGCGAGAGCGAGGCCGTCACGGCCGCCAGAGAGGCTCAGGGAGCGGCGCAGTGCAAGGTCGGGAAAGCGCTGAGCGACGACCCCCAGACGGTCTTCGCCAAGCGCGTGCGGAAGGTCGAACTTTACAGCGACCAGATCGAACTCCTCAAGACCCTGAGCGACTCTCTGGACGAGATCGTCAAGATCGAGTCTGAGGAGACCGTCGCCGTGATCGGGCCTGCCGGGCCTGCCGGGCTGGTCGGAGCGTTCAACTCGGGCGGCGTGATCCCGGAGTCGGTCGAGGACTGCCCGTCTCGCGTCGTGATCCACACGATCGACAACGGGTTCGTCGTCAAGCACCAGCTGCCTGCACGACCGCTGCGCGAAGCGGGCGAGAACTGGAAGTCCGGCGACGATAGCGGCAGCGGCCAAGAGGCCTTCATGGAGGCCATGGTCGAGAGCATGGGCCGCAAGCGCCGCGGCAAGATCAAGACCTACGGATTCGCTGACAAGAAGGGCGTGCTCGAGCTCGTGCGGAAGATAACGGAGAAATAAGCTCGCTGTCCCCTCTCCCCCAAGCGAACTTCTGACCCAGGCCGCACGACCTGAGTCCAGAGGGGACGCGGTGAAAGACGCCCACGGCGAGTCCGTAGCCCCAGGCGAAGCGCTGGCCCTCTCCAATGGAGAGCGAAGCGTATCCACTACGCCCCCTTCTCCTGCGGGTCAGAAATCGCTCCTGTGCATGTTCTTGCGCCAGCCTCCGCCGCACGGTGACCAGCCGAAACCAGAACTCGAGAACGGGAGCCGGGTGTCGAAATCGTCGTCGCTCAGCATGACCCGCAAAGACGACTTCGGCGTGTTCTCGTCGTAGTAGCGTGAGTCCTCGTCCGACCGCTCGACGACCCCAACGCACTTGAACCAAGAGATAGGGAAAACGCCGGCGGGAAGAAGGCGCGTCCCGCTGAACAGATCGTCAAGGAAGCTGGGGAAGAAGCGGCTCTCAGACCTGGCGTTCTCTGCGACCTCAGCGAAGGTCGCGGACTCCCTCTTTGGGGTCTTGAGCTTCGAGACTGAACGTCCGAGTTCTTTGAGTCTTTGCTCGAGTGAAGGCTCCGCGGGCTCAGGACGGGCCTCTGCGAGGACGCTCTTCCTGCCTCGATTCTTCCCGCCTCGCTTCTTCCTACGCTCGATCACCTCGCGCGCGCGTTTGCACTCGCTCGCGTCGTGCTTACTGGATTTGCAGACAGCGCACCAACGTCTCACGGGTGCAGGATAGCGAGATCCTACAGGCTAACGCAACAACCAATCGTGAACAAAGCCGCGGGCGATCCTGGAGAGCATGATCGAGGCGCACTCGGAGATCACGTCCATGTCGAAGTAGTAACCAGGCCCTCCTTCGTCGACGCTCGTCCCTACGGCCACGTAGTCGACCGGGTTGTGCGCCTTGCAGGTCGAGTCGAGCAGTTCAACGAACGGAGCGAACTCAGAATAGTCGTCCGGGTCGCCGGTGTAGTACTCCCAGGCGTAGTAGCACGCGTCTGAGAGCATGCCAAGGCACTCTCTCGCCTGAGCGCTGCTGGCTGGGAAGTTGGAAGCCTGCGCAGCTACGAGCGCATGCATAACCGCTCTGGCGTACCTCTGCGCAATGGTGTGCGACTCGAAATGGGCGGCATGTCCGGCAACCGTGGGCAGCACGGACACCAATTCCCCTTCGCTCGCCTGGCCAGCGCAGTATCGACGAAGGTCCGCTGTGATCTCCACGAGCTCTTGGACCCGAGGCTCACCGGAAGGCTGAGGGATCAGATCCTCGAACGCCGTCAGGAGTCCCGCGCAGAACACCGTCGTCGGCCAGGGCTTCTCGAGAGAGATACCCTCGGCGCCGATCAGGCGCCAGATCTCACCCAGCAGACTGCCGCCAGAGCCTGGCTCGTAGATCAGCATGGCAGGCCGGCAGTGGAGCCACGAGAGCAACTTGACCTTCCAGGGCTCGAGCTCGCCGGCGCGCATGCGGCGCTTCATGACCTCGGCGACCGCCTCGTCGCCACCCTCGCGCTTCGCGCGCCTGAGCTCTGCGTCGGCCATTAGGACGTCCTCTCAAGCCAGGGATCCCGGTCCACCAAGAACCAACTCAGCAGGAACTCCTTGCCGGCCCTGTCGAGAATACGGCGAGCGACGACTCGCTGAAGGCCGTGCTGAGCGATCATTTGGCTCGTTGCTTCGTTCGTGCCCAGCATTTCCCTGCCGACTTCTATCCGAGTCCGTTCGAAGTTCTCGATCGTGCTCTCACCGAGATCGAAAAGGCCCTCCTCCTCGAGTTCCAGAGCGACGACAACGTGGTAAGCGGCGTTGTCGAGGGGTTGGTAGGGGTAAGTAGGACTGGAGCCGGGGGCACCGGACCGTGCGAGCAAGACCAGGTGTGCAACATTTCTAAAGAAAGAACCTAGGGTGCCTGCACCGACCAGAGGTGATTCGCCGACGACCCGGAGGAATTCCGAAATCAGGTAATCGGCGTCCGGAAAGAACCCCGCCCCTTCGGAGCGAATCCAGGTCACCGCCATGAGTTGCTCTTGGACGTATCGAAGAACTTCGAGGGGATACTCCAACGATTCGCGCGGCAGGCCGCTCTCGAGTGCGCTGAACAAATTCGGCTCGTAAATGTTCCGCCCATACCAACCAAGGGCGCCTGCGAGATAAGCCGAAAAGATCCGAGTTCGAATCCTCCAGTTCGGAGCGACGAGGTCCGCCGCGTCGAGGAGTCGCACTTCGCCCGGCGCTTCTGCCAGTTCCTTCGCAGGCTCATAGTCGAGCCAGGCGAGGAGTTCGAGCTTCCAGAACGGCAGGACGCCGCGGCGGTGCAGGGCCTTGAGTCGACCGACCTCGTCCCCTACCCGCTCTGCCTGCCTCTCCCTCCGGTCGCTCACAACCCCTCCTCAAGAATGGTTTCGATCATGTCCGGAGAAAAGTCCGAGACGAATCTCGGCCAGAAGTGCTTGGACATGCTGTCGAAACCGCCGATCGCAACCCCGAACGGACGGTGAAAGTTCGTAGGGTCGTTCGTGTAGCCGTAGCCGTAGGCGCAGTTCGCCATGACCTCGAGCAGACTGCGTGGGCTGAGGTCCTCGTTGGGCAGGTAGGTCGTGCCGGACTGGGTGAACGAGAAACTCTCTCCTTCCAGCATTCGAAACCCGAAGAAGATATCGATCAGCGAGGCACACGCCTCCGCCAGCGCGTACCAGAGCAGCGGAAGCGACAAGCTCTGATCCGAGAAATGAAAAGCGGCCCCTTCGGCTTCGTCGCGAGCGTGCTCAGAGGCAACGTGAGCCGCGTCCCTCATGTCCCGGGCGTACTGACCTGGGTTCTGGGCGTAGTAGAGGCGGCCCTCGAGCTCGTTGATCTCGTCGTCGACCTGGCGACCCTCTTCCTCTTGGGCCTGCATATCGCGCAGTTGGGTCTCGATCTCTCGAATCTCAGCTGCGTTGGGAAGCATGGTGGACGGGTCCTCGAGCACCTCGGCGCAGAGGTCGATATAGGCCAGCGGCGCGAGTCCGTATTCGACCACGATCTCGTCGACACCGATCTCACCGAAGGGGACCGCGCGCATGCCAGACTTGAAGAGCTCGGTGTCTCGGTTGCTGTCGTGGACCAGCATTCCGCGCTGATTCGCCAGGCCGATCAACGTTGCGATCGACTCGAAGGCGAAGTGAGCGATCACCTTCTTCCCGTAGTCATGGATCCGGCGCTCGACGTCGAAGATCTCACGGTCGGGGTAGCGCAAGCTCGACCAGCGGTAGATCGGCGCCGTTCCACCTTCGCGACCAACGAGCAGGGACGCAGGTTCGTAGCCAAGGTCTACGAGCGCAGAGAGGGCACCCTCGCTGATCTCTCCGGTCCTACGGCGCTCGTTCAGCGCGGAAGCCTGAGCCTCGACGTCGCCTGCCCGCTCGAGCTCGCGCCGCCCGCGGTCACCGCGGGCATTGATTCGGTAGGTCATGGTTTCATTCTCGCAAAAAAGAAGCCCGCCTGCCGGGGTCCGGCGGGCGGGCTCGCTTGTCGGTCACGCTGAAGTCCAGAGCTTAGGCTCGCTCCTTCTTCACGATCTTGTCTAGGTGATAGTGGCTGCTCGGTCGGGAACCCTGCTCGAGTTATCGGGTTCGACTCGCTCTTGATTCATGAATCATTTCGACGCCGAGGGCTCGCTCTTCCGCCATGCTCGATTCGTTGTGCTGAGGACTCGATCCACGTCTATGCTCGCGTCGACGTGAAAGGCTCGTTCGTGGCTGTCTGGTCGGTTCGACTACCAGGACTCGCTCCCGCTCCTGCTGCTCGTGTCGGACATTAAGGCTCGCTCGTTCGTCTAGATCGGGTCCCTAACTGGGGCTCTCACGTTCTCTTCGTTCGATTCGAAGGCTACGGATCACTTGTTCGTAGCGATCGATTCCCGGCGCATGGTTCGCTTTACCTCTTCGGTCAGGTCGTGGATCTGAGGCTCGCTTGTTCTTGACGTTCGCGTCGAGCGCTAAGGCTCGTTCCTCGTCGTTGTTCGGATCGTGTTCTGAGACTCGCTTGTGCTTGCTTCTCGTTTCCCGGTCCATGGCTCACTCGCAATGCTGGATCGATTCTCACCTCAAGATTCGGTCGGTCGCGGGCTTTGATCGTGTCGTCGCAGAGCGCTCGGTCCCGATCTCTGATCGTGTCTGCATGAGGGGCTCGCTCATGGGCTATGTTCGACTCGGAGTTCCTTAGCTCGCTTATCCTTGGTGCTCGTGTCTGGGGCAATGGCTCGCTAGCTCGCCATGATCGATTCGCTTCTAGCGGCTCGTTCGCTGCTTAGGGTCGGTTCTTACCTGGTGGCTCGTTGATCTGCTACGGTCGATTCCGCAAAGTCGACTCGCTCTTCACCTTCGATCGAATTCGAACTCATTGCTCGTTCGCATACCATGCTCGTGTCGTCGGTAGCGGCTCGCTCGAAGTCGCTGTTCGTGTCTTGCTCGTCGGCTCGCTCGTGATCTCTGTTCGGGTCGGTCTGCTGGACTCGCTCGTGTTCCGCCGGAAGGGACTCGAACCCTTGACCTTCGCGCTGCTTAGACGCGACGCTCTACCAACTGAGCTACTGGCGGTTGATCAGATTTCAAAGACCGGAGGTCTAGTTCGCGGGAAAGATTATCAAAGACCACCGACATGGATCCAGCCCGCCTTGCACGAGCTACGGTCTTTCCTCACGCCGAGGCGTGGAAACTTGGATCCGAAGAATGCAGGAGGCGGGGATTGCACGCCGCGACCTTTCGACTCGAGGCCGAACGCTCTCTCGTAGCTGAGCTACTCCTGCTTGGCGGGATTCGAACCTCGCGACCTCCTGCTTTTTAGGCAGGTGCTCCAGCAAAGAGACGATTGGGTAGCTAGCCCGACCGACGATCCTTGCCCCCATGCTCTACCGACGACTTCGTGCGCACTCCGTCGCGGGTATCCCATGAGCCCTCTGAGCTACAGGCTCTTGTTGTTGGTCCGGGGCAGGTGTGACCTACCACCTCAGCCCGAAGGCTACGCTCTTCATTGAGCTACCGGACCGTGTTGCGCGGGGCGGGACTTGCACGCCGCTCCCTTCCAGGTATTTCACTGGCCGCTCTCCTCGTTGAGCTACCCGCGCTTGTTTAATCTTGTTCTCTAGGCGCCTCTCCGGGCATAGACTTGCCGCAGAATGCACAGTGATCGCACTTCGGCCTCATGCAGTAGTCGTTGATCACAGGCGCGCAGCCGAGCGCCTCGCAGACCGAACTCTTGAACGCTTCGAGGGCCGGCTCGAGCAAGTCCACGCCCTGGGCGTAACGGTTCCATGCCTCCTTGTCTTTGGAGTCCGGCGGGTGGCCGAAGAGGGTCTCGTCGATCCCGTCTTCGAGCAGGCGCTCGAACGCGAGTAGGCGGTCCTGGGTCATGAGCTTGCGGAACTCGGCCACCGATTCACCTTGCTGAAATGGGCTCGCTTGAGCGTTGATCGATCCGACGGACCGAATAGGGGAAGCTGGCCGAGCACACGACGGACAGCCTTCCAGGCTCGACCGGTATCGACCGGGCCGACGCCGACCGCGGTCGCCTGACCGTCCAGGTCGGGCTCCTCGATCAAGTAAGTGGGGATCCGCCGGCGCTCGAGCTTGGACGCGAGCTCGCGGAGCTCGGGCCCCGAGTCAACGGAGAGCACGACCACGTAGACGACTTCGTCCGGGTCGCGCTTGCAGCGCTTGAAGTGGAGGTGCTTTTCGGGGAGCGTCCAGCGCGTGCGCGAACTCTCACGAGCGGCATGAGCAAGCTGGGCAGCAATGACTCCGAGCGGCAGGTCGCGACGAACGATCAAGTAGTGCGTGAAACGAGGCCCTCGATCCGAAGTGGAGAGTGCCTTGCGGTCGCTCGTCTTGCCCCTCTGGGTTGGGGCGCGTCCCTGACTGTCAAGCTCGGTTCTGCATGGACGGAAAGATAGAGGACCGGATCGCCCGGGTCAATCAGAAAGTCGAAATTTGCCACAAGTCAAGCAACGAAAAGAACCTGAAGCTCAGACGAAGCCGACTCCAGTCCGATTTCCGCTGACCATACTTGTGAACGCGCGGTTGCTGAGTGCGCCCCAGCTACGAACCTCACGGATCCGATCGATCGCCTCCTTGTCGTCCCAGCCCAGCAAGCAAAGCGTCATGCCGGCGATCAGGCCGCTGCGGTTCCAACCCTGAGCACAGGTCACGTAGACGATCTTTCCGTTCAAGACCTGGTCGGCGCATTCCTTCGCAGTCTCGAGTGCGTGCTTGTAGATCGAGCACCAGTCCTGCGCTGAGAGCGGAGTCCCGTCCGTGAGCGGAATAACGACTCCGTTCAGCTGACCTTCGCCTGAAAATCGAATCTCTTTGGCCGCCAGGACCAAGAAATCGCACTTCAGACGCCCGTCCGCAGCCCGCGTCGCCTCGAGCCGGCCGCCCTGGTGGAGCTCGCCACCGGAGGCATGGGTCATGAGGAGGGTTGGCTCGCTCACCAGGAATCCTCTGTTGGGTCGCTGACGCTGACCAAGCTCTTGAAGGGGGTGCTAAGCGCGGAGGCTGCAGGCGGGTTCTTTGGATCGCCGACTCGGCGGGCCAGACTTGAGAACCCCCGGGGCGCTTGAGGGACGTGCTTTCGGATCACCGTGCAAATGATCGGCTCGCCGCCGCCCATGACGACAGGGGGGACTGGCTCACTGAAGGCCTGGCTCACGTAGCGGAACACCAGGTAGGTTCGGTCTGCGACCTCCTTGTCTGGGTTCTTCCCGTCTCGCAAGCCGTTGCGCCAATAGTAATGCGCTGTGAGGGAGTTCTGACTCTCTGGCCGATAGAGATCGGCGAGAGACAGGAGCTCCTCAACGATTTTCTGCATGTCCTCCCCGGCGTCAATGAGCGCCAAGAACATGCGTCGGCAGGTGTTACTTCGTTCCCACTCGGTCTGATCGAGCAGCGCCCCAGCGCTGCTCCTTCCGTCCTGACCCACTGTGGTGCCCTTCGCGCGGTGCGCGCTGGCAGCGACGCTTTTCGCGGCGCTGCGACCCCAGGTAAGCCAGTTCGTCCATGCTGGATTCTATTCTGATCAGCTGCTGCAAATAATCCCAGCGTTGAGGAGCAAATTCGTTTCAGCCGTCGCGCCGGCGCTGACGATCGGCGCGCTGCCGCTCCGTCCTCCGACTCTTCGGCCGCTTGCGAAAGCGCTTGCGGCGAGAGGTGTCTCGGTTGGTGACGTGGTAGTAATGGCACTCGCTGCAGAGGTAAACGGCCACGCGGTTCTTGATCTTTCGCGTGGCCGCTCGGGCAGAAGAAGCGCTCCGGTAGGCTCGCTTCTGGCAGACCTCGTAGACCTCTGGGTCCTTCACACCGGAGCGACTTTGCTGCTTTCCGGCAGCGGAATCCGGCCGATCGCGTCCCGGTAGATCGAGGCGAACCGGATCGCCGCGAGCGTGTCCGCCATGGCCCGGTGCTCAGCTTCGTCCTTGCTATCGACTTCGCCCAGAGGGCCGTCGAACCAGTTGCGAAAGGCAAGCTTGAGCGTGCTGACGTCCAGGCTTCGGTGGCTGAGAGCGCTGTTCGTGAGCGGAAAATACTTGCGGAGGATCGGCCGATCCAGCGCGCCCGGGGAGGCGCCGCCGAGGACGGGCTTGTAGGGCTTGAGCTCGGTTTTCCCGTCACGCTCAACTTCGATCTCGACCTCGTGCTCAGCCAGGATCGAGTAGAGGATCACGTCGACCTCCGCGATCCCTTTCCCGGCGCCCGCCTCGAGTTCCCTGATCAGCCCGTTCTTGGTGTGCATTTCCCGCGTGAAATCGTTCAGGTAGGACTTGCCGTCGCACTCCCCAAACAGCTTTTCGGGAGGCGTCTTGATCACAAATTCGCGCGCGTCGAGGACCTTCAAGCGCGAGCAGGTGACGACGAGAGCGACCTCCAAAACGAGCGGCCAGGCCGGCTGATCGGGCACGTCGACCAGTCCAGTTGTCTCGAAATCGATCCAGGCAATCCGCTGCGCGGCGTAGGTCATGGCGTGCTTTCCGCTCATTCTTCCGGGCCCCGTTGAGGGCTCTTTGGTTCGAAAAGCATTGATATCAAGGGGGTAGGACAACTGGCGGGCAGGCTCCGTGGTTTTTGTTTGTCTATATACGAAAAGTCTCGGAGTCAAATGGAGTCCGGGTATGGGCTTATGTAATTTATTCCATAGGTGAAAGTACATACCTTGAGCTCAACGCGTTTTGCGCCGAGCTTGCTCGCGGGATCAAATTTTCGGACGAATTTTTGGGCCTCTCAGGTGGCCGATCTCGCTCTCGGCCGTGGCAATCTTGGGCGGGTGAGCACCGTTTTCCGTAGCTCAGACAAGCGCGTCGATCGTCCGCGCTGGCCGCTTCCCGCCGCTAGGCAGCCGCCTTCGTAGACCAGCTAAAGGTCTGGTTGACCGCGCTCCTGACCTGGTTTTCCTGCTCGCGGAGCAGCGCCAGGTCGTTCTTCAAGACGTGGTTGAAGCGCATGAAACTGACGACTCGATCGATCGAAAAGGGCCGTTCGGAGACCGCGATCGTGTTGCCCAACGGCGTGATCAGCCGGTAGCTGATCTGCGCGCCGATCTCGAACACGTCGCCGTCGTGGTCGAGTCGGAGCCCAGCGGCTTCCTCGTCGGCCGCGGCCATGTCGCTGTCCTTGCTGCCCGCCCCGACGAGGACGTTCTCGTCGACCCCGTCGCCTTCGTGCAGCGCCTCGACCTCTTCCTTGCGGATCGCCTTGACGTCCTCGACCGTCGCGCCTCCAAGGGACTCGCGGGTCTTGCCGACCAGACGCCGGTGCTTGAGGAACCCGAGCTCGGCCTCGAGCTCCTGGACGTCCTGGCCCTTGATCAGATCAGAGACGTAAGCCGTCAGGCCGAACATGGAAGAGACCGCGTGGGCTGCAGCTTCCTCGATCGTGTCGAACTTGAACTCGAACTCCTGGTCGCGGTCTACGCCGCCGACCACCTTGCCCGAGGCGCAGAATCCCGCCTGATCCTGGGTGGCCGAGTAGGTCGTGACGACGTGCCCGTCCTCCCTGTAGCCCGTGAACATGACGCGCTGGGCAATGCTGCCCATGTCGCTGAGCCCGGCGCGGGCCTCGTCGACCTGGGCTCGAGTCAGGCCCCGGGTCTCCGCGACCCAGATCGGGCCCTTGTGGTATTGCCACTTGCGGATCAAGGCCTTGTACATGGTCGAGTAGTGCAGCAGGCCGCACTTGGTGCAATGGCGCGACCCGCAGCGCTTCCAGGTGCTCCAGAGCTTCTTGCCCGTGAGATCGTTCCAGGCCTCTTCCTTGGTGATCGAGCAGCCGACGAGGCGCCCTGCCTGCCTGCTGATATATCGATCGATCTTGACGATCTCCTGGAGCTCCTCGATCTGGACGTCGTCCAGCGGTTTCGCCTGGTCCGAGGTCGGGACCGTCGTGAAGTTCAGCAGGTCCTCTTCGCGGTGCCTGGCGTCGTTGTGCATGTCCCAGACGAGGTCTTGGCCCTTTCGGTCGTACTTGAGCGGCGCGCAGCCGGTGATCGCCCGGCCGACGCGGCCCCACTCGAGCTTGAACTGGGTGTCGGCCATGATCGCGCTCACCAGTTCGTTCATGCAGACGGCGCCGAACTCCCGGCGCAGGTAACCGATCCCCGATACGCCGCTGCTCTTGCTGAGGCCCTTCTTGCGGTCCTCTCGCTGCTTGTCCAGCTTCTTGAGCGTCGGAAGGACCGTCTCGTCGAAGAAGGCCTTGACGTCGAGCAGCTGGGTGTCGTGGTGAAAGATCGAAACCGCGATCTCCTCGGGGTCGATTACCTGCTCCTCTTGGTTGAGTCGGTCGAGCGCGTTGACCATGGCCTGCAGGAACTTGTGGTACTTGCCGCGCGGCAGTTCACCGACCCGCTTGCCGACCCACTCGTAGACGTTCTTCCACTGGCTGGCGTACTTCTCCTGGAAGCGACTCTTCCGCTGCCACTTCTCGTCGCGGGGGTTCTCGATTCCCGCCATGGCCGCGACCGCGTCGCGCGACTCGCCCCACGAGCAGCCGTGGACCGCCTGGTGCAACGCGATCGGGTTCTTCCAGCCGTGGGGGTGCTCGTCCGCGCAGTCCGGACTCAGGCACTTGGCGGCGAGCACGCCGTCTCGCGCCGGAAACACGTTGAACTGGGTCGGGTTGGTGCCCTTGTGGACCGGGCAGCAGCCCGTCCAGCGCTCGCCGACCTTCTTGAGCTCGGTTCCCGCCGCCTTGCAGACCTCGAGGGCGTCGACGCCGGCTTCGTGGAGCGCCTGGGCGAGCGGGTCCTCCTGCCCCATGTCGATCACGCGCTTCTGACCGCTGCGCTTCTCCCCCTTGAGGGGCACGGTCAGCGTCTTCTGCTTCAGCCGCGATCCCAGGTAAGGGTTCTCCTTGCCCTGGATCTCGTGAACGGGTCGCGTCTCCCACAGTCGCTCGAGATCGACGTTCGGCTCGTCCTTGAGCGCGTTCCAGGGGTCGTTGATATCGAAGCCGAGCATGTTCGCGATCATGCACAGCTTCTCGACCGAGTCGCCCTGAATGGATTCGGCGTAGGCGACCGAGTCGTCGTAGTAGACGAAGGGGCGCCCGGTCGAGGGGTCAATCAGGCTCGCCTTGCCGAGGTGGTGCAGGTGAGCGGCGAGCGGCGCGTTGAGGAGGTGACTGTCGCCGGAAGGGGCCTTGACCTTGGCCGTCTTCCTGTCGATCGCCCAGTTGTCGCTGAACTCGTGGCTCTTGGGGAACACCTCAATGTCGTCGACGTAGGGGCGATCGCGCAGAACGTGGCGAGTGATCTCCTTGCCGAGCTTGTGCGCAAACCATGACGGGAGTCCGCCGTCGATCAAGCAGCGATCGTGGACGCCGATCCCCTTGTCGCGCAGGAGCCCGCCGCTGTGCGAAGTGTTGGCGAAGTAGCCACGCAGTCCGTGGCTCTGAAAGAACTGAGCCAGCGCGCGCCGGTCTTCCTCGGGGGTCTTGACGATCTCGGTGTTAACCTTGCCTTTCTTCCAGACGCCACCGTCGTGGTCGATTCCGAAGAAGTTGACTTCGAACCGCCGCTCGCCGTAGAGCGAGTACGAGTAAGCACCGCGGTGGTATTCCCACCACCCACTCCGCCCTTCGCCCCGCTTGGGGCTCTGGCCCTCCTCCCAGCCCCAGCCCTTGGCGAAGCCGCGGACGTGGTCGTACCAGGACTGTCGCGTTCCCTGCTGGTCCTGGTGACGCCGGAGGCAGTCGGTCGCCGCGAGCGAGGCCTCGAGCAAGGCTTCCTTGCGGGGCATGCCGACCCGCACGGAGCGCAGGAAGGTGTCCTTCCGGACAAAGGCAGCGTGCTGCTCCGGAGCCGGGACGTGCTTACCTTCGCCGTCGACACCAGCGCGGCAGTGCGGGTGCCCGCAGGAGCGCGCGCGCTTCTTGTACGGCACCTTCTGCTTAAGCACGTGCTTGTCCAGCTGCCCCTTCTTGCGGGTGACGAGCACCCGCGGGACCGCGTAGACCCCGTTGTCGAACAGGCGGATTGCCTGGGCCTGCGCCCGCTTGAACAGCTGACGCAGCGGCGCCGGCTCGTTGCGCGGCCCGTAGTGGAACAGCCCCTGCCGCGTGAGCAGCGGGACCTGCTGGGGGAAGGGGAGGTGCCAGTACGACCAGCTATCGCTTTTCTCTTCGGTGTTGCTCATGAGGTCGTCTCTCGAGTGAACGTGGATTGTTGGTAGGTCTTTCCGTCAGCAAAGTTGAATTCAATGCTCTCGCCGGCCCAGGCGCCGTCGCGGAGCTCTTCGAAAATGCAAACGAGAAGCTTTTTGCACTCCGGGCAGACGACGAAATCACCTGAAGTCGGTCCGAACGAAAGCTCGAGCCTTTTCTGCTCCTCCTTACTCAGACTCTTGTCCATTTCCTCTTTCTCTCGCTCGAAGATTGAATCCGCAATCGATCGAGATTCCTTCAGACTCAGGCCGTGCTTGTCGAAGTTGAGATCGTCAGGAAGGACTCCCACACCTTTGCACTTGGAGCAGATCGTCCAGCCCGGTTCCACGCCCCGTCCGAAGTGTTCCATGAGCCTCTCAGCGCGCTTTCTCCAGGCCTTCTTCCTTCGCTTCGCGTTCTTATTGCTGAAGCCGGGTCGTTGAAATTCGTACCATTCGGAGTCCATGCGCGGCCTTTCGGGAGGTTTTCCGACCTTCCCTGGAGGTTCTTGAAACTTTTTTTCGGAAAACTCGGGAACAGGCAAGTTATTGCGTCCCAAGTGTTTACTACTGCCGTACTCGGCTTCCATGACTCTCCCAGACAAGTTGGACTTGCCAGGAGTCAGAGCAACGAGCTACATTCAGGGCGTTGGTGACCCTTAGTCTTAGCTGTTGCTCTGACTCACGACGCCTCGCAGTTGGCTCTGCGAGGCGTTGGCATGTACGGGTGATCGATCTCCTCGTTCGAGTGCAGTTCGAAGTGCGACTGCACGGACCTTCCGTTCTACACCACAGCCAGCCGGCCTGTCCACCGACTGGGCGAGTTGCAGGCCCCAAGTCCTGAGGTAGCGTAGAAGCAACAGCCAATGTCCGGAGTCGCACTTTCAAGTGCGTCTTCTGCGCCGAGTCCCTACTTGCGCAGAGGCTGTATAAGCGACGCGAGGAGCCAGGGTCACCCCCTGGCTCTTCGTGTTTCCAGACGGAACCGCGGCACGCTGCTAGGCTGGAGGTATGGAGCTCTAGCTTATGAGGCGTTTGATCCTGCCCCTTCTCCTCCTCGTTGCCGCGCCTGCGCTCGCGCAGCAGAAGCCCCAGGGCAACGTCAAGCCGACCCAGCCCCCGGTCGTTCAGCCGAAGCCGAAGATCACGCCGCCGCCCATGCCGGTCCCGCATGTCTTCGAGGAGGAATGGTTCGAGGAGGCTCTCCCCAAACCGAGGAAGAAGATCGAGATCCCTCCCCCGCCGAGCGTCATGCCGCTCGAGCTCGTGCGCGCGAAGAAGAGCTTCCGCCTGACCGATCGCGTGATCTTCGTGGTCGACACTTCCGGCAGCATGGAGGGCTTGCTCCAGCAGGCTGTCGCCTCGGTGCAGTTGATCCTCATGTCTCCCGTGGACGGATTCCAGGCGGGTCTGATCACCTACAGCGCGTACGCGATCCGCTGGAAGGGCAAGCCCGAGCACAAGCACGATCCCAAGGAGAAGTGCGGCGACCATTGCGTCCGCCAGGGCTGGGCGTCCATGCCGAGCCACTACCCTTCGCTCATGCGATACCTGCTGACCTGCTCGGCCGACGGGAGCACGGATCTCGCTCGAGCGATCCGGGTCGCCATGCGCGATCCGTGTGATCGCTTGACCGTCGCCCTGGTGACGGACGGCGACGTCAACGTCAAGGAGGCCGAAGAGGCCTACAAGAAGGGCTTGGCCTGGCGCAAGGAGAAGAAGCTCCCGCCCGTGAACTTCATGGTCTGGGGGGCTGGCGACTACCACCGGGAGAAGCTCAAGGAGCTCGCCCGAATTGGCGGGGGCGGCCTTTGGGTCCACGGGAAGAAGCGATCGGGGCCTTGGTAGGCTCATGCGTCGTGCTTCTCGGTCACGATCCCAAGGATCTCCTGATCGTTGAGGTAGCGGCAGCCGGCCCGCAGGCGGTTGTTGTGTCGGTGCAGGCCGCGCAGTAGCGTGATCCCGAACTTCGACTTCGCGAACGCCTCGGCTCCCTCGTCCGGGATCAGGGCGTCGATATCTTCCGGCAATTCGACCTTGTAGCGGTATTTGCGATAGGTTAGCCAGACGGGCTGCGTCTTGGCGAGCTTGAGCTTGTCGGAGAGGTATTGCTGGAGCTTGGCCATTAGATTCCGATCGAGCAGGCGAGGCGCTGTCCGGACCCTGCGGACCGTGAAAACCAGATCATGGTCGACATGCCGTGAGAGTGCCCCATACCCCTCGAGAAGTGCTTTCTTTCTCCGACTCGGGGACCAGGGATTGATCCGAGCCCTATGTATCCCTGGATCCAGTGGCAAAAGCTGTGGCGACGCCGGCGCCTCACACGCCCCTTCCTCTCCACCGATTCGGACAGCCCATGCCGTGCGACCAGGAGATCCCCCTTCCGCTCCAGCCCATGAATGACCTGACGTCGCGGACTACCCAAACGCAACCGATAGCGCGCCCAAGCCCCTTCCCGGAGCCGCGGGCAGCCTTGAATAGCCCTCTTCCTGCGATTCCTCGGATCCAAAAACCAGGCCCTCCTCGACGCCGCCTCACGCTCCTGCTCCGGTCGATTTCCTGAGTCCCATGCCGGCGCAGTCCCACGCGTATCGGACGCGGGACCCCAAGAACGGGATCTTCATTCCACCCCAGGCTCGAAGTTCTCCCGTGCCGTGTCCCATGCACGACCGTCTCATGTGATTCGAGCCAGGCGTTCCGATCGCCCACGCGCGCCCGTGCATGATCCAGTCCGGTCGCCAGCCTCCCTTTCGACGGGGCTTCTTCACCGAACTCCCTGGACCAGATCCCACAGACCCGGCAGGAGGCTTTTGAGCGGGTCGTCGTCATAGCGCCAGCGGACCTTGATCAGCTTGTGCTTCTCGCGCAGCCCCTCCTTGTCGCTGTCGGAGGGAAGGATCCGAACCCGCCAGCCCGGTAGGTGGACGTGGACGCCGTTGTTGTCGATCTCCTGGAGCGCGACGATCAGCAGCGCCTGATCCTCCGCGAGGAGAAGGGGCACCTCGACCTCGACGCCGCGGGCCGTGTAGGTGGTCGTGTACTCGAGCTCACTCGCCTCGGTCTTCGCAGGCAACGGATCCTTGGCCGCCGGCTCGGTCTGCACGGGCGCGCAGGAGCAGAGCAGCAGGGAGGCCACCAGGACGCCAAGGAGTCCGATCGTGGTCCAGTTGACCTGCCGGTTCGTTTGATTCATTCCTGCCACCACTCCCCCTCGACAGGCTCGATCGGATCGGCGCACTCCGGGTCGCAGCCAGGGCAGTTCGCCGTGTTCTCAGGGTGGCTGCAGACGAGGTTCGTCATTCCGCTCAGGATCCAAGTGTCCGGGATCGTGCTCACACGTTCACCGTAACGCCGAGCCGCAGGGCCCAGACGTCTTTCCCGTTGGCGAGCCAGTCGCTGTATCCGATCTGCGCACAGCCGCCGCGGCCCCAGTCCTTGCCCCAGCTGTTCTGGATCCAGAGGCCGTCCGCGTCGTAGCCCACGATCGCGAAGGCGTGCCCTCCGCTGCGCTCGTGCATGGAGTCGTCCTCGATTATGGCGCCCGGATCGTTCCAGCCGGGGTGCAGCCACGCCGAGGCGTAGAGCACGCCGACCTCGCTCAGCGCCGCGAACATGTGGTTCAGGTTCTTGCTGTTGACTCGGTAGTAGCTGCCCAGGGGTCGCCTGGCGGCGTCGGCCGCACGAGCCGGCGTCATGCTTTCTCCTTTGGCGTTGTTGGGCCACACGCGCCGCGAACAAGCGCCGCGGTGATACCAGCCCTTGACCGCGCCTCGGCACGAACTCCAGTCGTATTCGTCGCCCGGCCAGGCGTCGAAATCCTTAGCGTTCTCGTAGAACGCCCGCGCGCTGATCGGCGTGTCGTCCGGCAGCGTCCCGGCTCGGGTGCGCAACAGGTAGTGCGCCACCGTCGCCAGCGCAAAGCCCGTGCAGGCGCCTTCACTGCCCTGATCCAGGACTTCAATCCCGCGTCGCTCCCATGAGCGGATCGGGATCTCCGGGTAGACGTTGATCAAGCCGGGCTCATACTTGAAGTCGCGGAAGTCCGCTTCGTCCGGGCGCGCGTCCAGGGTCCGGTTCATGCTTCGCTCTTCTCGTTGCAGGTGCAGGCAGGAATTTGGCGGGCGATCACGTTTCGGCCCTTGGCGTAGCTCAGGGTCCCGCATTGGAGGCACGAGAGAAGCCAGGGGAGTTCGGCGTTCTTTTTCGAGCAGTCTTCCTCGAGTTTGTGGGTGCCGTAGTTTGCCCCCTTGGCAAAGGGGAGCTTGCTCAAGGTGACCGTGACGCCGATTCGCTCCTCGTTGCCGGCCTCCTTCTTTCCTCTGCGCTCCTTTCGGTTCTTGCTGGCCCGCTTCACGGTGCAACTGCGCGAGCAGTTGATCTTCTTGGGGTGCCGGGTTTCGAAGGCCTTGCCGCAGAACGAGCAGTCGACGGTCCTCGGAGGGTGCGCGTCGTAGGCTGACGCAGCGGCCCTTCTGCGCGCCTCCGTTCCGTAATTCGCCTTCTTCTTTGCGGGCGGCCAAGAGCCGCGGGCGCTAGGCGGGGAAGGGCGAGCCGAATCGATCGCGGCCTTCTTGCGCTTCGCCGTTTCGGTCGCGTCGCTCCAACGCTTCATGAACGCTTTCGCCTTGCCTACGTTCGACTCGTCGATCCTGCGAGTGCTGCACGGAGTCTCGCCCTTGCAGCGCAGGCAGATACCCAGCGCCGATCCAGGCTTGCCTCCGAGTCGGTGGGCGCGAAAGTCGTCGCAGGTCGAACACAGATCCCGGAAGACGATCTTGTCGTTCTTCGTCGAAAGTACGGCGCGGACGAACTCACCGATCATGAGTCTTCTCCTAGCAGGACAGGGACGGTATCTCTTTTCATGGCCTCACGGCAAGCGCTTTCTTCGCCGTGGTTGCGGAAGTTTGCTTCAGAAAGCGTCGAGTAGGCAACGCTCTCGCGACCCCGGCTCATGAGCCACGCTCCTCGGGAAATGCTGATCAGGTGGCCGGGCCACATATTGACCGACCGGAGCAAGGAGTGGTCAATCCTGGCCTTGAATCGCTCAATCGCGTCGCTACTCGCCCAAGAGCAGGCGTCGTAGTCGAAATCAGGAAACCTGCCGACCGTTTCAGGTCCGCAGGCAATGAGGACCTCGTCGCCCAGCGTGACGAGTTCAGCGGACAGCCCAGCGCTCACGGCGTCCCGCGACCAGATTCCGTGCAGGAAGCGAGAGGCGGCACGCGAAGCGAGGAAGACATACTCTAAGCCGAACTTCTTCATGCCCATGATTCGCGCGCGCGGGCCGAGCGGAACAAAGATCTCCTGAACTCCCCGCTCGAAGGTGAGTACGTCCTCACCCTCGGCGATCAAGTTCCAACCGAGGGCCTTTTGGGCTCGCTCGCTGCCCAGCAACGCCGCGGCCTCGACTCGGTCGGGGCTGAGCTCTCCTGCGCGGATCCGCTCGCGAAGGTAGTCGATATCGGCTTCGGGATCGAACCGCGCCGCGACCTTCAGCTTTCGAAGTCGCTCGTCGCTCACAGCATGTTCCTCAGCCTGCGGAAGTGCTGAATGAAATCCTCTTGAACGGCGCTGAACGAAGGGGCCGGTGCGTTGAGGTGAGCTTGAATCCAGGGGATACAAGAGGAACCCTCGATCGAAAGATCCAACCCCTTGAGGGTCACGGCCTCCGTGATCAACAGGCTGTTGTCAGCCGCCTTGACCTCGGGCGGGTGGGGCCACTCGAGGTCGTACTTGCGCGCGATCGCCGCGTGGATCCGGTCTTCCGTGGTCCGGTAGGCCTTGAGGCCCTTGTGGTACTTGATCGGACGTGGCAGGTCGGCCAGGTAGGCCTCGCTGGCGTCGTGGAGCAGCCCCGTGAGCGCGGCCCGGGTACCGTGGCCTTGCTCTTCGATCAGCTTGCAGACCCAGATCGAGTGCTCTCCAACCGATATAAAGCGCTCAACGTGGCCCGACCAGCGACAGAGGTGACTCAGCGCCGTCGCGATATCGCGAATGTTGATCTGGTCCAACTGGGGGTCGAAGGGCGTGAACCGGATCCCGGAGACCGTCGTGATCGTCGGCTGCTGCTTTCCGTCCGGCATGGGCACGTACCCCCTGTCGTTCCAGACGACGACCTTCGGCCGGCAGTTTCCGCACACTTCTTCGACCGGGAGTTTGAGGTATCCGCAGAGATCGTGCGTGGACTCGGCGGCGCCTTGGAACTTCCTTCCGATTTCTCGTCCGCAGAAGGTGATCTTGGCGTCTTCGTTGAGGCGAGCGTGGGTCTTCATGCTTGTCTTTTCGTTAGGGCTTTGACGACCAGGTAGAAGGCCACGACCGCGCCGCCGGTGCAGAGGAGCCACGTCTCCCGCCGCTTCTTCGCGTCCTCTTCAGCAGCCCAGCGCGCAGAGAAGATCAGGAGGAGGAAGGTGAGGTAGTAGACCCCAAACGCGAGGAGCCAGTTCACGCCAGCCTCCTCCTGAGAATGGCCTGGCGAATCGACTCGATTCCGATCGAGGTCGGCAGGTAATGCGTCGAGTGGTGTTCGTACAGCGCCAGCGAAAGATCGATCAGCGCGAGCTCGATCTCGTCCTCGTTCGCAAACTTGGGCTCGGTGCCTTGGCCGATCTCTCCCAGTCGGTTTCGGATCAAGTTGATCTCCCGGGACAGTTGGTTTTCAAGCGCCCTCTTCCCGTCCGCGCGGCCGCGGCGGACGATTTCGGCCCCCTTGGCCCAGCGTCGCCAGGACTCGAGCGAGCACTTCTTTTCGCTCGTCCCGGTCGAGTAGACGATCGTGCCCATGGCGCTCACGAACTCGACGCAGCGCTCGCGCCCGCTCTTGGAGACCTTGTCGAGGAGGCGGGGGTGAGTGCGCGGGTCATGTTCTTCGGTCTTCTTCATGCGCCTCTCCCGTAGGGGTAGTCGTCGCTCTCCCCCGCCATTCGCTGGAGCTTATCGGCCATTTGCTGGAGCTCGCGACTCAATCGCCTAAGCTCCTGACTCTTCCAGACCTCGCCCGTGACCCACTTCCCCTTTTCGCGCGCCTTCTTGGCGCGGCGGATCCCGCGTAGGTCAGTCGCCTCTCGGCTGAACTCGACGTAGTAGGTCGCTCGACCCGTCGGGATCTTGGTGAACAACCAGTTCTCCTTGACCGGCCCGTAGACCACGGTCCCGACTCGCCCCGTGGGGTCGACGACCATATCGCCCTTTTCGAGGAACTCCCAGCGCTTCACGGCTTCGCCTTCGCCTGCAGCAGTTTCGCCAGGCGGTTGTTCTCTTCCCGCAGAATGCTGTTGCTCTTTTCCAGGTTGGCGAGCTTGCACAGGTCGGCCTTGAGCTCCTTGCTCTCCTGAACCTCTTTCCGCAGGCGCTTGAGTTCAGAATTCCTCAGGTCGAGAAACGACTTCTTGTTTTCGAGTTCCGTTTTCAGCTTGGCGACTTCTGCTTGAGACTTCTTCAGCTGAGCGCGGGCGCCCTGAGCGCTTTCGGCCCGAGCTTTATTGAGGTCCTGGCGAAGGCGAGCGATCTCCCGCCTCAGCTGAGCGACGGATCCCTCCTCGGTCGCCTGCTCGTAGTCCTTGTTGGCTCGGTCCTCGTCGCCGACCACGAGTTCCATGTCGTGGTCTTGATAGAACTTTCCGAGCAGTGAGATCGCAGCGGGCCCAGGCCGAGTTCCGAGCAGCCAGTAGTGGCACTGGGTCAACCAGCTGAGCTCTCCGACGACAACGTCCTCCATGTCCCGACCGAAGTAGACGTTGACCGCGGCTTCGACGTGATCCCGCAGTATGTGACTTCCGCTAGTGGGTCTGTATTTGACCCATTGAACTTCATGGAGCGGCGTCTCCGACGGTCCTACGCTCTGCGTGCGGGCCTGGAGCACGGCCCACTCCATGGCGTTCTCGGGCGTAGGGTCACTACGCCAAGCTCGCCAAGCTTTCGTCAGCTTTTCGTCCAATCCGCACCTCCTTTCGCTGCTTGAGCTCCTGAATGAACTGGCTCTGGAACGCCGGGCCTAAGGTGGTCTCCTGCACGTAGCTGATCTCGCAGGTCGATTTGGTCCGGGTGACCGCGACGTAGAACAGGCGGCGCTCTTCGGACAGGTCCGCCAGGCGGTGCGGAACGACCCCCTCGTTCGCCCGAATCAAAAAAACGGTTCCGTACTCTAGGCCTTTGCAATTATGCCCGTCGAATCCGTTCTGAAGGAACCTCCCCATTTCAGGAACCTCGACGCACATGGACTCGCACTCTACGATTTCAATACTCTTAATCGGGTCGTGAAAGAAACCCAGCTTCCCGATCAAATCGGGGACGAGGGCTGCTTTCCAACGGCTTACCCTCCCTCTGTGGCTGGCGTTTGCTCTGTCCTGGTTCCTCAGGAAGCGAAGTTCGTTTTTGGCTATAGGGACCGGATACATTTGGCGGCCAGGGGCGCACGAAAGGCGGTCTTGTTTGACCTTGCTGATCATTCCGATCGACCTTCCGAACTTGGAGGCAAATTCTCCGTAAATGTAAATGTGCGTATTATTCCTTCCTTGGTGTTCGACCCTCCTGCGCTTGCAGGCGACCCCAAATCTCAGAAGCATGACCTGAACCTGCTTGGCCATTTCTTCGCTTTTGTTGGACCAGTCGATATGATCGAGTTTCCCCTTTTTCACATTTACAGTTCCGTCTTCAAACAGTCCTCTGAGAAATGAGGCCTGAATGATTGCCGGGCTCCTCAGGACGCACTCGGGGATCGACTTCTCCTGAGGGGAGGTGCCTCCGAGGATTTCAAGCCACCTGCAAAGCTTGGTGCTGTTGATTTCTGCGTAGTGGACGAATTCTCCAGTCAGGTTGTAGCCGGGCTTCTTCGCCTGTTCTTTCTTTCGGATAGCGTTTAGCCCAAAAAGCGATTTCCCTAGCGCGCAGAAGCGGTTTACAACCTCTTCGTGGCGCTTCTTCAGCCTGACGCCTCGCTTGTAGCAAGTTCCGTCGCCAACTATCAAACCCAGGAATTCAGCTAGCTCGCTGCTCATTCGCTGCGGAATTTTGCAGACGTGCTCACGGATATCACCGACTCCTGGACTTGGAAGGCTAGGAACCTCTCCAGCAGGGCAATTCACGCCCAGCTTCAAGCGAACGAATTGGCCTTCCTTTAATTCGTCTGCGCGGTGCCGTCGGTATCCATTTCCTCCCCATGCCTGGATTCCGTGGTCCGGCGTCATGGTGAGCTCGTACCCTCTTTCGGTCGTGACCTTTATCCCAATTCTGCTCGGATTGCGAACAAGGTTTTTGTAGCGGAGGGGCCCTTTCGGGGTTCCGATAAGACCGGATTTCGAGGCTAGCTTGATCGGAATCAGGCCCTCGCCTGTTTCGATAAGAGTGTCCGGGTGGACGCAGCGGTGAATGGTGCTCAACACCACGCGACCCGGAGCGGACTTCTTGTTCAGGTAGGTGTTGTCGTGGTCGGCCTCGGCGATATCGTCGTCGCGCATGAGCCGGACGTATCGCAGGAGATCCTCTGCGCTGTCGTAGCAATCCCCTAGGTCCTCCAGGTTTCTTGCGTAGTCCTCGATCTCGATCTTCCCGTCGCCCGAGGCTCGATTGACGAAGAACTTGACGAGTTCAAGCTTCCACAGCACATGGCGGATCGCGTCCCCCACCCCCTTTTCCTTGAGCGCCTTCCGGGTTTCGGTGACCGCCTTGCGAAGGTTGGGAATACCTCGCTTCCAGCGCCACTGCTTGACCTCGTCGTTCTCGAAGGCGTTGACCGCTGCAGCGTAGTTGTCGTACGTGTTCAAGAAGGCTCGGTTGAGACTCCTCAGCGGCTTGCAGTAGCAGGCCTTGAGCCACTCCCGATCTCCGGGTTCGAGTGCGAGACCGAGGTAACCGATCGTGGCCGCGACGATCGGTTTGCTGAAGAACGGAGAGCCCTGAACGCGGTAGGGGATTCGGTTGCGGATCAGTTCGATCTCGACCGCGCCAGCGCTGGCATGCGTGCGGTAGATCACAGCGATCTCATGCGAGGGGAACCCAGCCGCCTGATAGCCCTGGATCTTCTTGACGACGCCGCGCGCCTCCCTCAGGGGTTCGGCGTAAGACGTGACCGTGATCCGTCCCGGCAAGGCAGACTCGAGCGCCTGGGCGGGCTTTTCCTTTAGCTTGTTCGGCGCGTGGCTGAGCAGGTTGTTCGCCTGATTGACGACCTCGTGCGGACACCTGAAGTTCACCGAGAGCCCGTAGACCTGCGAGTTCATGAGCTCCTGCCTGAAGAAGCCCATGAGTTCAGGCCGGGCGCCGCGGAAGCTGAAAATGGATTGCGAGTCGTCGCCGACCGCCATGAGGTTGTTGTCTCGGGCGAGGTGACGGACCATGGCCCATTGGCCAAGGTTGTTGTCCTGGACCTCGTCCACGATCACGAACGAGAACCTGCCCCACCACGGCGAGACCCAGGGAAGGCCCATGAGGATCGCCTGCGCCGGCAGCGCGATCATGTCGGAAAACGTGATCCAGCGGTGGGCGTGCAGAGCGTAGTACTCGTTCGACGAGTGATACTCTGGGCAGGCCGAGGCCATTTGCAGCTTCATGTAGCAGCGCTGCACGGCCTCGATCACGACCGGGATCCGGCCGGGCTCGTTCTCGTCCTCAGAGATCCTCAGGTTCTCCCAGGCCCAGTCCATGAAACAGGGGAACTTCGTTCCGTCGCTGCTGCTCCAGGCCCCTTCGCAGAAGAGCTCGCCGGTCGTTTCGTCGATCAGGTCCGGAAAGATCAGATTGGACTTGCTGAAGTCGATCAGCTTCATGACCTCACTGACCTTGGGGGCGAGGTGCGCGCGGCTGACGGGGCCTTTCGCTTCGAGCTCGTCCTTGTAGTTGAGCAGCGTGGCCTTCATGAGCTTTTCGATATCGATATCGAGCGACTGCTTCCGCCCGACCCGCTGACCGAAGGCCGGTTCCTTCTTCGCCTCCTCGCCCTCGGTCGGGATCGAGAAAGTCATGCTCCCGCCTTCGTCTTCCGACGAGTCCTCGCGCGGCCAGCGGAAGGTCCGTTCCTCCTGCAGCGGGAATCCTCGTTTGATCATTTCCTTACCGACGCTGTGCAGCGTTCGGTACTGCACGCCTCGAGGGACGCCCAATTCGCGGGCGCGGCGGATCATGTCCTCGGTGCCGGCGCGGCTGAACGTGATCATAAGGATCTGGTTGGCAGGAACGCCGCGCCGGATCAGGTTCTTGATCCGCAGCAGGATCGTGGTCGTCTTGCCGCTGCCGGCGTCAGCGAGGACGAGCGCCGGACCCGTGCCGTGCTCAATGACCGCTTGCTGCTCGACGGTTGGCTTCATGCTTGCTGCTTGCCGTGGGTTCGCTGAGCCAGCTGACCGCGCAGGCGATCAGGCCGTCCAGGGGAATGTTGCTGCCGAGTTCCCGGGACGTGTTCCCGTAGGACTCGATCACGCGAACGAGTCCGTCCTTGACCATGAACGTGAATTCGCGTTGCCCGAACTCCTCGCACTCGACGCGGTGACGATACACCTTGAGTCCGACGACTTCGCGTAAACTCTCTGAGCGGTGGAAGTCCACTACACCTTCTTGGCGATCGTGGCATGACTCGCCGTGAACATGACCTTCTGATCGCCCTGGACGCCGAGCAGTCTCGCCGGTCCGTGCAGCCCGTCGGGCAGCTTCTTGCCCGCGTAGACGAGCGTTCCGTCGTCGAGCTCGAGGCAGGGCCAGGCGACTTGAGACGAGAACTTCGGATTCTCGTTCGCGAGCTCGTTGGAGAAGAGCGTGCGGAACTGAACGATCACCCGGCCACGCAGGGACGAGCCCTTGCGGTTTTCCGCGCTCGTAGCTTCCTGGGCAGCTTTCCAGCCCGCCTCGAAGGCTTCATAGAGGTTCGGGGTTTGAGGCTTGGACTCGATCCACAACTTCTGCTTGCGTTCGATCTCGTTCATTAGATCTCCGTTGCGCCGAGCGCGGCGGCGGCGTTGAGGCACCAGTTTTCGACCTGGCGCCGATCGAGCTCCTGTTCACCCAGGGCTTTACTCATGTGCTGGAGCGCCTGCCCGAGGAGGAAGCGCGCCTGATAGTGAAGCGAGCACTCGAGGCGCTGGCTCCCTCCCGCGAAGATCGTTTGCTCTTTCTTGGACCCGCACAGGTAGCACGTTGAATCGAGGACCCGGCGGTTGTATTGGTCGATCAGGTGGATCAAGCAGTCCGCGCACCCGACGAAAACCTGCTCGCCACATTCGCGCTTCACCTCGAGCACCGGCTTCCCGCGGACTCGGTTACAGAGCGGACACCTGAGCTTGCTCATTGAATGCGCTCCCCGACCACGTCCCAGTTGACGCATTCGTAGATCCTCTGGGCGTATTCGTCGCGCTCGTGTTCGTAGTCGAGGTAGAAGGCGTGTTCCCACAGGTCGATCAGCAGGAGCGGTCGGTAGAGCGACCAGTTGTAGTCGTGGTTCGTGACGACGTGAACGTCAGCTTGCTTCGGCTTGCGCTTCAGTTGGCTGAGCGCGACCCAGCCGCTCCCCATGAGCTTGGAGCCCTCGCTGAGGATTTCCTTGCGGAGGGCCGCGGCGGACCCCCCAAACAGATCCGTCACCGCAGCGGGCGGATTGCTTTGATCGTAGGGGCTCTTGAGGTTTTCCCACCACAGGTTGTGCAGCTGGGCGCCGTTGATCTCAAAGGTCAGGCGCGCGTTGTCGTAGTTGCCGAGCCGGCGCTTGGCCTTCTTCTTGAGTAGTTCGTTGCCGCGTCGAACGTAGTCGGCGTGATTGCCTTCGTAGTGAGCGAGCAGTTGGTCGAACGACATGACGTCAAGGAGTTCGTTCGGGCTGTCGTAGGGGAGGGGGTCTTGGACGAGCGTCTTCGGGATCGCTTTCTTCCGGGTCAAACCATGTCCTTCGTAGCCTGCTCGAGCGGGATCAGCTTGATCCTCGTCTCCGCCTGAGGTCCATAGATCTTGCGCACGTATTCTTCGCAGACCTGCTTGTCGTCCACGTAGAAGATCTCTTCGAGGGCGTCCTTGACGAACTTCGTCAGATTGTCGGTGTCGGGCCGCACGACGTGAAGCAAGATCCCCTTGAGCGCAGCGGCCCATTTCCACTTGGGCTTCTGCGGCGCCTTGAACACGAAGGTGACCTCGAGCCGGATCGGGCACTCCCAGATCCCGTTCACCTCGGGCCGAAACTTCATGGCCGCGACCGAGAAGTCGCGCTGCTTTCGCTGCACGTCTCGGTCGTTAATGATCGTCGGCGTCTTGCTGCCGAAGAGCTTCGCGATCCGCTTCGCGTTTCCCTTGGGCTTGGGCTTGCCGGGGATCGTGAACTCGACCGGCTGCAGGCCAACTCGATCAGCGACCTTCTGCTGCAGCCAGAGCGTGAGCCCGTCGCGGAGCTCTCGCGCCTCGCGTTCGCTGAGCTCGCAGACCGATAGCTCGCGCTCGAGTTCTTCGTCGTGCTGCGTGACGCCGAGCTTCCAGCCGAAGTCCAGGACGGTCAGCGGGACGAGGTCGGCGACCAGGGGCGGGGTCTCGGCTACCATAACGGCTTCCGATCGTGAACCTCGAGCCAGGGCGAGGTCTCGCTCTCGATTGCGTGCTTCTCAAGAATGATCATGGCGGGCTTCTGGAGGTGGTCCGGAAGGGTCTTGATCCAATTCTCGAGTTGCTTTTTGCGGATCTTGGTCACGCTGTCGATCAGCGCGTCAGGGACGGTGCCCGTAAGGCTGGTGAGGTCGTTGACGAGCTCGGCCGTGCTCGCGTAGTTGGTGACCTTGCGGCTCTTCTTCATGGCGAGCAGGTGATTGACGCGGTAGCTGCGCTGGTCGGAGGGGATCTGCTCCATGATCTTGTTGCCGAGATCGATCCTGCGCCGCTCGGTCAGGTCTTGAGCGAGCTTCATGGTCTTCCACTCGCGGATCATGTCCTCGAGCGACAGGTCGTCGAGCTCGGACAGCGGCGTGAAGGTGATCTTCTTGAGCGATTTCTCGAACGCGCTGCAGCCGGCTCGGTAAGGGCACCACTTGCAGTGATTGCCGACGACCGCGGTTTCGTCCCGCGAATGCCAGCGGTTGCTGAGGGCGCGAGCAAAGCCAAGCGCGCGCTCGTGGTGGTGCGGCGTCCAGTCGCACCAGACCTCTTTGTTCAGCTGAACGTTGACGATCCGGAAGCGAATCCTGGGGGTCTGGGGGAATTTACGGCGCGCCCAGGCGAGCTCGAGTTGGCACTGGGGGTCCGTCTCGAGCTCTTCGGGGGAAGGGAGTTGCCCGAGGCCGGTTTTGTAGTCGCTGACCACGATCATGACCGGCGGGAGGCTGGGGTTAGTGGGGTGGGGGACCGCTTGGATCAGGTCGGCGAACCCGGCGACCTGCAGGGACGGGGTGACGTAGAAGTTCCACAGGTGCTCGACGTCGTAAATGTTGTCGAGCGAGAACGGCTTGGTGTTCTGGAGAATGTCGCGCGAGCGGTTGTAGACCTCGACGCCCTCGCGTATCTCTTCCTGGAACTCGAGGAGGTGGATCAACTCCTCAGGCGTCACCACGGGATTGACGGCGCCTCGTCGACCCGGCTTCATGCGGATCATACCGGCGTCTTCGTACGCGCCGTGGATCGCGTTTCCGATCAGCGCGTCGAGGCCGCTGGGATCCTTCTTGCGGTGTCGGTAGCGCTCGGCGTGCTGCTTGGGACAGGTCGCGAGCTTCTTGAACCACGAGGGGGACTTGGCGCCACGGGGCCAGCGCGAGAGACGATTGATCTTCTTGGGCGGAGGGAGGCTGAGCCATGGAGCGTTCGTCGGATACGGCTCGGTCGCAGTGCCAACGCCCAAGGGGAACTCCTCCGCCTCGGTGGGTTGATCCATGACGGCCGGGTCGATCTGGTTGTCGTCGTCCATGAAAATGCCTTATAGAAGCCCGCACGGCCAGGAAATTCGCAAGCCGTGCGGGCGTGGTTGAGAGGCCTCGAGCCGGAGGGCTAGAAGGGAACGTCCTGATCAGGAACGCCCATGGCCGCGGCCATGCCCTGAGGCTGCTGCTGGGGCGGCTGGCCGTAGGTCTGGCCGTAGCCCTGCTGCGCCTGGACGGGAGGCTGGCCCTGCATGCCGCCCTGGAAGCCCTGCTGCGGCTGCTGCTGGACCTGTTGCGGCTGCTGGTAGCCCTGCTGCGGCTGCTGGTAGCCCTGCTGCTGGGGCGGCTGGCCGTAGCCCTGCTGAGGCTGCTGGGGCTGCTGCGGACGTGCCTGCTGGTGCTGCTGCTGCGGGCGCGCGCCCTGCGGGTTGTAGTCGGCGGGGTAGTAGCCCCGAATCCGAATGTCGGGGGACTCGCCGTCCGCGGCGTACTTGCCCTTGCCGTAGTCGACCTTGACCACGATCTTTCGGCCGCGGAAGTCGAGGGCGCTCGCCTTGCCGGTCTTCTCGGGCACGGCGGCCTTGCAGAAGGCCGCGAAGACCTTGGCCTGGTGGGAGACCTCGGGGTTCAGGGAGTCGAGGACCTTGCGGGGGCCGGTGGGCGTGTTGAGCCCGATAATGAAGAAGAGCTTGGTTCCCCGCTGAGCTCCGTTCTTGTCCGTGTCGACCATGCCCTTGGCGAACAGGATCTGGGCGTTGTAGAACTGGCCGGCCATGTCGGGCGTGAAGGGGACCTCGTTGGTCGTCTGCACGTTCTCCCAATAGGCGCGATCGACGTCGTCCTGGTTCTCACCCGGCACCGGAATGTTGAACGTGGCGTTGCTCACGTCCGGCTCGGGCTGCTGGGGAGCGGCCTGGTAGGGCTGTCCGTAGGGGTTGGGCGCGTAACCCGGCTGCATGGGTTGTCCGTAGCCCGGCTGCGGCTGTCCGTAGCCCGGCTGCGGCTGTCCGTAGCCCGGCTGCGGCTGTCCGTAGCCCTGCTGCATGGGCTGTCCGTAAGCGGGTTGCATGGGCTGCCCGCCGTATCCGGGCTGCTGGTAAGGCATGTTCATGGTTCAGAGTCCTTCTTTCACGAGCTAGTGGTTTGAGCGGCCGGCTTCTCGCCTTCCGGCTTCGGGGAGGGGTCGTTGAAGTTGAGGTTGTTGCAGAACCGGAGCAACTGGAGCCCGGTCGGCTTGGGCCGGTTGGCGCCGGCCTTGGGGTCGGGGACGAAGCCCGTGTCTTTCCAGGCCTTGAGGATCTCGTCCGTGGCGAACTTGCTCATGGCCCTCGAGGAGATCTCGTTGCGGACGGCGTCGTTGATCACGAGGTTCGGCGGGTGGTTGGCGACCTCGGTCGCGACGATCGGATCCCAGCCCTTCTCGAGCAGGGCCTCGAACCAGTCGTCGCTGGTCTGAGGCTCGTCCTCGCGCACACCTTCGATCTTCTGCTCCTTGGGCGGGGGCACCGCCGAGGGCATTTCGGTCAGGTCTTCGGGCTTGATCGCCTGAGGCGGAGGCGGTCCGACCTGGAAGGTCTGCTGAGCCTGGGCCTGGTCCTGAGCAGGCGACGCGGGCACGGCGCCCGTCTGCTGAACCATGCCCTGAACCAGGGTGCTGTTCATGAGCGGCGGAAGCGGCGCGACCGCAGTCGCTCCCGGTGCTCCCACCATGCGCTGAGCTCCTCCGCCAGGGCCGCCTCCGCCGCCGAAGCCGTTCCCTTGCGGAACCTGTCCGTGAGCGTGCGGAGCGCCACCAGGAAAGCTTCCGTTTCCGTTCGACTGGACCGGCGCGCCCTGGCGAAAGGTGGGCTGCGCGCCACCTCCCTGCCGAGGGAGGGGCTGCTGGCCCGGGAACTGCTGCGGTTGCTGCGGCTGAGGGCGCTGCGCCGTCTGGGAGGGGCGCTGCATGGGCGGCTGGCCCGTCGTCGGCTGAGGCGCGAAGTTCGCGGGGCCTCCGGTCGTCCCCTGGGGCCCGGGAGGAGGTCCGGCGTAGTGCCCGATCATGGTTCCCTGGGGCCCTTGATACAGCGGCGTGACCGGCCGCGGCTGGAAGTTCTGAGCCGGAGGCTGCTGGAAGATCTGCTGCTGGGCCGGCGCAGGCTGCTGGAAACCTTGCTGCGGCTGCTGTCGAGGGGGCGGGGCGTCGCTGTTGAGGACCTCGTGGTAGTCCTCGTCCCGAGGCGACACGCGCGGGATCATGAGCAGGCCGCGGAGGAAGTACGCCAGGCCCTGCGTGTAGCTGTTCGCAGCGGCCTGGACGTGCGTCGAGCGATCGTTGGTCTGGTAGGGGAACTCCATGGGGAGGAAGGCGCCCTCACCCGAGGGGGCGTGGACGAGCAGGAACCAGAGGGCGATTCGGTTGCGACGCCCGAACTGCGCGTCGAGCTCGCCCATGATCCCAGTAGGAACGAGCACGAGACCCTCAGGGTGGAGGACGCGACGCGCCTCCTCAATGAAGTCCTCAGCGCTGACGAAGGTCCACATGGGAGGGTGAGCCATGGACCGCTGCCCCGTGATCGGGTCCGTGACCTCGATCTTGGGGGCGCGCTTGTTCGGCGGCCCGGGGTGCTTCTTCGCCAGCTTCTGCGCAGCTTGCTGCGCGTTCAGGAGAGCGGTCCAGAACTTGACGCTGGGGTCCTTCATGCCCAGCGGCGTCGTAGGGGTCGGGAAGACCGGCGCAGGGGGCGGCCCCGCGGTCGGCTTGCTTGCTTGGGTCGGGAACGTCACTCCACCTCCTGTGCGTTCAGGGACTCGACGATCAAGGCGTTGAGCTCTTGGGCGATCGTCCAGTTGTTGATTCCGTGTAGGGTCTTGAGCTCTTCGAACCGCCGCTGACGGCTCTTCTCGGCGCGCTCCAGGTCGGCCGGCAGGACGTAGACCTGCTTCTGGACCCGCTTCAGTTTCTTGCTCTTCTTCGGTCGCGGCACCTGCGTCTCCGTTGCTGGCCAGACCGTATGAGGGCCCTCCGACAGGTGCTGTAAGTCCTTTCAGCGAAAGGCGTTTACGTTGGTATACCTAGCAGGGAGGTTCACGAAGACTTCCCGAGGGGCCGTTGACACTTGCAAGAGAGGTGCGTAGAGTCCCCAGTCCACACCCAGCAAGGAGTAACTGCCGTGGAGATCCAGACCGAAATGAAGCGCTACCTGCGCGCCGAGGGCCTCGTGATCGAGTGCCCCGCCGACATGAACCGGGCCGAACTCGCAGCCACCCTTTCCCGCCTCAGCTACGTCCTGATCCGCGAGGTCGGGCACGAGGTCGAGGAGAAGTGGCAGGCCATGGCCGCGGCCGGAGACCCCGAGGTCGTGGCTCAGGTGGAGGCGGCCCGCGCGCGTCGTGACCGCTTCGACGAAGAGGAGGGCCAGGTCGTGACGCACACCGACTCCGTCCCCGAGCTCTCCCCGGCCGCCAAGACGCTCCAGGCGCGCTGGATCGGGCAAGACGGGGCTGACAGCCCGATCGTCAACCTCGAGGCCGATCGCCGGTCGATCGCGCCGAAGGCGGTCGTCTCGGTCGACGAGTCGACCAGGATCCAGGTGCTCGAGTGCGGGCACCGCCACCGCGTCCCGAGCGGGCACGTCTGGGAGGCGAAGGCGCGGCGCTGCGACCGCTGCCACGTCGAGGCCCACCCCGAGCTCCAGCCCGCGTCCTAAGGCGCGCGACGCCCTCTACGCGCCCCCTGCCGCCCAGAGCCGCAGGGGGCGCGCTGCGTTTGCTGCGGCACGGAGCCAGCAAGCCTCTCGAGCGAGGCTGACGTAAGTCGTTGCAGCCAAAGGACTTACGAAGTGCTTGACAGTCAGGGCGGTCACCTGTATCGTTTGGGGACCTTGCGGGGGAGTTCCCGCCTAGGTGTAGAGAGTCCCGAAACTGGCGCGGACGCGCCGGAGGAACCATGACGACCCCAGGCGGCGTGCAGAGCGCCGGCAACCGAATCAAGACCGAGCTCGTGTACACCGCGCTCAGCGTCGCGGAGACGCTGGTCGCGGACCACCCCGAGGCCGGCGACGCCGGCAACCCCCACAGCCCGCTCGGCCTCCTGCGCCGAGCGCAGGAGAAGCGCGCCGAGGAGCTCGCTGTCCAGCAGCGCGAGTCGGTCCACGTCTACCTCCAGAGCCAGCGGGCCGACGAGGGCCCGCACCGCGGCGACGCTCCCGGCGGTGTCGTCTACCGCTTCCTCGTCGTCAGGGACGGCGTCCCTGAGAGCGGTCGCTGGCTCAGCGGCTGGGCGCGGCCGCGCCTCGGCGACACCCTCGAAGGCGGCGACGGCTGCTGGTCCTGGGGGCAGGGCGGGATCGTCCTGCAGGGATCCTGCCGGTCGGCCTACGACGCCGAGCAGCTGGCCGAGAAGTTGATCCGCGATCACCCGGCCCCGGGGGTCGAGTGGAAGGGGTGGATCCAGTGAGCAGCGTCACGCGCTACGTGGTCACCCACCTCAACCAGCACGGCGAGCGGCGCATGTCCGCTCCGGCGCGCCAGGGTCGCTACACCTACGCGACCCCGGCTGAGGCTCGGCGGTTCATGCTCGCCATGCTCCACAACCCGTCCAACGACCTCGCGTCCGTGTTCGGCGCGCAGGCGATCGGGACCTTCGAGGTCCGGCCGATCCTCTGCTGGCCCGAGCACTTCGACCCGAAGGGCCGGCCGCTCCCGTTGAGCGAGACGGAGGTGGGTCTGTGAGTGACCGCGATCTCCGGACCCTGCGCCGCGACGCGGCGCTGGGAGACGCCGAGGCTGAGTCCCGGCTCGAGCGCGCCGCGCAGCGCGCGGACCTCTTCCGCTACGTCGTGCGCGTCAGCGCCGACAAGCCCGTCAAGTACGGGCGCCGGCGGAACCGCGTGGCCGTCATGTGCATGGAGCCGGACGCCCCGGTCCCGGCCATGATCTCGGACCGCGCTCGCGGCTGCGTCGAGGTCGTCGAGACCTGGGACGGACTCAACGTCGGCAAGACCCGACGCTCGGCCTACCACCGCGCCCTGGCGGACGCGATCGACCTCGCCCGCGACCTCGGCGGAGGCCGGGAGCCGGAGGTGATCCAGTGACCAACAAGCTCTACCTCAAGCACTACGAGGACGGGTCCGTGCAGGTGCGCGTGACCCCGATCAGCAACGGATACCTGGTCAAGCCGGGCGGCGGGCAGGCCCCTGTCTACTACCCGACTCACCAGGAGGCTGCGGCCGACGTGACCCGCGCGCTGATCGTGGCGTTCCAGCGCGATCCCGTCGCGCGTCCGCCCGAGCAGGAGGCGTCGTCGTGAAGGCGGTCGACCTCTTCGCGGGGGCCGGGGGCGCTACCCTTGGCCTGACCCGCGCCGGCCTCGACGTCGTCTGGGCGGCGAACCACTGGGGCTCGGCCGTCAAGCTCCACAGCGCTCGGCACCCGGGCGTCGAGCACGAGCAGCAGGATCTCCAGCAGGCCGACTTCAGCACGCTGCCGCTGCACGACGTGCTCTGGGCCTCGCCGGCCTGCCAGGGCCACAGCCAGGCCGCCTCGGGCGGAGGGCGCCACGAGCGCCGTGGCCGGGCGCCGGTTCACGACTATCTCCGCTCGACGGCCTGGGCTGCGGTGACCGCGGCCGAGGTGAACCAGCCCGAGGTGGCGGTGATCGAGAACGTGACCTCGTTTCGTCGCTGGCCGCTCTACGCGGCCTGGCGCTCAGCCTGGGAGGCGCTCGGCTACGCGCTCAGCGAGCACGTCGTCAACAGCGCCGGCCTGGGCGTCCCGCAGGACCGCGAGCGCCTGTTCGTGGTCGCGGTCCAGGGTGAGACGCCGCTGGACCTCCCGCTCCCTCAGACCGAGGGCCGCAAGACCCTCGCTGACGTCATGGACGATCGGGGCGGGCGCTGGTCGCGCGTCAGCCGCTGCCGCTCGGGCGTGCAGAGGCGCGTGCGCCAGTCGATTGAGGCCCGCGGCTACTCCGGCGCGTTCTTCACCCAGAGCGTCAGCGGGCACAAGGGGCGCGGGCTCGATCGGCCAGCGCCGACCGTGACGACCAAGCACCAAATGGGCTGGGTCCGTGGTCGCGGGCGCTGGGACCGGCGCGAGTATCGGCCCTGGACGGTGGCGGAATACGAGCGTGCCATGGGCTTCCCCGAGGGATACGTCTCCGAGCTCGAGCCGAGCGTGACGACCAGCGTCAAGCTGCTGGGCAACGCGGTCGTCCCGGCGGTCGCGCGCTGGCTGGGCGAGCAGATCGTGAGCCGTGTATGAGCGATATGGACGAGGCTACCTTCGAGGCCTTCCTGCGCGCTCTGCGCGACGAGGCCGGCGCCCGGCTCGGCGGCAGCTTCGCGCTCCACGGCGAGGACGCGCGTCCTGGGTTCGTGAGCGATATCGACCTGGTCGTTCTGCACCCGCGTCAGGACGACTGGACCGGAGATACGGTTCACCCGACGCCCATGGAGCAGGCGATCGCCGTCTTCGATCGCTTCGGCGTCCCTTGGGAGAGCGCCGTGATCGGAGCGATCTCGAGCCCTCGCGACCTGGATACGCTACCGCGCCCGGTCGAGGTCATGGACACCGGTTGGATCGAGCACGAGCCCGACGCGCTCTCGACGCGCGTGATCTACGGCGTTCACTTCGTCTGCCACAGCCAGCCTTGGGACTGGCCCGAGAAGGCACCGAATGATTCGGCGTGACATCTGCTGCAGCTGTGGCAAGAAGCTCAACCGAGAGTGGTTGGACGCGATCCGCCTCAAGGCGGACGCGACCGACGGCCAGGCTCACTACGAACGCCACGAGACTTTCGAGCCGCGCGTAGGACAGCGGGTCTCGCTCTACTTTGGCGGTGAGGGGGTCGTCAGGCTCGTGCGCGACAAGCGGGGCAGCGGCTGGCTTAACCCGACGCACCAGGTCTGGTTCGGTCGCTACGAGCGCTACCGCGGCGTCGGCGACGACGAGTATCCGTTCTGCACGTTGCGCTGCGCTGCTCGTCTTGGCGCAGCCTGCGCCCGCAAGGGCTATCGACTCGCGAGGGAGGAAGCGTGAACAGGCACCAGCGCCGGCGGCTCATGGAGATCGACACGACCGCGCTCGAGGTCCGGCGCGCTGCCGTAGAAGCGGCGCAGCGAGCACAGAGTTCACTCAAGTCGGCAGAGTCGCTCTACGAAGAGGTCGGTCGCCTGATCCAGTCGATCCGCGACGACGACGATCGGATCTGCGAACTCGAGAACAAGTTCGGTGCGGACGGCGAGCTCGACGCGGCCGAGATCCGTGAACTCTTCCGCATGCTGGGTCATTGACGTGGGCCAGACCCAGGAAGAGCGCGAGACGCGTCGGCTGCTCAAGGAGCACGGGAGGTTCGTCCGTCAGGTTCGTCACGGAGACCTCTGGGCGATCGGGGACCAGCGCGTTGTCGTCTACCGAGAGGGGGACGGCAGCCGCGAGCCCCGTGCCTGGAAAAACACACTCGCAGACACGCGCCGTGCGGTCCGCGCTTTCAAGTCGGCGGAGGAGCCGACACCGACCCAAGAAGAGGAAGGTCCCATGCCAGATATCGAGTCCCTCGGCGTCCACCTGGACGTTTCGGAGAAGCTGATCGTGCAGCGCACGAGCAAGGCGGTCGTTCCCGTCTCAGCGCTGCTGACCCTCTTGGGGATCGAGCACAACGAGGGTGCCAACGTCGCCGTGAGCGACGTGAACGGTAGGCCAGTCGCCCTGGACGCAGCCGACTGCCTCACCTTCGAGGTGAGCTTGGAGGAGACCCAGTGAGCAATTCCGCGACCAAGCCCCGCCTCTCCGACTTCTCGATCGACGTGATCCTGGACCACGTCTACCGCCTCCACGAGATCGATCCGATCCACCGCTCGACCTTCGAGCAGCAGCTGCTCGACCTCGTGATCAAGTACGACCGCGCTTCCCCGCTCGTCCGGTGCGGGGACTGCGACGGCGAGGGGTGGGAGTGCAGCGGGCGCAGCAAGCGCTGCGAGACGCACGATCACCAGCAGCGCTGCCCGAGCGCGGTCACCTGCCAGTCCTGCAACGGGCAGAAGGCGGTGCTTCGGTGAGCAACCTGCGCAGCTACTTCAGCGGCCCTCAGGGAGTCCGCCCCGAGGTGATCGGCAGCCCGAAGGCCAGGCAGTCCGACACGCCAACTGACTGCCCGAACTGCGGCTGCGACCTCATGGAGGTCCGGGTGCTGGTCGGGCACAAGCTGCTCGAGGGTGGCGAGGGGCACGGGATCTACATGGGCTGCCCGGCGTGCCCCTACGCCTCACCCATTGTCATGACGAACGCAGGAGCGAAGAAGTGAGCGAGCTCAAGGACCGTGACGGGTTCCCTCTGCGCGTCGGCGACCGGGTGACCGCGGTTGCCTCAGGGGTCGGCGTGCCGCTCTGGCTCGCAGGCCCCGGGTCGGAGGGGACGGTGGTCGGACTGGGCCGAGTGCGCGCTCGAGTCGAGTTCGACCTGGAGGAGGACGGCAACGAGCGATCGGTGGCCTGCCACCTGCTGCGCCGTGTCGACAAGCCGGAGCCTCCTGAGATCCAGGACGAGGGCTGCGTCGTCTCCGGCCTGGAGTGGAAGTGCGGGTCCCCGACGATCTACGCCAAGAAGGGCGAGCTCTACCTGCGGGCTCAGGTTCAGGTCTGGATCGACACGCCGGACGGGCGCAGGTTCGAGGCGATCACCGAGGTCCACCTGAAGGAAGAGTGATCCACCTGAGAAGCCAATGCGAGTGGCGCGACGGTCGCCCTGTAGAGGCCGACGTAATCATTCGCGCGCGATCCCGACGGACGGGCTCGTCGCACAAGATCCACCACCAGGTCTGCACGACCTGCCTGAAAGAGTCGGAGTTGAACATGGAGGGAATCACCGAAGAGATCGAGCCGAAGAAGATCGACATGGCATACACGGCTGTGATCGATACGAGCGGCGACGTGCGCATGGGGGTCGCCGAGCGCAACAGGCCCGGCTACAGCCCGATCAAGGACGAGGCCGACCTCGGCGGCACCTACGAGAGCTACGAGCAGGCGCAGGAGATCGCTGCCGCGCTCAACAAGCGCCTCGGGCTCACGAAGGAGGAGGCGAGCAAGATCGTCCTCTCGTCCATGTTCCCCGGGGCCCGGATCTAGGAGGTCAGCATGAGCGAGATCGAGGGAAAGCTTCTGCGGGATACGTTCGATCCGACCGAGATCCTGAAGAAGCTTCGGGAGGAGGCGTTCTACGTGTTCGGGCCGGCCGGTATGAGGCTGGTCGGCCCGGAGCTCGAGCTCTTCCTGGACCACAACGTTCGCGAGGCGCTGAACAGGGCCTTTTCCGAGTGCGAGGGTCAGTACATCGCCGAGCGCTTCCGGCAGTCGGAGGAGTCGAGCTCGAACATGGTGCGAGCCGTCCTGGCCGGCGCCGAACTCGGGCTCCGTTCCAGGGACGACCGGGAGGGCGAGTGAGCGACGAGCACAAGAGCCTGTGGATCGATCTCACGGTCCATGACCGTGAGGGGAACGAGGTTCAGCGCAAGCGCTTGGACTTCTTGACCCGGAGCGGGCGCCAGAACCTCGCCAAGACGGCGTGGTGGGCCATGCACGAGGGACTCGAGGTCCGCACGCGCCCTCTGAGGGAGGGGTCGTAATGGGGATCGACTACGCCCACTTCCGCGAGGGCCTTGACAGGCAGCGCATGTCTGAACTGGACGTCGCAGCCGGCGACGGCGCCGTGCAGATCGTGCTCCGGCAGCGCCCCGAGGGAGACTTCGCGATCGAGGTCTACGACAAACACGACCGAGAGCACTACCTCTCGGTCAGCCTGACCGTTCACGCTCAGGTTCCCGACACCCTGCCGCCCATGCTGGCGGCGTCGCTCGCCGAGGACCTGGCCTCGTCGCTGCGACTCACTCGAACTGCCAGGAAGCAAGGTGACACCAATGGCGAAGAGTAATTCGTTTGATCCCAGCAGGGAGCCGACTGCCCCGGACGCGTTCGAGAGCACGCTGCGCAACGTTTTCATGGGCGAGGAGATCTATATCGAAGGGGCTCGCATGAACTACGTCGGCAAGCTGGTCAGCGTCCAGTCTTCGGGCAACGGAACTGCCCTCTGGTTCGACCCGCTCGTGCGCGTGGGCGACTGGGGCCGTCAGGGACCTGAGCCCGGGTCCTGCATGACCATGGGGAACGGCAAGCCTGCCGCGATCATGCTCTCCAGCGTCGAGCAGTTCGGACTCGCGATCGACGGCTGGCTGAAGCGGGCGCTCGGTCAATGAGCAAGCCTGCCCTCGAAGTGGACCTGAAGGGCCTGCGCGAGCTTCAAGCCCGTCGGCCCAGTCGACTCTGGATCCTGCTCGAGCTCGTGCAGAACGCGTGGGACGCGGACGGGGTCCGCGAAGTCCATGTTGACCTGATCCGGCGGAGCAACAGCCCGTTGGTCGAGGTCTTCGTCAGCGACGACAGTCCTGGCGGCTTTATGGACCTCAGCCACGCTTACACGCTCTTCGCCCGCTCGACCAAGGTCGAGGACGAGGCGAAGCGCGGCATGTTCAACCTGGGCGAGAAGCTCGTGCTCGCCAGCATGTCCGGCCGGGCCGTGATCGGCTCCACGACCGGAACGATCGAGTTCGACCTGGAGCGCAACACGCGTCGGCGCCGCACGATCACGACGCCCCGCGGCAGCTACTTCCGCGGCAACCTGCGCATGACGCGCGAAGAGCAGGCGGAGGTCGAGCTCGGGCTCATGTCCTTGATCCCTCCCCCCGGCGTCAGCACGTTCCACAACGGGAGGCTGATTTCTTCGCGTGAGCCTCGGGCGGAACTCGAGGTGCGTCGGCTGAAGATCATGGCCTGGGACGAGGAGCGCCAGGCGCTCGTCGAGCGTCCTCGAAAGGTGAAGGTCAACGTCCACGACCTGGAGGAGAGCGAGGACCCGACGCTCTACTGCCTCGGACTTCCGGTCGTCCCGCTGCCTGGAAATGAGCCCTATCACCTCGACGTTCAGGCCCGGCTCCCGGTGGACCTCGAGCGCTGCTCGATCCGCCCCTCGATCCTCAAGCTGCTGCGCGCCGCGCTGCTCGACTGGATCGTCGAGCACGACGACTACCTGACCGAAGACACGGTGCAGGAGCAGTGGATCCTCGACGCCATGAAGCGCAAGGACACGCCGACCGAGACGGTCAAGGCGTTCCTCGGCGTGCGGCACGGACCGAAGCACGTCAGCGCGAACCCGGCGGACCCGGAGGCGAACAAGCGCGCCGTTGCCGCTGGCTACACGCTGATCTACAGCCGAGACCTCCCGAAGGAGGTCTGGGCGCGAGCTCGCGACGAAGGCCTGATCCAGAGCTCGTCGAAGGTCACGCCGAGCCACCGGGTTCAGTTCGGTGCTGACGGCGAGGACGTGAGTTACCCGCTGGAGAAGTGGACCGACGGAATGAAGCGGATCGTTCGCTTCACTGGGCGCCTGGGCACCAAGCTGCTCAACGTTCCCGTCCACGCCGAACTGGTCAACGACTTCACGGGCAGCTACCGGGCGTGCTACTCGAGTGGCCCGCACCGGGTCACGTTCAACGTCGCCAGGTTGGGGAAGAAGTGGTTCGAGCAGCACCCCCACTCAGATCCAGTACTTCGGCTTCTGATCCACGAGTTCGCTCACGAGACGGTCAGCGATCACCTCAGCGACGCGTTTAGCGCAGAGTGCATTTCTGTTGGAATTAATCACACCCGGGCGAATGCCATGGACTGCCTCGATCTTGTAGATCGAATCTCGGAGAAGTTCAAGGCGGTCCCTGCTGAAGCGGCGGGTGACCTGAGCGAACTTCGTCGCCTGCTGATGTACCAGTTGGGCCAGTTCGATAAGGAGGAGTGGGAGTGAGTCAGCAGAAGAGGCGGCTCCGCGACGGAGCGACTGCCTACATGAGCTTGACCAACCTGGACCCGTCCTCCATGAGCGGCGAGGATCTCCGCCGCCGCATGGAGGAGATCGCGGACGGAATCCGCGCGATCCAGAGCACCGACTACGTCGGAACCCCCGAGGATCAGGCGCGGGTCAACATGCAGCACGATCAACTCATGGCTCGCTACCTCAAGCTCAGCGAGGAGGTCGGGCGCCGTGGCTGATCTCAACGTCCGCCGTGCAATCAATGTGATCCTGACCGAGGGCCTCGGCGACTTCGGCCTGGGTCTCGACCAACTGCACGCCCTGCAGAACGCGGCGCTCTCGGCCATGCAGAAGATCCAGAGTGGCCGGCGTAATCCGCGCACGGACCCTCAGCCGGGCGACCTGTTCTGCACCTACCCCTGGGGAGCGTCTGCCTCTCGATATGTCGAATCGATCTCGACCGACCCTTCGGGCGAGGCGGTCGTCAAGTACTGCGATCCCTTCAAGGCCGTGAAGCGCGTGAAGCAAACCCGCCTTCGCTACTGGAAGAATTGGGCGGGTAGCGACAACGTGGACGTCTTCCAGATCCCCTCGCACAGCGACGGGTTCTGCCGGATCGCTCACACGCCTTTTCACCTCTACAACGATCACGCGGAGCCGACGTGTCGCCAGCGCCAGATCCTCGTCAATCAGGGCTGCGAGTGGATCGGACGCGTTCGCTTCTGCGCCTGGTGCCGTGAGACCTGCGACGAGCCCGAGCTCTTGCAGGGCGAGGTGCCTCAGGTCGTCCTTGATTACCTCGGCGGTGAAGGCCGGGGCGACGAGGAGCAGGAGCGCGAAGACGAGGACGAGCTTTTGGACGGGCTCCTGTCGCCTTCGCTCGCCATTCGCTCGTGGGATCTGCACAGCCGGCTCGAGCAGTTGATTCAGGACCACGAAGGAGATCCACGCGCCGTTCTCTACGACTGGTCGGACGAGATCGAAGAGTTCGTCGGTCATGCCCGTGAGGTCGGATACCTCTCACGCGGCAACTCGGACGCCAGGCTCGAGGTCGAGCATGGCCAATGTTTCTTAAACGGACTTTCGGCGGAGCAGAGGCGTCGCTTGTCCCAGAGCCCCATTCTCTGCGAACTGGTGGATCTCCATTGACCGTTTCGACTGAGGGTGTGCCTGCCCTTCCTGCGCAGGATTTCATTCCCGGCCTGACCCGAAACTTCGTTCTCTTTGACTGTGCGGAGTTCGAGCTCGAAGGGGTGATTCGGGTCGAGGTCGAGGCCTACTCGCCTGAGCACGCGATCCACCGCTACCACGAGGGGGAGTACCACGACTTCGACTACACCGAGTCCGAACCCGCTGAGACGGACCTCGTCCTGAGCGACGGCGAGGGCTGGCGCCTCCACCCCGAGTCCGGCGTCGTCGTGGACGATCTCGTCGGGTGCTGGGAGGAGGCGGATCTGGACGTCCAGGTCGAGATCGACCCCAATCTCCTGGAGGAGTTGATCTAGGCGTGAAGTCTCGCGAAGAGAAGATCCAAGAGATTCGAGCGGAGGCGATCTGGGCCGCGCATTGCCGCCTGCTGAGGAGGAGGCGGCAGGACCTCCTCCTCAGGCGTCGGGTGCTGGCCTACGTTCGCAGGTCCGGGATCCCGCGCCGGCGCTTCCGCTCGATCCCGTATCGCTGGGACGGGAAGTCGGTCTCGCTGGACGCGCCTCCCGGCGCCAGTCATTTTGACTGGAGCCTCCACCTCGCGCATGACGTGAACCACTGGAGGGTGACTCCCCCGAGTCGAAGGAAGTTGCCCGAGTTCGGCCTCGGCGCCGCTCCGTACATGTTCGAGCTCGCTCAGGCTCAGAAGTGGGAAGGGGTGCTCGATCCGAGGTGGCGCAACAAGCGTGTCGTTACGGACGCTTACTCCAACCGAGAGGAGGCGGTGACCTCGACGCTCGACGCGATCGTGTTCAGCCTGCTGGGGATCAGCGATCACTTCGTGGTTGGCTGGCTCGCGGAGGTTACGGACTGGTCGTCGGCCTGGGCGAGATACCAGCGTCGGATCAAGCCGCTGCTCTCTCGCCGGGAGCTACGCTGCGCCGATTCTCTGTTTACTCGCCTTGCAGACCTGGATCTCCCGTTCAAGATCGACGTGGAGAAGATTCGGTTTCAAGAGGATTACCATGAGCAGAGAGCGAAGGCGAGCGCTTCTTCGCAAGGCGGCGAACCGCCACAAGATCAAGAGCACGGAGGCTGAGCTCGTCCAGGTCGGCGTGAAGCCGATCTACACCGAAGCCGAGCTTGACGAGTTGGACGAGGACGAGGACGAAGACCTCGAAGACGGCGTCAACGGCGTCCGCGGCCCAGAGAAGACGGCTCCCGTCTACATGCTCCGCCGCCGCGGACCGAAGATTGGCCGCAACGATCCATGCCTCTGCGGGAGCGGTCAGAAGTACAAGCGTTGCTGCTGGGGGATCCAGTGAGCTTGCCCAAGACGTGGACCAGTAAGGACGGCCGCCGGCATTCGATCAAGGACATGGACGACGATCACCTGGTTCATACGATCAGGCTTCTGATCCGGGTCGCCAGCCTCAAACGAGCAACCGAGGCCCTCGACATGCTTCGGGCGACCCAGGCCTCAGGGTATGACGACGTCGATCAAGCTGCGCAGCAGGTGTACAGGCAGACGTGGGCTGATCACACCTCTCCTCACTACCTCGCCATGCTGAAGGAGGCGCGCCGGCGCCGCCTGCGCGGGGTCCGCAAGGTTGACCTGGCCAGCTACGGGGAGCAAGTCGATCGGACGACCATGCTGCTCGAGCTCCGGGTCGAATGCGATCGCCTGGGAATCGAGCGAGCCTTCGATAGCGAGCGGACCAAGGGACGAGATTTTCCGCAAGTGCCTGAAAAGGAAGAAGATCCCTCCTAGGTACTCCAGGGAACCTCTGGAAAATCTTGGAAAGTGGTCCGGGCTTCCTGATAATTTCCCCGCATGGAAAAGCCTTGGCTCAAGATCGGTGGGGCCGATCTGCGCGGGATCTACGACGACAGCGATTACGTTCCCGACGAATCGGTTGACGCGATCGTCACCTCGCCCCCTTACAAGAGGCGCGACGGACTAACCCTCGAGCTCTGCGCCGCGTTGGGCAGGTTCTCGAGTCGCGTCCTTCGCCCTGGCGGTCGCCTGTTCGTCAACTTTGCCCAGCTGCGAACCGAGGGATTCTCCAAGCCCTACGACGCTCGCGAGGAAATCGAGCGCGAGGCCCCTCGGCTGAAGACGGGCCAGACGATCATATGGGTCAAGTCGCTCGCAATCGACGGCAAGACCCGCGGCCACTACACGCCGATCCACCCCCGCTCCCCGACGCTGAACTACGGCTGGGAGTTCGTCTGGACCTGGTTCAAGCCGCCCGAGTCACTCGATCGACTCGCTGTCGGCGTTCCGTTCGCCGACAAGAGCAACCTCAAGCGAGGGACTCGAGGGAAGAACGGTGACCTTCATTGCGCCGGAGACGTGTGGTTCATTCCTTACAAGACCACTGGCGCCAAGACCAAGAAGTACACGTCAGGGCACAAGAAGGCCTACGAGTTTCCTGAGGAGCTCGCCGAGCGCTGCCTCAAGGTCAGCGGGGTCATGGCCGGGAGCGTGGTCTGCGACCCCTTCTTGGGAGGGGGAACGGTCGCCTGCGTCGCTAAGCGCATGGGCGCGAGCGCTTACGGAATCGAGGTGGACCCGGATACCGCGGCCACGGCTCGAGCCCGCTGGGAGGAGGCGTCCGTTGCTGACGCGTGACGACCTGCGCGCGATCGCTGTAGGCGAAGACCTCGAGCGCCTTGAGGACGCTTGGTTCGTTCTCGATATCAATGAGTACACGGAGGGAATGAGCACGTACGAGGTCGCCGGATTGGTTCAGGTCGTCGCTTCAGGGATTGAACGCATGGAGCTCGTCGGCGACCTTGGGATTCCCGAGGCGAACCAAGCGGCTTGGAAGGTCTACGAAGACTTGAGGGCCAAGCGATCTCGCCTGCAGAGTGTGATCGATCGGAGAAGGTCTTGACCCAGGACTGCGAAGCTGACGGCTGCCCTTTGCTCGAGCTCGAGTTCCGCAGCACGCCTTCGACCTTCGCGTTTCGCTGCCGGGCTTGCGGGAAGCAGTCTGGGTCGTGGTCTGCCCAAGCCCAGGTCAATGAAGGCCTCCGTAACGAGATCGAGTCGATCTGGAAGTCCCTTGGCGGGAGATCGGTCCCGCCGCCAGCCAAGAGGCCCGCGCAGAGGATAGCGGGGGAATGCACGCACTACCTCGCCTGGCTGAAGATCGAGTCGACGACGCCGACCGTGTTTCATGTGCGCTGCCAGGGCTGCAAGGCGGCATGGCCTGGCTGGCAGGGCCAGCAGTTATTGAACGAGATCTATCGCCGCGAGCTCGCGGAGATCAAGGAGGCGCTGCGTGTCCGGTGAAGAGCTTCAGGACGATCAGCCTCAGGTGCTGGACGACGACTACACTCGCTGCGAAGTTCAGGACGGATCGCTGCTCCGCTGCACGACGACGTCCGGAAGGGCCCACGAGTGCTCGAACTCTCAGTGGGGCGAGAACCGGTTCCTCCAAGGGCCGTGTCGCTGTCCGTGCCACGCCTGGAAGAAATGAGGCGCAAGCGGAAAAGGAGGGCCGCTTACAACCGCGGCGGCTTTCGGGCGATCGGCTTAGGCGGCCCTGCTCTCTACGGGAGCATGGGCATTGGCTGCGGGAGCATGGGCATTGGCTGCGGCGGCAGGGGGTATGGGTTCTCTCGATCCGGGTCGCAGCCCCTCGACCGCCGGGCCACCGGCCGGGGCATGGGAGAGGGTCCTTCTCGCAGCTTCGGGAAAGGGCTGTTTCGTTGAGGCGGCGCCGACGCCTTCGTTTGTCGTATGAGTGCGGCTACGGATTGCTGGTGGAAGCCGGGTTCTCCGAGCTCGGTCTATGGGGACTCGGCCTGCGCTGGACGTCCAGGGCTCGAGGTTTGAGCCTTAGCTACGTGGGTTGCACGGCCCGGCGCAACCGCCTTCCCAACCGCTTGTGATCGAGCGCCTTCTGGCCCGCTAGACGTCGTAGGGCGTTCGTATCTTGGCCCAAATGGCCAAGAAGAAGCGACTGCACCAGCGAATCAAGCCCTTTCCCAACCGGCACCTGGGCACCTGCTATCGCTGCGGCGTGGCGCTTAATCCCGGCGAGGGCGAGTTCGTCCAGGCGCCGCTACGGCTGTGCTGCGCCTTGTGCGTCATGGTCGACGGGATCACCGACAACGGCTTTGATCGCCGGCTCAGGGAGTTGCCTGACCTCGGCCTCTCGCTCATGGGGTTCCAGGAGACCGACGCGCGCAGGATTAGCAATACGCGTGCATTACTGGTCGGGCATCAAATGGGCTGCGGCAAGTGTCGATCATATAAGGACTTAGCTCAAATCAACGGCGAGCTTCAGACTGCAGAATTCACCTGGAATGAATACGCGAGTCCTAACATTGAATTCGACGGAGAGGGTTATTGGTCTGAACCGACCGAGCCTCTCTTCGTCAACTCGATCGACGACGCGACGGGCAGGATCGTTCGCCGCCCGGTCAAGCGCCTCTACCGCCAGAGGGTCAGGGAGAAGCTCGTCCGCGTCCGTCTGAATGACGGCAGCGAGACGACGATCACTAAGGCCCATAAGCTACGCGGGCCTGAGGTGTGGACGAACGAGATCAGGCCTGGCGACCGGATTTGCGTTCCCGCCCGACTCTTGCATGAGAGCGGCGATCTAGACCTTGAGCTCGCAGAGCTCATGGGGTGGTTGATTGGCGACGGGCGCGAGGAGTCCGGTCGCTCGGTCTTTACCCAGAAAGATCGAATGGTTTGCGAACGACTGGCCGGCATTCTTGCCCGCCTTGGATTCGAGCCGTCTATTAACGAGCCGCGTGCCACTCACTTGGCTTTTGACCTGGTTTCTGATCCAGGCCTACGTGAATTCATGCTGCGCTTCGACTACCCCTGGGGCACACGCTCCCGTGATCGCCGCGTTCCGCTCCCGGTCATGCAGGGAAATGCAGAGGTCGTTCGAACCTTCCTGCGCGCCTACATGGACGCGGAGGGATCCTGCCCCAAGAGGGGGAGCATTGTTGAGTTCTCGAGCGCGAGTCAGCTGCTCGTCAAGGAGCTCGTCCACCTCTTCCGTCGCTTTGGTATCTGGGTGCGAGTTCGCAGCAAGCGAGCCCGCGCAACGAATAGCCCCAACTGCCCCTACCGTGACTACTGGGTAGGAACGATCAGCGGAGCGAGTCTTCGTCGATATCGAGACGAGGTTGGGTTCTCCGTTGGCTACAAGACTGAGCAGTTGGAGAGGGCCTGCGCGAAGAAGGTCAACAGCAACACCGAAGGCCTCCCGGCCTCTGATCTGATAAGGGCCGCCTTCGATCGCGCGGGACTCCCTGCCTCATGGTGGCACTTGGATCCGAAATACAAGCTCTCGACGGTTTACCTCAAGGGCAAGCAGGAGTTTTCGCGCGAGTCGCTTGCGGTTGTCGTTGAAGCCATGGACAACATGCTGAGTGGCCAGGCTGCCGAGGAGTATCTCGCCGGGAAGTATCGCCGCGAGAGGATCGACGAGGCACTCCGTCGACTTGACTATGACGACCTTCGGGTCACGCGCGACCGGGCCTGGCGGTTGATCGAGCAGGAGGTCCACTACGCCACCGTCGTCTCGGTCGAAGAGGTCGACTACGACGACTGGGTCTACGATCTCGAGATCGAGAGGGATCACAACTATGTGGCCGAGGGGATCCTCTGCCACAACACCGTGATCTCGAGTTTCGGCGCCCTGCGCAGCGACATGCCGAACCTCGTCTTCAGCCCGAGCTCGGTCCGCTACAACTGGCAGAAGGAAATCAAGAAGTGGCGCCCGGACCTTCGCCCGAAAATGGCGACGTCCATGAAGAACTACGCCTTGAAGTTCAAGGCGCTTTCCCCGGGCGACGTCCTGCTTGCTTCGTTCGGCGTCTTGCCGGGCGAGCCCTGCAAGGGCTGCAAGCGCCTCCGCGGTCTGCTGAGGTATCTGCGCAAAGAGCGCCGGATTGGGAATCTGATCCTGCCGCGCTGCGAGCACACGCACATAGACTTTCAGCACCCGCGCACGTTCGAGCTCGTCGTCGACGGGCGCCGTCGCGTGATCCCGTATCACTACGGCGGAAAGTACGAAGAGTGGGTGGACGATCCGGACCCCGTCAAGATCTGCGGGCACGACAAGCACGGCGAGCCGATCGATCGCACCTGCCACCAGGCCAACCCTTACCCCGAGATCACCGGGCCCATGGTTCTGCTGGCTGACGAATGCCACGCGTTCAAGAACCCGAGCAGTTTCCGCACGCAGCGCTGGCGCGCCATGCGCGATCGCGTCTGGGCCATGAACGGCTTCGTCTACGGGCTCTCGGGCACGCCGTGCGAGGGCAAGCCGAGCGAGTTCTGGGAGGTGCTGAAGTCGCTCGGGCTCGAGCGGGCGGCATTCGGCAGCTGGGACAACTACTTCCGAATCTTCCGGCACTGGTATGAGAACCCGAAGGGGAGTCGCCGGCCTCCGACGGCCGAACTTCGTGACGAGCTTCACGCTCGTCTGCGCCGAGTGCAGATCAACCGTCGCCGCAAGGACGTCCTCTCGCAGCTGCCTCCGCGTGTCGAGAAGATCATTGAGGTCGAGATCAATGACAAGACGCGCCGGGAGGTCGAAGAGGCTGTCCACCACATGCTCGCGGTCAAGCGGTCGTGGCAGGACGTCACCGCAGACAGTGGCCCCCATAAGATCCTCAGCCCCTTCGAGCCCCACCTCAGCCCGGACGAGCGCGATCGCCGCCGTCTGATCTACGACGAGCGGGTCGAGTACTACTTCCAGGAGCGGCCCTGGAACAAGGACGAAGAGATCCTCGAGGCCGTGCAGGAGGCCCTGCTCAGCCGCACGCAAATGCCGACAATCGACGAGCTCAGCCGAATTCGGTCCATGCTGAGTCAGGCGAAGTTCGCCGCGGTCAAGGCCTGGATCGAAGAGTGCGAGGAGGAGAACGAGCCGGTCGTCCTCTTCTCCCAGCACGTCTCGATCCTCAAGAAGCTCGCAGGCGAGAGCTACCTCGACGGGCGGCCGGGTTGGGACGTGTTCCACGGCGGCGTCGCCGCCAAGAAGCGGCAGAAGATCGTTGAGGCCTTCCAGTCCGGCGAGATCGAGCGCGGGCTCGCGGTCTCGATCGGTGCCGGCGGTGAGGGGATCACGCTCACCCGCGCCAAGGTCGCCGGCTTTATCGATCTCAGCTGGAACCCCGCCAAGAACCAGCAGGCCGAGAGTCGCCTGATCCGCATTGGCGCCGAGGGGCACGACTCGATCTTGATTGTGCGCTTCGTCGCGAAGCACGTTGTCGACAAGCTGGTTCTCGACACGTTGCGCGAGAAAGAGAGCCTGCTTGATTCGCTCGAGTGGGACGAAGAGGAGCGGATCTAGCCGTGTTCATTGAAGTCTTCGGTCCGATCTCACTGATCTTGCTACCGATCTTCGTCTGGATCTCCTGGAGGGGGGGCGGGCCGTGCTCAGCGGAGACTCCTTGACCTCCGAATGGAAGAGGAGCGCCTGCGAAAGGAGATAGAATGGAAGGAGAGAGCCCTCGTTGAGTTCGAGGAGATCATGAAGGACGCAATGGAGCGGGAAACGTGAGCATGCTGCAGCTGGGCAATCCGCCCTCGATCTTTACGCCCGCCGGGGCAGCGCTCCCCCAGGGCTTCCCAGCTGGAGGGTACGCACGCCAGGCGACCCAGGTCCGCATGCCGATTCGGCCGGACCCGATCCAGTATCGCCCGACTGCCGGTCGAACCGCTCCCTCCAGGGTCGGAACGACGTCCAAGTTTGCGCCGGCTCGCGCCGCAAAGCCTGCGGGCTCGGCCCCAGTCCAGTTCCGAACCCAGCCTCGTCAGCCACCGACGCTGAGGATTCCGGCTCGGTATCAGCGGGCTCGCTCGGCCCCAGCGTCGCAGCCGAATCGCGACCTCAGCCTCCTCCAGCGTCTTCGTATGGGCGTGTCGGCTGCTCGGGCTGTTGGGTCTGTCGCTGCGGCTCAGGCCGAGAAGAAGGTCAACGACTGGAAGCGGAGTTACATTCGCTATCGGGCTATGCAGGCGCGGGAGCGAGCCAAGAATCCCCGTGCGGCCCGCGCCATGCTCTATCGGGCCACGGCAGGGAATCGCCAGCTGCAGCAGGCAACAAGGCAGCTAAGTGACGATCAGGCCAAGGCGCTCGTGCGCGCCGGCATTCAGCGGAGCTACCAGCAGGCGCTGAGGCGGCACACCCGGTGAGCGAAAAGGATCCCTATCACTGGGTGGATTTTGTTACCGTCGCGCTCTTCCTGGCCGCCTTCTGCGCCGCCACCTTCCCGTTCTTGAGGGGCCTTTTCCCATGACGTGCGATCGCTGCCTTGACCTTGGCTGGTACAACGGCTGCGATCGCTGCAAGAAGGTAGCGCGCCTGGACTTCTCGGACGCTTCGAGCCGCTGCAAGAAGCCAGGGAAGCGCGAGTCCTACGAGTGCATGAAGTGCGGGTCCGAGTGGCACGAGCGGACGAATCGCAAGGAAGGCGTTCAGCCGCCCCAGCACCCTTGCCGAGATCCGTTCTGCGAGCTCTGTCTCGCCAAGGACCCCAGCTGTCCCTACGGAGCCTGTCCGCGCTGCAACAGCAAGTACGTCGAATGGCTGAGCTTCTCCTGCCCCGAGGTCTTTCTATTCGAGCAGGACGACATGCGCCGCTTCCCCATGGGCAGGCTCGTGCTGCGGCGGAAGGGGCCGGATAATCCGCTAGGATCGAAGAATGAGCAGGTCCAGCGGCCGAGAGTTCTGCCGGAGACATAAGCACCCAAAGCTCAAGCGGCCTGTATCGCGCGATCAGATCCGCAGGGAGTATGAGGCCCTCTACCGCAAGGCGGGCTTCAAGGGGCCCTTCGTGCTCCGTTGGCCGCGAGAGCTCACGCAGACGCATGAGGAGAACGCGCGCCGTTACGCCCAGGTTCGCGTCGGAGAAGAGCCACCGATCTTCGAACTCGCCGAGCAGACGCGCTGGCTGCCCAGGAAGAACCGCAAGGCGCTGTTCGCGCACGAGATCGGTCACGTCGCCGACCCTGAGGCGGACGAGCCGGGGGCGGATCGAGCGGGGTCGGCAGTCACGGGCGTCAAGATCGGTTACGACCTGCGCTGGCCCAGCACCAAGCGTGCAAAGGGACTCCAGGTGGCGCTGAACCCCCGTCGCGAGCGCCTGCGCGAAGTTCTGAGGCGCGCTCAAGAAGACAACACCCAAGAGGCCTGGGAGCGGTACACGCGTGAGGCAACACGTCGGGGCGTGATCCACCCGGCGGACGCCTACCTGCTCGGGCTGTTGGCGGCCCCAAAGGTCCTGGTCGACCGCGGGTGCCACGCGACGCCCCGTCAGCGAGCGGAATTCGTTTTGCTCGAGGACTTGGACGACGACGCGTTCCGACTGCTCTTCGACGGCACGCTGGCCGAGCAGACCTATGTCGACAACTTGTCTGGCCCGCCGCTCTGGGCGTTCGTCGCTTTGTTCTGCTACGACATTTCGCGCGAGTCGCAAGCTGGCCGCGAGATTCCTGCTGAGCGCCTGGAGCGCCGGCTGCAGGCGGCGAGATTGGGGGTCGTCGGCGCGCTGTCCGAGTGGTTGGTCGAGAACGCGCGGGACGAAGCGCAGCGAGAGGACGCTCGTCTCTTCGTAGACTGGCCGTCCCTCGGGCCAAGCGTGAGCGGCTACGGCGTCGCGCCCTATCTTGCCGTCTATTCAAGGGAGTCTCGGAGCGAAGGGGAGTCTCTTTACTACGAAGAGATCTCCGGAATGCTGAGCCCTCTTGCTTCGCTTCGTAATCTCTTGTTGGACGTTTTGAGTCCTTTCGTGGAGGTCAAGCAGGGGGACATTGCGGCCGCGGCCGCGGCCTTCCGTTCTGAGTGGGATCTTCCGCTCGAGGAGCCGCTTGGGCCGTGGGACATATGGCTCGAGTTCCTCGAAGGGCACCTGAGCCGCGAGGGCTACTGGGACCTCTTGGCCGATCGCGCGCATGGCGTCGTTGGCTTCTTGGAGGTTCACCCGGCCGGCGACGCGTATGAAGCCGACTTTCTGGTTCGCCTTGAATTGGACTCGGAGGCCTTTGACTCTTTCTGTATGGACCTCCTCTACGGAGACGACGGTCTCCTGACGCGCTACCTGCGAGGTGAAGGGTGAGCGAAGAGCCGCTCCTGCCGGCGTCCGCCGAGGCGTTCCTGCCCATGCCGGCACCCAAGACCATGACGACTCCGCCTCGCGGCCTCGTCTTTGCCGACCTCGCTTCGGGCGAGGCGCCGCTGATCTATCAGCCTGAGGGGACCTACGAGAAGCCGGCGATCACCCAGGCGCTGCAGAGCATGCTGACCGTCGGACCGGTCATGGGGATCACCAACCCCAACACCTGGGAGGATCTTCTGGCCGCGGCCGGAGCCGGGACGGCTGACGTGTTCGTGGTCGATCGCCGCGGCGAGCGCTACAAGGTAATCGACGTCCTGTTCGACTTCGGAGGTGAATCCGGGGAGCTCCGTTTGCGACACCTGGGGCGCCGGAGTCGACAGGGCGACCTCTACGTGGACCTCGAGCGCGCGTTCGGATACATGATCCCGATCGTGGTCTACAAGTCGCGTCAGTCGTTCCGGAAGAACCCGCCTTACTTCCGCGTCCGCTCGCCGCGTCAGGGCCTGCGCGCGATCAAGCACCCGCTGATCGTCAAGAACCGTAAGAAGGCGCACCGCTTCAAGCCGAAGCACAAGAAGGCTGTCCTCGTCCCCTGTGCTGGGACCAAACCCTTCCCTGAGGCGCCGAGCCACAAGCACGGCTACCTCAAGGGGCTCAAGGGCAAGAAGCTCGACCTGTTCGTGGTCAGCGAGCCGCTCGGAATCGTTCCCTACGCATGGTCGCGCGAATACCCCCAGACGGGTTACGACTTCCCGCCCAAGCACCTCCGCGGCGCGGCTCGTGCTGAGCTCGTCGATCGAATTGGGGACTGGTTCTGCCTGGTCGCGCCCAAGTATCAGGAGGTCTACCTGGCGCTGCCGGGCCACCACCTCCGCCTGGTGAACGACGCGCTGGCACGCTTTGATCCCGTGCCGACCAAGATCACCGACGTCGGCCTGGGAGCCTGTCTCGAAGACGGGTCTTGCCCGACCGGGCACGTCCGCCCGACCACCAAGAGCTACCGGTCTTACCTCAAGCGACGCGTCCGCAGCAACCCCGACGAGCGCATGCGCCGACTCGGGCGCAGCGACGATCCGATCGCTGCCCGAATCGAGCGAATTCGCCGCGGGGTCGAGCCGGTGCCTCCGCTCGAGTTCAAGTTCGACAACGTCCCGGCGGAAGAGAGTTACGTTGATCTCCGCCGCTGCTACCCAGGCATAGACGCTTTCGGCCGAGGCGGAATCCCCTCTCGGGAAGAGATCCAAGAGATCATTTCGATTCAGCAGGAGCTCGGCCTGCTTCCTCAGTTCGATTCAGAGATCAGGATTAGCTGGGATCCCTCGTTGGGCTATCCGTCGTTTAGGCCTCGTTGGTCCCGCGGTTTGAACGGAGAAGTGGTCACGAAGTGCGCTGACCTGAGGTATGAATTTCCAGACCCTTGCGAGGTTGTCCCTGGAGACTGGCTTCGGCCTACGATCTATTTTGAGGTAAGCGGCTCGAGGTTTTACATAGACGCTAGGCTGGCCGGCGGCGCCTGGAAGGCGCCACGTATTGGCGAAGAAATTGAAATTGACTGGCCGGGGCGCGTCCGCAACAACCCCGACGAGCGCATGCGGCGGCTCGAGCGCGGTCGCGATCCGATCGCCGCTCGGATCGAGCGTATCCGTCGCGGGGTCGAGCCACGCCCCCCGCTCTACCATTTCGTTCCAGAGGGAGCCAGTCCTTTGGGGGAACTTGATATCCCGACGAGCAGGGAGCTCGCGGAGGACCTCGCGATCCTTCAGGAGCTCGGATTTCTGCCCAGTCCCGGAGAGAAGATCACGCTTCGTTGGTCGCCTGTTCAGGCGCGCCGAGCTTTTCGTGCGGGGAATTTTCCGAGCGGTCATGGATACACGACCGAAGAGTGGCTTGACAATGACCGGTCTGTTGTCGTCGTCGACCGCGTCTATTTCGAGTTCGCTTTCACTGGTGAAGACGAGGGCCCTCCGGTCTTTTTGATTCCGCACGTCGACTTTCGCTTCCCAGGGGGCGGGGCGGGGGGAATCCGGCTGTGGCCTCTGAACTCTGGAGGATACGGCGTCGACCCTGACTTCGTTCCTGGCTGGGTATACCGCCTTGGGAGCTTTCAGGTTCGAGTCGAAGAGTATGACCCCTATAACGTGAACCACGTTCCCCTCGAGCACCGTTCGTTCATGCAGCGATTCTTCGGCCTGGAGGAGGATCCGTTCGACGGCCTTCCGGACCCCGTGGAGGGATCATGATCCGCTGCTGCGATCCGATCGACCGCCCGCTGACCAACTTTTCGGGCAAGGCGCGCGTCCACTACAACCTGCACAACCTCTGCTTTGCGGTTACGCGTGACGGAAAGGTCGAAGGGTACGCCCGCGGGCTGCGCTTGAGGGGCTGCAAGCCTCATGTCGTTTGCTCGGGCTGGGAGCGGGCTCGCGAGAAGGGTCAGCGCAACGTTCACGCTTACCTGGACGGAGAGATCGACGGCGAGGTCAAGGAGGTCCCGCCGGGCCCCTGGCGCGAGCTTCGCTACAACTGCATGACCCACGGTCCGCACTTCTTCTATCGTGACACCGAGGAGACGTTCGAGGGGGCCGCCGAGGTTGTCCTCCTCAAGGTCTACGACGGATTCGGAGAGCGCGCGGTCGTGCTTGCGAAGGAGCCGTCCTAGTGGGAGCGCCTGGATACCAGTCGTGGCAGTGGACCCAGCAAGACTGGCGCTCGATCTTGCTGCGCAAGAATCGCGACAGCACGCCGCTGAAGAAGGGACAATACAACAAGGACCTGGACTGGTCGCACAAGTGCGGCGCGAAGGGCACCCGTCTCTCAGGCGATCGCCCGCCGCTCTGCCTGCCGATTCACGCAATCAGAGAGCTCAACAAGACCAAGCAGGGTCGCTCGATCTTGCTCAAGCAGGTCAAGAAGAAGGTCAAGGCCAAAAAGGGTCAACGCGTCCCCTACCCCCCTGAGATCGCCGAGCTCGTTCGCGAGGCAAACGAAATGACCCCCAAGGACAAGCCCTCCAAGGCGAAGAGGAACCCGAGCCGGGACGAGCGCATGCGCTTGCTCTACCGGCAGCTGCACGCCTCGAGCGGAGAGCGATATGCGCGCCTGCTGACCGAGCTCGCCCGTGAGTTGCAGCGCGTGGGCTACCTGCGTGCCGACATGGAGCCCTCGGAGGTCTCGCTGGGCGAGATCCAGGACGCGATCGACGCATACTTCGACGAGGCGGAGCACGAGCGCACGCTCCAGCGCCGTTATCGAGACAATCCGTTCGGCCTTTCGGGGACCGAGCTCGTGGGCAAATTGATCGGCTGGACGGCTTCGGGTGCTGCTGCCGAGCTCGTGACCAACCGGATCGACAAGTGGATTACCCAGCCTGTGACCGACCTCGCCGAGGGCGCGATCACCAAAGCAGGCGAGGGAGCCGTTGGCGCTGCCAGGGACGCGGCTGGAGCGGCTCGGAAGCTCGTCAAGGCAAACCCAAGCCGTACGAAGAGGTGGGGCGCCGCTCGTCCCTACCTCTCCCTGGCCGAGGTCAGGAAGTGGGAGCCGTTGGCTGAGGAGCGTGGTGTCAGCGAGGTGGCTCGCAAGGGAAGCAGCAAGGTCACAGGCGAAGGATTCCTTCAGGCCTACAAGGCGGTCAAAGGAAAGAAGTCAGCGCTCAAGAAGCGCAAGGCGACAGCGAAGACGTCCTGGTGGGATCGCCGCGGCGAGTTCATTGCCCGGCACGTCACCCAAATGGAAGAGAGCGGCCGTCCGTTTTGGGAGTGGAGCGCGAAGCGAGGCGCTTGGATCCCGACGCGCCAGCACCTCGGATTGATCATGTGGGCCTACCTGCACGAGCCGCCGCCGCGCGACGGGCGCCCGGTTTGGCCTGCGCGCGGAAATCCTGCCCGAAGTGATTACCAGGCCTGGATCGCTAAGAACCTCTCTGATCGACTCCTGGACGTTTGGGAGGGACTGCACACCGATCCGGATCGGTACGCGCAGTACGCAGGCGCCGATCTCCGCAGGCTCTTGAGTCGAACGGACGACCTCTACGTCCAAAGCGGTCACCAAGAAGAACTGCGCGGGCCTCTGTCCGCGGTCGTTTCCGCGGTCCACCAAATCGAAAACGGCCATATCGAAGAAGCGAAGGCCAGCGTCGATTACGCCATGGCTTCGATCGAAGAGTTTGCGGACAACTGGCCACCTCGCCCTTACCAGCGTTCCGGGCCGCCCCGGCAAATGAACCCCGACGATCGCTTTGCCCGCGCCGAACGGGAGTTCCAGGAATCGCCGACGCCTGAGGCTGAGGCGAACTTGCTGCGCGAGCGGTTGCGGATCGGTGAGGCCGACAAGGGTCGCGTGCTCACTCAGGCTGCGAACAAGGACGAGGTTGCTCGACTAGCGCTCGGACTCGAGCCCGGCGACGCTGAAGTGCTCAAGGTTGCCGGCCGCAAGAAGAAGGTCACGACGGACCTGGGCGCCGATCTGATCTCTGCCTACTACCTGGGCCGAGGCTGGACGCGCGATCAGTGGGGCGGGTTGCGCCACCCCGACGGCAACCGGCGGATCAAGTTCAAGAAGCGCAGCTACGAGTTGCTCAAGGGCAAGCCCGGCAACTGGCACAAGGCGAGCGGCGGGTCCATGAAGAAGCGGGGCGAGGAACTCCTCGCTGCCGCTCGGCAGCGCTACGAGGGCGGCGGAGCCGTCGAGCGCCTGGAGGAGAAGCGCGCCAAGACCAAGAAGCGTGCCAAGAAGCGGCGCGAGACCAAGCAGGACCGAAGCAACGCCCTGCGCGCCGAGCTCGTCACGGCGTTCCGCCGCATGGCTCCCGGTGTCCGTCGCGAGCTCTTGGAGGGCAACGTCGCCTTGTCGCGCGAGGTCCTTGTCGACGCCTTGGGACGGGCGAACGACCGATCGACGGATCTGACCCCGGAGCAGATCGACGCGTCCTTGAGCGCCGGGGCACCTCCAGTCCTGTTCTCTGATCGTGTCTTCGATCGCTCCTTCGACGCCTTGCGTGCCGAGCTCGGCAAGGAAGGGCGGAAGTATGTGCTCCGGCCGGTCGAGAATCCGAAGGAGTACAGCTGGCGCGACGCAGAGAGCGGGCTCGAGATCAGCATGCGGTCGGGCTGGGGGCAAGAGTCGGTTGTCGAGATCGGCTACCTGCCCATGGACCCGTTCTCGGGCGCGATCGTCGCCGGTCGCTTTGGGGGGCGCGGCGCGAGCGAGCGCGGAGGGGGCCTGGTCGCCCGGCTCGGTAAGTCGCTCGTGCTCTACGACGTGATCTTTTCGGACCTGAACGAACTGCGAGCGTTGCTGCGGACCTGGTGCCGCATGGTTCACGCTTTCGGTCACGAGCACTTCGTGCTGGGTAGGCTGGGCGCTGAGGCGGCCGAGGCGTTGCGCACTCTCTACGAGGGGGGTGAGATCTACCTCAGCAAACTCGGGGCGAACATTATCGTTCGCTGCGGCCGGCTGCTCGACGATCCCCGCCAGGCCTACTTGTTCTGAGGGCAGCATGAGCGAATGGGAAGACTGGGCCTGGTGGATCTCGAGCGAGCGAGAGCGCGCCCGCATTCGCGCGATCAAAGATCGGCGAGCCCGGCGCGAAGAGCTCGAGAAGAGCTACCAGAGTTGGCTCGACGCCAAGCAGAAGCGAGATCGCGTCGGAATTGAACCTCCGCCGATCTACGACCCGCGTGAAGACGAGGGCCCAGGACCTCTGTTTGAGGGCGTCATGAGCAACCCGATCGCCTCGCCCTTTACGTCCGGCGAACGCGTTCTGGACGACGAGCTCCTGGATCACGTAGAGGCCCGCATAAGGCGCCTGTCCCGCTCGACGCCTCAGGCGCGGGCCGCGGCGGGGGACTTCCTTCGCGTTGATACGATTTCGCTGACCCCGTTCTGGGGGACGCTCGCCGAGCGGCGCGCCGAGCCCTGGCGCAAGGAGTTGCTGCGTGCCTGGCTCGAGCAGGGCGATCCGTCTGCGCTGCGCTGGGCGGTCCGGGACGCGACGCCGGGCCTCATGAGCTACGGGAGCACGGCCCCGACCGACGATCTCGAGCTCGCGCTGGACCAGTTCCTGGGGCGATTGAACGAACGGCAATGGAGCGTGATCGTGCGCAGGAATCCCAAGAAGAAGAGGAAGAAGGGCAAGAAGAAGGGGCGCTCCAGTGACGCGCTCTCCCAGGTCAAGTGGCTGCTCGAGCAGAACGACGCCAAGCTAGTTCGCAGCAAGAAGCACTTGATCTACAAGATCAAGGGCAAGACGATCGGTTTTCCCAAGACGGCCAGTGACCCGCGATCCTGGAAGAACGCGCTCACGAGTCTGAAGCGACTCCTGCGGGAGTTGGCGGCCGAGGGGCACGACGTCGTCATGCTCAACCCGCCTCGCGGGGACGAGCGGATTCGCGAGCTCGAGCGGATCGAGCGCTCGCCGGAAGAGCAGGAAGAGTACATTCGCCTGCTTGAACTTCATGGCGAGCTCGGGCGCTTGGAGGAGCACGTGATCCCGCAGACGCTCACTCCTGCCGAGCGTTACTTCTACGAGCGATCTGGCTACGGGTGGTCCGCTTTTGACGAACGCCGCCGCGGTGAAATGGCTCGAATCGAAGCTCGGATCCAGAACGCGAAAATGCTGGCATGTGCTGAGGCCCTGGGGGACGCTCACGGAATAAAGTTCGAAGTCGTTGAGGTCATGAGCGAGGATCTTGTTGATTGCGCTCTGACCCGCGACGGCCAGATCGTCCTTGAGCGGGACGCCCCGACTTCACAGGCCCAGGAGCCTCGATTGCTCCGAGCCGACATGCTGCTGAGGTACTACGCCCCTCACGAACTTCATGCGTTCGTCATGCAGGGCAGGTGCGGGTCGCCTTGGGACAAGATCGGAATCGAGTCGATTCGCCAGGCCATTCTCAGGAGGAGGATCGGCTTCAATCCACCCCGCGGCGACCAGCGGATCCGAGAGCTCGAGCGCAAGCAGCGCACGCCCGAGGAGCAGGAGGAATACATTCGCCTGCTTGAACTTCACGGCAAGCTTGAGGAGACGGTCCTCGCTCGCTTCAACCTCAACGAAGCCGAGCGATACATGTATGAGTGGGCAGGCTGGTCGCACCCTGCTGGCGCGGACGCGATTGAGCAGATCGAGCACCGTGTGCGCAACGCGGTCGACCTGGCCTGGGCGGAGCGCGAGGCGGAAGAAAGGGGCTGGGTCTTCGGGGTTGAATACGACTGGTCGCTGTCGCACATGGAGAACTACGAAGATTTCTACTACGTCGTGAGCCTCTACGAGGGCGAGCCGATCCAAACGGCCAATCACCTGGCGACCGTAACGGCGATCGGGGGCGAGAACGGACTCGAACCCAACTACGAGCGAGTGATCGAAGCCGATCTCGCCTGGGAGTGGCTGAGCACGCTGTGGGCCGACGGCGAGATTGCCAGCGATCAACTGACCTTGAGCGATCACGCGTTTGCTCAGCGGCGGGTTCGCAGCAACCCCTGCCCAGTCTGCGTCACGACGGCGGTCGCAACCGCGGCCGGGGCGGCGGGAGCCGCGGCGCTGGCAGGAGGCGCGCTGAAAAAGCGCAAGTCCCGATAGCTGGACAGACTTGCTTCTCGTGCTTCACTACTTGTTAGTGCGAGGAGTTCCACTATGAGCCGCGAAGGCTATATGAGCCCCGACGACGCCGAGCGCGCGGTCTGGGCCTTCTACTGGCAGCTGTATCACAGCCGCGACCGCCGCACGGCGCCGATTCGATCCGAGCCCGGCGACACGCTGAGCGAAGAGGAGCGCCACGAGCTCCGGCAACGCGAGGAGCAGCAGATCGGACTCTGGTCCAAGGTCCAGAAGCAGGTCAGCCGCTGGTTCACGACGAGCAAGCAGGAGGACCACTACAAGGGGATCACGGACGATCTCCGCGGACAGGTGGCCGCCGACGCGGACCTCTCCGGCGTCCTGCACGCCGGGACTGGACTCCCCCAGACGGCGAACGACCTCGCCTCGGGCCGTGGGATCGTCAGCGGCGCCCAGCTGTGCCTGGGCGCGATCATTCCCCCCGAGGATCTGGCTGCGGCCACGACGACCTGGTTGCCGCCGTGCCCCATGGACGAGAACAGCGAGACTTGGGGGAACGAGCTCGAGCACTGGCAGGCCCTCGCCTACAAGCCGAAGGAGATCCCCTGCCCCGACTGCCAGGGGCGCGGCAAGGTCCAGACTCTGTTTAAGGGGAATCCGATTCTGGTGACCTGCGGCGTCTGTGGAGGGAAGGGCAGCAAGCCCAACTGGAAGCCCGAAGAGTTCGAGGCCGTCGAGGCCAACGCGTTCCAGATCAAGCGCAAGATCCACGAACTCGCCGAGCGGGGGTATTTCGACAAGCGCCCGATCAACCCCAACGACCGGGAAATGTCTGACCTGGTCTGGGAAGACGAGGCAGGATTCACGATCGGCTTCAAGCTGACCTACGAGGGCCTGCAGCGCATGCTCGAGTACTGCGACCAGGTCCCTGAGCTCCAGCAGAAGCTTCACGTCCTGCAGTATGCCGGCGAGGAACTGCGCCGCGAGGCGCCTGACTGGGCCCAGAAGGAATTCAAGGCGCGGCCGCAGGTCTCGATCAATTCGGATCTGGGCGCCTCTCAAACCCCGGACCTGAGCAGTCCGACCCAAACCCCCGATCTCTGAGGAGAAGAGAATGACGACCGAAGTGCTGGACCCGGCTCTGCCGGACATTGACGAAGACGACTCCGACTCCGACGGGGACGACAACTTCTGGGCGATCATGTTCAAGGACGGTCGCTTTCAGACGATCGAGCACCCCGACGACGGCCCGACTCATGACGAGGTCTTCACGAAGTTCTGCCAGGCCAAGGAGACCGGCGCGGCCTTCGTGCTGAACAAGGTCGTGGTGGACTCGAAGGAGGTCCGTAGCTTCGGCTGGGGCGAAAACCTCAACGTCCCCGAGATCGAGGCCTTCGACGGAATCGTGGAGCGCATGGACGCCTTGCTCGACGCGTCCGAGAACCTCTTCGCCGCTCAGCAGCAACTTCAGGCCGCGCAGGCCCAGCTGTTCGAGGAGGAGGTCTCCGCCATTCAGGCCGAGAACTTCAAGGAGCAGGTCCGCGGGACCAAGCCCAAGGGCGAGAAGAAGAAGTTCCGCCCCCCGACGTCGTAACGCAGCCCCCGGATCGACAGTAGACCCCCGGTTCGTCCGGGGGTCGTCTGCTGTACGGCAGGCCCCTGTAACTCCGCTAAACTGAAGGAAAGAGGAGTCAAGCTATGTCTGACCTTACCCGCGTTGTCTCGAGCGCGATCAGCGGTGCCGCGGCGAACCCGATCCGTTCCGTCACCTTCCGCTCAACGTTGAGTCCTTCGGTCACCTACACCGGAGCCGATCTGACCGGCCAGAGCAGTCGCACTCCCGGAATCGGTGAGTTCTTCCTGGCTGCGCTCAAGCCGACCTTCGACGTGAACACGATCGCGGGCACGGTGACGGTCGCGCCCTACGGCGAGCCTGGCCCTCTTTCGCGGATCCTTGCGATCGGCGTGGCGGGCATGGCGCTCGGGCTGACGGGCACGTACATCTACCGCAAGATCAAGAAGATCGCCTAGTCCTGTGTCCAAGAACCTTATTGCTTACTGCGCCCTCTACGCAGCTTACGTGGCGGCGTTGCACGCAATCGACGGCCCCTGGAGGCGCTGGAAGGAAGAGCGTCCCGGTAAGGCCGTGGACGGCTGGACGGCGACGCATGTGATCTGGGGCATGATCGGCCGGCGCATGGGCGTCACGGAGCATGAGGTTTTGGTCTTGACCACGCTCAACGAGGCGGTTGAGTTCGGCGTGCGGGTAACGCGGCCGGACCTGCTCTGGGGGAGCCCTGAGTCTGCGGCGAACGTGCTGACCGACATGGTCTCGACCTACGTGGGCTACAAGATCGAGGAGTTCCTCGAGTGAGCCCGGACGAAATCCTCGCTCGCGCGTCAGCTATCCTGCGCAACACACCCGGCCTGCAGCGCGAGTTCCTTGCGAGCCTGGGGGTCGAAGCTGTGGTCCGGGTTGAGTTTTACGACCATGACGGCGACCTTCGCACGTTCGAGGGTTCAATCGAGAGGTGGAGAGAGGAGTTGAATAATCTAGAAGACGCTGGGTTTATCACTTCGGTTGAACACGCAGACGACGAGCTCTATGACTTCCACTACGAGATTCTTTTGGAGAAGCGGTTGACTGGCGGGCACGCCTCTCCGAGCTACGTCTTTGAAGCTGCCAAGGAATTGGTCGATCGCGGCGAGCTCATGCCGGAGGATCTTCGATCTGGTGTATGGATCGAAGGGTCTGAGTGACTGACCCGCGCGCCCGCGAGCTCGAGCGCCGCGCCGGCCAGGGTGACCTGGACGCCCGGACGTCGTTGATCGCGCTGCGGCTTCGGCAGGGCATGATCGAAGCGCTCTCGCTCGAAGACCAGGTCGCGCTTTACCGGGCGGTCATGGACGCGCTGCCCAATTACGTCAGCGACGAAGAGCACCTCATTCGGTGGGAGCGCCGCAACGGAAACTGGTTCCCTGACTGGGAGAACAACCTCGTCTGCCCGAGGGGTCACGCCGCGTTTCAGTTTTGGCGAGACGAAGACGACCCCGATTACTACCACTCCAGCGGAGATACATACTTTACGCTCGAGAACAACTACGGAATCGTTTCCTCTCCTACGATCTACGAGGACCGCGCGACGATCGGTTACGAGGACCACGACATTACGGGAGGTTGGACAAACCTCCTTTCGTGTTCGGACTGCGGTGCTACCTGGCGACTCCAGGGGGACGTGGAGTTCGAATGAGATACCGACGCAACAGCGACGAGGGCCGGCGCTGGCGTGAGCGCAGCGGACACGATTCGGTGAAGCGAAACCCAGCAGGACGCCTCCGAGACCTTGAGCGCCGCGCCGAGGAGACCGGCTCGAGCGAAGACGTGCTCGCCTACGCCACCGCGCTCCTGCGCGCGGGCCAGGTCGACGAGGCCTTCGAACCTTTCGTGCTCGCCGCTCAGGAGCTCGGTTCGGACTGGTTCCTGGTTCCCTACCCCAAGGCCCCGAACTTCATTCTCGGCAGGTTGTTGCCTGGTGACGCGCTGCTGCTGATCGGCTGGCCTGATTTGCTGAGCGATCGACCGGTGGATTGGTCGGACGTCGAAGGGGAGGACCAGGTCGCCTGCTTCGCTACCCTCGACGCTTCCTGGCTCGATCTTCCTGCGGAAAGGAGGCCGTGGAACTTCGGCGGCCGCGGTGGAAAGGTTTACCTATACGGTGAGGGCGAGTTTCGCATGCCACCCGCGGTCAATCGCATGATCCGGGGTGAAGATCAGGTCGAATACCTGCTCGCCGCGGCCCGAGCGCTCGTCGAGCCTGGACCTCGCCTACTGGGCGTCATGGCCTGGCACATGGACCTGGGGCACTACCCACGCGCTCTGTTTCCGGTGAACTGGTTCGTTGACTACCTCGCAACCGAGGAGGGGTTCGCGGTCGACGAGGATCCGGATTACGCCTATCAGGAGATCATGCAGCCGCTGTTCTATCGGGCCTGGATCCCTATCGAGCGCGATCAGCGTCGAGCGGTCGACTACGTCGACTCGAGCATGAGAACGGCCGATCCCGGCCGCGACCACAGCGTGCTCCCGCTTCATGGGTTCGACTACCAGCCCTTGGTTCCGTTCCCCCACCTCCTGCGAGAGTTCGGGTTCGAAGACGAAAGCAGCAACCTTGATCCTTGGGCGACGGCTGTGCTTCCCGTCGGGAGGCCTCCGAACCTGAGGATCGAGTGGGATCCGAGCGGGATCAACTTCGAGCTCGACGAAGCGGGGAACCCGCTCTGGCCGGACGAGGAGGTAGCTGTGATCGTCCGGTGCATGGCGTTGAACCAGGCTGATTCCGAGGAGTGGGTCCAGGGCGCCGAGCCGTACTCGGTCCACTTGGGAACGACATTCAACCCGGACGAGCCGGACGTGTTCGTCGGGACCGCCGAAAACGAGTCGGCGCTGAACATGATCCTGGCAAATCTAGGGTTGTGATTTTCTTGACCACGCAGGCCCGCCTTGGTAGTCTTCCTCCACAACAAGGGGGTGACCTTGGTTTCGACGTGCTAGACGAAGTCGTGCGTGCGTGTCGCAGTTGATCGGTTGGCTGCGTTAAAAGCCGATCAAAAAGCTCATTTGCCAACAGCAACGAGCAGGGCCTGACCGACGCCCAGATCCACGCGTGGATCGACGGCGCCGCCAAGCCCGCCCTGGTCGCTTAGCTCGACCACCCCGGCCTGACATCCCGTCCGTGAGGAAGGGGTCCGGGGCCAAAAGACGGACTAGGAATTCGAGCGAGTCCGCCTAGCTCGATCCGAAGCAAAATCGACGGATAGCTGACCGAGATCGTGCCGTTTCGAGCTCGGGCAGCGAAATCAAACAGACGGATACACACGTAGAGCGCGCGGTCGGAGGCTATCGCGGACCCGGGTTCGACTCCCGGCACCTCCATTGACCAGGAGTGGTAGATACAGGGACCTCGTCGACACGGGGTGAGGCGGCACGGAGGGTGGGGTGTCGCAGCTGAAAACGCGGGCGTAGCTCAGCGGTAGAGCGTCGGGTTTCCAACCCGTTCGTCGCGGGTTCGATCCCCGCCGCCCGCTTGGACTCTCCGCTTGGTGCGGTGGGTTGGGCTATCTGGGTGAATTGAATCGGCGCGGGGACACGACCTCCGCGCCGATTCTTTTTGGTTGTTGTCGGATCGGCTTGTTAGTTTCTCTTCGCGACGGCAGTTCCGCCGCGCAAGGAGAACAAACACATGGCCAAGACTCCCCCTTTCAAGCTCGCGATCAAGAACCTCCAGAAGCAGATCAAGATTCTCGAGGAGGGCAGCCAGCCCCCTGAGATCAAGACCGCTTCGGTCCAGTTCTTCACTGGCGTGATCGATCTGATCGAGACCGGACTCCCCAAGGCGATCGACACCGTCAACCCTCCCACGGTCAACGACGTGGTCGGTCGCGTGATCGCGAGCGGGCGCAACAAGATCAACATGGCCGCGGTCTTCTCGGACGAGGAGGCGCTCGCGACTCCTCCCGGCGATTCGGATCCCCAGGCGACGAAGTCCCCGACCGCTCCGACCGCTCCGTCGGATCCTGTCTCGACTGAGCCCTCGGTTCCGGCTCAGCAGGAGGCCGCCGCCGCTGCCGCTGGCTTCTAGTGGGTCAGGAGCCGAACGAGGTTGCGGTCCCTCGCTATCTCGTTGAGGCAGCGATCAAGTCCCTGCGCCTGCTCGCCGACACGTGCGGGCGCAGGGACATGCGCGATCAGTTGGGCGAGGCGCGGAAGATTATCCGCTACCTCGATAACTGCAAGAAGCGCTCGGTGCCCACTGGCGCCTTCGAGATCGCGACCGAGACCTTCAACAAGCACGCCCTCCGCGTCTGGGCTGCCAGGGATCGCGAGAAGGATTTCCGCGACGCTTCGGAGCGGCTCCTGCAGACGTTCCAAGATCACGACAAGGCTCACAAGGGCGACGCCCGCTTTCACTTGATCTTGCTGAAGGCGATCGGCTGACCTCCAAAGCCAAGACGGCAGGCATATACTGGGTAGATCGATCGGGGTCGCTGTGAGCAAGAATCCGCACCAAGTGAGCAAGGGTCAAGTATGGATCGACAACGATCCGCGCCAGACCTTTGGCAAGCGCACATTCGAAGTCATTGAGGTCGAAGAAGACTACGGCCCCCATGGTCGAGCTCGCTGCAAGATCAAAGACCCGCACCCCAACCAGCGCGAATATTTCTACGCCAAGCTGAGCCGATTCAACGGCACCAAGCGCGGCTACAGCCGAGTGGAGAGCTCATGTTGAGCCCTGAAGAGCACCAGACCCTTGAGCTCCTGAGTGACGTGAAGACGTTTCTCGAGGACTCGTCCTTGGACCGCAAGGGGCGCATGCTGCTCGACCGAGTCATGACGGCCGTGGACGAGCTCCTCGACCTGGACGAGCTCGACGAAGACGAGGACGAGGACTTCGATCTCGTCAGGAACACGATCGACCTCTTCCCCGAGGAACTCGAGCCGGACGAGGAACTCGAGCCGGACGAGGGCCTCGACGACGAAGGCCTCGACGACGAAGACCTCGACGACGACGAAGACCTCGACGACGACGAAGACCTCGACGACGACGAGGATCTCGACGACGACGAAGACCTCGACGACGAGGACGAGGAATGAGCCTCAATGCTTGGGGCGACCCTCAAGTCGCCCTCGCAGCGTCCTACGCACTTTCACTTCGTCCCGAGGACTTGCCAGAAGCGCCCTGGCCTCTCAAAGTGTCTAAGTCACAGCAGATCGGCAGCGGTTTCTTCCGCGGCGGGCCGTTCTACCAAGTGACGGACAATCGAAAGTGGCTTGCTGAGCTCCAGCGCGAGCTCAATGCGGGGCCGGATCAAGCTCGAGCTCGCTGCGGCGGACTCCAGCAAGACCTCTTCGCGCTCTGCCAAGTCATGAACGGATACGGCCCCGTCGTTCTCTAGCAGGAGGGGTCGTGCGAGAGGAATCCGCGTGACCCAGGAAAATCAGTCCGAGGACGTCAAGGTCTGTCCCTTCATGACCGGAATGCAGCTGATCCCCAGAACCCTGGCCGTGCGGGTTACTCCCGTCGGCATGGCACAAATGGGGCCCCAGCTGAACACAGCGGATCTCAAGTCGGCGCTCCAGCTACCCCAGGCGGGCGGGCGCGAGGTCCCGGTCTACGAGGTTCAGGGTGGTCTCGGCTACAACGCCAAGACCCAGCCGACCAAGGAAAACCCAAATCCGCCGCTCGTAGCGGATACGATCAAGGTTCCCTGCGTGCGCGAGAAGTGCATGCTCTGGAACGCCAACCGTGCCAGCTGCACATTCAACTGCTAGGACCCGTCATGACGAACGAAAACGATCCGACCCCCATTGACCCCGAGGAGATCGAGGGCGAGGTGATCGACGCTTCCCCTCCTGCTCCGGCGGACGCCCCTGCTCCTGCGGCCGAGACGCCCACCGTCGCCGATCTGCCGAAGCCGGTCAGCCCTCCGAAGCCCCCCAAGCCGATCCGCCCGGTGAAGCCCAAGCCCCTCTACAAGGTCGGCGACCAGATCTGGATTCCTGGTCAGGGCGGCAAGACGCTCGCCAACGTGATCGCGGTCTACGACAACTTCCAGGACGGCGAGGAGAACTACGACGGGGTCTTCTCGACGGCGCTCAAGAAGCACTCCAACTACGACCCCGACAGCTACCACTACATGTGCGAGGTCGCGAACCCCGCCAAGAAGCGGGTCGCTGGCTGCGAGAAGGACGTCCTCCCCAAGACGCCCCGGCGGTAGCGTGTCCAAGCTCGTCCTGATCGGAATGGGGCACCAGACGGGGGTAGGCAAGGACACCGCCGCGCGCGGGATCCGCGCCTACCTCCCCTGGATCAGCGTCGAGGTGCGCAAGTTCGCCTACGACCTGAAGTACATCACCTACCTCATGTTCAAGTGCTACGGCATGCAGCCGCCGGACTACTACGAGCAGCACAGAGAAGAGCGATCCAAGCCGCTCCCCGGGATCGGTAAGACGCCGCTCGAGCTCATGATCGAAGTTGGCGGCAAGGGGCGCGAGATTCACGAGCACGTATGGCGCGATCAGGCCCTCGACGATCTGCCCGACAAGGGGCTCTGTATCTTCACCGACGTCCGTGGAGTGAACGAAGCCGAGGCCATTCGCGAGCGTGGCGGCCTCTTGTTGAAGATCGTCCGCCCCGACGCACCTTCGACCCAGGCCCTCGATCACATGATCCCCGAGGACTACCCCTGGCACGAAGTCCTCGTCAACGACGGAACGCCTCAGGAGTTAGGGGCGAAGGCCGCGGAAGCGGTCAAGCGGTTCCTCTTGCTGTGAGCGACGAGCGAATTCGGCGACTCGAGCGCGCCGCCAAGGAGGGCGACTACGAGGCCACCGAAGAGCTCTACTGGTCGCTGCTGCGCCTCAATGACGGCGGCGAGGTGATCGACCGCTTGCTCGAGGCCGTCTTGACGATTCAGCAGGACGGGCGCATTCCTGGGGTCTGGGACAAGATCAACTGGCTGCGCCAGGAGGGAAGGTCGTTGAGCGAGGAGCAGCTGACCTCGCTCCGCGCGCTCTTTCGGGAGGTCGCGGACGCGGACAGTTTGCACACGGTCCCGCGCGAGATCCGCGAGCCGGGTCTGACGATCTACGCCCAGCAGCAACGCCGCGTGTTCCGCTACGGCGAAGATCACCGCTGGCATGCGGTTGCCCGCCTGTCCTCGTCTCCCCCCGGCTATCCCTTCATGGTCGTCAAGACCCTGGCCGAGCGAGACGCCCTCAACGTTCGATCGGGTGCCTCGTGCCTCGTGCTCGACAACAACGGGGTGTATCGAAGCGAGCTCGTCTCGAACCCGTTTTCCGACCGCACCTCGATCAAGTGGAACTGCGTTCGGATCGAGCGTGGAGTGGGTGGAGCATGAGCGGCAAGGTCCGTCGCTGGGCAATTACCTATTCCGCCTCCGGGGGTTTCGTTCCTTTTGAGGAGTCGGAAAAGGAAACGTTTCCCAACGCGAGCCCGTCGACGAAGTTCTACCCCACGGTCGAAGAGGCGTGGGAGGCCTGGGCAGAGAGGCTCTTGAAGCTCGCCGAGGGTCATGAGAATCGCGCTCGCGAGCTAAGGTCCAAGGTGAAGAGGTGGAAGCCATGAACGACCGCAGTCATGGGCCTGAAGCAGATCGCTGTGGCATGTGTTCGCGCCCGCTCGAACTTCAAGTTTGGCCGGGTTCGATCACGCTTGGGTCTTACGCCTGCTGCTTGGAGTGCTGGGCCTGCTATGCTTACTATCACCCGGGCGGGGCCATGAAGCAGTTCGCTGAGGACTGCACGCTCTACAGCAATAAGCCGGTCGGCGAGATTCCGATTCAGGGGGCCTTGTGACTGAATACTGGGTTCACAACGACCTGAAGTGCCCTTCCTGCTTCACGCCGATTCCGGTCAGCGGCTGTGCGGACGAGAGCCGGGCGCGCAAGCCTCGCGAGAACGACTTGTCGGTATGCAGCAGCTGCCTCTCCTACCTTCGCTTCTCGGCCGTCGCCGGCGAGGGCGGGGCGCTCAAGCTCGTGTTCGTCGATCGTGACGAGTTCGAGTCCCTCTCCGAGAAGGACCAGATCGCGCTGATCAATGCCCGCGCCGTCCAGATACACCTGCAGAAGCAACGAGAGGAGGCCGAGCGTGAGCGAGGATCGGATCCACAAGACGCTGGCGAAGCTGTTTGACGGCGAGCACGACCCGGAGCAGGTTCTGCGCGACTTTGAGCGCGAGGTCAGCGCTGACGGAGCGACTCGAATCGAAAAGCAGTTCGCCTGCAAGGGCTGCGGCGCCGAAGAGGTTTGCTTTCGCTGCAAGAGTCAAGAGGTGATCGGCGTCGGCGCGACCGCGGCCTTGCCTCTGCTGATCCCCAAGCTGGCGCGAATGGCTCAGCAGTGGGCGGACGAGCGCAACATGCAGAAGCAGTTGGAGGCTCAGGCTCAAGCTCAGGCTCAGGCTCAGCAGGCCTACCAGCACCACCGTCGCAGCGCGGGCTGGTCCCGCGGCCATGCTCCCCCGCCGCCCCCGACCGGGCCGCAGTCGTTCTGAGCGCCGAGCTCGATTGCTTCCATGGGCTCGGTGCTGAGGAATCGGGCTCGCAGATCATGGACCGGATCTGTGCGTTGACCAAGGTTCGTTCGGATCGAGAATCAAGGAAGCGTGCTCGGGCGAACGAGGTCGCGCCGGCGGAAATTCGTGAAGCAGCAAGTCCTAGCAGGGGCCTATTTACCTGCCGCTAGTGATCGTTATTGGATCTCCACCTCATGCAACCCAGACAGAGCGACCGAACCATAATGTTCACGATTCTGAACGTTATCCAGTTTAACGACCAGGATCCTGAACGCAAACAGGTATCAGGCGAGCGATCCGTCAAGCGCGCTCTAGCGACCCTGAGCTCGGAATGTAGTTGCGGATCGCGCTTTCACCGCGAAGGCGCGCCGGAGCAGGGGTGACCCTGGCTGCTAAAATGAAAGAAATCCTGGCCGGGCCTTCTTTCACTCAAGCCCCCCCCACAGCCCGGCCAGGAGTCTTACATGGCAAGCGCAAGCAAAGTCAAGATCGGTTCGACCTGGAAGATTTCGATCCAGGGCACCCCGACTCGAGTCAAGGTGATCGCCAAGCAGTCCAAGGAGGGTGGCGGCACGGAGTTCAAGGTCCGTCGGGTCGACGCCCAGGGGAACGTCAGCGGTCGCTCGCTGGTCCGTGGCGCCCGCGCGCTCAAGCCGGACGACGAGACGCCGATCGTTTCCCACCCGGAGCAGCAAGAGGCGTCCGAGGAGATCATGAGGCCTCGCAAGCCTCGGAAGAAGACCAAGAAGCGCCGTGCGAGCAGCTTCTTCTCGACGCCGCCGCGCCCCGAATCCAAGAAGAAGGAGCCTTTGGGCTCACTGAGAGGAGCTCTCTTGACGACTTCACGACGCAGGACGAAGAAGAAGCGGGCCAGCAGCAAGACCCAGGGCGAGTTCCCGAGCCCGCTCGTGCGCGATCTCTGCAAGGCGCTCAAGCGGACCGACGGAAGCGAGTGGTCGGTCCGCAGCACGTTCACGAAGGTCATGGCCGACCACTCGCTGAAGAAATACTCTTTCTAGAGTCCAGCAGGGGCGCGCCGTGTCGTATCTCGAACTCACTTCCAATGACCCACTTGGCAGCGGGCTGACCGACCGCGGAAGGAAGGTCCTCGCCAGCAGCGGTGTTGTTCACCCGATCTATGGGCGGGTTGGTTCGGGATTCACGGACCTTTACCGCGAGCTCGGCGCGACCGAGACGCCGGATATCAAGCCGCTGCCCTGGGACCTGCAGCCGAGCGAGGACGAGCTCAAGCGAGTGGCCCGCGCCGAGACCTGGAACAAGGTCAACACCTTTCTGGGTATTGCGGGCGGGGCGCTGGGGTTGATCCTCAGCTACAACGCGGTCATGCAGTTGGTCCGCAGTCGCAAGTAAACGAAGTCACCAAGCGGCTTAGGCCGCGAGGCCGTCATAGGGGGAGGGGCCCGGCGAGCGTTCGCCGGGCTTTTCTCTTAGACTGAACGGGTGAGTTCGATCGCTTACTACGTCGTGTCTCTGGACTTGATTGGACGGGTCGTCAAAGAGCGATTCTGTCGAGATCGGGCCGAGGCGATCGAGCTCCTCGAGCACCTCCGCAAGACGGACTTCAGCCACGAGCACCGACTGGAGGGGAGGGCGGCCGGCAGCAAGACGGGCGTTGACGCGCTCGAGGACTCAGACGACGAGTTGGAGTTCGAGTGGCTGACCTGACCCCAAGCTCCAAACCTCGGGTCCGCTTGTTCGACAGCATGGGCTACGAGGTCGCGATCGTTCCGGTCGAGCACGTTGCTGAGTGCTGCGTGTGGGGAAGTCGAGTCTTCCGCCGCAAGGATCCAGCGCCGAGTTCTCCAGGCATTTGGGACTACCGAGAGGTCACGGTCTACGTGATCGAGGACACGCTCGAGGAGTTCCGACTGGCCTAGAATCCGATCGCGCGGAGGTCAACCTCTTCTCTTGCCTTGCAGGCGTAGTGGATCAGACCGTTCGCCTCGGCGTAGTAGCGGTGACCGAGGTCTATGTTGACGCCGCACCGCCGACAGGCGGCTCCAGACTTATCCTTGAGCCAGGTCTCCGCCTTCTGGGCAAGCGGGTCCTCGGGAACGATCAGACGCGAGCCGGCCACGTCCACGTCCCCGGGTTGATCGACTTGTAGTCAGACTGGCTCTCGAAGTCGAGGCACTTCTTGACGTTCGTCGCTCCGCCCGTAGTCAGGCAGGTCGGGTCTGCGCCAAGCAGGCGCACGTCAACGCAGGTGGGACTGCGGACGTTGATCACGATCGCAGGCTCCGGGCCCATGCGTTCCCTGACGATCACGATTCGGCCGAGACTGGGATTCTGCATTTCTCTTCTCCTTTGACCCCGACGGGACTCGAACCCGCGCAGCCAGCTTGAAAGGCTGGTGACCTAACCACTAGTCGACGGGGCCATGACGAGAGCGCGCTTTGCAGGGGGTCGGTGTTGAGCCGTGCAGGACTCCCCGTATCCGAAGCGCGCGCTTAACGATTCTCGCTGATCGTTCCTGACTCACTTTAAAAACGTAACCACTTGAACGCGCGACGCACCGCGACCGTCGCGGGCTGCGCAAGCTGGAGGCGGGGGTCGAACCCGCAGCCGTTCGCTTACAAGGCGAGTGCTCTGCCGGTTGAGCTACTCCAGCAATTTTGTTCAGTCTACCTCTTCGTGCTCGGGCAGGGCAGACGCCAAGAGCATGGCCTCGTAGTCCTTTTCGGACATGCGGAGCAGGCAGTTGATCGCGATCTTGGGCTTGCCGAACTCCTCGGCGAGCCTGCGGGCGGAGTCGCCGGCTTCATGCCGGCCGCGGATCTCGTCCATGATCCGGTGCGCCGAGTTGGGGCCGCCGCAGGTCCAGCACCGAGATCCCGGCGGGAAGGCCTTGAGAACGCGTTCTTGGGCGGAGGAGAGCTCGCTCATGCCGGCACCAGCTTGACCCTGCATTCGCGGATCAGGTCACCGTCGAAACTCCACTCCTGAAGGGTGGGGCAGGGGGCGTTGTCCTCGCCCAGTTGGCAAAACTGGAGCGTGAGACTGTCGATTTTCTGACCCTTCTTCCAAGGCCCGAAGTCCTTCTTGAAGGTGATCGCGGCGAAGCTGATCGAGCTCGCGTCGCCGTCGATAAAGTCTCCGTATTCAACAATCTCGTCGATCATGTCGCTCCTATCCCCACCAGGGATCCGCGGCCCAGCGCACGAAGACGCTGCGGTGCTCCTCGTCCCATGCGTTGAAGGCCTGCTTGAGGTTGAAGTTGCCGCAGGCCCACTCTTGGTCAGGGTCCCAAATGTAGAGCAGGAAGCGGGCGGAGTGAATCGCCCGCGGCGAGGCGCAAGTCGTCGCGGCCCAGCGCTCGAGCTCGGAGGCGCTCCAGTAGCGACCTGGGCGCCCGAGTCGCAGGCTTCCCTTTTCAGCATGCTGTTTCAGGGAGGGGAGCCAGTTGAGCATTCGAACCATGGCCGTCACCTTGGACCCGCTGCCCCGCCAGCCGATATTCTCGACGAAGCCCCTCCATGCCTCCTCGAAGGCCCGCTGATTGAAGGGGGTTCGCCGACCCTCTTTCCTGGTCCAATGGAGGTGGCGTCGGAAGACCTCGTAGTCGTCGTCCTCGTATTCCTCAATGATCTCGAGTTCGTGCGGCCGAATGCTGTCGTCCATTACGACCTGCGCGCCCTGGGCCCGTCACGGCCAATGATTCGCGCGATCACGATCTTGCGCGCGTCCTTCACGTTGAAGACGTGACTCCGCCTCCGAGCTCGGTAGCTAAGCCCGCCGGCCCGCGCCAGCTTGAGCGCAAGCTTGGGAGGGACGTCGCACGTCCTGCAGATCTTGACCGTCGGGACCTCCTCCTCTTCCTGGAAGGCGATCGAGATCAGCGCGTCCTCAACCAGGAGCCATTCTTGGTTCGGGCGCCGGCCCCGGAGGAGCATTTTGTGCTCTTTCTCGATCCGCTGGGCCATTTCTGCAACCCGGCGTGCATAGGGGAGCTCAAGCACATGGTCGGTACAGACCGGCTTGTTCTCCCTCGTCGGCTTCGAGCACCCTTCGACGCTGCAACGGCGGGGGCGAGTTCGCTTCGGGGGCGGCTGCAAAAGGTGATTGATCGTTCCGATTCCGTCCACGGTCCTCCCTTGCCAGTCCCGTTCCGTTGCTGGGGCCAGGATACGACTCCGGTCGGACAAGATCCAGGTTTTCACCTTGCCACCTTTAGTTTTCCGTGAACTTGTCGGCTGGGGTTGTTAGGTTGGTGCGGCGGGTGGCAGTAAGTCCAACAAGGGCCTATTTGCCTGCCATTCTCGGCAACAATTCCTGGCAGGGGCCTATTACCTGCCACTTTCCTCAACAAGGAGGTCGCTGTGTCTGGATCCATGTTTCGTGTCCGTGTCGAGTGCCGCCACCAGGAAATGGGCGAGAAGGGTCGGCTGAGTCGCGACTCCCGCTGGTGGCAGTCTTACGACGTCTTCGCCGACGACTCCAAGGCCGCGGCGGCGCACGCCAGCTACCAGGCGCGTGAGCAGTGGCCGCAGGCGACCTCGGTCCTGATCAACAACGTGAAGGAGGGCCTGTGAGCTCGGTCGATCACCCGGATCACTACGGCGGCAAGGAGAACGCCTACGAGACGATCAAGGTCCTGAAGGCCTGGGGACTCGAGCGGGACGCGCTGCTGTGGAACGTGGGCAAATACCTCTCGCGCTGGAACAAGAAGGGTGTCCTGCGTGAGCAGGTCGGCAAGGCGGTCTGGTATGGCCTCCGTCGCTTGGCTGAGCTCGACGGGCTCGGTGAGGACACCTACAACGACGCGATCGCTGAGGCCGCGCCCGTCGAGGTCGAAACGAAGCACCGCGACCAGACGAATCACCAGATTCGCGTCGAACACATGATGTACGGGTTCGGCCAAGAAGTGCCTCAGGTGCCGACGGTCCCCGACGCCCACACGCGGACGCTTCGGGCGCGCCTGATTCTCGAGGAGTGCCTGGAGACGATCGAGGCCCTCGGCGTGACGGTGCGGGCCGAGGGGACGAAGGTCGAGTTCGACGGTCTCGAGTTCGCAGCCACCCACGATCCCGACCTGACCGAGATCGCGGACGGTTGCGTCGATATCTCGGTCGTGACGATCGGGACCATGAGCGCCTGCGGCCTGAAGAACCGCCCGCTGCTCGAGCTCGTGGACGAGAACAACCTGCTCAAGATCGCAACGGCCAGCAAGGACCCCGTGACGGGCAAGTTCATTAAGGCGCCGGGTCACCCGACTCCTGACGTGGCTGGCGAGATCGAGCGACAGCGACAGGCTTACGCGTGAACCTCAAGGAGGCACTCGACCGCGCGCTCGAAGAGGATACGGTCCTTGACGCGCTCTCCTTCCTGGCGATCTGGGAGGGCGAGCGCGCGATCCGGCAGCGGGACGAGTGCCTCCGAACGGGCACCTCGACGGCAAGCCACGAAGGCACTTACGACACCTGCTACAGAGCGACCTTCGAGGCCCTTTTCAGGGAGTTGGGCTGGGAAAAGATCGCTGCCCTCAGCCTGCCTGGCCGGGCTGCTCTAGAGAAGCGGAGCTAAGAATGACCGCCCCTGCCCCCGTGCCGATTACGCTCACTCCGAGCGAGTTCCGCCTTGCTGCGCAGGTCGGAATTCAGCGCCAAGCCACTAACGTCATGAACGGACTTCAGCATAAGCACGGCCTCACCAACGGGTCGTCGAACGGCTGGTCGATTCACGTCGAAGGCGCCGCCGGCGAGCTCGCGGTCGCGCGCTACATGGACATGTTCTGGAGCGGGTCGTTCGGAGAGTTCGGCGCCGGCGACGTGGGGGAGATCGAGGTTCGTACGACGCCTCGCTTGGACGGAAGTCTGATCCTCCACGCGACCTCGCCCGATCACCGGCCCTTCGTGCTCGTCACGGGCCGGGCTCCCTACCTCCAGCTGCGTGGCTGGATCTACGGAGAGCACGGCAAGCGGCAGAAGTTCTGGAGGGATCCTGGCACCGGTCGTCCGGCGTTCTTCGTTCCCCAGTCGGCGCTGTCTCCCATGGCGACCTGCCCGCGCCTGCGAGCTCCGCGTGCTCCTAGGTGGGCCGCGATTTGACGCCTGAGGAAGAGTGGCGGTTGTTCCAGGCCGCCTGCCTTGGTTTGATCCTCCTGATCGGAGTGTTGTCCCTATGAAAGTTGTCCTCGAGAGCACGGGCCACCGAAAGATCTCGGTGATCAAGGACCTACGCCAGCACCTCGGCCTCTCGCTCGTCCTGGCGAAGAAGTTGGCGGACCAAGCGCCTGTCGAGATCCCTCCCTGCGACACGATCCACGAGTTGATCCGCGACCTCGAAGAGTCCGGCGCGAGGGTCGTCGTGGACGGAGCGGAGACGGGGCAGGCGCTCGTCGACGAGGAGAGTCAGCCGGGCTGGGTTCGCGTTCAGGCGAGCCTCTGGGGCGAGATCGCCTCTCACCTTTACTGCAGCAAGGAACCCGGAGCCGGGGGCCTTTACCGAAAGATCGTGACCAAGAAGGAGGCGCCCCGTTGAGCGCGAAGAGGAACAAGTTGGCCAACAAGGCCCGCAAGCAGCAGGCCGTTCGTGACGAGATCGAGCGCCTGCGCGTCGAGGGCAACCAGACGATCGTGGCTGCCTACGTGTGGACCGGCAACCAGTACGTGCGCCAGGTCGTCCGCGGCCACAACCTGGTCGAAGGCGTCGAGCCTCTTCCGCTGACCGAGAAGGAGCAGAAGTCGCTCTCCGTGATCGAGGAGGCCTACAGCTTCATGAACCGCCAGGGCGACTACCCCAAGCCGAAGGACCTGACGTCCGTGCGCAGCATGCTCGGCCAGGCTCACCGCGCCATGAAGCTCGAGGACGAGTTTCGCGCCATGCTCCGCGAGGGGCTGGCGAAGCTCGAAGCGTCTTAGCTGGCAAAGGCTTACGCTACCTGTCGGAGGGGTGTGAGTATGATGGGAGCTCAAGTGAGGAGGGGGGGGGTCGTGACGACTCAGAGCAAGACCAAGAAGCGTGGCGGGCGCAAGAAGCGCAGCAAGGAAGAGTTGCGCGAGGCCCAGCGTGCGCGCATGCGCAAGCGGAACAAGGCCAAGAAGAAGGCCAAGGAGAAGGACAAGGAAAAGGGTATCAAGTACAAGGACACGGGGGTTCGGGTCTACAAGTACCCGGCGAACCGAACCCTTCCCCTCGGGTTCGAGAATGAGCACCGATTCCTGGGCCAGCTTGCTGAGCAAGGCGACCGCGTCAACAAAGACCTGATCTCCGCCGAAATGCGGCGGCGTGCGCATGAAGAAGGTCTGCTCCTCGAGGGCGTCGAGTTCGTCGACGATCACTTCTTCCACAGTCAGCGCATGCGCAACGACACTGTGGAGATCGACCACAGCATGCGCGACCTTGACATGAAGTTCATGCTCAAGACCGAGTTGAAGGACGAGATCCTTGAGGCCGACGCGAAGTACGCAGCGATCAAGAAGGCGCTTCATGCTGTTCACGAAGAGCAGCGCAAGCGCAACTCGAAGAATCGAGACGATACGCTCACCCCGGAAGAGAGGGCGGAGATCTCCGCGCTTCACAAAAAGCTCAAGAATGCCTGGGAGGATCGGCAAAAAATATGCAAAGAGGCGCGCGAGTTGGACTCCTACGACAAGAAGGCTTTCGACGACGCGAAGAGCGACGCCGCCAAGGAGGGACGCGAGCGGTTTCCTGAACTACACTGGAACACCAGGAACACGCGTCACGAGGCACTCCGTCAACACCGGAAGGGCCCCCCGCCGAAGTTCAAGAGTTGGGACGGCTCTGGAATTATTGGTGGCCAGACTTACCAGTCGCGGGAGAAGCAGGCCCCTGAGGTAATCTTCAGCGGCGACCTGGGCCAGGGCCATGCCCGAATCGTTCGGTATCCGACTGGCGTCTGGGTGGCGGGAAGGGACCGCGCGGCCAAGAGGGGTGACGCGATCCTCTACCTCCGCGTAAGGAGTGAGGGGAAGAAGCCCGTCTGGGCTCGAATCCCGTTCTTCATGAAGCGCGAGATCCCTGAGGGAGTCCGAATCACTCACGCCAAGGTCGTTCGAAAGAAGGAGGGGCGTCGCCTGAAGTGGTCGGTTCAGCTGAGCCTTGCTGACGTCGGACCCCGTCCGGACCGAGCGAAGGAAGGCACCGTCGCGATCGACGTCGGCTGGCGCTACGACAACGGCTCGATCGTCGTCGCGACGTTCTCCGGGAGCGACGGCAGGGAGGGCAAGGTCGCTTTGCCTTGCTGGTGGCTTCGAGAGGCCAAGCAGGTGGAGAACCTCCAGAGCCTCGTGAAGAAGGACTTCAACGAAGCGGTCGATAACCTGATCGCTTACTTCAAGGTCGAAGGGCGGGGCTGTATTCCGAAAGGCCTCCGGAAGGAGTTCAAGAACCTTCACCAGTTCAGGAGCCCGAAGAAGCTGTCCAAGCTCGTCAAGAAGTGGCGCGACCAGGACGAGGACAGCTGCCTCGACTGGCTCTGGCACTGGCGTGGCCGCCAACTCCACCTCGGGCCCGATTGGCGCGATCCTCTCCGCGGCCAGCTGCAGGGGAGCAGGCGGGACCTTTACCGTCGATTCGCCCGCGACATGGGGAGGCGCTACAAGAACTGCGTGATCGAGGAAATGAACCTCGCGCACATGCAAGAGCGAAACAAGGCGGGCGACAACAAGAAGCAGGACCGGATCAACAAGAACAAGAGGCACGCGGCGCTGAGCGTTCTCAAGAAGTCGCTTCAGAACGTCTTCTTCGAGGATATCGACACGCTGAACCCGGCCTACACGAGCCAGACCTGCTGGTCTTGCGGGAAGCGGAACCGCAGCCTCGGCTCTGCGCAGGTGTTCACCTGCTCTTGTGGAGAGACCTGGAATCGAGACGTGAACGCGTCTCGCAACCTCCTCGCCGCGAGCGGCGCGAAGGTGAACTGGGATCGACCGGCGCTCGAGCCGGACGAGGTGTGGACTTACAGCGAAAAGCCCAACAAGCGAAGGAGGAAGACGATTGCGAAAAAGCGAGCGCTCGAAATGAAGCGCAAAAACGAAGGCGGCGAAGAGGCTTAGGAGGCACGGCGCAACAAGTCCTGGCAGGGGTCTATTTATCTGCCACAGAGGGGTCGGTGGGCGGCGCGTTGCGATCGCGATTGAGCGCCGCAACAAGTCCTGGCAGGGGCCTATTTACCTGCCACGAGACCCGAGGCCACCTTTGCCTCCTCTGCCCAGCGGGCAACAAGTCCTGGCAGGGGCCTATTTACCTGCCACGACTCCAGCGTCGCGAGCGGGATCGTGCCGGCAACAAGTCCTGGCAGGGGCCTATTTACCTGCCACGCGGGCAACCTTGATCGCGTCCAAGAAGTGCTGCATGACACACCAAGTCCTGGCAGGGGCCTATTTACCTGCCACTTGAGGGCGACCCCCTATATGTAGGAGGCGATTTTTCTGGCAACAAGTCCTGGCAGGGGCCTATTTACCTGCCACTTCTGATACCGAGAGCCGCCCTTGAGGCGGCGGGTGGCAACAAGTCCTGGCAGGGGCCTATTTACCTGCCACCTCGCCGACGACCTCGACGAGGGGCGAGGTCGCAACAAGTCCTGGCAGGGGCCTATTTACCTGCTACGACAGCAGACTCCCTTTGCTCCGCGGCTGACCCCAAGCAACAAGTCCTGGCAGGGGCCTATTTACCTGTCACACTGAGCAGCCCGAGGGCTTGGTCGGCGGCGGACTCGAGCAACAAGTCCTGGCAGGGGCCTATTTACCTGTCACGCTGCTTTCGCTCCGCCATGCGGCCTTCATGACAGGGGCCTATTTACCTGCCACGGCCCTTGTCGGAGCCAGTAGCTATCCTTCCGGCATGAAGAAGCGAATCGTCAGGTGCGGCAAGTGCGGCGGGGAGGGACACAATCGCAGGACGTGCTCCGAGGGGGAGCCGTCCGCCTCCGAACCTCCTAAGAAGAGCGCCTCCAAGTCTCGCAAGAAGGCAAAGGGGGAGCCCAAGGAAGGCGAGGTCAAGGGCAAGGCTCGTAAGAAACCGAAGGACTCCAAGAACTTCGGGACCAAGAAGATCGAGCCTATCTCGTTCCTGGAGACTGTCGATAGCCTGCGAGCCCTCAGGAAGAAGCATGTCAGGAAGGGCCTGTTCAATCTGATCCTTGTTGACCCGCCTTGGAAATACAAGCGCGTGGGGGAGCAGGGTAAGGCCCAGGACCAGTACTACTGCATGACGGTGGAGGAGATCGCCGCGCTTCCTGTGGACTCTCTGGCCGCTGAAAACTGCGTGCTGATCATGTGGTACACCGGCCCCAAGACCCCCGAAGCGATCAAGGTGATTGAAAGCTGGGGTTTCCAGTTCAAGACCGGCCAGCTTTTCAATTGGAGGAAGACCTACAAGAGCGGGAAGCTTTACGTCGGCATGGGCTTCTATAGCAGGAGTTGCTACGAGCCTGTAGCCCTGGCGATCAAGGGGAGCGCGCCCCGGGCAAAGGGGGCGACGTCCGTGAGCGCTGAGCTTGAGGGCCCTGTCGGCGCGCACAGCGAGAAACCGGAAAGCATTTACGAGAAGATTGAAGAGCTCTGGCCTCACATGGAGCGAAGGCTCGAGCTATTTTCCAGAAAAAAAAGGAAGGGATGGGTTTCATGGGGGGCCGAAGTTAGTTAGAGTCCCTTCGCCGAACACGTGGTTCGGTGAAATTCCAGGGCGAGTATCACTGCGATCAATAAGCCCGCCATTGCTGCTGAGAATCATTTCGATCAGAAAGCAGCCGCCACAGCGAAAGCTATCGGCACAACCGTCACAGCGAAAGCAATCGACGTTAGGTTTTGTATGAACTGCACCCCTTTCAAGGACGACTGGAAGTCGGCCCTTCAATGGATTCTCAGCCAGAACGGCGAGAGCAAGTCCGGCGTCGCTCGGGCGATTGGTCTCGACCAGAGCTCCGTCTCTCGTTACCTGGCCGGTAAGACGACCCCCAAGGAAGAGAACCAGCGGAAGATCCTTCGGCATGCCGAGGATCTGGGCTGGAACGGAGGGAGCCCGGCGAACGAAGGCCCCGTCGGAGCCGCCAATCCCGACGCAAGCCCTTCGATCCCCGGCTTCGGAACGAGCAACGTGACCTTCGACCTGCGCGACAAGGTCGAGGAACGCGTCGAGCTCAACCCCGATCAGCTTCGCAGCTGCGTCAGCTTCAGCCGGACAGGTTCCCGGGGCTGGGCTTTCAGCGCGGCCTGAAGGATCACAAGATCAAGGATATCGCTCGCGACGCCCTGGCCGGGGAACTCATGCCCGCGCCGTTGATCGTCGCGATCCCCTTCGACGAGTTCCCCGTCAAGAACGTTCCGACCGTGAAGCTCAGGGACGCTGACGGCGTGTGGCGGCTCTACGTCCTGGTGATCTCTGACGGCCAGCACCGGATCGCTGGGTTCGCCGTCGCCGACGTGTCTCTTTACTGCCATGTCGTGAAGGGCATGCCGCTGGAGTATGCCCGCCACCTCTTCCTGAAGCTCAACAGCAAGGCGACTCTGGTCACCAAGATCGAGACGCTCGAGGCGAGTCACACCAACTGTGCCATGCGGATCAAGGCGCTCATGCGCTCCCATGGCGGACCCTACGATATCGGCGGTGCGCAGATCCACAACCTGTTCGCCGGCCTCACCAAGGGGCGCTCGAAGCGCGGATACAGCAACAACGGAGTCGTTCTCGAGGAGAGGGTGTTCAGCCAGGCGAAGGCGATTATCGCCTCGCTCGTCAGCCTCAGGGGCTGGTTCTCGTACCACGGCAACACCTCCAAGTCCAGCGCTTCGCGCCGCAGCAAGGTCGCCTTCGGGACGAAAATGCTCGCGGCGCTCGGCAAGGCGTGCCGCGAAGGTTTCGGCGGAAGGCCTCTGACTCCTGACCAGTGCAGGGAGTTCGTCATGGTCCTCTACAAGGACCGTGCCGCCTTCGGTGACAAGGGGAGGTTCGGATCCCGGATCAACGACTCGAGCAGGCTCCGCGACGCCGTTCGCACCTACCTTCTGGACAACCTCAAGATCGAGTAGACCAGCCAGCAGACAATGTTGCCCGCCGTCCTGAGCGATCAGCACTGGCGGGCATAGAGATCCGAGCCGGCAGAATGCCGGGGCAGGACCTCCACGGCGAGCCCGAGAAGAGCGATCTTCTCGGGCTCGCTTCTTGTTCGGAGTATTGGACTTATCTCAGATCTCCACAACTTGTCGGAGCGGCCTGATACTTTCCTTTTCCGCGAACAACGGGAAGCCCAAAGCAAGGGACAACATGGCCAAGAAGAGCAAGTTCACGGCGGGGAGCGCGACGCTCCCTCTCCCCGACGAAGACGACAAGTCGACGCTGCCTGGAGAACTCCGCGAACTGCGCATGTTCTCGCGCCGGCTCAACGGAGACTTGCGCAAGGCTGCGGCCACGCTCGAGCGCGACGAGGCGCGCTACCTGGTGGACACCTACTACCAGATCCAGGAGGACCGCAAGAGCCACAAGAACCGCGAGCGCGCCGCGGCCGAGGACCAGGAGCCCAACCTGTTCATGTCCTGGGTCGGCGGGCGCTACGTCGAGCTCGAGGCCAAGATCAAAATGGCCATGAAGGCTTACGCCAGCCAGTCGCACACGGGGCGCTGGACGCTGGGCCTCTTCGGGTTCGGCGAAGTGTTCGCTGGCGGCCTGATCGCCTACCTCGACATTACGCGCGCCCCGACTGCCGGGTCGCTCTAGCGCTTCTGCGGCGTAGACGGCAAGGTCAACTGGCAGAGCTCGGCCAAGGCGGAGCGGATCGTCAGCCAGAACGTGAAGGGCAAGAAGCCGACCCAGGCCGAAGTGGACAAGATCGCGATCAAGGTCGGGATCAAGCCGCAGCAACTGCAGCAGCGCATGCGCTTTCTGCTCCAGGACGAGGGCGAGGACGAGATCCGGCTGACCAAGGAACTGCTGCGCAAGGCGGTCGCCATGCGGCCCTGGAACGCGCGGGCCAAGGTGCTGATCTGGAAGATCGGGGATCGGATCCGCGTCTTCTCCAACAAGGAGAAGAGCTACTACGGCCCGCTCTACCGCGAATACAAGGCGCGCCTCGTCGTGCGCAACGAAGCTGGTGACTTCAGCGACCAGGCGGCCCAGACGCTCAAGGACGTTCCGAACCACAAGCAGAAGAAGATCTTGGCCGAGGGTCAGCTGCCGCCGGGCCAGATCGAGGCCCGCGCGCTGCGCTGGGTCGGCAAGCTCTTCCTCAGCCACTGGCACGAAGTGGCCTACTACGACCACTACGGCCAGGTGGCCCCCAAGCCTTACGCGCTGGCTCACTTGAACCACGCGCACTACATTCCCCCCGCTCCCAGCGATTTCACCCGCAAGAAGGTCGACCGAGAGTGGTGGGAGGGTTACCTCGCTGCGCGCAAGGACGTGTGGAAGACTGTTTCCTAGAACCGCCGGAGAAGAGAAGAGAAGCTCATGGCTAAGAAGAAGGTCAAGGTCGTCAAGAAGAAGGCCGAAGACACCCCCAAGGTGATCAACCCCAACCGGATCGGTGAACTGCTGCAGCAGTACAGCGCTCCGCGCTACAACGTCGTCAACGGCATGCCCTCGATCGACCCGGAGGGCGACCGGGTCAGCAACTTCCCGCTCACGGTCGACCGGGCTACGGCGTTCTTGGAGCTCATGGCTTCGGCGCAGCGCAAGTTCCAGAAGGCGCACGTCGACAAGATCGCTCGCTCGCTCAACGAGGGCGACCACGTCCGCACGGACCCGATCAAGTTCAACGTGAAGGGTGAGCTCGCTGACGGTCAGCACGTTTGTCGCGCCGTGATCAAGTCTGGCAAGACGGCCTGCGTCGAGATCCTGCTCAACCGCCCCGTGGACGAGGTCTACAACTACGACCTCGGCAAGGTCCGCAGCGCCTTCGACGTCGCCAAGATCGAGGGCCTCAAGAACGGCAAGGAGGCCATGGCCCTCGCTCGCACGCTGATCCAGGAGCGGGAGCGCACGCGCAGCAAGATCCCGCACAAGGAGAAGATCGACCTGATCCGCAAGGACGCCCAGATCCAGAAGTCGGTCAACTTCGCCTACAAGGCGACCAACGGGATCCGGGGGCACACGGCGGTCTCCTACGCCGCGGCGCACTACTGGCTCATTTCCTGCGGCAACCCCGCGTCCGAGGTCGAGGAGTTCCTGAATCAGGTCGCGCGCGGGAACGACGGCAACGTCCGCTCGCCGATCTCGATCGCCAAGTCCTGGTTCGCCAACGCCAAGCGCCGCTCGAACGAAATGAAGTCCGTGATCCTCGCCAAGGCGTGGAACCTCCACGCCGAGGGCAAGGAGGCGGCCTTCATTCGCTCGCCCTCGAGCTACAAGCCCTACCTCAGCGATCTGAAGATCGTCGTGGTCCAGCTGGAGGAAGCCGGCGCCTAGCCCCGACTTCCTCGATCGCCACCCGCTGATAGATTGGCCTCCGCTGAAAGGCGGAGGCTTTTCTTATGGAGAACTACGACTATCCCGAGCACTGGCCGCCCTCGCGAGGCCCGCGGCCGGAAGTGACCAAGAAGGTGAACCTGCCCGCCGTGGAGCGGGAAGAGGTCTACTCGGAGCAGGACGAAGGCGACGCCCAGGAGCGAGCCATGATCGAAGCCCTGATCGACGGCACGCTGGAGGATCGGTTTCGCACGCGCTCGGTCTACCTGCTTCCTGACGACAAGCCGCTGGACGACTTGAGCCTGGACGAGGAAGACCAGGGCAAGCGGATCTCCGTCCTCAAGGACGGCGAGATCCCGGAGTTCGATCGGGACGACGTCGTCTACATTCGCCGCGTCAGGGCGCAGCGTCCGGAGCCTTTGTGCGGGAATTTCTTCTGCTACTTGCACCTGGACACGCTCGCGTCTCTCACGCTCGAGCAGGCGGATCGCATGACCACGCTGGTCCACGTCGAGGAGGAGGAGATCAAGGACCCCAACACGAACTGGACGGATTTCCAGCCGCGGTCGATCGAGACCACGCTCAGCTATCCGTTCATGCGATCGGTCAAGCTGACGATTCAGCCTTACGAAATCGAGTTCACCCGCGGTGAAGAGTCGTGGAAGCGGTCGAATATCATGACGGCCGGCTACTTTCTCTGGACGATTGCGCGTACCTATCGGGACATTTACGCGCGGCATGAGCATTTTGGAGTGTGGGGTCATGCGCTCGACGACCTCTACTTCGAGGGCGTCGTGATCGACTCGGACGGGATCGCAGAGGTCTTGCTCGGATCGTAAATGGAGAGCTCGCGCTAAACTGGCAGTATGGATCTGCCTGCCAAGCCGAAGACGCAACTCTCCAAACGCGCCGCGCAGCCTCCCGCCGTGCGCGACAAGTTGGCCGGATCAGACAGTGAAAAGTTGATCCAGGCCTTCTTCCGCAACAAGTCCAAGAACACCGTCGACGCTTATCAGCGTGACCTTCGCGTGTTCTGCGAGTGGCTGGGCGTGGAGACCGTAGACGAAGCCGCGGCCTCCCTGCTCAGCGTGGGACGCGGCGACGCGAACTACCTCGTCCTCGAGTTCCAGCAATACATGGTCGACGAGAAGAGCTACGCACCCGGCACCGTCAACCGGCGGATCGCCGCGCTGCGCAGCATGATCAAGCTCGCCAACACGCTCGGGATCTGCAACTACCAGCTGGACGTCACCAACGTCAGCAACGACACCTACAAGGACACCCGCGGCCCCGGCCACGACGGGTTCCTCAAAATGCTCGGCACGCTCGGCGACTCCAATCTCGACCGGCGCAACTACGCGATCCTGCGCATGCTCTACGACATGGCTCTGCGTCGGTTTGAGGTCGTCGGCCTCGACATGAAGCACGTTGACCTCAAGCGGAAGACCGTCATGATCTTGGGTAAGCGGGACAAGGCGCGCCGCAAGGTCACGATCCCCGAGAGCACGGCAGAGGCGCTGCGGGACTGGATCGCGCGCCGCGGCAGTCACCCGGGCGCCCTGTTCGAATCCTACGATCGCGCCGGCCGCCGCTCCGACGGGCGGCTCACTGGGCGATCGGTCCACAAAATCGTCAAGAAGATCGGCAAGAACGCTGGTCTCGACACCTGGCCGCACGGCTTGCGACACGCTGCGATCACGCGCGCGCTCGACCGGCTCAACGGCGACGTCCGTCGCGTCCAGAAGTTCTCACGTCACAAGAGCGTCGAGACGCTCATTCGATACGACGACAACCGCCGAGACGAGGCGGGCGCGATCGGAAACATGTTGGCAGACGAGATTGACGAGGGTGAGCGTGGGGAAGGCGCCGAATCCTGATCGCGACACAAACGGCCCCAAGCCGGGCGAGCTCGAGTACGAGTTCTGCCTCACCCTCCGACGGTTCGCCCGTCGGGCACGCGAGCTCCCGCGGACCGAGGCGCTGGAGGAGCAGCAAGAGCGCAGAGAGTTGCTGGAGGACGTTTGGGACTTCAGCGCCGACTTGGTGGTCTGGGGCGGGATCGCTGAGAGCATGACCTTCGTTCTCATGCACCTCTACGGCGGCTGCGACGCCGAGGCTTCGCGCCTCCTTGACGAGCTCGCTGACAGCGAGTTGCAGGACCTGCGATCGTCCGGTCAGGATCAAGCGCATGAGTGAAGGGCACCGGGACACCCGCGAAAGCCATTGGGAGGAGAGCGAGCGGCGCGGAGCTCGTCCTTGCGAGCACCCGGGCTGCTTCAACCGAACCTACGGTTACAAGGCCTTTTGCTCGGACCACCTCGAGGGAAACGACTATGCGGCGAAGGTGATCCAGGAGATTGCCTCCCGAGAAGAGGAGATCGAGCGCGTCAAGAAGCGTGGCTGGACCCAGGTCGACCTGAATGGATCGATCGCGTATGACGTGCTGCTCGCGCTCGAGCAACCCAAGGGGATCGGCGCGATCCGCAAGTGCCTCTTGCTCGAGAGTTCCCTGGTGAAGCATTACCTGGAGGCACTTCAGCGCGGCGGGCTTGTTAAGCGCTTCTGCTGCCCGCGGAGGAAATACCGCCCGATCTATCGCCTGCTCCCCGAGGGCGAGGAGGTCTTGGATCGTCGTCCGGGCTAAACTGAAGGTATGAGCCCCGACGAGATCCTCAGCCGCGCCGCGGCGATCCTGCGCAATACGCCCGGCCTGGCGGACGAGTTCCACGACTCGGTTTACGGCGTCGAGTATTGCTACGAGCGCGCGGGCCGGGACCTGGCCGCGGACCCGGATCGCGTCTGGCCGATCATGACCCGAGAGGTCGAGGGCTACATTGACATTCCCTTCAGCCTCAGCGAGTTCGGCGGGCCGGTCAGTTCTCCGCAAGTCCTCCCGGCCCCGCCCGAGCTCAGGGGATACGTTTCACTGCCCGGCGTCAACTTTGAGGGCTCGGGCGCGATCACGCTGGCCACGCGCGAGGAGTCGGACTACCCGGGCTATGTGTTTGGGGACGTGTCCTTCGGCGGCCTCGGCAGCGACGAGGCCTGGACGAATCAACTGCTTTCTTTTGAGAACGCTGGTGGCTTGCCCTACCTCACGATTTGGGAGAACCAGGAGTTGCAGTCGCATAACCTGTTCTTCCTGCCGCGCTCGCACGGCGGAGGATTCACGCTTTCGCCCTACAGCACGGGCGAGCAGTTCGAGTTCGCCTACAGCGAGCAGCCGCACATTCTTGACATGCCGCAGAGTCACCAGAACCCCAGCCTCGGTCCCGGCATGTTGGAGTACGAGGAATGACGCCTGACGAACGACTCCGCCGCGCGTTTCTGCGATATAAGGAGAGCGGTCTAGAAGAAGATCGCGAGCGCTGGATTCGCTTGGGACAGCGCTACGGAGATCCCTACGTCGAGCAGCTGCTCGAGGCAGACGACCAGGCCGAGAATTCGGTCAAGCCCTTGTTGTTTCCGCAGGTTCGCGCCTGGCGCGATCTCTTCGAGGCTGAGCTCCCTTGGCGCAGGCGGTACGAGGTCGAGATCTCCGCCGAGGAGTATGACCAGTTGACCCGGAAGGTTCATGGCTACTCTCGACCTCAATGGGATTTCGGGAAGGTGCTTACGTTCTTGCGCGGCGAGTTCTCCGATCTTCCGGCGGAGCTTTTCCGAAGGGGCGGCCCGGCCAGGCCCTTCGCGGATTCGGAGGGGGATTCAGTCGGTTTCTATCTAGAAACTCAGCAGCCGCCCTGGGACTACTCGATCACCGTTGAGGGCTGGGACGGACGGGCGACGTTGACGTTGTCTCCCTTCTGCTCGTTTCGGCCGATCGATCCGCTGCGGTCGAGCCTTTACGTGAAGACCCGTCCAGAGATAGCGGAAAAAGTGCTCGGCGATTTCGTGCTCATGAGCAACGACTCGATCAACTTTCAAGTTACTGTTCGAGAGGGCGGCGTCGCGCTGATTACAGCGTGCCCGAACCGGATCCTGAGCGACCGCTGGATCGCCATGATCCCCGAGCTCGAGGTCCCCCGCTTTGAAGACGCTGACGTCTTCGTTTCTCTGAGCGAGCGCTTGCGTCGGTGACGTTCCTCCTGATCGCCGTCGCTGTGTTCTCCAGCGCGCTTCTGCGCACCCTGAACTCGCTTAACGCGGTCTCTTGCAACTACCTTCCGATCCTGCCGACCTCGCTCGCGGTTTCATTCGTCGACGTCTTCGTCATTTCTTCCGTTGTCGAGCACGGCGTATGGTCGTTCTTGCCGGTTGGCCTGGGGTACGGTCTGGGCTGCATGACCGGAATGAAGATTCACCACAAGCGAACCAAGGGGCGCAGCTGTGGAATTGAGGCACTGGATTCTCCTGGCCGCGAGTTCGCTGATCGCTCTCACCGCGATCAAGCTCCTCTACGCCAAGGTCAAGCACCTCTACTGGTTCTGGAGGATCAAGAGGGAGCTAGACAAGCTGACGGCCTCTGAAGAAGAGCCCGAAGACGAGCTCGACTAGCCGGCCTGCCAGAAGTCCGAGGATCGCCAGGGCCGGGCGCAGCGAGGCGGCCAGTTGATTCCGCCGTCCTTGGTGACGCCGATTGCGTCCAGCTTGTCGCTGTGGCCGAGGCTGAGCGCGGCCGGGTGCTCTACGCCCTCGACGCACCATGAGTGCTCGCAGGCCTCTTTCTTCCACTCGTAACCGAGCTCGCAGGCCCAGATCAATCCGAGCATGGACGCGAGTTCTTCTTCGGCGATCGCGCGGTCGTTGCTGGCGAGGGAAGGTGCATAGGCGTTCCCCCCGGTCGGCTCGAGGCCAAGCCCAAACCCGACGCGCTTTCGGCGCCAGGCGGGTGCGACCTGGAAATGGGCAAGGTCGTGCAGGGCGTCGACCGGATAGTCCGTGCGGATCACGCGGCCGTCCCAGCGTGCCTTGTCGAAATCGACGCTGCGCTCGACCTCGACGAACAGGAGATTGGCGACCACCTCTACGGGGCCCCAGTCCAACTGGTTGACGGCTTGCGGAAGGATCACACGACCCCCGACTTGCGCGCGACGACCCACCACAAGGGCTGTCCGAGCAGGTGGTAGCAATCACCCGTGAACCCTTCTTTGGCCACGTTCTTTCGCGCCTCAAGCCTTCGCTCGCGGTCGATCCGGCTGTATAGCCGGGAGGCCCACTCTTCCCAGCGGACGTCCATGAGCCCGGCTTTTTCGATCGCGCTGAACAGGTTGGTCATGGTCGCAGGCCCGATTCCGCTCGCGAGGCCGAGGTGCCCGGGTCCAGGAACGATCACATGCCTGAAGCGAACCTCTTCCTCGGGAATCTGCCAGATCGAAGCGCACCCCGCCCGCGTCCGATCCTGATTCCCTTGCGAGAGGTGGCCCAAGACGGACTCCCAGGAATGCCCTTCGAGGTAGGCTTCGATCAGAGCGTCGTTGATCGTGATCGCCATGTAAGCGAGTTTGTCGAGGGACATGCTCGGCACGGCGCGTGCCAGGTCTCGGTGAAGTTCGCGGAATCCTTCGTCAGCCATGCGGCTCTCCTAACTAGGGCGGCGGCCAGAGATCGGCCAGGGGGTGAATTGGAAGGATCTTAGGTTCGGAGGGCGCGCGAAGCATACACCAACTCCGCAGCCAGCAACGTATCGGTAATGAAACCTCCCGGTAATGGCGGCTCCTGTGATTCGCCGCAGCCCTGAAGAGCAGGGACCAAAGAACGGAGTTTGAACCGCCCGCCGCCTACGGCGCCGATTCATTGGAACGACCCGCCGACGTCTCGCTGCTGTGCGCGACCCGACTCTCTACCGCAGCCCATTCCAGATCCGATCCTGAAGAAGTCGAGGTTCGAGACGCCGACGCAGAACGTTTGACCGCAGCCGCGGTAGGGCCCTCCGCGCTGGAGGTAGCGAGTGTAGTGAATGCGGTAGCGGCGCCGTCTCAATGAAAGGACCCCCGCCCGAAGCCCGTGGCTCGATCGACGCCGATCGCGAGGCACTGATACTGCCCGTCGCCCCAGGCCGTAGGCACCCCAGGCCGCTTGTTCCGGCCGGTTCCAACGTACCGCCTGCGGCCTCGCCCCATGACCCGCCGCTTCGGATAGAACCAGCTGCAGAAGCTCGAGAGAATGGTCCTGCGCCGCCTTTTCACAGGTACCCCCAGTAGTGACCGGTGAGGGCCTTCCCGGCCCCGGAGACGATCCCTGCTCCGATCGATACCGAGAAACCGGCCCCGCCCAGGCACGAGTCTCGACCCGTTCTTGCGAACCCGATCTCTGACTGCTGCCCCAGGCCAAAGTCCCGCCGATTGAATTCCGAGTGGGTGTTCGCTCCTGCGCCAGCGGCGCAGAAAATGATCGCAGGTAACGGCCTGCGCCGACGCCTCTTTACCACCGCCACCCCGCGTCGATCAAAGCAGCGCCGGAAGGCATGACGCCACCGCCGACACCGATTCCCACGTTGCGCTCTGCGGATTCCCCAATTGCGATAGAGGCCCCCCAGCCAACCAGCCGGCCGAACCCGGCCCCGGCGACGCCCCAGTAGTAACCGGAGTTCAGCCTTCGCCTCCGCCTTACCATGATCGAATGCCTCCAGACACGCTCTTCCTCAAACCTCGTCCCGTGCAGCGCAGATAGCTATTCCCTTTGGTCGTCGCGTGACCGTAGCCAGCCTCGACCAGCAGACCGTATCCGACCTCGCCGCCGAGCTCGTCGGCTGGCGCAATCTTGCCCTCTCCCGTCATGAGGGCGACGGCCTCCATGCTATCGAGGCCGAGGATTGCCAGTCGCCTGCGCCTCACCATTTACCAAGCCCACGGCTTCGATAGAAGAATGTGCGCCAAGGGGATAGGTGGTTCCTAAGCCCTCTTCCGTAATGGATACATTGGTAACTGATCATTCCCGCGGAGATTTCCTTCGAATGGAGGATCCCGGTCTTCACTCGCCTTCCTCGCTTCAACGCGGATCTCCTTCACCGAGCCCGCGGCAATCACCTCGCCCGCTGTAGCTGATCCAAGCGGTCGACATGTAACTCAGCAGGCCGTGCGCGTAATTGAGCAATCCGCCCGTCCCCTCGAGCCCGACTCCAATCTCCCAGTCCCAAAGCATGCCGGTCTTCACTCTCCTGCGTCGCCTCATAGAGCAAAGGCCTCCAGGGCGACCGACTTGGATCGCCACGATCCCCAGCCACGGCGCAAACCGATCCCGGCTCCCCAGAACTGACCGCCGCCGATCTCGTCGCCCAGCCCGAGTCCGATCATGAGTTCGTCCGAAATGACGCCCGCCGGCCTTCTTCTCCGCCTCATTCGTTCCCCCAGCCCAAGGGCGCCACAGCCCGCACCCTTCCATGGACGAGGGCATGTACTCAAGTCCAATTCCGTGGCGGGCCTGAGCCCCGCGCCCGACGCCGGCGTCCGTGAAGAACCACTTCCTTCGCTTGCGCCGCCTCACCACGGACCCAGCCCCTCGATTCCCCAGCCGCACGATCGGCGCAGCCCGCTTCCCTCGAAGGGGAGGTCAATGTCGAACCCGAGTTCGCCGAGCTCCCACGCGTCGCACTCGGCGCCGGCGGCGTGGTTGTCGCCCAGGCCCTTGCCCAGACCTCCGTCCACAAAGAGCCAGAAGGTTCTGCGACGACGGCTCATACGCCCCGCCTCAGGGCGCGGCTCGGATCGGGCCGCAGGGACGCGTCCTGGCCCACATAGCCTCGTCCGACCCCTCGTCCAATGACGTGCAACCTCACGAGCATGAATGGGTGCGGCGCGAAGTGCTGCATGCCGCTCATGGCGTAGCGCAGTCCGACGCCAGCGTCTTTCCGTCTGCAGAATCGCAGTCTGTGCCGCCTCACTCGCCCTGAATTCCGAGTTCTTGCTCCAGGGCGGCGATCTCGTCGAGCGTCTCGCGGACTCGGCTCCGCAGGCGCTCGAGTCGAGCCAGCTTTGCTGCGTGCGTTTCGTGGGCCGCCGGAAGAGTCAGGTAGGAGCGGTAGACTTTCTCGGCGGGGATCTCGTCGCCGGTGCCGGGGTTCCACCACCTCCCGTCTTCGAACTCGGGAGCGATCTCTTCCTCTTCCCCGTCCCAGCCTTCAGCGAACGATCGATCGTGAGCCGAGAGCCAACCCTCCTCGACGAGTTCCTCCAGGCGCTCCCTCGGCAGCCGGCTCTTCTCGCCTCGCTGCGTCTGAGCGTAGAGGGCGACCCCCGGCCCGGTGTAGCAGTGGATCAATTTCGCGAGATCCCCGGGGACCTCTTTGTTCGCTTTCGTCATTCCAGTTCCTCCTTGTTTGTGCGTTTCACTTCATGCTTGAGAGGGGTTCCTGCCGATCACATAGTCACCCCAAGAGGATATGACCCCGGACCCAACAAAACACCTTAGCCCAACGCCTCGCTCGAGGTTGATCCAGTGATAGGGAGTGAGCCCCGTCGAGACGAACCTCTTCGGCCGCCTGCATTTCCGCCTGCGCTTCATTCGATCCCCCAGCCGAACGCGTGGACCAAACCTCGCCCCGATTCAAGGGACTTCAATCGATCCCAGACCAAAGGACAGAGCCCAACGCTCAGCGTTTTCCTCAGGCCGTATCCACGCATGTGGCTGCAGCAGGGGTTGCCGATCCGTCGACGACGCTTCATGACCAGCACGCCAGCCCTACCGGCAGCCATAGCCCGCTTCCCCGCGGAGGCTGACGAGACCACCACGAATTCAAGCCCGATTCATTCAGCCCGAACCCTGCGGACTCAGGGCAGTTGAATCGAATCTGGGGCATTCTGCGCCGCCTTCTCATTCAGGCCCCTCGTACATGAGCGTGTAGCGCCGGTTGAGTCGAGACGCCCCCGCTCCATACCACAGCCCGTCTCCCAACTTCCGCCCGAGGCCCCTCCCCTCGACATACATGGGGTCGTACCAGCGCCAGTCCAGCTGACCGAATCCGTCCATGGCCCAGCCGTAGGAGTCAGGCTGGCCGAACGAGTTTGCGTCGTGAACGCGATACCTCCGCCTCGATCTCTTCATTTAGAAAATGACCTCGTGCGATCTCGGCGGCCACTCGTCTGGCCTGTGGTGAACGCCTGCGCAGCGCCGTTGACCGGCGCCTGTCTTTCGCCTCAAGCCCAGCCCTCCAACCACGAGCTCGTCGAACCAGTCCCAGCGAGTTTGCCCGAAGCAGCGCAGTCCCCAGCCGAACGCGTCGAGCTCGAGCGGGAGGTGAACGTCGGGGACTCGGTATCGTCGTCGCGGTCGCTTCATGACAAGCAGTTCAAACCGAACCCAAATTCGCAGGAAGGGTGCCTGTTTCCTGCGGTGCCGACCGAGTAACCGAGCCCTCCGGACACTACGCAGGGAGCGCCTCCCAGACTGCCCCACGCAATGGAGATTCTGAAACCGGCTCCGTAGACTCGGCCCTTCGGGCGGCGCCGTCTGTGGCGTGGACCGCCGGCCCCAGACGACCCGAGGTAGAATCCAAGCGATCGGTTGTGCCTCTTCCTCTTCAATGCGACCGCCTGCGTCCACCGTATCCATTGGCGTGACCCGCGCCCCAGCCAACGGCTGCGGCGATTTCGACTCCCCTGGGGAGGGCGCGGTAGGGGTAAATGGGCGGGTAGTAGAAACGCCACCGACCCTGGATCGAGTAGCGTCCGAGCCCCCTTCCGCGAGATCTCCATTCACCCCTCGAGTGTCTCCTTCGCCTTACCAAAAAAATCCGTTCCTTCGACCGAGGCCGAACCCCATGCCTACGATCGACAGCCTTCCGAACGCGGTTACTGCAGACCGCAGCCCACCCCACTCACCTTTTCGGTGCCTGACCGCCCCGTTGAACCGATCGAGCCCTCGCTCTGAGATCTTGTAGCAGCTGATCATGCGCCGACGCCGCTTCACGACCAGCCCTTTCTGCGCTGTCCGTGACCGTATGCGGATCGAGTTCCTCGACCGACCGCGTCCGTAGTCGCCCCGACTCCAATGTCCGTGTAGACACCGACGCCGAACGGCTTGCAGAATTCTCCGCAACACCAGCCAGCCGCGCTGCTGATAAGCCTCCTCCTTCTTCGGGTCACGAAGTCGCCCATTCCATGACCGCGCTGCCCGCGAACGCGCCGAGGAAGAACCCAATCCCCATGCACTTGAAGACGAGCGCCCTGCTGACCAGCATGAGCCGTCCGCAGACCGGGCACTCTTCTGTGTGGAAGTTCTCGCCCGGAAGCCGGGTGCAGCAACTGTGATCGTTCCGCGCCGCGTGATCGAGTCTGGCTTTCTTGATACTCATGGGTACTCCAGTCCCCAGCCGCAGTCGGCATTCAGTCCCCAGCCCCCGCTCGTTAGCTGTCCTTGCTGGGGCGGAGATCGATTGAAGCCAAGGCCGGACCCTCTCGGCCTTGCCTCTGCCCTTCCGGTCACGATCATGCAGCCCGACGCGCCTGCATAGTAGACAACCCGCCTTCTTCGCCGACGCATTACAGTTGCGCTCCTCGGAAGAAACCCGGCCCCGCCTAGAGGAGGAAGTAGCCATGCTCGAAGTCGAGTCCTCTCCCGCATGAATAATTAGGCGGGAATTCTCCCGTCCCTATCCCTTCTGCGATCTCTAACCCCCAGCCAACTTGGCCAACGTTTCTTCTTCGCCGTCTGGTCATGACTACCTCGAACCGTCTGCATAGCCGAGGCCCCAGCCACGCACGACTTGATACCGACCTGGCGTCCCGCTGCCGAAGAGGCTCGCACAGCCAGCGCCGACTCTCCTCCACTGCCCTGCGAGCCGGGTGTTCAAGAAAAAGACTCGCCTCCTTCGCTTCATTGGGTCCACCTGAGCCAGGAGCACCAATGGTAGATCCCGGCCCCGACTCCAATTTGGAGCTCCTGCCAGTCCTCGACGCCCGTCCCCACGCCGAAGTCGACGCCGATACCAGTCTGCCCGATAAGCCTTGCATGGCGGATCCGCCTCAAGTGGATTCCTCCAGTGATTCGATCTCTGCTTGGAGCACTTCGTCTGAGAGCCCTTCCCAGCCAAGCCATTCGAAGTTATCTCCAAGAACAGAGGGCCCAAGCGACTCAATGCAACCGAAGTCAGCGACCATGAGACCGACTCCGCGGACGCTGGCCGACCCTGCGCCGAGCGCTCTCTTTACGCCCCACCCTTCACAATCCAGCGGGCGCTTGGGCGAGAAGTCGATCGAGAGGCCGCCGCGTCGCCTGATTCGCTTCATGACCCCCTCCCGATTCCGATTCCCATGCCGTGCCCTATGTATTCACTCCGGCCGATCCCAACGGCCAGGCGTTGAGCAGATCCTGCGAACCTGGTCTGTCCGATTCCGAGCCAGGTGCTAAAAACCCGTCCATAAGCGCGCCTGCGTCGCCTCACAGATACTCCACACCCCAGCCGCAGTCGGCACCCAACCCCCAGCCGCTCTCAGGTCGGTGTGGAAACAGCAAGAGTGCGTACCCGCCCTGAAGAAGAGCTCTTCCTCTGCCGAGGCCGAGGCCGGCGCCGCAGGGTTCACCTTCACCTCGCCGGCGCGGGGACATAAGGCCGACTCCGCTGCTGTAGTAGATCATTCGTCTTCTGCGTCGGGTCACTCAACGCTTTCAAGAAAGCCGGCCAGACACTCGTCGGACATGGACTCCCAGCGCCAGTAGTCGAACTCGAGTTTGTCGAATGCAGCGAATCCTTGCCCGACTCCCCGCGAATCATTCACTCCGGATCCCAGCGACCGTCCGAGCCCCCAGCCTAGACCTTCACACCAGCGCCAATTCTTAGGCGAGAAATCGAAGGCGGCATTGTTCCTGCGTCGGCGATTCATGCGATACCTTCTAAAGAGAAGCGCCCGCCGGCACGAGGGGGAGCGTGGCCGGCGGGCGCTTCAGGGGACACCTCGGGGGACAACCGAAGCTGTGTTCTCGGCCTAGCCGAAGTTGTTCTCGACGGGGCGCAGCCAGCCCTTCGGAGCCTCGCTGAACTGGTCGATCGCGGCCGTCGGGATCAGCCCGGGGAGCTCCTCGCTCGAGGGCATTTCCATGACGTGCTCGTGGTCGGGGCCGGTGCGGCTCCAGTCACCGACGCGCTGGATCGGCGACATGAGCAGGCCGGTCGGCTGGCCGTCGGGCGCCTGGGCGACGCCGAGGAGCTTGCCGAGGTAGTTCATGCGAGCTCCCTCGATATAGATCTCCTTCCCAATGAACTTGGAGAAGTAGGCCGTCATGGGGTCCTGGAAGGACCTGCTGCGCACGCGCTCGAGCTCAGCCGCCGCGTCCGTATCGCCGCCGGCCGCGGCCTTTTCCAGTTCCCGAATCCGCTTGTCGCTCATTGCTTTCTCCTTGCTTGAGCGTTTGAAAGAGGGCGAAGGATCGACACCACACCGGAGCCGGACACGACGCCCCTTGACTTGCGAGGCAGAACAATATCAGCGAAGTCTGACGTTGTCTACAAGAGATTCTTCGTGTATACATATCTCTCGTGATCGCAAGGGGTGCGGTCCTCTTTGGCGGATCAGGTAAACGCAAAGGAATTCGAAAATGAGCGAAGACGAGGACGGCAAGCGGGTCGTCTGTAGCTTTCGCTGCTCTCCCGAGCTCGCGGATCGGATCGACCGCTATCTCGAGCGTCTGAGGGCAGAGAACCCCGGCGGCAACTGGACGAGATCCAGCGCCATTCTCAATCTCACGATCAAGCAACTCGACGAAGAGGGAGTCGAATAATGCGCGTCAAGCTTTTGAACTGGGATCACATTCAGTTCTGCGGGCTCATGGAGGTCTGGGACAGCAAGGAGTTTTCGGGATTCCTTGAGGTCCAGGTCCTGGAGACGACGAATCGGACGAACGGCATGCACGGGGTCTTCGAGCCGCTCCTGACGCACAGCAGCCGCGGGCAGCGAGACAACGTCACGACCCTCGAGGGGGGGACCAACTTCGTCCTGAACAAGAGTCAGGTGCTGTTCATGGTTCCCACGGAAGAAGAAGAGTGAGCTACTACGACAACGAAGACGCCGGCGATCTTCGCTCGGCTCACGACGCCGGCTACAGCGAGTCCCTTACCGAGGGCGGGCTGAGCCAGTGCTCTGCCTGCGGCCGGCTCTATTCGATCCGGCTCGAGGAGTGCCCCGAGTGCTTCGCGGGCGAGGAGCTCGGCGACGGCGGGTGCTACGGCTGCAAGGTTCAGGAGCCCGTGACCGTCTTCATGGAGCAGGCGGTCTGCTGGGCCTGCTACAACGCGCTCGCCTATAACCACTACACGGCCGACCGCTGCGAGTTTGCGGACCCGGGCAGCGAATCGGCGCTTCGTGCTGCAGGGCCCGGCAATCCGCGGGTCTACGCCTGCCCGACGTGCAAGGACCCTGGCGTCCTGACGGGACAGGACCTCGAGCGCGGCTACCAGTGCGATCGCTGCGCGCGGGCAGCCGAGCGAGGATTCGCGTTCGACGAATGCTGAGGAGGCGGCGCCGAATGCTTTTCTTCTGGTACTCCCTGGACCACCGGCGGAGGATTGGATCTGGACTCAACTTTTCTTCTGGAGGGCGGCGCTTCGCCAAGCTGGCCTTCCCGCGCATTCGAGGCAGGGGCATGTACCGGACCCTGGGGATCACGAGCTTTCGTTATCGCGACGGCGGCGGCCTTGTTCACCGTCAATTCTCGTCGCAGTGGTCTTCGCCGTGACCGCTCAGCAGAAACAAGCGGTGAACACGATCTGCACGATCGGAGCCTGGTGGTGCGTGCTCATGCTCTGCGTGCTTCCGGCCTCGGTCCGATCGTTCGGCTTCCTCTTCGGGGTCCTCGGATTCCACTTCGTCATTCGGCACTTCGAGGACGCATGAAGAGAACGCGGAGGAGGAGGCTGGCCTTGGTCGCAGTCGAGTTCTCGGCTGGCAACGGAGCGAGGTTCGGAGTCGCTCAGAGCAGGATCTCCGGCAGCGGCAGCAACTCGCTTCCGTCTCGGGGGGGACTTGGCAAGGCATGCGGCGTCGGTGTCGGCAGCGCTGCGGGCGGGAATCGGTGATCAGGCGCCGGCGTTACCAGGCGTGCTGGGGGGTTCGGACCAATGGGTTCGGACAAGGCTTTCGCTACGGCGAGGGTCTCCGTTTTGGATTTGGGTCGCTGTCGGTTGTTAGGTTTTCCGACAGGTGGGGTAACAGGTGGACACGCCGCGAATTTGGTCGCGGGCAGTTCCTCGAGAGAGGATTCGGGGTATGAGTCAAATGAGCACGGTCAAGGGCAGGGACCTGAAGGCGGGCGATCGGGTCAAGTATCGAACCGAGGAGAGAAGCTGGCGGATCGCGGTCGTGGACACCGTGCGGAACAGCGACCTGACGCTGATCGACCCGATCGACAAGTCGAAGCGGTGGCACTCGACTGAGGAAAGGTTCGTTCTCCTTCCTAAGAGGATCGAGCCTCCGAAGTGGGAAGACGTCAAGGTCGGCGACGTCGTCGAATACAACGTCTTGGGTCAGTGGAAGCTGTTCCGCGTGAACGGATACACCGACGTGAGCTTCGAGCTCCGCTCCTTCGACAATGTCATGACCTCCGTCGCTCAAGAGCAGTGGGAGAACCCGCTGATCGTTCGCGGTTGCGGCGCGCCGCCTCTTCAGGACGTTTCGATTGGCGACCACTTGCTCTGCCGCTTTCCGGGGTCGGACTGGTGCCCCGCGGCCGTGACTGGAATTCACAAAGAGGCCTTTCCGTCGGGAAAGCGCAAGATCGGCGCTTGGCTCGAGGAGCGGGGGCGGGGACTCGGAACGCCGCGGAAGCTGTACGTTCACGAGGATCAGTGGGACGAAATGGTCCGCGCTATCGGGGACGATTGGAACGCTCTGGCTGCCGCGCTGGCCGGAGAAGAGCCCAAGAGCGAGATCGAAAATCTCAAGGCCAAGCTCGCTCACGCCGAGTCCCGCCGCGACATGTTCAAGGCGCTCCTCGAGGAGGCGCGCGGCGACCGCGACGCTGCCCTCAAGCAGCTGGACCGCGAGAGGAAGCGCGCAGTAGCGAATCAGCGGTGGCAGCTTGAACGCACTCGGGCCCTCGAACGTCGGCTGTGCGCCGTTGGTCACGAGACCAGTAACGAGAAGCACGTCGACGAAGTGCGCCGCCTGCTCTCTCAGAATGCGAAGATCCGGGAAGACTACGTCAGGGACGAGCAGCACTGGGCGAGCCAGGCTCTGAAGTGGAAGAGCGAGCTCGAGCTCGGCGCGAAGGAGTGGGCGGACGCCGCGCTCGAGTGGAGCGCTAAGGTCGAGGCCCGGAACGCGGAGATCGTCAAGCTGCAGGAGCAGCTGCACGCGGCAAACCTGCACCTGGAAAAGGTCGCGAACGAAGACAGGGAGTTCAAGACTCCCCGCGGCTCGTTCTTCGTCGTGCAGCCGGGAAAGATCAGGGTGCAATCGTCTGCGGGCGTCGCTCGACTGGTCGGCGAGAACTACAGCCTGCCGCTTTCCTTCGAGGCTGCTGTTGATCTGATCGATCAGCTGTACGACGCTGTTCGCAGCAGCGAGGCGAATACGCTCGGCACCGAGCCCATGGACGACGTCGGCAAGTTGGTCCGGGAGGTTGGCGGGGCGCCCGAAGACGATCACAACGTGATCACGCTCGGCGGCAACTACGGCATTCGCTGCATTCACTGCAAGGGGCGGATCCCTCCGGGGGAGCGCGCCTGCTCCCGCAAGGGCAAGGCGGGCTGGAGGCACTACCCTCGGTGTCGGTAACCCCCCCCACGAGCTCCCGCGCGATCGTTCGCTGAGCCCCCTGTGAGCGCGCCGTGTCGTGGCGCCCTGGTAGTCTTCTCGGATATCTGGGGAGCGTCTTAAACACCATTATGTGCCTCTCATAAGTCCTTTATTTTCGGTAAGTTACGCATAATCTAAGGGGCCTCCCATTTTGCCCCGTTTCGACCCCACACGAGCCACACGAGCGCCACATGACGACCGACGCGAAACCCCCCACGAGCCAGAGCTACAAGCCGGCCTTCACCCGCCTCCTCAAGGAGCTCGGAATCGACGCCGAGTTGCTGCCCCGGCAGCGCGAGCTTGAGTTGATTGCCGTCAAGGCCTTCACTCGAGGGATCGAATGCGGTTACGAACGAGGGTTCGAGGACGGCCGAGAGGAAGCGGACGAAGAGACGTTCAACCGCGGCCGCAACGAAGGCTTCGCCGACGGTTACGAGGACGGCTACTCGGCCGGCCTGAAGGAAGCGTCGTGACCGCGCTTCCCTACGTCTTCGGCATGATCGCGTTGTTCATGGTCGCGGGCGTCTTCTTCGGCCTCGGCTACCGCTGCGGATACGAAGACGGCAAGGAGGCGTATCGCCCATGAACCTCGAAGAGGCACTCGAGAAGATCAAGCTCGTCGAAAAGCAGCGAGACGGTCTCGAGGAAATCGTTAACGAGCAGCGCGCCAACCTGGATCGCTTCTACGCCCAGTCGCAAGGCCGGTTCGAAGAAGCGACGAGGATCGTGAAGGCTGCGGAGTCGGACTACCTTCGAGAGCGCGCACGATCGGAGCGGTTGATCGCTGCCATGAGCAAGGCGGTCGCGCAAACGTTTGGCACGGGCTGCACGCGGCACGTAGAGGCAAGGGAGACGTTGATCCAGGCGATCGAACGCGAGGCGAAGCTTCGGTGAGTCGCTACGTGAACTTGTGGTGCGTCGATTGCGGCGAGCAGGACGAGACCGACGGAATCAATCACGGAGAAGAGCAGTTCCGCGAGGTCGCTCGCTTTCTTCCGCACCTTCGACCTTTGATTGACGCGGGCTGGGACGAATTCTGCAACGGCTGGGGGAACTACGTCGACCTGGTCGCCCGGTTCCTGATCGAGCACGAAGGCCACAAGGTCGTGTTCAAAGACGAATACGGAGACCGGGCTCCCATGGACGCCGGCGAGGGTCAGAGTCAGGCATGAGCGACTTCAACCTCGCGCGCCTGCTCGGAACCTTTCCTGCTCTCACGATCGGCGAGTTGCGGCGGATCAAGAACGCGGCCAGCAAGGAGATCATGGAGAAGGTCAAGCGCGCGGTCGTTCACCGCGATCACGAAGGCAACCCGCTGTGCGGATCCATGGCCGAGGCCGACCTGCTGAACAGTGAGTTCGATCCGGGGTATGTGTTCGACTGCCCGACCTGCGTCCGCATGACGATCGAGGAGTTTTCAGGCCAGAAGATCAACGAGGAGTCGGTGCTCTACAACGCGAAGACGCGCGACCTCGAAACCATTCTCGGGCTCACTGGCACGTTCGCGCGCGAGATCGTCGCCGCGCTCCCCCACGCGAGGAAGAACAAGGTCGGTCACTGGGAGTTTTCATGGGCCGAGGGCCTGGAATACGCGTGCTATCTGCTGAGAGAGCGGGAAAAGGCGGTTCAAGCATGAAGTCTCGACCCGGCTGGTACGGCGCCTGTCACTACGAACCCGAATACGAAAGCGAGTGGGAGGAGATCGAAGGCGAGTTCCTTGACCACGAGTGGGCGGCCTCATGCCACTCGTGGGACGTCGAGGAAGAGTGGCGCGGATTCAAGGTCTGGATCCGCTCCCCCGAAGGCGAGGTCAAAGCCTTCGATATCACCGTGGACTACACCCCCAACTACTACCCGACCCCCTGCAAGGAGGAAGAATGACCACTGCCGTTGCCTCGGACGCCTGGATCAGCAGCTGCGAGACGTATCGCTACCGACTCTCTCGAACCTGGGACCTCGATCGACCGTCCTGCGTGTTCGTCATGCTCAATCCGAGCACGGCTGACGCGAGTAAGGACGACCCCACGATCCGCAAGTGCGTCGGGTTCGCGAAGCGCTGGGGCTACGGCGAGATCGTCGTCGTCAACGCCTTCGCCTTTCGCGCGACCGATCCGTCCGAGCTCAAGGACGCCGAGAACCCCTTCGGGCCCGAGAACGAATACGTGCTCTCGACGACGGCGCGCCAGCCCAACCTGGACCGGATCGTGCTCGGCTGGGGCACGAAGTGTCGCTGGGGGCGCGGGGACGACAAGGTGCTCGGGGACAAGCGCGCCCTTCGCTGTCTCAAGCAGAACTTGCCCGAGGCGCAGCACAAGAAGATCTGCGCGCTGGCCGTCACGAAGGCCGGCTTCCCCAAGCACCCGCTCTACGTTCCTTACGACGTCGAGCTCGTTCCCTACACGGAAGCACCTGAATGAAGACGACCGCTCTCGAGCCCTGCCAGCGCTGCCTGTCGCTGGCGTTCAACGACAAGATCCGCGCCGAGACGGTCATGCCGATCCCGGAGAAGGCGCCGCCGCGCGCGATCGTCACCACCGCTGGCTGCACGACGCCGGCGTCTTTCGGGACGAGGAGTGGGACTGAGAGCATGAGGAGGCTTCGGCGAAAAGTCTACTTTCGAAGGACTATGAAAATCAGCGGCCTGCCGCTCTGCCTCTTTAGCATGATCGGCTACGGCTTGAGCTCTTGCTACGGATACGCGCCAAGCGTCGGGCGAGGGCTAGGCGTCTACCGTGGTCACTCGCTCAGGGAGCCGGAGACGCTTCCGTCATGAAGAGGCGCCGGAGTTCAGTCTTGAAGTTCACGTTCGTACCTGCGCTTTCACGCGTCCTCGGGTCCGGGATTCGCCGTTCGATCAGCAGGGGGCAGCCACCTAGTTCAGACACGTTCATTTCCTCAAAGGTGAAGTGCGGACACGGGCTCAGGCGGTACAGGGCAGCCTGGTGGCCAATCGGGCAATGAGGCGACGTCACCGGCACCGGAAGGGATTCCAGGGCCTCTACGGCCAGGGCGTAGAGATCCTCAGGCTCGGGAGCGGGCTAAGGCGGAACATGGGGCGAGGCAATCCAACGTGGGGCGACAAGCTCTTGGTCTCAATGAAATCGAGGTGCGGCGCTGGGATTGGCCACGCGCTCGGCTGCGGCGGAGGTTGCGGCGGCTACTCGAGCTCGGTGTTCTCTCTAAGGGTGTTCTCTTGATCAGAAGACGAAGGCAGGTCTGGGTTCGAGGCGGCGCAGGTGGATACGGGCTGGGGTTCGCCATGTCGTGCTTGGTCGTTCCTGGTCATGGAATCCGACTGTCTGGCTGCGGCTCCAATCGGTCGTACGGCCGAGGGATTCGTCACTCCTTTTTTCACTTCCGCGGGCGTTCTCAATGAAGCGAAGGAGAAGAACAGCACGCAACTGGAGCATGCGCTGGGGCGAGGCGTTGATTGTGAACAAGATCGGCCGCGGCGGCGGGCTCTGGTCGACGAGGGGGTATGCAATGAAGTCCGGCGCGATCAGTCGATACGTGCCGAGCCCGTTCCACCCGTACGTCTTTGTGAGTTTGTTCGGCGGGTTGGGATACGGGCAATGAGGCGAAGGAGGAGACCAGCTTCCAACTGGAGGCGCTTGACCAAGGCGGCGCTCGGGAGGGGGAAGTCTCGCAGCTTTGGCGGAGGCAGGGACTACGGTCCGTGGAGCACGGCAAAGGGCCACGGCTTTGGAAGGTCCGTCGCCGGACCCTATTGGGTCCTATGAAGCGCAGGAGAAGACATGGAGCCGTCTTTCGGCGACGCAGCGGCAAGTCGACGGGGGCAGGACTGCGAAGCGAAATGGGAGGCGGGTCAAGCCGCGCCGGCATTCGGTGGTGGAGGAACCTTGGTGGATACAGACGGCGGCGCGGGCACGGCCAATCGAACAGCTGGGGACGCGGCCTGAGGAAGGTGGCCGGAAACGTCCGGCGGATCCAAGTGTCTGCATGAGGCGTCGACGCAGGGCCGGCTTGATCACTCAACTCAAGGGCCGGGGTCACAGCACTCACCCTCGTGAGCGCGGCTGCGGCCTCTACAGGCAGCGCGGCTTCGGTAACCCGGTCACCGACCTTCCGGGGTGGAAGATTACAAGGGGGGTTCTGGGCTACGGGCTCTTTCGTTCGTTCGGCCGAGGCTTAAGCCGCTCTGCGAAGTGGTTCCGTCGGAGGTCTTCATGAGGCGTCGACGCAGGATTGGCTTGGTCACTCATAGTCACAGCAACCACCACGACTATGGCTATGGCCTCCGCAGGAGTATCGGATTCGGGTGTCCTTGGTTTCATATACACGCTGGAAGCGCGCAAGGGTTGTGCTCGGGCATGGCCTCGGCCGCCCGTTCGGTCTAGCTCTGAGTCGTTCTGCGAAGTGGTTCCGAGTTCGGAGGTCGTCATGAGACGGCGAAGGAGGCCTTCCAGCAAGAGCATGTGGAGAAGAGGGCTTTCAAGGGGCGCTGGGAGCGGGTTGCGCGACTTCGCCATGTTCAGGCATGGCTGCTTCAGAGGCCGAGGGTCCAACTACTGCGCGGTCGGATCAGGACTCAGAAGGTTCTATTCAATTTTCTACCCCCGCCGAGGTTGACGTGAAACGTCGTCGAAGATTTACCGGCCTCTGCTTCGGGATCATGCTCGACACCGCCCACCGCAGCGACCGGCCGTATCGATCGGGTGACCGGGGGCGCGGATCCCCCTGTGGGAACGAGTTCCTCCTTGCCCGCTGGACGTCAACCATGACGCGCATGCGGGCCAGCGGGAGCGCCTCGATTGCAAACCGATCGAAGCCCTGGGCCGACACCTACTCAACGGGCCGCGGCCTCAAGCGAAGGATCGGAATGGGGTCCGACTGGTGAGGCGCAGAAGAAGGAGTGCCGCCCTCCACTGGGGCTGTATGTCAAGCGGGCTCTTTTGTAGGCGGGGCTACGTCTCCGGCAGGATCTGGCAAATCCGCGGCCCAGGCCCTGCCAACTTCTACTTCAAAAGAGGGCTTGGCTGGGGCATGTCGTCTATGCAAGGTAGCGGCTCTCCGTGAAGCGTCGAAGATCCAGAAACTCCCGCCTGGAGGGGTCGTGTGGATCGGGCGCCGGCAGCCCCTACGGACTCGCGCTCAGATTCGCGATCGCGCGTGGCTGCGTTCTTCGCACCTTTCGCGGGGCGGAGTGGTTCTCTTTGGGCTGCGGGCTCACGGCGGGCATGGGAAGAAGTGGCCCGCTCGAGCGGTACAAGGAGCACGAATCGGGATTGCCTCAATGGTGGTAAGAAGGCGCCGGGGGTGCGCTAAGGGCAGCGTTCCATTCTGGCTATCGACCGGAACCGCTTACGCCTTCGGCTGCGTCTCCAGTTCGTTCCGCGGGAACTGGTCGGGAAGAGGTCAGGGCTCGAACTGCATTGGAACCACGTTCCCGAGAAATGGCTGGGGCGTCGGCGGCGCTGTTGGCGAAGGGCGCGGTCGAGCGACAGGCAGGCTCTTATGGGATTTCATTGAACCTGTCGGAGTTCCTGGATAGGATTCGACCCAGCAAGGAGATCGAGGATATGCACACCGTTGGAGACTTGGAGAAGTATTTGTCCGGGATCAAGGACAAGAGCATGCCGGTGGTGGTCGCGGCGCACGATCACAACTTCCACAAGGCGATCTTCTACACCTGCGAAGCCCACGATCAGCGCCCTGGCTCGCCCGAGTTCGGCGAGTACGGCGGCAAGAAGTTCGAGAAGGACATGGGCCCCAGGGTCGAAGTTCTCTACGTGGGAGCTTAGGTCGTGGCCAAGAAGAATCCGCGCAAGGTGAAGCCGGTGGAGTCCGGTTACTTCATTCTCGAGAACTCCGAGGACGGCGACGTGCGCTTGACCCATGTCACCCGCGAGGGCCTGCTCGACCTGCTCGCCGAGTTCTCGGACGACGAGGTCGATCCTCGCGCGCTCAGCGAGCGGGATATCCGCGGCGAATGCGAGAGCCGAGCCGGGTCCTGGGACTTCGCGAACACCGGGCCGAGGGGCATGATCATTTTCAAGGCCGATTCGGTGATCGTTCCCGTGGCGAAGCAGGTCAAGACCGTCTACGAGATCCCCGAATGAACAGCGAACTGATCGTCCAATGGGCCCAGGCGCACGGGTCCGACGCCAAGGAGCCGCGCGACGCGGCGCACGAGGGATATCACGGCTGGTCGCTCGGAGTGAGCAACTGGGACCGAGAAGAGATTCACGCCGCGATCATGGAGCTCGACCGCCCGTATCGAGTCCGCCAGGAGGTCGAGGCGCGCGCCGTCGAATGGATCGTCTGCGAGGAGCTCGGGATCGATTACGACCTGAGCCACTGGTGCATGATCTCGGCCATGGAGGCGGTCCACTCGGGCGTATCCATGCCCCTCAATTACTGGAAGGAGGGGGTCGAGAACATGAGGCGCGCAGAGAAGGTCCAGGAGCTCGCCGCCATGCTGCGGGCAGAGTGCTCATGAGCAAAGAGAAGCGGGTCGTCCGGACGGTTCGGGTTCCGGTTCGGATCGAACTGGTTTACGACGTGTTCACCGAGACCGAGCAAGAAGCCCTCGAGGAGGTGGAGCCTCCTGCTGTCTTCCGGGCTGCTGGCAACGGAGGCGGGATCCACCCCTCTTCGCTCGACCCAAGGATCCTTCGTTACCGCCTTGAGACCGGCGGGCCTGATTCCTACCTCTGGGAAGAGTCTCTGATCGAAGAGACGGAGCCCGGTCGTGGATAGAGTCCCGGACAACACGGTCGAGTTGCGCGCCTGGGCAGAAGGGCAGCTGCCTGAGCGGGAGATCGTCAACCCAAAGTATGCAGGCACGATCCGCGAGCTCGACCTGCTCAACTTCGAGAAGGAGGCGCTGCTGAAGGAGGTGCGCCGATTGCGCGGCGTGATCCGCGCGATCGAGGCGAGGTCCGAGTGAGCGACGCACGCCTGCTACGACTCGAGCGCGCCGCCCTCACCGGCTCCAAGGAGGACGAGTTCAACTACCTGCTCGAGCGGGAGCGCTTGGGCCTGCTGAACAATGAGGGCCCTGTCGCCTGGCTCGAAGGAAAGACTGCGAACGCCTTCAAGCTCCATGCGTGGCAGCCCTGCGTCTTCCAATACAGGATCACGAAGTTCGTCACTGGAAGGAAGCCGGTCGCGGAAATGGACGGCGGCTGGTCGTTGTGCCGCAAGATCCAGCGCGTTCATTACAGCGACTGGCGCAGGTTCGAGCTCTGCATTGCCGACATGAATCGCGAGCCCGAGCGAAGGATTCACAGGAACCGCAGGAACCCTATCTTCTGCGGACATTGCGCGGACCTCGTCCACAGCGGAATTCCGGCCCTGCGCCACGAAGGGGTCCGCCTCCAGGTTCTGAAGGTTGAGTTTCTCCCCGATCCGTTCGAAGGGACGGGATACCTCATGAGGACGATATGAGCCAAGTCCCTTGGAACAGCCACGAAGAATACGTGGCGCTGCACGACCTTCGTCCGTGCTCGATCGCTTTCGGCACCGTGCGCCCGGTCAAGTGTCCGGAAGAGCGCTACCTCTGCGACGGGCTCACGAAAACCTGTCCGCGCTTCGGCGGCGCGGAGCCCGACGAGAACGGGAACGAGTTCGTGCTGTGCCGGAACCTTGAGCGCTGGCCTGAGGAAGTTGAATGAATCAAGAGAACCGACCGCCCCTGGTAGGGATCATAGTTTTGGTGATCGTCCTCGCCTTTCTCTACAGTCACGGCGATTCGGGCGAGACGTCCGCGGAGACCGGGGGCGAGAGCACGAGATACGTTGTCCGTTACAGCGACTCGGGCCGACCCCTTGCTTCCTGGGAAACAAAGACCGTCTATGAGTCAGGGGGCTCGCTCTATTTCACGGACCTACGGGGTCGCTTTGTCCTCCTCTCGCCTTCGATCAAATACGTCGTGACGGACGACCCGAGCGCATTGAGCTCAAGGGTCGTGGCTGTATCTTCGGCTTCAACCAGCCGGCGCAAGGAAGCACTTCGAATGGCGCTTGAGATCGTCCACCGAATGAATCGAGAAGAGGCTGTTAAGTCGCAGTCCTGGGCGGACTCGCTTGAGCTCGCCCGTCTCCTCGAGGCCGCCGCGGCCGATTAGGCCAAAAAGGAGAATTCATGTTCCTGACGTTCATTGGCCACAGCGACGATATCGTCAGCTACGAATACACGACCCACAACAAGGACGTGGTCTTGTCGGAGGAGGCTTACGTCAACTCCGATAAGACGTCGCACTTCCTCGTTCACAGCAACAAGGGACGCTGCAACGTCTACGCGGTCTACGACGGCTGCTGGTCGTTCGCAGTCAGCAAGGTCGACGAAGAGGACGGCGACCTGTTTCCTCAGAAGCGGTCCTGGGAGGGTTACAGCGAGGCCCTGCGCCTCGAAGTGCCCCCGAACACGAAGGTGACGGTCATGGGGGAGGTATCGTGAGCAAGAACGATCGAATCGTTCTCTCTGCCTTTGCGCTCCTCGTGTTCTTGACCTGCGTTTACGTGATCACGCTTGCTTGCGTGAACGAAGGAAAAGCCGCCTCTGAGAGCGGGTCTCTTCAGGGCGATCTTTGGCTCGTCGTTCGATACGACGACCGAGGGAGCGCTGCTGCGACCTGGTGGACGAAGAGCGGACCCACTCGCAGCATGCATGGCGTGCTAGGGTTCACCGACGAGAACGGGAACAAGATCTTCCTAGCCGATCGCTGGGCGTACGCTCGCGTCGAGGATCCGCTGAGCGCTCGCAATGGCCTGATCGCCCGGACCTCGGGCATTGCCCTTGTCGAGTCGAAGTCCAACGTCGAGGTCGAGCAGTTTGACCGAGCGAAAGAGGAGCTCCGTAGGCGAGGCCTCCACATTCCTCCCTACGATCCTGAGGTCCCCGAGAAGTTCTAACAGGTCCCGGCGGGGGCCCATTTACCTGCCCATAGGCATGACAACCGACTCAACGTCCAGGAAGCGCGCCAGGTCCTCGGCCGAGCTACCCACCCCTGAAGAGGTAGCCAGTCGCCTGCGCGACATGTGCAGGCGGGGCGAGCACCCAGAAGCTTTCCGCCTGAGCGTTCAGGTCTCCGCGCCTCGTTTCACAGAGCTCATTCACGAGAAGCTGAAAGCTGAGCTCGGTCTTCCGACTGACCACCATATTTCCTTGCGCCCAAGCATGTGCATGATCTGCGGCACCTACCTCCCCAGAATCACTGTAGAGAAGGAAGTTCCGGTCAACATGACCAGCTACAGCGGTCGCTCGGTCTCTGTTTGTTTTGCCGCCGGGCCCAGGGAATTCGTGTTCGAGGTCCCTCTGTGAGCGCGGCCTACGAAGAGCTCGATTCGGTCTTGGTCTACCTCGACCCTGACCGCCCCGCTTCTGACGGCGGGCGCGTTGAGCAAGGTCAAGAGGGAAGCGTCGTCTGGGTCTCCCCCGACGGACGCGACTTGATCGTCGAGATCTGGAGAACGAACACCGAGCTCGTCGGCGACCTGGAGTTCACGACGGTGAGTTGCAAGGCGAGCGAACTGAGAAGGGTGGACTCGTGTCCGACCGATTCCTGAGCGACGAAGAGGACGCCAAGAACTACCGCCAACTGCTCGCCGAGGCGATCTACTGCGAGGATCCGCGCGAGTTCGTCATGATCTTGATCGAGAAAGCAGTCGACCGCGGCTACAGCCCGGACGGACGTGGGCTAAGCCTGCTGGGGAAGCGCGCCATGGAGCGCGAGCTATGAGGCGGCGGCGAGTTGTTTTTCGGCGCAGCGGGGCGGCGGTCGGTTCCTTCAGGGCCAGGGGACTCAGGAGGTCGCTCGGCAAGGGCGGAGGTGGCTGGTCCTGCGCCAAGTCGACTTCTCTTCGGGGGATCTCGAGATCTTATGGAATCGGGGCCGGCGATCTTAGACAATGCGTCGCGTAAGGAGGTCGATATGAGCGTGAAGGTCAACAAGGTCGAAACCAAAGAGATCAAGGTCAGCGAGCCCGACTTCTGGTTTCTCTACCGGATCGCGTTCGGCGCGCTCTCCTTCGGAAGCGTGCCGGAGGTGTTCGGGGCGAGTAGGAAGGGGATCGATCAGCTGCTGCTCCGGATCGCGAAGGATAACTGGGAGAGCGTGCCGCCGACGTTGCAGGACCGCTTTGAGGTCGCGAAAGGCAAGTGAACGTCGAGTTCACGCAGGCCGAGCTCGAGATCCTCGACTTCGCATGCGATTCGTGCAGCTGCGAGTCCTACTACCGCTACAAGTGCAACAAGTGCAGGCGGATCGGCGCGGGATACGTGACGGATCGACAGGAGGCAGTCGAGGCGCTCCTCGACTCCGGCCTGATCTATCGGAACAGCTACCACAACTTGCGCCCAACGAAGGCCGGGGCCAAGTTGATCCAGGGTCACTTGGGAAAGACGGTCTACAAGGTCATGAACGGTGGAGGTCAAGAGCATGAGTGATAGTTCTGAGCGGGAGAAGGGACGGACGCTCTGGGAGCCTGCTTACGTGAGGCATGAGCGGGTCAGCAGTGCGCTGGAAAGCCTGCGTAAGCGCTGCGAGGAAATGGACCGCAAGCGGGAGCAGGCCGCCAAGCGGGAGGCGTATCTGAGGACGGTCGAAAAGATCAGGCTCCAGGTCGAGGAGTGGAGGCAGAGGCCGGCGGAGCGGATCGAAAAGCTGAAGGAACGAGATCGCGGGCGCGAGGACGAGACCGGCCTGCCTACGGTTCATGAGCTCGTCCGGTCCAACCTGGAGAAGAGGGCTCGAGCTAAGCAGGAGCACCTCCTCCGTGAGGAGCGCCGCGAGCGCGAGGAGCGCATGCGCATGGAGATCGAACGCGAGACGGAGCGCCGCAAGCGCGAGTGGGAGGAGCACAACCAGCGCCTTTGGAAGGAAGTCGAGAGCGCTCGGCATAATTTCGAGAAGTTGAAGAAAGAGCGGGATCGCGCGCGCGACTCGGCAATCTGCTCGATCAAGAAGCACGCTGTCTTCAGCGCGATTCGCAACCACGAACGCGACCGGGCCGAGGATCGCCTCCTTCGCGTCTCCGTCGGACCCTGCGTGCTCTGCAAGGCGAATCCGGAGCGGGTGTGCGACTGCGGGCAGGTTGACGAACTGGAGACGAAGGGCGCGACCCTGACTCTGAAGAATCCCCCGAGGGAGATTCAGCCGGAAGACGTTCCCAACTGGGACCGGGCCGGCCGGTCGGCCTGGGTGCGCGGAGACGGCGTGCTCGTGACGATCACGCCCTTCTCCTTCATTCTGGAGCTCCCGGGCTTCGGCGCCGTGCAGAAGCTCAACGGCAAGCGCCCGAGCTTCACCGACGCGATCAGCCTGCTTCGCTTCGTGGACGAGAACTTGCCTCTCAAGGAGGAGTAACGTGAGTCTCAAGGAATCCGTCGGCGCGGTCGGCGCAGTGGTCAAGGGCGACGATCATGGAACGCTGCTCTGGATTGCTGCTGTTTCCAGCGTCGCCTGCTTTGCCTTCGTGGTCATTGGCCCGTCTCGAGCGCGCTGCGATTGCGTCGGCGGCGTCGCCGCTGTTCATTCGCGCACGAAGGAGATCGAGAACGGCGACCTGGTGATCAATAAGCTCACGGGCGTCAAGGGCGTGTTCGTAGATACGGGCTGGGATTCCGGAGCGGATCATGTTCGCTACCTCAATGAAGAGAGAGAGAACGAAAAGGACTACACGATCGCCGCTTGGCGACTCGCCCGACCTGACGAGCAGTGATCTGGTCCACCGAAAAGCCGGGCGACTGCGGATACCCCAAGCACCGCTGTCCGTTCACGGTCTGCAGCGGGCACGAGCAGTCGAGGGATACGAACCTCACGACTTCGTCGGCAAGCACCGACGCGGTCGTCATGGTTGACTGCTCCTCGAGTTCGCCTTCAATCGATTCGGACCTCGAGGAACTCGAGGAGCTCTACAAGAAGGCGAAGAAGGAGCTCGACGAGCGAGCGCTGCGCGAGAAGGAGCGGAGGAAGGAGTTGAGGAGGTCTCGGCCCAAGCAGAGGCAGGGAAGAGGGCATGACCCTCGTCGTCAGGTGGTCGCGCGGACGCGGTCGCACGGACGAGGTAAGGGGAGACGGTGAGTAGAAGAGGGAGGCGCGCCCTGCACCACAAGTTCATGTTCATTAGGAGAGCGCTTAACGTGGGCGTTGGTCTGTGTTCTTCCTTTGGAGGCGCCGGCCTGGCCAAAAGCCCCCCCCTCCCGCACGCGGGCTTCGCAGATCGTTCGGCTGGGTTTATCCGTGAAGCGCCGTCGCAGATCCAGACACCTCAACTGTGAGAACAGGGCAACCTCCAGGGGCCTTTACCACGCGCTTGGCGGGATGTACCAGAGGTTCGCTCTGCGGTCTGTCTGCGGAACCTCGGAGACCTTTCGTTGCTATGGAGCCGGCGTCAATCGCGCGGTCGGCGTCGGCACGGAAGCGTTTTGGCAGTGAAGCGCCGTAGGGGAAATGTGGTCCCCAGGCCCGCGGGCTGGAGTTCGCTGCGGGCGCTCAGAACGGAAGGATCGCCTGGGGCGTTGGGCTCTGCCGATCTATTGGCTACTCGGGACCCGTCTTCGGAAGAGGTTGTGGGACGGGATTCCGACTGTATTGGTGGGGGAGGGGGCTGTGATTAGGCGCCGCCGCATGAAGGTCGGATACTCGCCAGCGATCTGGGGCATTGGCCTCGAGTGCAACGTCGGCTCGTCTTTGATCAATGGCTTGAACTACTACAGGAGTTCGCACGGCTGGGGTCTTTGCCGGGCGGCGGGGTGGGGCGAATGAAGCGAAGGAGGAAGCGCAGGCCCCCTGTCTTTCACCGCCGCGGCTTCGGCATGGATCGGCACTGGGGGTGCGGGTCCTACGTCTGGAAGTTGGGACTTTTTAGGTGGTCCGGCGCTGCAACGGCGTTCGGTTGTCATTGGGGGATCGGCACCAAGCGTCCTTACGCCCTTGCTATGGGGCTTCGCTGGTGAGGCGGAGGCGCAGGAACGCGCGCTGGTTCGTTCCTGTTCATGCTCTACCGGGCAGCAGGAGAGGCCTTGATCACCAATACGGCGAAGGATTTGGGGTCCGTCGGTGCTCAGGTGTAGGCTCGGGGCGCTGGTTCGGAAGAGGGAAGAACCGAGAGTTCGCTTGGAACTGGAGTCAAGAATGAGTCGAGAGGATTGGGGTCCCTGGAAGTTCGCTGCGGTCGCGATCGCGTCTCTGGCCGGGATCGTCTGCATGGCGATCTTTGCGGTCATGGTGCTGAAGTCCTCCAAGGCGAACCTGGAATACAGGATCCAGCAGGAAAAGATCGAGGCTGAGAAGCAACTCGAGCACGAGCGGATCGAGGCCGAGAAGGAGGCGGCGCGGCCGCGCAAGCTCTGGGAGCGCGAGTGAGGCGGCGGCGCTTCTCTCACGTTGCTCCTCTTTGTCGTTCCGTGATCTTTGGCAGGAAGGCAGCCCGCCTCTGCTCCAATGAGGCGGGGTGCGGCCTTGGTAGCTCGCACGGTTATGCCGTGCAGGAATGGTGGGGAGAGTCAGGCTGGGGCCTTAGTCGCTGGGCTGGGCGTGGACTTGACAGGGACGCCTGCGTCGGCGCCTAAATAAAGAGATTGCGATTTCCTAGAACAAGCTAGATGTATCCGTCGGACCCTTTTGCTAGAACTAGTCTCACGAGCAAGGAGAGTCCATGGCTGCTACGACCGGAAAGCGCACTCCGACCAAGTCGGCCGCAAATCGCGGCAAGGCTTACGAAGATCACGAGATTTGTCTGATCTGGCAGGTCAAGAACACGCCGGAGAACGCTGCTGCGCTCGCCAAGCTGCTCGGGCGCACTGAAGGCGCGATCGACTTCGTCTGGCGATTCTGTGAGGAGGTCAGGCTCAACGGATTCGAGGGCGCTATCGGCCCCCGCGCGAGCCGCTACCTGATCAGCCAGATTCAGCTGTGGGGCGTGACCCGCCTCGGCAAGAAGTGCTACGCAAAGATCAAGAAGCTCGAGGTCTAGGCATGGCGATCCAGGAGCAAGCTCCGGCAACGATCGACCTGGACGCGACCCTCGCCCTGATCGCGGCGGTCGCCTGGTGCGAGAAGCAGAGCGCCGAGGTCCGCTGGCGCAACGGGGAGGTCGAGGTCTCCCTGGCGCGCATGTTCATGGTGCGCCGAGACCGAAAGGGCGAGCCCACGAAGGCTAGTTTCATGGTCCAGCGCAAGACGCTGCCCGAGGCCGTCGCCGACGCCCGCCGCATTCTCGCGTCCCTCGCCGAGAGTTTCGGGGATCCCGTTTCGAGCATGGAGGGACCGCTGTGAAGGAACTGACCCACCAGGAAGCCGTAAGGCTGAACCTCGCCCAGATCCACGACCACGCGGTCAGCAGCATTCTCGAACGACACGCCTTCGAGCTCACGCGCTGCCCCGAGTGTCTCGAGGCCGAGTTCGTCCACGAGGAGGGCTGCTCGCTCGCCGAGCGCGTCGAAGAGCTCTGCTCCATGATTCAGAACGCTCCGAAGGCCAGGCAGTTGGGTGTGCGGACGGGGCTGCCCTGGGAGCTCGGCCCTCTGGTGTATCGCTCATGAGCGAGAGCGGAGAATGCCCCAACTGCAATAAGAGCTACCTGCTCGGGATCTCCTCGGGCTGGGATCAGGCGAGCAGGTGGCTGCTCGACTACGCCAAGGACGCCTTCGTGGACGGGGACGACAAGATCGCGAAGGAGTATCGCGACCTGTCCGAGCTCGCGTCCGAGAAGGCCGAGCAGGCCCACCCTCGCTACAAGAAATGAGCTACGAGCCATGTTCTCGACCGGGCTGCACGAACGAAGCTGAGTTTGATAGCCCTGCCATTCTCTGCGCCGATTGCTGGAATCAATGGTTTGCGTGCGAAGAATGCACGGACGACTCGGACTGCGAAAACTGCAAAACGATTGAATCGGGGTTCTAAATGAAGACCTACGTTGTCGCCTGGATCAACTTCTTCGACAACCTGCTCGAGCAGAGGCAGGTCGAGGCCGCCAACGAACTCGACGCGATCGAGGCGGTCAATCCTCCGGTCCTGCCGGGGGGCTGGCGCAAGCTCGGCGACCTGGACGAGATCTACCAGGAGGCCTTCAACTGCGACGGCGCCTTGAGCGTGATCGAGGTCAAGTAGTGCCGATCGTCTTCTACTCTCCGGGTCATGGCGCCGTCTGCGAAGACTGCCTCGATACCTTGCCCGAGGGGGCGACCGTGTTCAGCGAGCCCGCTGAGATTGGCCAGCGCTCAGGGTGCTGGGACGAGGCGAGGCAGTGCGGTCATATCAAGTGGCCGAGGAGCCGGCGGTGAGTGGGTCGATTGAGTTCAATCGAGAGGGCGGATCTCACGATATCGAGTGCGAGGAAGGTGAGCAGGAGGCCAAGCACGTCGTCATGGGCCCCAACAGCTTCCGCTGCCTTCACTGCGGCATTGAACAGAAGGTCGCCATGCCCTGCTCGATCAACGTCCTCGTCGGTGCTAGCAATGGCTTCATTGAGGACCACAAGGACTGCGAGCCCAGCGAAGCCGGCGAATCGAGGTTCGACTATTCGGACGAGTACGAATGGCGGAACAGCTGGGACACGGGCTTGAGCTCGCTTGTTATCTGGGGCGTGTTCAAGAACTACAGCTACAAGCCGGCCACCCCCCTCGACCCGGCTGACATTGGCCGCTGTTTCCGTCTGCTCGCCGTCGCACCCAAGGAGTGGCGGCAGAACCTCGAGCGCGTCGGCGACGCAAACCCTGAGTGGAGGGGCCTCATTGATCGCTGGGACGAGCTCGAGAAGCTCTACGAAGAGGAGCGCTGGGAGGATCTCTACGAGGCCATGAAGGAGTGCCGCGGTGAGCAGTGAGCCCTCAGCCATTAAGTTGCATGCGCGCCTGCTCAGCGACGGCGTTCTAGCCGAGGACGACATTGGCGTCCGGAAGGAAGGCGGCGAGTGGGTGTTGATCGCCTGCTACACCGACGACGATCACCGAGCCAGGCTCGAGAAGAAGATCGTCTCTTCGCGAGCGTTCCGCGCCCACCCGGCCAAGACCAAGTTCGTCAAGGTTGACGGATACACCTGCTGAATGAGCTTTGCTGCGATATTCCTGGGTATCGTCGGAGCCTGCTTGCTTGTCAGCGGAATGTACGAGCGCTGGAAGCGAATCGAGGATCAGATCAAAAAGCGAGCCCGGGAGCTCGAGGAGGGCAACGACCGTGCCGACCTATGACTACGTCTGCAGAAACTGCGGTCACCGCTTTGATCACTTCCAGCCCATGAGCTCTGACCCGCTGACGGAATGCACGGAGTGCAGCGAGCACGAACTTCGGCGGCTGATTGGGTCGGGCGGAGGCGTGATCTTCAAGGGCTCGGGCTTCTACTGCACGGACTACAAGGACAGCAAGAAGCCCAGGCCGAAGAAGGAGGAATCGTGAGTGAGCCCTGGACTCGCCCCAGCGGGAAGATCCGGTCGGCGCTCAGCCAGCTGTCCCGCAACGGCTGCTGGGGAACCTGCGGCGCGTGCCCCCGAGACGGGTCTGGGCGCGTGCTGCCCGAGCTCTGTCGCGAGCGCGATCGGTCCGACCACCACTTGACGCTCTGGGACCTGGCCCAGCTAGAGCAGCGCTCGTGAAGATCAAGAAGGGCTGGGCCTGCGTCCGCTGTGAAAACAAGGGCGTGTACTGTGCTAACTGCGGCGGAGCTCGCTGCGTCTGTCCTGAGGACGATCGGATCGTCGTCGCGTGCGATCACCGCCTGGACACCCTGTTCCTCCGGGTTGGGAGGTGCGCGACGTGCAAGCGCCCCTTCGTGGACGGGGACTTGTTCGACTACCAAGGCGGCGCCGGTGAAGTGTGTTCCAAGGAAGAAGGCGGCTGCCCTGACGGCGTTTTGCTGGAAAGTTGAATGATCAAAGAAATCAAAACGGTGGTCGCGACCTGCGACTGGTGTCACCACCGGTCTGAGCCCTACACGTTCTGCTCGGCTCTTGCCGGCGCTATGCCGCCTAAGGGCTGGAGTCACTGCACCTCGGGCGGCTGGGGCTCTTTCCCTCATTACGACCGGACGGAAGATCTCTGCCCGGACTGCACGAAGAAGGCGATCGATCAGAAGCGTGGAGAGGTAAGGCTGATCCCATGAGCGAACAATACGCAGCCAGTCAGAACGAAGAGGTCTGGTCGAGCACCTTCTACGACAGTCGGGAAGAGGCGATCGAGGACTTCAAGGTGGGCATGGACCTCGAAGGGGGTGAGCGGTTCTTCACGGCGCGTGTCAAGCAGGTGACGCTCGAAGACCTCTCGTCCTGCCTGCGGCCCTGCTCTCCCTTCGAGCAGATCGGAGAGGCCCTCTACGACCACGACTACGGCGGCGGAGACTGGTCCGAATACTGGCCCCCTGGCTACAAGGGAGGTGACTCCCGCAAGCTCGACGACGAGCTCGCTGACCGGATCCAGAAGACGGTCATGGATTTCTTCGAGGAGAAGAGCATTCACCCGAACTGGTGGATCGCGGTCGACGTCCAGGAGCACGAGGTCAGCGAGAACGACGTGGTCACCGAGGGGTCCGAGGCATGACCATGATCCGCTGCGACGACGGGACCTACGAGATCGCCGAGGCCCGAGTCCAATTCATTCCGGCGATCTACTCCAAGAACAAGCAGGTCAGCAGGAACGCTCACTACAAGCTGGTCAAGGCGCTCGCGGAGCGCGGCTATCACATGAACGGCCGCGTTCCGGCGGGCCTAGACCTTCCCTCGGTGGAGGAGGTCGCCGACAAGGGCAGCTGGGACAGCGCGCACCTCCTCGAGCTCCTGGCGGGAATGAACCAGACGCTCGAGGCACTCCTCGACAAGAAGCCAGTTGAAGACGATCAGCCTGAGTTCTATGCCAATCAGAGCGGCGATCGAGTCGAGGTCGCAGACCTCATGGCGGCGTGCAAGCTGTTCACTGTGGACGAAATCCTTGAGCTCGTTCCGTGAACCGGCGCGAGGCGAAGAAGGTTGCGCATGCGATCGCCTCGAACTTGATTCTTCATTGGCGCATGGGGGACAGCCCGAAAACCTTCGACGGCGTCTCCGTCAAGGACGCTGAGCGAATCGACAGGGCGCTTCATGACCTCGAGGAGCAGCACCGCAGGCTGGGCTACCCCAACGTCATGGACGGAGAGAGCGAAGCGTGCTGAGGGCAGGGAGGAAGCGCCTGAGGTTCAACAACTTCCCGAGCGGGCACGGATACGGGTCCGGGACCGAAGCAGCCTTTGGGTCCGGTGTCAAGAACCTGATCGGAATGGGCCTGCTCAATGCTCACTCGTTCGTGACGTCGTTTCGGGGCAGAGGTCTAGGCAGGGGCATGGGCGGAAAGTCATTCCGGTGAGGCGCAGGCGAAGGCCTTCGTGCGTGTGCATTTTGACAACGTGGCAGGGGTACGGATTGAGTCGATTCTCTTGCTGGAAAGCGATCGGCCTTGCTAGAGGCGTCGGCCATTACTTTCCCACGGTCTCGGTCGGCACCGGGCTCGACAGGGAAAACGGATACGCGCTGGGAAGGCTCGTTCCTTGAGGCGCAGGAAAAGGTTCTCGTATGCCTCTTCGGACGCGATCTGCTGCGGGCTTATGTTCGGCTTCGGCTGCGGCCTGCTCAGCGTTTTTGCTGGGCGGGGCTGTCGGCCAGAAGGCCGTTACCCGAGGTGGAGGGGAACTGGGCTAGAGAGGGCTCAGGGCCGAGGGGACGAAGGCAACTACACGCCGTATTGAGGACTTGATTGAATCGTTTGCGAAACAGGAGGTCTAGGTCGTTCGTTTTTCCTCGAAGGTATCGATCGATCGTGCTCGTTGGGTTTGGGGTTGGCTACCACTTCGGGTCCGGGGCCTTCTCTGGCTTGGGCGCCGGGGGCGGCAGACCGTATGGCCTCGGTTGCTATCGAAGCAAGGGCCATGTTTGGGGCTATCGGTGAGGAGGATTCGCCACGGACGCGTCTGCCAGGAGGTTTGCTTCGGGCTCGATTACGCAAACGGCCTCGGCCTTGAGTTCAGCCAGGGGTTCGGTCGCTGGTATTCGGTAGGATCCTTCCGAAGTCGATATCTCGGCACCGGCTGGTACGGCGTCAGGTGAGGCGTCTAAGGAGAAGGGCTCCGGGTGCAGGCGGCTTCCGATTCGGAGTCGGGCTCAGAGTCGGGAAAGCGTGGCCGAGGCCTTGGCTGTCTAGGGGCTTTCAAAGAAACACCACGGGATTCTCGAGAGGGCATGGACTCCTCCGGGGAATCTCTCGCTACAGGAGATCAGAATGAACGAACAGGAACGCAGGCGCGCTGAGGCGTCGCTTGAGCAGGAGAAGGTCAAGGCCATGCAGGCCCTGACGGCGATCGCCATTCGGCGCACCAAGATCGAGATCGGCAGCGACCTGCCGAACCCGATCATTTTCGCGCTCGAGGGTGAGATCGAGAAGCGCGTCAATGGCTGGGACGAGACGGTCAAGGGTGCGCTCGAGGCCGTGCCCGGGATCGAGGGCAGTCTCGCCGCTTTGATCGGCTCCGTGAAGTCCGCGGAAGGAGTCGGGGCGTGAGCGACGAGAAAGAGTATTCGATCTACGTCACCTTCTCGGGCTGCAAGTTCGTCGGCACGGTCCGCGCGAGCAGTGAAGAGGAGGCCAAGGAGAAGGCCGACGAAGAGGGCTTGATCGACGGGCCCAGCTTCTGCTACAGCTGCACGGACGAGGCCGGCGACTCGTCGCTCGAGGTCGAGAACGTGATCGCCGAGGAGCGGTAGGGCATGACGGAGCGCCGCTCCTGCAAGATCAGCAACGGAGGGTGCAAGGCCCCCGCTGGGATCCAAGTCGGAGGCCTCGGCGGTGCGATCGGCGAAGGGACTGGATCGACGAGAGCGACCTGCTACCGTTGCGGGGATCCAGTCTGCACGGATCGATACTGCTCGCGCCGAATGACCTACGACGGGAAGCGCCGCAGAATCTGCGACGACTGCCAGTGGGAGATTGGCAAGGAGAGGCATGACGAAGAGTAGTTGGATTGCGACGAGCGCCCGTGCGCCCGAGCAGGGACAGAAGGTGACGTGGCTGAGCCCGAACGCCGTCGAAGTGGACGGCGAGCTCAACGGCAAGCTCTGGATCTGCGTCGAAGGGCACTACGTCTACTACACTCCTCAGTTCTGGAGGCCGCGTGGGTAACCACAAGCTAAGAAAGATCAACGACGCCGAGCTCGAATACCTGGTCAAGCTGAGCGGGGAGCGACTGTCGAACTGGGACGATCGCGTGGCTCGTTGGGAAGAGGAGGCGATCAAGCGCGACTTCGTGTCGGACCTCTACCTCGCCCTGCGGGAACTCAGCGCCCTGAGGGGAGCGGTCAGGGACTTCAAGGAGAAGGTTACGTGAGGGACGTAGAGAAGGTCGCCCAGAGCAACCCGGCGTGGTGCAAGCTCTGGGAAAAGATCGAAGACAAGGAGCTCCTGGTGGAGGCCTACCACGACGCCTGGAGTGCTGGTCACCACCAGGGCCGCCAGGACGGGATCCGCGAGTGCTCGGCCGAGGCGGCGCTGAGCGACTGGAGCGGCTGGGAGCGCTGAGGTAGGTGAGGCGCAGGAGGAGGAGCCGAATTGAGGCGCGCGCTGCGCTCAACGTCAGCTGGGGGCTCAATTGCCTCCGGGGCAGAGGCCTGAACGGCCGTGGCCTGAAGAGGTTCTCGGGCTGCGCGCACACTGGAGTCGGCTGCGGTGCCAGGGTTGGCCACGGCGCCTGGAGGTCGAGCAGTGGCATGGCTCTGAGGACTCCGGTATGAGGCGTCGAAGATACAAGGGCGGCGCGCTCGGGCTCCGCGGGTCTGGGTTTGGGTCTGGGTTTGGCTGCAGCCGAGTCTTTGGGAGAGGGGTTACACGAACCCCCTTTTTCTTTGTTTCCAATCGAGCAGGCGTTGCCCTGGGTCGCAGCATTGCCACCGGTCTCTACTGCGGACTAGGAAGGGTCAGGCTCAAAATTCCATGATTCGTCGAAAGCGACACCTCATTCACATAAAGTCGTCGGGCGGAGGCTTGAGGGCGTCGTATGGCCATGGACTTCGAATTCATGGTCTGTTCATGAGGTCATGTATCGGCAGCGGGGCCATGAGATCGTCCGGTGTCGGCGTCAGCCGGTCGAGGGCATGGTGAGCCGCAAGAGGCGCCGGGTCACGTTCTTCTACTACCGCGGCGGGAAGCTCGAGCCGGCCACGGGCCAGCGAAGCTCCTTCGGGTCGGGAGGGAGTCTATTTGGGTTGACGTTCGGACGCGCCTGCTTTTTCCCCGACGAGTTGAGCTCGGGCTGCGAGTCCATGATCGGGCGGGGCCTTATGCGCGAAACGTGTTGGTCGATATGAAGAGAAGATCCAGAATTGCTGCTGCGGTCCAAAGGCGCTGGTCCATTGGGATTGGCAAAGGACTAGGCCGCGGTCTGTCGAACGCGGAATACACCTGCCTCGGGTTCTTGGGCAGGTCCACCGAGCGGGCTGTTGGTTCCTCTCGGGCTTTCTCTATGGGCTGCGGGCTTCAGCGCTGTGTCGTTGACCTCCGCATGGCGATCGTGAGCGATTCCTCATGGTGAGGCGACGGCGAGTTCGGCTCGACGCAACCTATTCGACCTCTGGCTACGGGCTATGGGAAAACATAGGCCTGGGCCTCAGGAGCTTCGACGGATCGGGCCAGGGCGAGTCTGAAGGAACGGGAGTTGACTGCGAGGCCGGCTGCGGAGTCCCCGCTCGTCACTTTTTACGTTCCGAGCGACCCTTCCCCCGCAGCGGTCGCGGACGCCTTGTCCGAGAAGGGGTCCCTGATTGACTGGAAGACGACGCGCTACTACGGATTCGGAGACTACGTTCTCCCATGAACCGCAGACGACGCCGCATTCACTCCGGCTGGCACTTCCGAGCGCTCGGGCTCGAGCTCCGCAGAGTCGGCCTAGGCTTCAGCAAGTTCCCTGTGTTCGCTCCTGGTTCGAGCGGACTGCGATACTTCGCAGGCAACGGCCAGGGGAACGCGCGCTGCACGACGACCATGACCCTGATTGCGAACGGGATCGCGCCTCCGCGCGTGATCACTCTAACTTTCGAGATTCCTGTTCCATGAAAAGACGACGGCGAGCGCAGGGCGGCCTCTTCACCAAGACCGACGATCTATTCTCCATTCATGGAATGCGTTGCGGGTATGGGTCCTGGAAGTGCTGGGGAGTCGGCGGGATCAAAGGGCCCTTCAGAATTGCGGTCGGGGGAGGAAGTGTCTCAAGGGGCACCAAGAAAGTGTGGTGGGGATACGGACTGGCTTTCTACCGCGGCGAGGGGATCGAAAGTTGACGCGGCGGCTCCGGCGAAAAGTCGTGGTCTGCAGGGGGCCAATTAGAGGCCGCGGCCAGAGGCGCCACGCAGCCACTGGGCTTCGCGTCGCCTTCGGTGAAGGCCTTCCCCTCTCGCCGGGCGTCGCGGCGACGGTAACGTTCTACGGGCTCGGACTGCTTTGCGACTATGGGCGAGGGGTGCGCGGTCAATGAGGAATCGCCGACGACGGGCGCGGTTCTCACTGTCGCCCGGAGGTATCGGACGCGACTGCGCCATGGGCTACGGACGAGATAGAGCCTGGGGATTCGGGTCTGGGTGCATGGAGGTCCCCTCGCGGGCAGTCGGCTTTCACTCCGGAATTGGACTTGATCACGACCTCGGGTGCGGCCAGGGATCAGAATGAAGCGCCGGAGAAGAAATAAGGGCGCGGCACGCCTGGGAAACCTCGGCGCCGGCACGCACTGCGAATGGGGCTTCACCTACTCCAACTGGGGCGGGACTCTGGTCCGAATCGCCGCCGGCCTCGGGCTGGGTCGAGTCTCGGGCTTTGGATCTCACCGCTTTCGAGGCCTGTTCAATGAATCGTAGGAGGTGTCGCGGAGCGGCGCGCTATGACTTTTTCGGGTTCGGGCTGAAGCTAGGTCACGGCTGGGGCTGCCCAACGCCTGGATACACATTCCTCTTCAACCGATCTCTGGGGACGGGTCAGACGGCGTCGTTTGGATCGGGCCTGTTCAGAAATGTTGGCCTCTGGTCAGGACGAACATGAGTCGATCCAGGCGCCTGCGGACCAACTTGACCCCCGCGCTCATGGGGTATGGACTGAGGCTCGGCGGGTCGTTCGGCCTTCACCGATCGCAAGGAAGCGGAATGAGAAGCCCTGAGGGCCGAGGCGACTTCTTCAGCTGGGGCTTAGGACTCGATCCGTTTTGAGGAGGAGGCGCCTGAGGAAGTGGACTCGCGGTCGCGGATTGCTCCGGTCGGTCGGGAATGCGGACCTGACGGGTCGCTGGCCAATCGAGATCACCATGTTCGGCAGGGCTCAGAATCGAGTTTACGGACTCGGCCTCCTTCGGTCCTCAGGTTGGACGTGCTCCTCGTGGGTGTGAGAAGAAGGCGCTGTAGAAGCATGACGAGAGGGCCTCTGCCCAGGCGGCTAAGAGTTCGCGCCAGGGGCCTGGGCTGCTCGATCGGATCGGGGTCGACGAACGACTTTGGAATACCAGGAAACCCGGTCCGGAGGCTGTATCGAACGGCCCGCCATGGCTGCGGTTTCCAGCGGAACCGCGGGCGGGGACTCAGGGCCGACAGAGCAAGACGGTGAGGGAGTTGCGCTGAATCGCAGGAAGCGGAGTATCAACTTCATGTTTCACGTCCAAGTGACCCCTGGGACACAGCGGGGCCGATCGCATGGACTTAGACGTTATGTCGGAGCCGGGCAGGGGTCCGCTTTGAATCCCCTTCTCAGGAAATTCAGCATACGGGCCAGTCAGGGGTGCGGTTTCAGTCGCTCGATCGGAAACGGCGTCGCCGGGTCTCGCGGAATCGTCGGGTCTCGCGGAATCGTGTTGAACCAATGTTTTCCGTGAACATGTCCGAGACATTCGATATGGTTGTCGCGTGATCAGGCACCGCCGACGCTTCCGCTTGTTCGCGAGCTCTGGATTCAGAGGTCAGCGAACGTCTCGTGGTCTAGCGCGCTCCATTTCCTGCGGATTCATTCCTGCCAGATTCCTCGGCAGAGGGCAAATCAGGACGCACGGACGTGGAACGGATCGAGGGTTCTTGTGCGTCAGAGGTGTTCGTTGAAGTTCATGCGCTTTGAGAGCGAAGAGGGAGGCATGAACGTCCAGGCATACGACTCGGCTTCCGAACTCCGCGCCGCCCTCGAGCAGGAGTCGAAGGCTGACTACTGGGCCAAGCTCCTGAGCGACGAGCAGCGCGAAGAGATCGTGCGCCGTCGCTACCAGATCTACGCCTGGGCCGAGGACGACGACCGCCGGCTCGGCCAGGTGTTCAATGACCCGACCTACGGAGTCTTCGTGACGGTGGAGGGCGAGTGATCAGCGACGCATACATGAAGCGTCTGTCCGAGCTCCGGAAAGAAGCGAACGACGCCGGCGAGGATCGGGCCTGCCACCTGAGCGTCAGCGCGGGCTTGATTCTGCACATGCTCGACGAGCGGAACGACTTGATCGAGAAGGTCAGGCTGCTCGAGGACGACAAGACCAAGCGCAAGACGCTGCTCGAGGAGATCTGTGAGCAGAACGAATACGTCCAGTTGCGCAACGCGATCAACTGGCTGATCCATTGCCTGGCTGCCAACGCTGAGAACGCCTGGCTGATCAAGCGAACGAGCAAGCGCCAGCGCCAGCGCTGCGTGAAAATCATGGAGAGGTGCGCGAGCCACGCGCGCCTGATCAACGACGTTCCGGCGCGCGAGCGCTGCGAGGAAGCGCTGAAGCAGTTAAAGGAGATCCTGGGTGAGTGAAGAGAAGGAAGGCGAGGAGAAGGACAAGGGCTTCCTGGAGATCCTTCAAGGCAGAGAGGACGGCGAGATCTACGAGCGGATCCGCCGCGAGCGGGACTTGATCTGGGGGGGCACCCAGCGCGCGATCGACCCTGAGCTCGCCTTCTTCGCGTTCGAGGTGATCCTCCAGCTGAACGATAAGGAGTTCGTCAAGGAGATCTCTGCCCCTCTGATCGACGAGGCGTTCAAGAAGTTCGTGCAGCCCGAACTCGATCGAGCGGCCAGAGATTTCGAAGCGGCGCTCAAGGCGAAGGAGGGAGCGCTCAAGTCCACGCTCAGGTCCTGGGCGACGACGACGCAGCACCACGTCGCCGCGGTCGAGGTCTTGGAGTTGATCGGCGAGTGATCGATCTCGACAACAGCGAATACGCCGGCTGCGGCTACTTTCGCGAGAAGGCGCCCCGCGGCGACAAGCGGCCGACGATCCACGCTCCGCAGCTGATCGAAGCGCTGCGCGAACGGATCTCGAAGCTCGAAGCCGAGAACAAGACGCTCCGCAAGCAGGCTCGCTGCGGGCATAACCCCTGGCCGAATTGCACCTGCGGCTACCGCGGCCCCACGTTCGTTCCGAAGGCGGACCCCAATGTCTGAAGTCATTCTGATCGTCGCGGCCTCCTTGAACGACGTGATCGGCAAGGGCGGAAAAATGCCGTGGCACCAGCGCTCCGATCTGAAGTACTTCAAGCGCAAGACCGCTGGGTGCCCGCTGATCATGGGGCGCAAGACCTGGGAGTCGATCGGCTCGCGTCCGCTTCCGGGGCGGGAGACGATCGTCATGACGCGCAGGGCCGAATACCCGGTCCCTGAGGGCGTCATGGTCTCGACCGATATCCTCAGCGCGCTGGACCTGGCGGAAGTCCTCGGCGACGGCAAGGTCTTCGTCTGCGGCGGTGAGCAGATCTACCGCGCTGCCTTTCCTCATGCGACGAAGGTTCTGCGCACGGTCGTGAAGACCGAGGTCGAAGGCGGAGGCTCCTTCTTCCCCAGCGAACTCCTCGACGACGACTGGTTCAGGACGGTTTGGAAGAGCGAGCCGGCCGGCAAGCACGACGACCACGATATGGAATTCGAGGTCTGGGTGCGCTCCAAGTGACGGACTACAACCTCACGCGGTTCATTGGCCACCTGAGCGCGTTCTCTCAGGCAGACCTTGATCGACTAAAGGGGGCCGTGGAGCACGAACTCAACGCTCGCTGGCACGCTGCCGCCGAGGCCAAGAAGCTCGCCGACCAGGAGAAGTTCCTCTTCAACCTTCGGCGCGTTCCGCTCAGGATTGACGGATTGATCAATCCGGACGCTCGCCCCCAAAATACGAGAACGTTGATCGGCGTCTCGGCGAAGAGCTCCAAGGGAAGAATCGTCCACCGCGCTGCGTTCAGGATCTGCAAGCCTTACCAATCCAGCGAAAAGGTTTTGACGGTCGACGCCATGCGTTCTTGCATGCGTAGTTTTCTCGTGGTCGACCCGAAGGCTCCGTGGATCCTGAGCTCAAAGATCATGCGGAGGACCCACCGGGTCACCGTTGGGGAGTCGGTCACCTGCGCCAACTGCCTTGAGCATTGGGCTCACGGCTGGCACGTCCCTGAACACCTGCTGGACAGGGCCCTGAAGGAGAAGGCGTGAACAAGAACGACATGGAGCAGCAAGGAGTTCACGTTGGAAGGCCCTGACATGATCCCCAACTTCCGCATGAAGCAGTTTCACAAAGGGCGCTACACGAACCACCGCGGCGAGACCGACTGGCGCTGGTTCGTTCCGATCAAACTCTGGACGGGGTCTACCGAATGGCACCCGGAAGAGCAGTTGTTCCTCAGGGCCTACGACGCCGACAAGAGCGCCATGCGCGACTTCGCCGTCAAGGACTTCGAAGAGGGCACGGTTGAGTCCATGATCAAGAGCGTCCATTCGGAGCCGGTGCCGCTTTCGTACGAGCTCGCTCGGTTCGGAGATCACGATCGGATTGTGATCGACCGTGCAGTCCAGGAGGACGGATCGATCCTCTGGGCAGTCCGCACCGGAAGGCATGCCTTGAGCAAGGACGGAGACTGGGACTACGAGAACTTCCCTTCGAGTCGCCCTGAAGGCTGGTCCGAAACGCACCGCTTCCGCACGCTCGAGGGGGCGACCGAAGCGGCACATAAGGCCCTCCCGAAACTTCTTCGCAAATACGGATTCCTCTGGGACGAACGTGAAGAGATTTCTGAAGATCGTTAGCGGCGGGCAGACCGGAGCCGACCGCGGCGGGATCGCGGCCGCGTTCAAGCTCGGAACCCCTTACGGCGGGTTCGTGCCCAAGGGCCGCCGCGCGGAGGACGGCGAGGTTCCTGCGTGCTTCACCGAGCTCGTCGAACTTCTCGTGCGCGGCTACCCTCCCCGCACGCGAGAGAACGTCCGCCTGGGGGACGCAACCGTGATCTTCGGGCGCATGCCCCTCTCGGGAGGCTGCAAGTTGACTCTGCGCTTCTGCCGCGAAGAGGGCCGCCCGGTCCGCGTCCTCGATCCCGATCTGGTCGCGATCGGGCACACGGGTGGAATGCTGGACGTGATCGAGCTCCTGATCGAGCGTCACGACGTCAGGACGCTGAACGTCGCCGGCCACCGAGAGTCGGTGTGCCTCGGGCTCGAGCTCGGCGTCGAGCGCCTGATCACGAAGTTGCTCGAGCGGCGCCTGTGAAGCGACGCAGAAGGCCTCCGTTCAATTACGCTTTGGACCTCCTGGGCGTCGGCACAGCCTGTTTTTCCGGCGGAGGGTCTCGAACGAGGCACTGGCTTTTCAGGCGTTCATTCGGGGCGGGCTCCTGGAGAAACACTGGCCAGGGAACGCTGAAGGGCGTCGGGATTGGCTGTTACCCGTGAAGCGACGGAAGCGCCACCTGTCGATCTGGATTCGCGCGGTAAGCGGCCAGAGCTTGACGTTCGGGGCTGGCTTCCGGCGATACCGAGGCCGGGGAGAGTGGGAAAGTTTCGGCTCGGGCCTGCGAAGATTCTGGTGCGCGCTTCCGTGAAGCGCCGCAGAAGGAATACCGTGCATTGGGAGCTTAGCTGGGGCAGCCGGCGCAGACGTGGAGCAGGAATGAGAACGGCGGTCGGGGTGGGGTCTATGATCATGTCAAAACGCGGCGCCGGCTACGGATCTGGATACGCGCTCGCAGGGCCGTTCAAGTGAAGAGGCGTCGACCCCGCTGTCTTCATTGGCGCTACGCCACGGCCATTAGGGGCCGAATGGGGAGGGGCGTCTCTCGCCGCCGCGGGAGGTTTCGAGCTTGGGCGAACAGAGGGGTCGGGCGAAGCCTCGGTTACGGCCTCGGCATTTCCCTGGCGGGCCCGGGGAGGAGGATCTGGTGAGGCGTCGTCGCAGGCCAAGCGTTGTCGTATCGAGATACCGACAGCGAGCTCGGGGACTTTACGTTGGGCTCGGCGCTGGCGTCAGCGAGATCCGATCTGGACTTAGGTGCTCGGTAGGCGCAGGGGTCTATCTCTGGATCTCTTTTGGGCTAGGCCGGTCCCATGGGTCAGCATGAAGCGTAGGGATCGAAGGTTCCGAATGGTCGTAGGACTCAACAAAGGAAAGGGTCAGGGCTTGTCTCGAGGTTTCGGGCGCGGCCTGGCCCGCCGCCGCCGTTCTTCACTCGGCCATGGTCAGCGCCGCCCGGTCGGCAACGGATTTCGGATCCCTTTTGGAATTGGAATGTTTCCATGAGCAGGCGCCGAAGAAATAGACTGGCCTCCCTTCGGGGCCGAGGCCTTCGCAGGTCAACCGCGCTTGGCCGTGGGTCCTCCTTGCTTCTCTGGGGGTATGGGTTCGGCAGCGGCTTGATCATGAAGTGGGGCGCTGGTCTAGGACGAGAAGGATCCTGGACGAAGAGGCTCGCTGCATGAAGAGAAGGCATAGGTGCCGGATCACCAAGGTCAGAATGAGGGGGAAGGGAATAGGAAAATCTCTGGCATGGACGCGCTCTTCCGAGCTCGACCCTACCCCGTCGATCTATCACAGCGGGGCTGGCCTGTTCTCGAGGCAGGGCAGGGGACAGCTTCGCGCTGCGAGTTGGGCCATGACCTTCCCGAGGTCTTTCTGGCAATGAAGCGACGCAAGAGCAAGGCACGCTGCCTCTTTTGGTCCCAACGCGGGATCGGGATCTGGAGGCCTGTTGGCAGGGGTAAGTGCCGGCGCGGAGAAGGCGGATACTTTGCCCGAGGCAGTGCAGGCGGCAGGGGGCTATCGTTCGGCCGGGGGCTGGAGCAAGCGTTGGGTTCCAGTCAGGTTCGCCGGCCTCGACTCTTCGGATTGGCGACTTGAAACGACGCCGTCGAACCTACCTTCGTGACCACCCGCCCTCGAGTCAGTTCGCGCTTGGCTGGGGTCAGGATCGGGTCAGGGGGAAGGGGGGCAACCGCTCCATGTCGTTCTGGAGGCTTAGACCCGGCCGCTTTCCCTATGACTGCTCTGAAAGTTGGAAGCGATCAGCGCCCGTGGGTGCCGGCCTGAACTACCGCATGGGATCAGCCTTCCTATGAAGAGGCGACGGCGCCGGCTTCGCCCCCGGCCCCTGCTCAGCTTTCTGGCCTACGGCAGGGGGCTGTCTTCTGCATATTCAGCAGGGCTTGGGAAAGGGTTCTCCCTTTCGCTCAGCGACTTCTCCTTTTCGTCCTATACGTTCGCCTCTGGCATTAGCTTCACCATGGGGAGCGCGACGCTCTGGGCCGACTACCAACGAAAGAATCAAGGAAACATGGGCGACTGGGTCCAGTTGTTTTGGGATACGCGCACGGAAGAACTCATGGAGGGGTTTTGAGCGACGACGATCTCTTGAACGCGGTTAACGAGTGGCTCGCGGATCGATCGGACCCTGAGCTCGCCGAGCGCGTCGTCCGCTCCTGGTCGCGATCGAACGGCGCCGACGCAATCTCGATCGTCGGCCAGGCGATTGGCTGGACGAACCTAGCGCGGATCGTCTGCGGCCCGAAGGGAGATTCGATCGAATCGGTGCTGCCCGAGCCGGAACTCGGGGGAGGGACGCACGAGACCTTCGAAGGAATGTACACGGAGCACGACGGCCAGGCGGCGCAGGCAAACGGGAAGGAGGTCTACGTCACCTACAACCTGGATTCGTTCGACGTGAACCCCCCTCTTGTAAACCCTGGGATCATTCAGCCCGTTCGGGCTGAACGGGATCAGGGTCTGTATCGACACGAGCGCCGTGACGCCTTCGAGGCCGGCAGGGATTTCACCCAGAAGCAGCTGAACTGGCTGGCGTTCGCCGCCCTGGTCCCGGAGGTCATGTCCAGTCCTCACAACTGGGTTTACGGCAATCCATTTCAGCAGGCGATCCGGGGCCTGATCAGCAACGAGACGGCCGATCTCTACCGAGAGTTCGCGTCCATGAAGAAAAGGGTAGAGGAATTGGAGCGAAATGCCGAAGAGGAATAAGCGCCGCAAGAAGCGCTGTGGGCCCGCTGGGGCACTCGACGAACGCTGCGCGCACGAATGGAGTGTCTGGTCGGAACCTCGAGGCGACGGCTCGCGCTGGCACTTCTGCAAGCTCTGCAAAGGTATGGAGACGGCGTCCCCGGAATGTCCGACCCCGAGCGTAGAACAGCAACAAGAGGTGAAGCCATGATCTCTCTGGTGCTCAAGAATCCCGGCTTGCGTAAGATCGCTGTGATCAAGGCCGTGCGCAGGCTGACGGGAATGAACCTGAAGGACGCGAAGGCGACCGTTGATCGCGCGCCGGTCGATCTGATCCCTCGTTGCGAGAAGGCTCCAACGATCGTCGAGGCAATCCGGGTCGCTGGGGAACTGAGGGCCGAAGGCGCGGTCGTCGAGGGGCCGGGGACCATGGCGGAGGCCATGGCGCTCATGGACGAGAGCGGCCGATACCTGATCCTCGGTTGGAACAAGGGGGAGGACGAGAAGGCCTGGAAGGAAGGGATTCAGCTAGACGACCTCTTCATGGAGGCCAGCGAACTGAGCGGGAAGTTGCAGTGGGTCCATTTGCGCTTCGTGCTCCCCGCGATCCTGCCGGATCCGGTCGCGACCGGAGAGATCGTCTCGGCTGCTCCCAAGTCGAACGACAGGGCGAGCCTGGAGATCTACCTCAAGTCGCTGGGGGTCGCGGTCGAGTGTGTGCAGGAGACGTGCAACAACACGGATCTGATCGCCGTGGTCGAGTCGTCCAGGGACCTTCCGCCCGAAGCACCTCTCTTCTGGGAAGGCCGGGTCGTCAAGTATCAAGGGCGGCTCAACGCGACGCCTGCGGAGGAGCGGTGACGCTGCGCATGGTTTTCGACTGCGAGTCGATCGGGCTGCACGGCCAGACCTGGGCGGTGGGATACGTTGTCCTGGACGAGGACTCGATCGTCGAGGAGGCGTGGGCCTACTGCCCGCCCACTCTTTGCTCAGGGAGCCCGGACGGATACGACTGGATCAAGACGAACTGCCCCTGGGGCGAGAAGGGGCTGAGCGAGGGCGTCCGTCAGGCGCTCAAGCTTCCGCCCGGGACTCGGCTCATGCGTGGGAGCGACGTCTCGGATTGGTTCTGGTCTCGTTGGATCGACCACTCAAAGAAAGGCGGCGAGATCTGGGCTGACGTGCCATGGCCGGTCGAGGCGCGCTTCCTGAACTCATGCGTCGAGAGCAGAAGGAGTTGGCGAAACGAGACCAGCCGGGAGAATATCGAAAAGTTCGTCAACGGAGAAGTGGACTCTCTCGTCCTCCCCCCCTCAGACCGCGAGTTCAAAGGCCCGTTCCCCTTGCTGGACGTTCGCACGGCTTTGGAGGTCACGGGAACGCAGCGAGCGTTCCCTCCGGACGAACAGGCGCTCTGGCACCACCCGCTCTTCGACGCCCGCTGGTCCGCGGCGTCTTTGCTGAAAGCGCTCGGATCGTGAGAAATGGCCTGGACGAGGAAGAGGTGCGGCGCTACGCCCTCTACATTTGCGGCGCCCTCCAAGATCTTCTCGACATGGAAGAGATCGATCGATACGATCTCGCCCAACCAGTTACGCCGAAGACGATCGCCGCTTACGATCAGCTGAGAGCGAGCGGATTTCGACCCTCAAAGGTGTGCCTGGTCTACCAAATTCTCTACTGCCTTTCTGGGCACCAGATCCCGCCGCCCGAACTCCCGGAAATGATCATGAGCCTCGACGAGATCTCCCGTGAGCGTTGTTGATCCTGAGCGCCTCGAGGTCTTCGAGGACACCGTCAAGCGAAGTGAAGACGTCTGCTGGCCAGGCGAGATCTTCCCGAGCCCCGAAGAGCTCGGTAAGCTCGTCGTCGCTGCGCGCCGGGCGAAGAAACTCGAAGAGCAGATCCAGTTCATGGGCGATCGGATCGTTGAGCTCAACGCGGAGGCCAGGCGCATGGCCCAGCAGTCCTCGGCCGTTCCGTGTGAGTGCAAAGGGGAGGGTCACCTCGAAGACAACGGATACGGGCAGCAATACAGGGTTTGGAGAGCGCGCTGCTTGCTTGCGACCTCGATCCAGGTCAGCAAGCCGGAGGATATCCGGGAATGGCTGGCCGAGTTCAACGAAGAGGCGCTCTTGCTGGACGGGTTCGAAGACGCCTTGATCGGAATCGCTAGCCGTTGCAGCAAGCCTGACCTCGCCGTGTTCAGCTACGAGAAGATCCTCGAGATCCTCATGCAGGACGGGTGCTCGTACGAGGAGGCCGAGGAGCACATATCATTCAACGTTACGGGGGCCTGGGCTGGTGAGTTCACGCCGCTGGTCATGAGGACGGAGTTCCCGTGAGCCGGATCGAAACGATCGGCTGCGGAGACTCTTCCTGCATTTTCGGCAGAGGCGAAGGAACTCGCTACGGCGGTCAGCACACCAACGGCGGCTGCCGCTGCTTCCCTCGCGCGCGGGACATGACCGAAGACGACCGCCGCAGGCTTCAGCGCTGGATCGTCGAGCTACGCAGGAGACTCGAGGACGCCGGCGGCCAGGTCGAACGACTGCGCGCGGACCTCGAAACGTCCCGGGCCGCAGCTGACACCCTGGTCGAATGGCTCGGCAAGGCGCGCGACTGGTTGGACGAGTCGTGGCCTCGCCGCGCAGATCAGATTCGAGAGGTAATCGGTGATTGACCTGCCGGGCGAGACTGTGCCGTCAAGCGCCGAAGGCGCGCCTGAGATCAATCAAGAGGCGATCATGGAGCAGCACTGCACCTGCATGAACTGCGGGCGATTCTGGGTCGTTGCCAAAGAGGTCGGCGACTACTACGACCTCTCTTGCTGCGGCTGGACAAGGGTCCGCGAGCGCGTCGGACAGCTGCTTTTCAGCGATCACCGCGGGGCCTGGATAAGGAGGACTGCATGAGCAAGCCGACGCCGGACGACCTTCCTGAGAGCTACTTCGTCTCCTGCGACGTCTGCGGAGAGCACGAGCCCCTGTTCGGCGAGAGCGGCGACGACAAGCTCTGCTACGGCTGCATGCAGGAGAACATGGACACCTACCCCGAGCTCTTCGAGGACGACCTCGCCCGAGGGGACGACCATGAGGACGAGGAGGACGACGTTGAATAAGCCGATCGCGCTGGTAGACCTTGACGGGACCCTGGCGGGCTACGACGCCGCCATGGTCCGCGACCTGAAGAAGGTCTGCCCGCCGGAGTTCATGGGCCAGTTGATCTCGACGTATCGGTCGAAGAACTGGCCGGAGTGGTTCGAGAGCCTGACGCGCATGATCCGTCACCAGCCCGGCTGGTGGCGCGACCTCGAGCCCCTCGCGGACGGATTCGTCATTCTCTCCATGCTGCAGAGGCTTGGCTTCGAGGCACACGTTCTGACCAAGGGCCCCAGGACGACGATCCCTGCCTGGAGCGAGAAGGTCGAGTGGTGCGCCAACAACCTCACCGAAGAGACCTTGGTCACGATCGCCTCCAGGAAGGAAATGGTCTACGGTCGCGTTCTCTTCGACGACTCGGTCGCCTACACGAGCGAGTGGCTCCTCGCTCGACCCCGCGGGCTCGTCGTCATGCCTTGCCGACCCTGGAACCGTGAGTTCGAGCACGATCGCGTCGTGCGCTGGGACGGCTCGAACAAGGAAGAGGTGCGCGAAGCGCTGATCCGGGCCCGGGACCGCCGGGACGGTGAGCCGCTGTGAGCGGCTCGGTCCAGGTCCGGCAGGTCGGAATCTCGCCGACGTCCAGCTTGCTCCATGTCGTAGGCGCCTGCGGCGTCAAGCCCGCGGACGAACCGGAACTCCTCGAGTCCGGCTACTACCTGTCCGAGGTACGCGTCAAGAACGGCACCGCGACCTTCTATTACGTCCCCAGTGGCCTGAAGCCCGTGTGGTGCGTGAAACACCGAGAAGGCTGGTGCGCGACCAAGGGCGGCCGCAGACCTGACCCGAAAGCCTTGAGCGACGCGACTCGCTGCGGCAGTCAGGTCATTGCTCGCTGGGGCGGAGAGAAGCGGATCCCGGATTGCGAGGAGTGCCTCAAGCTCATGCGGAAGCGGTCCAGGCAGAAGCGGTGAATCGATCGAATCGAAGGAGCCCCTTAGGCAAGGAGTGCGGAAAAGGGCTCAACCTCCACCTCGGATTCTCCGAAAGGCGGGCAGCGGGCTGGGGCGCCCCTGTCGGCATACTTGCCAAGAGGTCTGTTGGCGGCGGGATCGCTTGGTGCTTTGGGCGAGGCGTTCGTTCTGAGAGATCTGAGTTCTACGTTCCCGGGCGCTGGTACCCATGAGCCAATCTAGCGAGCAAGCCGCTCTGAAGTTCATGGACGCGGTCGTCGAGTTCCTGGACGCGACCGGCTGGTCGCCCTGCACCCACACCTCAGCCGAGGGCAAGCAACTCTGGCGCAAAGGGCACGTCGAAGCCGAACCGCACCTGGCCGCCGCACACCAACTCACCAAGATCCTGAACCAAGGAGGAGAAGAAGAATGAACGTGTTCCACGAGTTCGACGTGACCGAGCCCAAGTGCGCCCGGGACGAAGACCAGACCTACCTGATCGAGCAGGGGCGCGTCTGGAAGTTCGCAGAGGGAGAGCCGATCTTCGGCTACCGGGACAACTGGAGCTCGCTGACGAACGTGCAGCAGAACTACCTCGCCAGCCTCAGCTGGACGAAGGTCAAGGTCAGCACGGCCCGGTGAGTCGCTGGGATCGGTTCTTGCCCAGGGGAGCACGGAGGCTGATCTGCAGAGGGCGCGGCCACGAATGGACCGAGCGCGGCCTCGGCTTTCAGCGCTGCTGCTCGCGCTGCGGCACCGTCCAGCTGGCGGACTTCGTTCGAGGGGGCTGGTATGAGCCGGGCGGCAGGACCCAGAAGATCATGAGGAGGCAAGGGTGGGCGAAGTGAGCCGTAAGGTCGGCCGGAAGACCATGAAGGAGATCCGGCTCGAGGAGCGCTCGCGCGGTTTTTACGAGTGCCTGGAGATCTTCGAGGAGATCTGGCGCAACAAGGGTCAGGAGAACATGAGGCGCGGGCTACCTGCCAACCAGGCGTTCCTGACTCCGGCCTGCAGCGGTCTCTGGGAGGGGATCGAGAAGGCCCAAAAGGTCGGTGGAAAGATCGACCGAGATCACAAGACGATCATGTTCCCGCGGGTCTACGGCAACGAATTCCCCTTTCCCAACAAGGAGGAAGAGGGTGGGTGATCCCAGCGAGGGCAAGGTCTGGATTTGCTCCGTCTGTCGTGAGCGAGAAGCCGTCGGCTTTGTCCTCTGCAAGCCGTGCGGGAGAAGTTACGACCGATACGCCAGCGAGCGCTCGATTGCCGACGTGATCGAATGGACGGCAAAACGAGCCCTGAGGTTCGAGCGCAAGCGAGCCCGAAAGAAGAGTTCATGAGCGACGAAGACGTACGCAAGTTGGAACGAAACGCAGACGCGGACCCTGAGGACCAGCAGCGCCTGGACCGGGAGAAGTCTCGGCGCGAACGGCCGAGCCTTGCCTTCCCTCGCCTGGTCGCCGAGCTCGCGACGCGGATTCACTCCGCTCAGTTCCAGCGCCCGTTTCAAATGGCTCCGGACGCCGGACAGGCCGTTCTCGAGGCTCGCAGGATCGTCGACCTCAGCTTCTCGGGCCTGACGAACCAGGAGATTCGGGAGGATATCGAAGACCGGCTCATGGCTCACCGCCACCACCAACTTCCTCCCGGCTATGTCCCTGTCCCGCCCGGCGGGACGTTCACGGGCCCCAGCAATCAACTGTATCCCCCGCCTCCTGGCTACGAATGGACGACGGAGGGAACGGAAGGGGACGACGAGTCATGAAGAACCTGAGATCGATCCTTGAGGTCGCCCGCGCCCTACACAACATTGCGATCGGCGGCGACGTGATCATTGCCGCGTCGAGGGGCTCCGCGGCCCCCGAGCTCGAAGAAGCGACCCTGCTCGTCCAAGAGGTACACGAAAGCCTGGTCTTCGAGATTCAGCGCGTTCAGGCGAAGGAGGAGAAGCGACGCCGCCCCGATAGCGACTACCTGCTCCGCCAGGCCAAGCCGCAAACGGATCGCCTGCGCACGGACGAAGCGCTGAGCCCCAACCTGAAGCAGCAGTTGACCGAGATCAGCCTCCGGCTCGAACGACTCGAGAAACGAGCGGGCGACCGGGACGTGTTCATTGAAGAGATCAACCGCCTCGGCCAGCGGATCAAGGGAATGGCCCAGCAGATCAAGCAGCAGCGCACGGCCCCTGAGCTCAGCCCGATCGAGCCTGCGGTCATGGGGAAGTTCGATCCGACGAGCACGATCGGAGAGGATCCGGACGAGGTCGCCCGAGTACTTAGGGCAGAGGGACACGGAACGTGCTTCGAGTGCGGCAAGGAGATCCAGCGCGGTATGGAGTTCGTTGTCGGTGACGAGGGGATCCGCCACGTCGAAGGAAGCCTGGCCTGTCGCTAATGCTTCTTCTTGCCGAACCGCTTGACCCGCAGGAACGCTGTCGCCCCGTCCTCCTTCAGGCGCCAGGCGCGCTGCTCGACGACGTAACCGGCCCGCTGGAACGAGATCGCCTCACCGACCGCGGGCACCTGGGGGATCCGGACCTCGCCGAGGAACTCTGGAGTCTGCCCCTCGCGCAGGAGCTCGATCCGCGTGTGAATCCCTGTCTCGACCAGGACCCGACGAGGCCGGTCTTCTCCCAGCGCCTGAGCCCTCATGCCGAGGTCGATCAAGCAAGCCAGCAGGTCCTGGTAGTTACTCCCGCCCGCCTTCGCCATGTCGATCACTTCTTCCCACAGTTCGTTGGGGAGGGACACGCGGCGGTTGACGAGCTTCCCGAGCTCGGGCGCGAGGTAACCGTCGTCCTTGACCTCCTCCTCCTTCTTGGGAGGAGGGTCTGGCTTCGGCTTGAACTGGATCACAGGCGGATCGTCCATAGGGCAAGGATAAGCCCTGGAGCGCGAACATGAATCGTGCGGGAAGAAGGCGGCTCTATCGCTATTCAGCGGCTCCGGCAACGGGCGTCGGCAATCAAACGGGGACCGGAATCGGTTTGAACCGAGCACTCGGAACCGGGGCTAGGAAGTGGCGGTCCTCTCGCCTGCTTCGATCGGGCGTCTGGATTGGTCGCGGCACGTCACGCATGTCCGGCAACTACACGATCCACCTTTGAGGCGTCGCAGAAGGTATCGCATGTTCTCGATTCAGGGCGGCGTCGGTCAGAGTTGCGCCTCGGGCATTGGGGCCATGGACGACTTCTCGAAGTTCATTGGCAAGCACCTTGTGTATGGCGAAGGGGTCGTCGGCAAGGGTCTGTATGCACAGACCGGATCAGGATTGACCCTCTGCCATGGTGATTGGTAGTGAACCGCCGCAGAAGGTATCGCTGCTACGTCGTCCAGGACGGAGTTGGGTTGAGGAGAAGGGTAGGCACGGGACCTATGGACACATTCCTGAAGAGGTTCTCTTTTCACCTGATCTACCCCGAGGGGGTCGTTGGCTCAGGAGTTCAACATTGCTGCGGCGAAGGTTTAAACAAGCTGCACGGGAGTTGGTAGTGGAAGAGTTGGGAGCGCTGGGCATGCTTGCCTGCTTCATGTCGTTGATCTCGAGCACGGCGGTCTTTCTGCTGCTCATAGCGCTGGCCAGGGTCACGCGCAGGGGGAAGCAGCACGCTTTCTTGACGGGGAGTCATGCTTACGGAAACGCGCGGCCGGACAGCGACGTCGATCTCGTCATTCGGATCGACCCGCGCCTGGCTGACTGGCTGAAGCAGTTCAGCGACGAGAAGGAGAAGCTCATGTTCGGCAAATTGAACTTGATCTGCGCGACCGACGACGAATACTACGAGATCTGGAGGCGCGGAACGGACCTCCTGAAATCGGAGGGCGTGCCGCCGACGCGGGATCAGGCGGTCGAGTTGTTCAAGAGCCTCAAAGAGGGAGCCCGCAAGCGGGAGGACTACTAGTGAAAACCGGGAATCACGAAGACAAGCCGTTTACCTTGCTCTGCTGCTGCGAGGGCTACCTCGAAGGCGTCGTTCACTTCAAGACCGAGGCGGAACGAACGGCCTATGCCGAGGGCTTCAGCGACGGATCCTCCAACTACGGAGCGGGCGACGTGGACACGATCCCCTACGAAGACCTTGCGGACGAGAGCCTGTTCGACAAGGACGGGGACGGTCCCTACGACTACCTGGCCCGCACGACTTCGCTCGAGAGTCTCCGTGAAGCGGCGAACTGGAAGCCGGAGTGACGGAAATCGATCGACTGAAGGCTCTCATTGAGCATTTAGGCCGGTCCAATCCGCATGACGACGGCGAGTTCGTGTCCGCGCTCGAGGAGGCGTTTGAGCAGATCGGCATGACCAACCAGGAGGCCGCCAACAAGCTGCACGTCTCTCGGCCGACGGTGGCGCGCTGGCGCGCGGGGAACAATCTGCCTCACGCGATCATGAGGCCCCGCGTGATATCGTTCCTGCGTCGGCAGGCGGCGAACAAGATCAAGGGGCTGTTGCAGTGAGCGATTGGCCGGTCTACTGCGTGACGATCAAGCGCTCGGAGCTCGACGCCTTGACGCTGGAGGACTTCGCGGGCCTGGACGACGAAGACCGGAGGATCCTGCGGAGGTCCGGTGACCCTCTCTTGCGCCGGCTGGCCGACGGGGACCTTGAAGCCTGCAAAGAGCTCCTGGCGCGCACGGTCGAGGTCTTGGAGGGCCAATGATTCGCTGGCACTACCTCCTCGCGATTGTCCTGATCGTCCTGTTCGCGACGGTCTTTCTCGCTGCGGTCGTTTCCAAAACGATCGACCGGCGGCGTAAGCTCAAGCGACTGCGCACGATCCGGCTCAAGATAAGCAGGATCTGCAAAGAGGCGCTTGAGGAGGAAGCGGACGAAGAGGTCTATTCGTGACCCGAGGTCGGCGCGTCAGGGTCTACACGCGGGCCCCTCGGTCGAAAGGGCTTGGCTTGCACCACAGCGTGTTCATTGTCTCCGTTCGCTTCGGCGGGGCTTGGGGGACAACCTGCGGCCGAGGCCTGTTTTCGAGTGCTGCCTATGGACTCACAAGATCCTTCGGGTGGTCAAGGCCCTACAAGATCCCACGGACGTCATGAGCGGTATCTGGTATTTCTCCTGCGACTTCTGCGGAACCTTCGGAATTGCACCGGAGGGCCGCGCCAAAGAAAGAGTCGCTCAGCCCTGCGTGACCTGCGGCGATCGGATCCAGGCTTGGCCGACGTCGGGTGCAAAGGCTCCGCACCAACCCCGCAAGGGAACATGGGAATCCCAGTACAAGCGAGCTCACTTCGCCAAGCGGATCGCGCTAAGCAAAAAGGAGAAGAGGGCGATTCAGGAGGAGCAGCGGAAATACGGAGACCTGGCATGAGAAGACGCCGCAGAAACTCAAGGGGCGTATCGCTGAGGTTCTCAAACCGCTCCTATGGGCTGCGGCGCAGCTGGGGAGGAAGTTTGGCGATAACTGTTGGCTGGGGCGCAGGCGCTTCGTTCGGAGACCCTCGCTTGAGCCTCAAAAGCTCGATCGGATTCGTGGGAGCGGGTCGTGCGGCGACGGCGTAACAGCCTTCACGAATTCAAGGTCAGCTTCCTCGCGTTCCCTCGAGTGATCTTCGGAGGCGCTCGCAGGACGCCGAGGTCGGGCGGGTTCTCGATCTACCTCTCGCAGACGGGTCGCAGGAAGACCAACCGAATTGGCATGGGTCTCGATCGGGACCGAGGGGAGTTCACTGGGTGGTGAGAATCAGGAGGCGATCAGGCGCCGGACTTTTCAAGGCCCGCTGGGTCCGCCTGGAGATAAACGACGGAAGGTCGAAGGCGAACGCCGGCGTCTCTCATGGACTCGGGAACTTCTTTGGAGTTGGCGGGCGTAAGGCTTATTCTGCTGGGCTAAGGAGGGCGCTGGGGGCCTCTTGGTACATTTCCTCATGCCGTCGTTGAGAAGGAGAAGGCGCTGCTTCCGCTCGGCTCCATTTTGGACCATGCACGGACGAGGACTGCGCTCGGTCGTTGGCTGCGGAAGGCGCTGGAGAGGGATTCCTATGGACTTCTCAGGAATAGGGGTCGGGTTTTCCACGGGAATCGGCTTGCGCAGGTCGAGGGGCAGCGGCGTACTTTGGAGGCGCGTGTGAAGCGACGGCAGAGAATGCCGTGGTCGCTGTGGGAGGGGCGAGGCTTCGGGCTCGAGCGATCGATCGGGCTGGGAAAATGCTGCCCGTCTTCAAGATTAAGGGGGGTTCTGGGCTACGGGCTCTTTCGTTCGTTCGGCCGAGGCTTAAGCCGCTCTGCGAAGTGGTTCCGTCGGAGGTCTTCATGAGGCGTCGACGCAGGACGGGCGGCTGCCATACCTCCAGCTGGAGCAATCGCGACATAGGCCTTTTTGACTTCAGCGGTCGAGGTCAATGGCTCGACCTCGCGTGGGGCCTCAAGGACAATGACGGAATCGGCTCTCATTTCAGCTACGGGATCTGCTCTACGGTCGGCCGCGGTCACGGATCCGCGAGGATCCTGTGAGACGCAGGCGCAGGAAGGGGTATAGCGTGGTCAGTCACTATGTCCGCTCTATGCAGTGCGGCTGGGGGATCGAGAAGAACGAATCGACGGGCGGAGGAAGTCATGACTCCGCCACCTTCCATTTCGGCTGGGGCTGCGCGCAAGCAGGCCGCAGCCTCGGAAACGCCGTTGGGTCCGGTTTGCTTCGTCGCTGCGGGCGGCGGGACGTCGAATGAAGCGCCGTCGCCGCCGTTACCTCCTGCGCTTTGACTGCATGGCCTGTCGAGGGCAGGGCTTCTCGATCGCGGTGCCCTTCGCGCGCTTCACGGGCAAGGGGACCGAGGAGCGACCTCCACTGGGAACGGGAATGTTTCCATGAACCGAGTGAGGCGCTCGCATATCTCGATCCCGCTGAGCCTCTACGGATTCCAGAACCGAGTCGCCCCTGGGCTTGAGATCTCGGGACGGGAGAGGGATCACGTATTACAAGGGCGAAGGAGGGTCGATCCGACGCAGAAGAGGCGTCGCCCGCGGCACGGGTGCTAGCTGCGGCTGGAGCCAGAACGGGTTCGTGCAGAATTGAAGCGAAGGAGAAGAATGATCGGATCGCCTTTGGGTCGCGCCATGAAAGGTGCTGGCTGCAGGCGCTGGGCCTCTAAGGTAAAGGGAAGTTTAGAGGGAGGCTTGGGGGTCTTCAGGGGCACGCGCACGCGAGACCGAATGGGCCGGGCGCTTGGCTGCAGCCGCGGATACGGACTCTTCTAGTGAGGCGTCGGCGGCCGCACGTCTTCATGTGCCTCTACGTGAACACCGTCTGCATGGTCGGCCGCGGCCTCGGCAGCGACGCCGGCTACGCTCGAGCAGTCGAGGGAGAGGGTGCGGGCCATTTCCAGGGGAAGGGCGGCCGGGGAGAGGTTCGGCCCAGAAATCACCGATCGATCGGTCACGGGCTTGGCCGAGACATGATCTTCAGCTAGGCTGCCCTTACGGCCTCGCCGTGCATAGAACTGCCCGGTGCAATGGGTGGCAGCCCGCACCGGGCAGATCCATGTACCGTGGCGGGGTCGTCCTTGCCCAGCCGCCAAGGCCTGGAGCTCGGCTGACGCGACAGCCGACGAGGGTCGTTGTGGCCAGGACGGCGAAGCACCGTCCCTTCGTGGCGGATAGATCGTACATGAAGGCGGAGACAGGCCGCGTCATTTACTGACGGCCGGCGTCAGCGATTGCTCTGAAAGAAGTTATGGCGACTTTTTCCGCCTGCTTCCCTCAGCGATTGCTCTGAAAGAAGTTATGGCGACTTTTTCCGCCTGCTTCCCTCAGCTTCCCTCAGCTTCCGACTCGAGACTTGCTGGCGATCTGCCCAGCAAATCAGCGGCGCCGGAAAACCCAGGGGCGGCGCCGGGAACCCGCAAAACTGCTCTTAGAGCTATTACAACCAGTTTTTCAGTGCCGGGAACTCGAGGCAACTCGAGGCAACGCCTCCGCGTCGAACACTACTTCCTGCGGCCGCGCTCGCGACGATCGCGCAGGTAGTCGATCAGGAAAGCGAGCGCCAGCAGCAGGAACGCCGTCAGCGGTGAGAGCGACGCCACGGGTTGTTCTTCCAGCGCCGGCCTTTGCCCACGCGCTTCATGATCCGCGCCGCCTCGAACATACGAACGTCGAGGAAGATCGAGGAGTTGTCGACGTATCCGCCGGGGCGCCTGACGGCCGCCAGGACCCTCTGAGGCATGTGGAGCTCGGGGAACCTGCCTGCGAACTCACGACGCAGAAGAGGGTTGTAGGGCATGCGTGCGTGCCGGCAGTCGTAGCGATCCCTGCCTGCGTAATACGTGCGTCCCTCGAACTCTTCGAGGAAAAAGCGAGGGATCGAAGCCGAGTCTTCCGGACTCAGCTTGCCCTTGTGCATGTATTCGTATCGACAGCCCTCGATCAGGTGCAGCGCCGGAACGTGACGCGGGGGAACGAAGCGCCGGGTGACCTCAAGCGAATAGGCAGGGCGGTCGCCGGGCAAATAACGCAAACGACTTGGGAGTTCATGGAGTTCCTCTTCGCTGAATCCGCCCAGGGCTCCCATTCCTTGCAGCCAGAGGCTTGCCGTCTTGACGTAGAAGCGCCGCAAGGCGGGCGCGAAAGTCGGGTTCCCCCAGCCGTCGAAGTCGGGAGCCTGATCCAGTCCCCACATAGGGACCATGCCGTTCGCGTTGACCACGCCCGGCCGGTAGATCGCCTCGACACGCCCCTCCTGATAGCCCGTTTCCCGACCGAGGCGCTCGGCCTCCAGAAACACGTAGCTGATCGCGTTGAACTGCCAGGGCAGCACCGGCTTGCCCTCGAGCAGATACTCGAGCGCGATCGGGAGGTAGTCACCGACCCGAACCCGCTCGCGGACCAGGGCGTGCTGAAGGTCGACGTTGCTAGAGTCGATCGTGAGCTCGCGCTCGAGGCGCTGGATTCGCTCGTCGCTCATTCGCTCACCCAGCCGCCGTCAGCACCCGTCTCGATCATGCTCTCGTTGGCGTAAAAGCGCAGGCGAGGGATCTCCCACTGAGCCGCAATTTCCTCGTCGAAGCGGAAGATCGGCTCGATCTCGGCCGTCTCGACCGAGACGACCAGGTAAGGGCCCATGCCCTCAAGTCCGTAACCCTCGGACTCGAAGATCGAAATATCGGCCCCGCGATACTCCGTGTGCATGACGACGTCGGCCGCCGAGCACTGCCGGCCCACGAAGGTCGCGAGCGGCTGGATAATCTCGGGCGGCAACACGAAGCCGAAGTCCTGGGCCATGTTGAGGTCGGCTAGGGTGAGAGCGTCCGGCGCAACCCGGACCTTCAGGGAAAGGTAAGCCCAGACTTCGGGCTGCCCGCCCTGCCGGGCCTCTGCCTCGAGCTTCCTCAGGCGCACGTCGCTCATAACTCGTTCCTCAGCGCTTCCTCGCGCTCCTCACCGGCCTCCGTCAAAACCCAGAGGCGCTCGGCGCGGTCGAATTCGATCCAGCCCTGGCGCTTGGCCTTGCTGGTCAGCTGGCTGTCGTATTCACCGAGCTCGCGACGGTCGATCCCGAGGGAGGCGTGAGACAGCAAGCGTTCCAAGGGGCGAGGTTTGCGGAGGTCCTCGCCGCGTTTCAACTTCTCCGCCGCCTCCTTCAGCGCGAGCTCGAGCTCGGCCAGGCGAGGGCCAGCCTCGTAGACCGCGGCGACGGCGCGCTCGATCGCGAGGTCGTCGAAGGTCGGCACGGGCACGAAGGGGAGGTCGAACTCGTCAAAGATCTCTGCCCAGACCTCTCCGTCCTTGACCAGGTAGAACACCCGCACGTCCTCAATGCCGACAGCGTCCTTCGTGCAGACTTCGGGCGGGCTGTGCCTCTGTCCTCGCCGCCCCCCGGAGAGCGAGTCTTTGCCGGTGAACAGCGTCCCGCCGCTCAACGGCTTCGTCTCGATCACGTAGCTGGTCGATTCGAGCTCTGGCTTCTGGGACTCGGACTCCTGCGCAGCGACGAACAGGGCCCGCCGGAGGCCCTCCTGGAGCTCGCGGGTCAGGTCGAGCGCGAGTCGCACGGCGAGCTTCGTGTAGCGGAAGCGGTGCGGCTGATCCCTGGTCTTCATGTAGAGGTTGTCCGCCAGGCTCGAGACCGGCCACAGCGCAGCGAAGGCGTCGCGCACGATCGGCAGGGACTGGAAGTAGCGCAGGTAGTCCTCGCCGTGGTGGAGGACGTCCTTGAGCTTGGTGCCCCAGAAGGTCACGCAGTCCGAGCGCTTGGTCTTGTGCTGGGTCACGTCCTCCGAGAACGACGCCCGACGACCGAGAACCCGGCCCGTCGTCAGGATCGCGTTCATTTCAAAGGGCGAGACACTGCGGAACAGTCGACGCCCCTTTCGGACCGTGCTGATCGGGTTCTTTTTTCTCTCCCACCAACCGCGGGGGAGCGGGTGGATCTTCTGCTCGCGGGCGAGCTCGTCGAAGCGCCTGCGCGAGAGGCCACGCAGGTTCCGGAGGCCCTTGAGCCCCGGGAATCCTCCGAAGCGAGACCGGCGCTTTGAGATCCTTCGAAAAACCAGGTCACCCAAGCTCCTCCCTTCGGGGCATGACCCGGACGGATACCAGCGCTCCCACTTGGGAAAATCTCGGTGAAGGCAGAGGTCCCAGACGCGATCCTTGCCGAACTCGAAGCCCGGCGCGTCGATCCTGAAGCCCTCGCCGAAACTGACGTACCGGTGATCCAAGCGCCGCCCAGACTCCTCGACCAGCAAGCGGATCGTGCGGGCGGCCTCTTTGACCGCCTTTCCAGAAATGGAGCCCCAGTCTCTACCAAATCCGATCCCGTCGCCCTTTTCCGCTGTCTTTAGGATCGTGCTGGCGTAATAGCGCCTTAGCCCAACAACGAACCCAAGGTCAGGCCTGTTCTTAGGAATGCGAGCAAAGTGAACGAGGGGGTCGTCCGCCCAGTCGCCCGGTTCCGGCGCGATCACGCTGACCTGCCACTCGGTCCCTCGGTCATTGACCAGGAAGTCGTAGCGACCATTCTCGAGGTATTCCTGTACGACCAGAGCGTTGACCGCCTCCCGGTCACCAGCCGCGGCCGCGCGCTCGAGTCGCCGTTGACGTGCGTCGCTCATAATAAATCCGCCAGTTCCCGCTCGACCCAGATAGAGCCCAGGCCCTGACTCTTTCCGTCGACACTGTAGGAGGGTCCGTAGGCGTCGAAGGAATAAGGTCCTTCGACGCCTGGGAAGTAAAGCGGAACGACTGGACTCAGATCCCACCAACCGTCGGCCCAGCCGTCGAACTGCTCCACCTCTTCGCTGCCCCCTTCGAGCAAGAAGGGCAACGGGGGTGTGCCTCGGGGCCCTTCGTAGTAAAAGATATCCGCAGGACCCTCACCCAAGACTCTGAAGTCGTTCGTGAGAATGATCGACCCCGTGTACTTTTCGAGGTCCGATCTCCAGAGCTCCTCTGGCGGAATCTCGGGGTCGTCGACCCCCCTGTTCTCAGGGGCAGGAACCCAGTCCCCCGTCCGAATCATGTGTCGCAACACGAACTCCTGGACCTCCTCAGTGCTCGAGAGGTCGCGCAAGGCGGCGCGGATTCGTGCGTCGCTCACAGCAAGCGCTCCAGCAGGTAGGAAGAAGTCGCGAAGATCGCCGGGCCGAGCATGGCCTTGCGGGCCGCGCGCTTGCCCTTGGTCGAGCAGGAGCGACTCGGGCGCCAGCCGCGGTCAGGCCGGCCGGGGTAAGGGAGGTAAGGGCCGTAAGGCGTGCCGTCCTGACGCACGATTGGGAAGTCATTGCCGAACTCGTCCGCCTCGCATTGAATCGCCAGCGCGAGCTCGAGGTAGAAGGTCGCCTCGTAGAGATAGCCTAGACGGTTGTAGCGGCTCATGTCCTGAGAAGAGATCCACTCACGAATCCCCTTGGCGCCCGCCTTCGTTAATGCCTCCCCGATCGACGAAATGTATTCGTCGTTTCTGAAGTCAGCGCCGAGCGCCTCGTCGCGCACGAAGTGACGCAGGTCGTGGAGCCTCCCTCGGATCGCCCGCACCTCGGGGTTACTGGTGATCGGCTCGTCCGCTGAGCGCAGCTTGCCCACAAGGAGACGGTGCTGTCCGCCCAGCGACGCCGCCTCAAGGATCACGTCCCGCTCGATTCCGATCAGAGGGGCGACGAACTCGGCGGCGCCTCCGACGGCCGCCGAGAGCACGTCGGGCGGGATCCTCTTGACGGTCTCTGGGCCAATCTTGGAAAAGCGCGGCAGCGAACAGGGGATCGGGGCGATCACCTGAAGGAATTCCTCCCAACGCGGCCAGCGCAGGTAGCCCAGGAAGCGAGCGAGGGAAGCCCTGTATTCGTTGACGATCCTGTGGTCCGGATCCCAGTAAGGGCGCCCGGACCTGAGCGCCTCGAAGATCAAAGACTCTGCGGCGTCGTAATCGCCCTCAGAGGCCCGGCTGATCAGCTGCTGGATTCGGCGATCGCGGCTCATAGCTCCAGTCTAAGTTCTTCAGCGGCGCCCGCTTGTTCCACAAATGAGACATGGCGGGCCTCAGCAGGGACTTTACGCTGAAGACTGGAGGCGGGAGAGGTTGTATGAACGATATCGACGCCGCGCTCGCCAAGATTGACGCGCTACTGCCAGCGATCAACCCACGTGAAGTGAAGCCTCTGTGCGCAGGGTGCAGGTCAAGAATCCTTGACGTCGCCCATGAGCTCCTCTCGCTGATCGCTTAGGGCAGGTCGTAGTAGCTTCCGCCAGAGTCCGCGGCCACGCCCTGGCAGAACGCGCGCCAGGGCCCAGAGGCCTGGATTCCGAACACGTTGATCACCGCACCGCTGACGTTGTTTTGCGAGATCATGGCGCGGTGCCCTGCTGTCCCATTGGCGCCGCAGTTCGGCTCCCCGTCGGTCAGCAGGACCATAGCCCGCAGATCCTTGATCGCGAGCGGAATGCTCGCCGCTGGCCCGGTCCCCGTCATTCCGGTCGCCCAGTATTGCTTCTTGATCCAGGCCTCGGCGTCTGCCTTGTTGGCGGCAGTCGCTTCGCGCAGATCCGCGCTCCAGTAGATCTGGCCGCAGTTGTAGGACAAGACCCCGAAGCGAAAGTTGTCGCTGAGCCCGCGGATCGACTTGATCGCCTCGGCCTTCGCGCGCTCCCAACGATTCCCGACCGTTTGATTGCCGTCCGGATCGACGAACGACGCGTTGGTCTTGTAACTCTGCATAGAGCCCGATTGGTCGAGCACGTAGTAGATCGTCTCGTTCTCGCTCTCGATCTCTTCGCCAAAGAAGATCGCCGGCGGCGTGTCGCGCGGATCTTCTTCCTCGACGGCGGGGTCCTGCTCCGGCTCAACGGGAGGCGGCGGAAGAGGAGGGGCGAAAGGGGAGCGCGGTGGAACCACGGGCAAATCGAGCTCGTTCGAGCAGAGGAAGTTCAGGCCGGCGAGCGCGAGGTCTCGACGCCAATGAACCTGAACGGGCCGAAAGCTCGTGAGCCGCTCAAAGGCCGCGGCGTGTGAACCTTCGCCGAGGACTGGGCGCGAGCTCGCGAAGGTGAGCACGGCGGCGCTCAGCAGCAAGCTGCTCAGCAGCCTCGTCAACGTCTGGATCGTCTTCCTCATACTCGAGTTCCTGGCTGTCCATTCGATCGGCCTCCTCGCTTACGCTCGAACGGAAATCGCGTTCGCGGAGATCGATCAATTCTTCAACTAGGGCCAGGACTCGGTGGGGCGTGAGCATGATCCGGGAGCCATGGAGATCAAGGGCGTTCTTAGCCTTCTTCTGCAAGGACTCGAGTTGCTTGTCGCTGAGGCGCACGCTCACTTCACCTTTGCGGCTGCCGCCGAATGTCGTGACCAGTGAGCTCGTGGGGCCGCGCCCTCCCGGGGGCCCGCGTTACTTCTAGGTTAGCGCCTATCCGGGTTTTCTCTACGCAGCCCTTACCGACCCTCTCGAAAGATCCTGCGCATGTTGTCCAGCAGCACCGTTACCCCAATTAGTCCGATTAGCACGAACGCAGAATTGACGTAGACCAGCGGCAGTTGAATCCAGACCATGTGCGTGATCGACAGGACGACCAAGAAAGGTCCGAGGACAAAGGCCTTGAGGAAGCGCATGGATCTGCCTCCTCTAGCATACGGCTTACTGCGTGCGTTCGTTCGCGAGGCGAAACCAGTAGCCAAGCACGAAGCAAGCAGCGCAGAGGATCAGGACTTCAGAGGCGTCCATAGATCCACTGTACAGGGAGCGAGGCGCGCCTTCCCCAGCGCGCCTCGCTCAACCTGGCCTCGATCTCTCTGAGAGCTACTGCGCTACTTCGCGCACGTGTAGATCAGGGTGCGACCGTCCTTACCCGACCCCTTGGGAGCCGAGTTCCACTTCCCTTCCTGCATGGCCTTGTCAATGATCGACTTGGCCCGCACGGGACTGACCTTCAGGCGCTCGGCGACCTCCTTGCGGGTCGTGCCCTTCTTGCGTTGCGCGAGCTTGCGCGCCTTGGTGATCTCCTTGTCGGTCACGCGAGGGCGCTTGATCCCCGTCGCGCCCTTGCGCGCGCTGCTTCCGTGGGACTTGACCTTCTTGCCCACGATCTCAGCCGCGCTGACCGACTTCTTGGCCGCGGTCTTGGACCGCTTGCGCGCCTTCGCGGAGGGCTTGTTCGAGCCGATCCGCGGCTTCGTCTTCTTCTTGGTCGCCATGTTCTCTTCTCCAGTGGCTCGAGTTCAAGAGGAATCAACAAGACACCAATAGATTGCCGAACTGTCAACTTTGGCGTGCAGGGTCAGACCCGAAAGCTAATCTGGAAATATGGACCCACTCGCCGGACAAGTGCTCAGTGAGCTCGCGAACGACCAGCTGAAAGAATGGCTGCGGAAAGAACAAAAAGCGCTCACCGACTACTTGATCTTTCCGTGCGCGACCGCAGAAACGAAGCGAGCGAAGCGAGCGGTCATGGCTACGAAACGGATCGAGTTAATCAAAGAAGAACTGCGAAAGCGAAGCGGGCGGCTATGACGGGCTGGGAATCTCTTGCGATCTTGCTGTTATGCGCGATAGCCGCTGCGCTGATCGTGCTGGCCGCGCTGCTGAACTACGGCTACAAGGTTTCGTCCGAAGAGTTCATAGTGATCGTTCACGGAGAGGAGGACGAGGTGCTCGAGGAGGGGCCCGACTTTCCCGATCCGGTTTCGCCTGAGGGGACATGTGAGCAGTCTTAGCTTCGGTGAACTTCCGAGCTATGAGGAGTTCGAAGAGGTCTTTGAGCAGGCCTGCCCGGACGGATTCATGCCGCTCAGCCTGAACGATCGGGACGCCGAGGTCCTGGAATGGAGCAGGGCCGAGCTCAACCCGGCAGGACCGTGGACCGTCGACGAGGCCTATGAAGCGATCGAGCACCTGACCGAACTCTGGGAGTCAGGGAACGTCTACGTCGGAGACGCCGCTGGCGAGCTCGCCAACTCGCTGCTCGAGACGCTTGGGTTCGAGTGGGTCTAGATCAAGACTCGCGCTTCTTCATGAGAACGAGCGTGTAGCCGATCTCCTCCAGCGTCTTGGCGAGCTCGACCGCGAACTCGTCCACCGACTTCTCTGCAATGTCCCAGAAGCGCGCGTGCGTGCATTCGTGGATCACGTCCTGCAGGAACTTCCGGCTCTTGATATCGGTCTTGGCGTCGAACCGAATTACCGGGTCCTCGCGCCAAGGGGGATCGCAGTCCCCCTTGGTCTCTTCGGCAGACTCTTCGTCCTCCTCGGTGCTTAGCTGCCAGGGGACTCGGAACAGCTTGTATTCCTTCTCCTCCTCGCCGCGACGGGCGAGGAACTTCGCGAAGGGCTTGATCTCTCCCAAGCTCATAGGACCTTGACCTCACACCAGCCCCGCGGGTGCGCAGGGTCTGCCAGAACAACAAGCATGCCGGGAACAGAGCCGCGACCGCCGCGAGCCCAGTACCAGAAGGATCCGCCGTCGAGAGTCGGACATTGGAACCAGGTCCGCCGCTCGCCACGGTCCTCAACGCGAAGGTGGTGGTAGTGCCCAGTGCAGAGCATGTCCACGTAGCCAATCGGGTGGCGGGATCCGGAGCAGTCGGTCCACCACTTCTTGATCTTGTCCGCCGGGTCGCCCCGGCTGTGACTGCCGGCCTGGTGGCCGTGGGCAAGCCCGACAGCAACGCTGGCCCCTTCGCCGTTCTCGATCTTGAAGCTCATGGTGAGCTCGGGCTTGCCGACCTGAGTCGTATGGACGTCGATCCCCTCGCCCCAGCGCGCCTCGGCGACTACGTCGCGCAACTGATCGAAAATGCAAACGTCGTTGTTATCACTGAACGACGTAAATGCCTTGGATCCAGCCCCTCCCTTGCGCACTTCACCATGGTTTCCGGGAACAGCCCGGAAGGTGATCTTGGCGAAGTGAGGACGGAGCTTTTTGGCGATCCGGATCAGGAGGCGGCGGACCACCATGCGCTGCTGGCGCATGTGGAGATCGACTTGGAATTCCTGCATGGGATAGAAACCGCTGCACGATTCCACCATGTCGCCCATGCCGCACAGGACGACTTCGTTGATCACGTGCCCGTTGTTGCGCAGCACAGAGACGTATTCGATCAGGTGCTCGATCGCCTGATTGATCCGCTCGACGGTTGCCCGGCTGCCGCCGCCCTCACGCTTACCCAACTGCCAGTCGGACAAGAACACGAGCAGCGTCTTCTCGTTGCCGGAAATGAAAGGGGCGAGCGGCTCCTGCGGCGGCTCGTCCTTCATGATCCAGTCCTTGAGGCGCTCCAGGTCCTCGACGTCGGCCGCGTCTCGTCGCTTGACGACCCGCGCCTTGATATAGCGTAGGTTCTGCTTGCCGTGGTCTTTGGAGAAGGTCTGCCAGGCGCGCACCTCGACGACCTCGACGAGCTCGAGAACGTTACCGTAGCCGAACTCCTCCAGGAACTCCCCCCAGCGAGGATCTTGCCCGGCCGGCAGGACGAGCTCAGCGTGCCCTGTGTTGCCCTTCATGGTCACGCCGGGCTGAAAGCCGCCCGGGGGCTCGTTGTCGCGTTTGGGGTGACTGGGCGGCTTGTGCGAGTCGATCAGGTCGTCCAGATCGCTCTGTTCGTCCTTGTCGCCGCTCATGCGCGACCAATGAACTTGCGGTACTCAGGGTGCAACCTCGCGAAGACGTCGTAGAACGTGCGCCGCTTGCACCACTCTCCCTCCCCGAGCATGTCCTCAGCGATCTTCTTGACCTTGACCAGGGGAAGCTTGACCTTTCGCTCCATGAGGCGATCGACGACCCGCTTCAGCGCGTCCCGGCGTGCTTCGTCTAGCACGCCCTTTGGCTCGACCTTGACCGCCTCGTCGATCATTCCGTCGAGGTCCAACTTAGCTTCGTCCACTTCACTTCCTTTTCTGGCTGCGCCGTCAAATTGCTGTTGAAAGTGTGTGGCCAACCGCGGGAGGCGAAGCCGCGATCGCGCTGTTCTCGCTATTCTGGCAGAAAAACGCAAACTTGCGCGCGGCCGCGACGTGGAAAGCGCGCGGATCCGCACGCGGGGGGCGGGATTAGGGCTTGGCCTTGCGTCCCCACTTCTTTGCGTGCCAGCCCTTGGATCGCTCGCAGACATGGCAGCGGATCGAATGCGCCGTGAGGTCCTTGCAGATCTGGATCTCAACCCGCTGGATCTCCGCCTCGAGCTCGAGGCGCTTCAGCTTCTGCTCAGCCTCCCGAGTCTTCTTTTCGTAGGCGGAGGGGGTCGAGCAACCCCAAATGACGGCCAGGAGAGGGAGGAGAAACAGGAGGGCGAGGCGATTCATAGACCCAGCTTTCTGCGCTCGGCAGGCGTCAGCAATACGTCGATCTTCTGCAACGCAAGGCGCTGATCGACCCAGTCGATCTCGTAGTCCGCAAGCTCGGAGCATTCCCTCAGTTCAGCGTGAGTCGAGGGGTCGACCCAGAGTTCCTGTCCTGGCTGGTAGAGCACGAGCACGTCGTGGTAGTGACCTTCGTCGAACTCGTCGGCGATCCAGACGCTCGCGACCTGGGCGCTGACGGGCAATTGCCTCAGCAGCGCGCAGGCCAGCATGAGCCCGCTCACTTCGACGCAGAAGTGCTTGAGGGGCAGGTCGCGATTGAACGGCTGTAGCCAGGACGGCGACCCGCGGCGCTGGAGTTCAAGAATCCGCTCTCGAGCGAAGTCGTAACATTCGTCAGCGTAACGCCAGAGATCCGGACGGCGCCCGTCTGGATTCGCAACAACGCGCCGCGCCGGAACTTCGTAGGGGAAGGGCGCGTTCTGCATGAGCCACTCGAACAGGGCCTCGGACGCTTCGCTTCGGATCGAAGGGGGCGTTTGGGCCGAACTGCGCCTGACGAAACTCTCGGCCATTGAGAGCACGGCGGACAGGTATTGATCTCGCAGGTGCCCCCGCATGAAATCGCTCAAAGTCCCTTCGGGGCTCAAGGGAGAAAGTCTCAGCAGCTGGGCCGCCCCGACGACCGCGACAGATAGACTGTCGACAGGCTCTGGCGCCCGCTCTCCGAAGGAACTACGGATTGAATCCATACTCGGGGGCGCCCAGTCTCCCCGCTGGCGCATGTACCGATCAGCAGATCGCACCACAGCGTCGGTGATCATTTCGTTGGTCAGCCCGCCAGGAGTAGCCGCCTTGGCAGGCGCGAAAGGAAGAGCGATCTCGAGAGCACGGGTCGCCGGGATCAAATAAAGAAGGTAGGCGGCCTCAAGGGGCATGTGGCGCGAGAGCTCTCTGAACACAGAAGAAAAGCTCCCGCCGGGTTGGTAAATCCTCCCCGCGGCCGGGTCGCCGAGCGCCGCCATAGCAGGAACGATCCACGGGTCGAGTTCGCCGGATCGCTCCATGCTGCGTAGGTAGTTTGCTTGCTCTTCAACTTCCCCGCGCTGAGCCCGCCGTCGGCGTTCGTCTGGATTCGCAGCGACGCGCCACACCGGCTCCTCGTGGCAGACCGGCTGCCCAGTGAAGTTCTGGAAGTTCTCCAGCCAGGCTTCGATCACCAGCATGTCGTCGGTGTTCAGCAGGCGCATAGCAGCCCCGCGCAGGTCCTCCTCGGCCCAGAGCTCGAGCGTGAATCCGTTGGCGAGGACGAAGTCAACGAAGTGCTCACTGGGGCGCTGAGGCAGCGCCAGGAAGTCGTCGACCAGTTCGTTGAGTGTGTCGGCAGTGTGCATTAGCGCAGCAGGATATGGGTCTGGGGTTGGTAGGAGACGGTCGGCGTGCTGAAGCTCAGATAACCACCTGAGCGGGGCATGCTCGCCTGACGGGTCGGGCGGGCGATCAAGGGGGGCGGCGTCCGCTTGGCCGCAGCCCTCTCTCTGGCCTGGGCTGAAACGAGGCCAGTCCTTGCGACGGAGCGAGCTCGCTGGCGCGCCAGTAACTCGTCTTGCGCCCGGCGCCGATCCTGCTCCTCGCGCCAATTGGCGATCACCGGCTCGCGCCGCTGAACTCGCTTCGCCGCTGAGTTCTGGCTCTGAGCCCGAGCGCGCTGCTGAGCGAGGATCTGCCGGCGCCGCTGATTCTCAGCCGCCTGCCGCATGCGACGCGCGCGGAGCTCGTCGGCGTATCGAGCTCGATAGCGAGCCGCGGCCTCCGTCTCCCGAGTTGTCCGACTCCAAGGCGCGAGCGGAAGTCCGCGCCGGTGCCAGGCCGAGCGCACGTCTCGCCAGAAAAGTTCTTCGGACTTCGGTTCGCGCGGCGGGTTACCGAGGCCCTCCAGCGTCAACATGCTCATGAGGACTCCTAGTGGGCGTGATAGCTGACCGTAGTCTGCTTGTAGGGGAGCTTGCCGGGTTTGAACCCGCCCCAGCAGACGCGGCAGTGCTCCTTGCCGCCCGGCTTGAGCGTCTTCCCCTTAGGCCGCCTTGCCTTCCAACATGTGCGAGCCTGACCGGTATAGACCGGGCACAACCAGGACGAATCGTCGCTGCTGACGCCGGAGCCGCCGGCGAGACCCTTGACCCTCGGGGGAGGGTCTTCTGTATGAAGTGCGCTCGGGCGGATCGCGAGGTTCTTGGGCGCCTTTGCCATTTCGCGCCGAAACTTCTCGCTCCACCACATGCGAGTCGGCGCCCAGAACAGCACCTCGGGAACCCGCTTGGCGACCTCGTTCCAGACGCGAACGGCTGTGACACTGTGGTAGTCGCCCGAGTCGTAGATCCGAAAGAAGTTGGGGTCTACCTGGCTCCAGACTTCGTGCTTCACGCCGATCTTGCGGCCGGCGCGATCGATCGGATTCTTCTTCGACTTGGAGTGATAGGTCAGCAGGTATTCGCGCATGTGGTTGATCGCGAGCACCAGCTGGCGCACGAGCTCGGCCGGATCCTTCCGCTCCCAGCGCTTGAACCACTCGAAGCGGAGAATCTGCCAAGCCTGGGTGGAGGCGTTGCCGTAGTTCGCCTTGCCGGCGTAGCAGATATCGCAGACGAACTGCTTTAGCTCGCCAGGGCCGGCGTCGGCGGACGGAAGGCGGCGCCCGCGGACCTTCAGAGGCTCGCTCATATCGAGCCGCCCGGACTCGATCCCCAGCGCGATCTGACGTTCGATTTGTTGAATCGAGGCCCGGCGTTGCTGATCTGGCGTCTCGAGCATAGGCCCTGCGCCAGGGCACGACCCGCCAATGATCGGCGGGCCCGCCGGAACCGACCAGGACGGGCAACTCATTTTGCTCGTGTTGCTGAAGAACGAGGCGCCCTTGTACATGCCGCCGATCCGGTAGTAGACGGCCCCCGTCTCACGGTTCACCCGCGGCTCGCCCACAACGCGGTGGTGAGGCTTGAGGTGCTCCGCCAGCACCGAGCTATACATTCCCTCGATTCCGGCTTCAGCGAAATCCTCGCTGTAGAGCTCAGGGGCGAAGAGCAGCATGGGTGGGCTTGCCTTGCCGGCGCGCGTGCGCGGGAGCTCGAGCCAAACCTCGGTCAGCCAGCTGTCGTAGAGGCCAAGGATCTTGTCGCGCGTCGCCTTCTTGACCAAGAAGGGCGCGGGAGGGTTAGGCTCGTACCTCAACTTCCGCAGGCTCATGCGATCACCCCTTGGCGGGCACGCCAGGCGCGCCGGCCACGATCCAGAGCAGCATAAGCCCGGTCGCAGCAATCAAGAGCTCGCCGAACTGCTTCTGGCCCGCGGTCGGCGGGGCGAAGAGCCGCTCGGGCTCACTGGGGAACTGATCGCCCAGCCCGCGGCCGTGCGTGAAACCTACGATCCGGATCATGGTTCCACTGTACACTGGGAGTCAGTATGTGCCCCTGCTCCGCTCACGTGCTTCTGCTGCTGATCCAGCGCCTACAACACTGCCGCCTCCAGACGGGGCCGGTTCCGCCGGACTATCTGATCGGACTGCTGCGTCAGTTGGACTAGGACTGCAGAATTCGGCAGACCAGGTCCTTCTTGCGCAGGATCAGCAGGTCTTCGTCGTCGATCCGAACGTCCGTGCCGGCGTAGCGGCTGTAGATCACGACGTCTCCCTCGCCGACCGAGGCGACCTCGGGACCGGTCGCGATCACCTCACCGCGAGTCGGCTTGTCCTTGGCGGACTGAGGAATGATCACGCCGCCCTTGCTGCGGTCGTCGTCAGCGATCGGGCGGACAAGGACGTGGTCCTCGAGAGGAACGATCGTAGTCTTGGTCGTAGTGGTCATGGAGAACTCCTCTTCTGAGATCGCAGTTTGCACTGCGCTGTTACGCTTTCAAGTGAGCGGGACGGGACCACTATTCCTGCTAACCTGAAAGAAGCGGAGAGAGTCATGCCGGCAGTTTACGTACAGGTCGATCTTGGCGAGGGCGCCACCCGAGTCCACGCCTACAGCGACGACTCGGTCGACGTCTGCGTGCAGAACCCAGTCAACAAGCTCCACAGCGTGAAGCCAGCTTCCGAGCTCGAGGTCGGCGATTACCTCTGCACCTACTCGCCAGGCAGCCCATACCAGACCAATGGGTTTGAGATCACCTATATCGGGGCCACGCACCCCGACGAGGAGTAGTCCATGGCCGCAGAAGTCCTCGGAATGCTCTACACCCCGGGCGTGAACCAGCAACCGGTACGGGTGCTCAACGGAACGCCCACCACCTTCGGCAACGTGATCCCCGTCGCGCCGGACGATCCGACGAACGACGCCCTCAACTTCCCGACTGGGGCTCACGCAGGCGTCGGCGCTCGACTCGGCAACGACTTCTATATCCTCGTTCACCAGGACGGAACGGGGTCCGCGCTCAACCGCGTAGGCTCGATCTACGTCTACGACCCCTCCACCGGGAACTGGGTCACGACCGGAAATGGATTCACTCCCAACGTCGGGGACCGCGCGATCTGCAACCTGAAGGTCGGCCTCAACGCCTCCGGCGTCCCTCGTGTCTTCGCGACCCAGACGAGAAGCAGCAGTGCCTCCACTGGAGGGGTGATCTACCGCGACCTTGACGGACCGGCTGGCTGGATTCAAAGCACCCCCGTGCTGATCGCGCCAGGCGTGAACCTCATGAACACCAACCAGAGCACCGGGATCCTCTATCGGAACATTCTGCACGGCGGCCTGGGAGGCCGGCTGCTGGCAACGGACCCGATCGCCCTGTCTTTCTCGGTCCAAGCTTATGGAACGCCGTCGTCCAGCTACGGGCGAATGATCTTCGGCGTCGTCCAAGGCCGCCTGTTCGCCCTGGTGGCCACCGACTACAACTCGTCGGCCATTGCCGCCGACTCATTGCTTGAGTTCACCGGAAGCTGGCTTGAACGCTGGAACGGCCTGTCTCCCGGGATCGTGAACAACCAGTCGGCTGACGCTGCGTTTGGGAGAACGAGCGCCGGAGGCGCCACCAAGACCGAGCGCCTCAACTCCCGCAGGGCTGTGATCTTCGAGGACCCGGCGACCCGGGTCATGGTCATACTCTTTTATGAGCAGTTTGCTGCTGGCGTGTCGGACACCACCCGCGGACTGCGCGCGTTCAGCGTCGACCTGAACACCTTCGTCCCGACCGAGATCACCCCGACAGTCGCGCCGGCTGGAATCGCGTTCCCGACCGGCCCCGACATGTTCACAACGGACATTGTTGTGGACATGGTGATCAACTACGACACGAACACCGACCCCGCCAACCCCGTCGCAACAATTGGGATCCTGCTCGCTGGCGGGAGCTACACTTGGTATCAATGGAACGGCGTCGGATCGGCCATGACCAACGTCGGCGGCGGCCAGACAGTCCTGACCAATATCACGCACGTTGACAGCAACGGCGGCGGCGAGAATATCTACGAGGGGAGCTCTACAGCAGTTCCCGCGCTCTACGTTCACGAGGTTGGGCGCGTCGCATTGGAGGGTGAGTCCCAAATCCAACTCCAGGGCTTCGCCTTTGACGAGACGGGTGGCACTCCCTCAACCCCTTCGCGCGACGTTGAGTTGCTCTACTCGCGAACCTTTGGGGGGTCGCCTACCAGCCCCGCGCGAAACAAATGCACTCTCAGCGCGGTCGGGAAAGTCAGCGGGCCGGGAGCCACTCCCACCCTATCCGGCGGCAACGTGACGGCCATGGACTTCGACAACGGCGCAACGACCGTCTTCGCTAACTGGGAGGCGATCAACGACGGCCTCTTCAAGGGCGAGCAACATAACCTCATGCCCAGGGTCCTGCCCTAACCATGACCTTCGTCGGACCAGCAGCCCAACGCGGACTCTCAGTCCTCCCCGACCGCTACGTCGGCCCGGCGACGCAGAGCGCGCTGAACGTTCTTCCCGATCGGTTTGTTGGCCCGGTCGTCATGACCATTCTCCAGGTGGTAACCGTGCAACGAATCATGCTCGCCGCGGGCGACGGCGCCGACGCCCGCAAGTTCAACGAAACGCTCGACGAGGCACTCCTCAGTCGGATCGAAGGATCGCTGACGTCGCGCCAGCTGTGGGCAGACGTCGCCGCGACCCTGATCCAGATCGGGAACGGCGGCGGGAACGCCGTTCTGCAGGTTCTCGCCGGCGCCGCGCAGGACCTGGTTCTCGGAGCTCGAGGTCAGCAACTCCCCTTCAATGACGGAAGCAATCTGAACTTGTCGGGGTTCGCCGGCGCGGCCTCGCTAATCGCGGCGCTGAACGAGAACCGCGCAGACATTACCCAGAACACAGCGGACATTGCTTCGCTGTCCTCGCTCGACAGCTTCTGCGCCAACCTCGGCGGAGAATTGACGATCACGACGCAGCCGCTGGCGTTCGTCAACGGCGACGCCTCAGTGATCGGAACGAACACGCCGGGCGTCGAGACGGACTATATCGTCCCCCGCGACGCCGAGATCCTTGCGATCGCGCTCAACTTCGCCTCGGGCGCGGGTACCGTTCAGATCCAGCGAAACGGCGTCACGCAAATGACGCTCAGCAACTCAGGGGTGTTCGCGAGCGGCGACGTCGGTTTCGTGGATAACGTCGCGTTCACGGCGGCCCAGAGCCTGCGCGTGAACTACACCGCTGGCGCCGCGAGTCAGGGCATGACCGCCACGGTCTACTTCCGCTCGGTCTGATAGCGGGGCAGGATTCGAACCTGCGTGGGGCTTTCGCCCCCTCGGGTTATGAGCCCGAGAACATGGACCTGACTAGTTGACCCCGCGCTGTGCCATTCGAGACGCAGGAGTCGGTTTCGGTTGTCAGGATTCGAGGTGGCAGGGGTCGAGATCCCGGCGACACTGAAAGAAAGCTCCAGCTGGAGGTTGTCATGTACCTGCGCGTTCCTAACACGAGTCCTTCTGCCCCCGGAGCCGCCGAGCGCCGCCAGTGGGCTGCCGCTCGAGCGTCTCGCCGGCGCCTCGCTATGGGCGGAACGGCTGGCCAGGGCAACTGGCTCTCCCCGGAGGCGGGGATCGTTCGCGATATCGTGCCGACGAACAAGGTCGCGCAGTCGCGTGAGTCGTTCTCGCTCAAGGGCGCGCCTGACTACGCACAGGGGACCTACCTCTCGCCGGGTCAGGTGCCGGGCTGGGAGCGAATGAGCGATCGCGAGCTCATGCGCGCTCACCAAATGTTCGGCATGGGCGCGCTGCCCAAGGCCTCGCCCGACTACGCGCAGGGGACCTATCTCTCGCCGCGCCAGGTGCCCAAAAAGTACCGCATGAGCGACAAGAAGCTCTACAACGCGCCCGAGCGGTTCATGGGCGCCATGCCGGCGAGTCCTGACTACGCGCAGGGGACCTACCTCTCGCCTCGGCAGGCCGCGGCCGCGACTCGCATGAGCGCGCGCCAGCTGATCAAGCACCGGCAAATGTTCGGCATGGGTGCGCTGCCCAAGGCGAGTCCAGACTACGGCCAGGGCACCTACCTCTCGCCCCGTCAGGTGCCCAAGCGCGAGCTCATGAGCAGCAAGGCGCTCATGCGTCACCGTCAGCTGTTCGGCATGGGCGCGCTGCCCAAGGCCTCGCCCGACTACGCGCAGGGGACGTTCCTCGCCCCGGACCAGGTCCCCGCCAAGTACCGCGAGAGCGCCAGCAAGATCGCCGGCAAGAACGAGCGCTTCGACCTCGGCATGGGACGCCTGACCTACAACAGCCCCGACAGCCAGCTGGCGACCAGCTTCATTGAGCGTCGGATCACGCTCCCGAAGATCTGCGACGCCGACACGGGAACCTGTATCCAGTACAAGGCCCCTGACAAGGCGCTGGTCGAGTCGAGCTTCGTCCAGGGCCGCACCAGCCTGCCGGCCTTCTACAGCCACCCGACCCTCGGCCCCTACGGCGTCGATCCTAACCAGGCCTACCAGTACTGGCTGGCGCAGCAGACTGCGATTCAGGCTCAGCCCTACCAGGTTCCCATGGCGATCTTCGGTTCGCCCGGCTTCGTCTCCCAGCCCGGTCAAGGAGTCTCGGTCGCACAGCCGCCGGCCTACAACCCCTACTCGGGCTCGTTCCCGCTGCCCGGAACGTCCGTCGAGACCTTCTAGTCATGGCGAGCCGGCGCGCCCGCCGGCCCCGGCGGAACCCTTCAGACCGAGACCTGCGACGACTCGCCCGTGAAGCCGCGTTCGACCCGGACGCGGCTGATCGCTTGAGAGGGGAGCTCTATCGCGCCCAGGAGATCGGGCAGCGCTACATGCTGCCCGCGCGGATCTCGTATAGCACCTGGCACTTCGCGTTTGCAGAGTCGGTGATCTGGGCCCGGATCGAAAACCTCGAAGGGTCGCTCGCAGACCTCCCCTTCCAGATCATGTACTCCGTGATCGCGCAGAGCTTGATCGATCAGTCTCACGATCCAGAAGCCTACGAATGGATCCTTGAGGACTGGGAATGGTTCTCGGACATTGAGCCACTGAGCACTCGTTACGAGATCCTGGCCGCGGGAGAGCCTAGCGCATGCCAATTCCGCGCTGCTCTTGAGGACCTGGCCCCCAACCCCCAGCGACGCGAGAACGTGAATCGGTTTCTCGGGCTGGTCGAAGAGCTCGACCTGCGGCAAGAGGCGCGCTGGGCAGGCTACTTGCGGAACCCGCCCTACTACCACTCCTCGTGCGCCGAGCTCAAACCGAACCAGCGACTCCGCCCCAAGCCCTGGGACGACCTGACGCCCCACAAGCAGTTCGTCGAGCGCGTGTTCGAGGAGGAGCGCCCTGCCGGAATGCCGAGCCGGATCCGCAGCGTGTTCGTGAGCCCGAGCCCAGGGCAATACATGCCACGCTGCCCCGCCGGAGAAGCTGGGATCTACGAAGTCCGCACCAAGGGCCCGGTTCACAAGTTCGACATGGACCACTTCAACGACGCAGGCGGGCATATCAGCGGTCTCGCTTCGTCTGCGCCTTATATGCGCTCGGTGAGGATCGACGACCCCCGCGACGTCGCGCTCTACGAACCTGGCGTGCGTGAAGCGGCGCGTCGCTACTGGAAGGGCTGGAAGGAATACGACTGGATCGATTCCGACTGCGCCGATCCAGACTTCGACGACCCGGACTGCGAGTTCGAGCGCGAACTAGCGAGACACCACAACAAAAACCTTGAACTCCTCACCGAGGAGCCTGTCTACGTGAAGAGGAAGTATCGAAGGAACCCCTCCCCCGAGGATCGCGAGCTCGAACTCCGCCGGCGCGCCGCCGCGGGCGACGTCGACGCCGAAGAGGCGCTCGAGCGGGAACTACGCCGGCGCCGATCGACCGGCGCGATCGCGGCCTACCAGAACGCCTGGAGCAACATTCTCGACGGAGACGCAGAGGCTGTTCGCGAGGCCCTGGGTACGGGAACGAGGGCAAGGACTCGCCGAGGGCTGGAAGAAGACTTCCTTCATTGGCGCCCTGAGCTCACGGCCGCCTACAGCAGCACGCTGGACCCAGAGATCTACAGATACTTTGAATCCGCCGTGCTCTCAATCCTCGAGAGCCCCTACATTCCCCCCGAGGTCGGTCCCCACCGCCTCAACGGCATGAACATTTCCGTCAGACCGGATCGATACCCGCCTCGTCCTGGAGCGAGCTTAGAGATCCACATTGAGGCCTACCTCGATATCAGCGGGCTGGATCTTTCCGACAACGATATCGAACTCATTGCGGGCGAACTCGACGCGCAGGTGAACCTGTCGAACGAAGAGCTCGCTGATCTCGCCTCGGCGTCGATTTCAGCTGAATTCGAGGCAGAGTATTTCGAGACGGACTTCGAGGTCGAGGGCGAAGAAGAAAGTGGCGAGCCGTCTGACCTTGTGATCAAATTCAGCGCGCCCTTGGGGCTCCAGCACCTCTTCTGGGCTTACGACGTGCCGAGTTCCTTTGTTGAGGATCTGAAGTGAGCGACGAGGAGATTCGAGAACTTCAACGACTGGCCGCCTTGGGTGACCCGGACGCCATGGAGGCACTACGCCGGCTCCTCCGCCGGACAGACCCGCTCGGCATTGAGATCCAGCGGATCGAAGCCGGGCTCCCGCCGGTTGGCTATGACCCGGAAGAGGAGCGCTGGACCCAGATCGGCGGAGACATGTCGGCCACGAGCCACGGCGCCGTGCTCGCTCGCGTGGAACCCGGATCTTCGTACGCAGAGATCCTGAGGATTGAGAACGTCGTTGACCTTATCGGAGACAACGGGTATCAAGACCCGGGCTACCCCTTCTGGATCGACGACTGGTCGGTCGACCTTTCGGCGCTGACCCTCGCGGACGAGCAGACGAGGCAAGCAATCGAGCACTTCTCGAACTCTTGTCAGGAAGATTTCTCCGAGACGTTCATGGAGGGAGGCCTGCTAACGAGGGCGGCGCTACTCTACGAAGCGTCGCGGGAAGTAGGGGACACCGCCGTTTGCCAAGGGAGCAGTCGATCCGGGTGGAGCCCGCAAGTCCTGCCTGCCCCCGCAGACGAAATCCGGTGGTGGGGGTTCGACCCAGATACCGCCGACGACCAACGCCGACAGTGGACCCTGGAAGAATGGCGCGACGAGGACGAGACCTTCGCGCGCGAGCTCCGCGAGCGCGGACTGGAAATCAACGCCGAATACCCCTGGCCACTCCCTGAACCGGAAGACGAAGAGTGCGACTTCTGCGAGAACGTCGCGATCGGCTGGGACGAAGACGGTAGCCTCGCCTGCGCCGAACACGGAGGTTGGGCGTGAGTTTCGACCGACGGCTGCGCGCGGCCATGCGGAAGCCGCGCGAGGAGATCACGGCTGAAGACGCCTGGATCTTGGCTCAGCACCACTTCAGCCCGGAAGGGAAGCGCGCCGAGTCTGCCAAGAACGTCGAGTTCGTGGACGCGATCGGGCCCATGGTAATCATGCGAGTCCTCAAAGGAGATCATTACGCGATCTACGACGTCGTGAGTGACCGGGTCACCGGCGCGCTGGACGACGGCAGCCTTGAGGCAACTCAGGCCGAAGCCAATCGACTTCTGAAGAGATACGGAGGAGTGCTCAGCTACGAAGAGCGAGACCAGCGCTACGAAATGGAGATTCAGGAAGAGATCCGCGCGGAGATCATTTACTCGGATCCGGTCGAGCTCGCTCAAGCCATGCATTTCGCTCGCCTATGGCTCTACGATCGCCAACCGGTCTACGAGAGCCTCTTCTCGCAGCGCTGGGAAGGAATGAGCGTCGCTGAGCGCCGGGCCTATGTTGAGACCTACGAAGGAATGGAGCGGAAGCCGGATCTTCGGTCCGGAGTGGGACCGGAGCCGATTGGCCCTGCGCCTCACGCTGGCGACGCGATCGCGGAACTCGACGGGAAGTCGTGGGGGTCACTGAGTCGGTCGAGTCGACTGGACTTTATCCGAGAGGCGTATCGTGCATGGCTGGCTCAAAGAGTCCGAACTTGGCCGAAGAGCAACCCCCGTCGCGCCGAGTCCGTCGTGCTGATCGGCTGCACGAAGAACAAGGCCCCGCTCAAGCGCGGGAAGAAGGTGGCGGCGCAGGAGCTCTACAGCGTCAGCCCGCTGTTCACCAAGAGTCGCCGTTACGCCGAGGCCCTGATCGACGAGGGTGAGGCGGACGACTGGGCGATCCTGTCGGCCAAGTTCGGGCTCACGCCGCGGCGTAAGAAGATCCCGACCTACAACGAAACGCTCGTCGGCGCCAAGATCGACACGAAGCGCGCATGGGCGAAGCGGGTCGCGAAGGAGATCCTCAAGGTCTACGGGGACCGCGTCCACCTGATCTTCCTGACCAGCAAGGACTACGCGCGCGTCGTGGACTACTTGCCCGAGACGGTGACCTACGAGGAGCCGCTCGAAGGGCTGGGGATCGGGGACCGAATGCGCTGGCTGGACGGGCAGATCTGAATCTCCGTGAGACCATAAAAGTAGAGCCTCCACGGGGCAGGGTGGGCCCGGTCCGGAGCGAACCTTGAAAAGGAGTCAGCCATGCTTATCTCAGTGATAAACGTCGACTCTCTCGCCGCCGGCGCTACGGTGGACGTTCCGCATGGACTGCAAGAAGCAGGAAATGGGGTCAAGCCAGACTCAGTTCGCCCGGAAGGATCAACGCCGATCGTAATCGTCTCGGCCGACGAAGAAAGCGTCACCTTCCGCAACGACGGAAGTGGAACCGAGTCGGCTAACTTCGTGGTCAGGCGCCTTCACTCGATCGAACGAGCTACGAACCCGCGCGGACTCGATCTTCCGCTTGAGGCCCCCTCGTCATTTCAGGCCGCTGGCCAGCCCGTGATCTACATGAGCCCGAACACGAGCAATGGGATCGTGTCGGTCGGGACCAACTTCGAGATCTGGGGCGAGAACTTCGACGGAGCCTCGGTCCTCGTGCTGCCCCGAGCGGACAACCGGGTCACACTCCCGCCCGACCCCTGGGACGACAGCCCGGTGGACTTCGCCCTCCAGCCAGCTGCTGGCGACTATCCCGATATCATGATCGTTCAGGTGCCCGCCACGCAGAGCCCCGGCAACTACCAGCCGGTCGTGACCAAGCCCGGGTTCGCAAACACCTATGCGCCCTTCTTGATCTCACCCGGCGGCGGCTAATGGATCGCAGGCTCCGCCAACTTGAGCGCGCCTTCGCCGACGGAGACGAGTCCGCCGGATACGCCCTCTTTCACGAACTCGAGCGACTCGGGGAGGACGAGCGTGCGGTCGAGGTGCTTCTGCGACTTCCGAACGAGATCCTCAGCCCGACCGAGCTCGTGCAGAGGCAGTTCCACTACGGGCGCCGGGCCCTGGAAGGCCTCGCCAGGAACATGGAGCAGCGCACGAACGAACACGGCTGCCTGATCGCGGCAAACTACGGCGGCGGCCATGATCCCAACGACCTCGACGAAATCGCCGCAACCACCCGGGCCGGATTCGTGGATTTCCCCTGGCGCGTGCTCTACGTCACCCCATTCCAGGAAGTCCTAAGCTCGCCCCTTCTGCTGGCCGAAGTGGGCGTAACCGAGGGCGACCTCCATATCGTGCTCTGCCCGAGCCGCGAGGCCTACGTCGCCCAGACCGAGTCGGCGTGCGAGTTCTACGAGATCGCGGTGCCGGACTGGGTCTACGGAGGGTGAGCAGGGGGCAGCGGACCTCGTAGAATCGAGGTATGAGCAGCGATATCCCCTCCGCCGAGGAACTCGAGCGGCTCTACGCCATGAGCTCCGACGGTCCGTCTCAGCAGTCCACGCAGCAGAAACCCAGGCCCAGTGCGCGCCGTGTCGTTCAGCGCCGCGTGGCCGAGGCGGCGGGTCAGCAGGTAACGAGTCAGCGGACGGCGAGTCAGCAGGACCGAGCCCGTCAGGCAGAGCTCGATCGAGCGCGTCAGCAGACGGCGCTGCTCGCCGAAGAGCGGCGGCAGCGGAAGATTGCGTCCCTCGCGGACAGTCTCGCCCTCCCCTCCGCGCCACCGCCTGAGCCCGTCGTGATCACCAAGACGCGCGGCCCCGGCTTCGTCGCCGGGTTCGTACTGGGCGTGATCGCAGGCGTCGTGCTGACCTGGTGGCGATCGAGGTAGCTGTGGCCGATCGATACATTCGCGGACTGTCGCGTGGCGGGGTCGACGACTTCGAGGCCCAGGTCCAGCTGTTCAACGCCATGCTGCGCAGCGGAGAGCTCGAGCCCGTCCAGCTGGAGATCCTGGCCGCCCTCAACGACCCGGTCGCGCTGACATTGATCGAGCGCCCGATCGAACGACCGCTGAACTTTCATAGGCTGAACTTTCATAGTCCGCATGCCCAAGGGGAGGATCTGCGTTCCTGGCTGCGTCAGATCCAGCTGGAGGGTAGCGAGCCCTGGTGGATCGACCTGGCGATCGCTGTCACCCGCCTCGCCGTGCTCGACGACCTCGAGAATTCCGTGGACTACCTGAACCTTCCAGACACTCCAGAGAATGCCCTCGCGATCAATGACTACGAGCGGATCGCCGGGGACTTGGGGAGGCGCGTTGTTCGAATCCCCCAGCTTCTGACCCTATTCAGGCGGAAGGTGCGCCGCGTCAGCGAAAGCAGGGTGAACGCGCTGACCGTCTGGCACGAACTCGCTCGTCTTCTGATCAGCGAAGCGGACCCTGCCAACGACGTGACCGCCAGAGCGGGAGCGCTAAAGCTGAACTCGATTCTTCGGAAAGCTTACGGACCGCTGAGCGTGAGTCGCTCGCCTGGCCTTCGCGGTCGCCGCTTGCATGCCTGGCTGCGTCGAGGCGTGCGAGAGATCTGCCGCGAGTGGTGGGGACTTCCAGGAGAGCCAGAATGACCAACAGTCGGTACGAGAAAGCGCTGGAGAAAGCACGGGAGAAATGGGACCGCAAGGACAAGTGGACCCGAAACGACTGCGGAGAGATCGACGAGTACTTGGGATTCGAGATTTGCGAAGACGACTGGGAGCAAATCGGCTGCGGCCCCATGGGCGCAGCGAAACTCTATCGAGCACCCGTGTTCGGCGGCTGGATCGTCATGGCGCCGGAAGTCGCTCCCGACAGGGGCTCGCTGTTCTTCGTGCCTGACCCGCTGAACGCCTGGAAAATCCAGAAGACCAAGAAATGAGCGACCGGAGAACCCGAGAACTCGAGCGCGCCTACGCGGAAGACCCGTCCAACGACGAGATCTTCCGGGCGCTCTATTCCGCCTACAAGCGATACGACCCGGACCAGGCCCGCGATTTCGTTCGCAGCGACATGCTGGCAAGCGGAGAGTTCAGCGAGTGGCCGCGGCGAAACGTGTGGACCGAGGAAGGCGCTGAGGACGCCGTGTCCGCAGACTACGAAAGAGCGAGCGGTCAATACGTCGACCCGGAAGGGTTCATGGCAGACGGACCCGAGCGCAAGATCGCTGCCGAACAAGTCCTGATCGACAGCGAGGAATTCCTGACCTTCAGTGACGGGCCTTATGTGCTGAGGATCGCCCTTGATTCCAGCCTGATCGATCGGCGCATGCACACCGGAGCCAACGAAGAGGACTTCATTCCGATCTGGAGCGTCTATGCGCTCTATAAACCCTGGCGCGGAATCGATCAAAACCTGCACCGCTACGTGGGCGAAGCGCGCTCGCCAGTCCCAATCGGGGTCCAAGTCTTCGCTTCGGAATACAAGGGCCTCTTCGCGATCGGCCTGCAAAAGATCAGCGCCTTCGTGGACGCGCCTTACTACTCGCAGGACCTCGAGGGCGACTGGGAACAGAACGCGCACGGCCTCCTGGTCGAATCCTCACGACGTTGGCGCGCAAGGACCGAGGAGTTCTGGCAATGACCCCTGAAGCTGGAGACCGGATCGAGCTCGTGTTCATGGACGATCCCTGCCCGATCCGTCCTGGGACAAGGGGCGTCGTTCGTGGCGTGCGGATCGTCGGTGACGTGCGGCGCGGCGGTTTCGCTCAGGTCGACGTGGACTGGGACAACGGCCGGAGTCTCATGCTCTCTGTTCCGCCCGACGTCGTACGGATCCTGCCGCAAGACAACCCGCCGCAGCCGGATCACGTCTGGGATCAGATCTTCCGAGACCTCATTGACAACGGCCTGACGATCAGCGAGGCTGCGCGCCGATACGACGTAACCGCGCAGGCGATCAGCGCCCGACTCAAGAAGCGCCCCTTCCTCAAGCGCCTCTACTTCTCGCTGCCGCACGCGCGCCGACCCTACGAAGGACCGGACATGGACGCTGGCGGGCCGCCGATTGGAGTCAACCCTCGCACGGTCGATCGGAGCTACGGAGCCGATCGAGGGCCGGGGCGAAAGAAGCCTACGCCCTGTGCGATTTGCGGCGAGCCGACCCGTCACGGCAAGAAGTACTGCACGGAGCACCTCGAACAGAGTTCTTACGCCGCGGGCCTCATGGAGCGAATGGAGGCCCAGGAGCGCGAGGTGACCGAGGTTCGCCGGAAGGGAAAGTCTGCCATTGCCGAGGACAGCGACGTCATGGCGGAGATCCTTGACGCGCTGGAGGCGCGCAACGGGACGGCCACGATCAATCAGCTGGCCGTAGACTTCCCTGCGCTCGGGGAGAAGGTGATCGAAGAATACGTCAAGCGAGCGATTGCTGACGGACAGGCGTTCTGGACTTTCCAGGGGCGAAAGAACCTGAAAAAGGTCACGATTGACTACGCGCTGCGCTACGTCGGGACCAGGGAAATGGCCGACCTGGCAGGGATCAGCGAAGAACACCTGAGAATCCTCGCCAAAGAACACGGCGCTCCCCACAAGAAACTCAAGCACGCGATCCTTTGGAATCCCGACGAGCTCATTGCCTGGCACGACGAATACCTCGAACGCGTCCGCGCCGATCAGGCCAAGCAGGCTCGCTCGACGGCAGAGCGCGAATTCGAGCGCCGGCGAAGGTATCTCGAAGAGCGCGGCCTCTACAGCACCGAAGATCTCTCTGACGAGCTTGGCATGAGCCCGTCTCACCTGCGCGGCCTGGCGCGAGAGGAGGGAGCACCCCACGGTCGCTGGAAGAACGACCTCGTCTGGAACAAGGACGAGTTCCTGACCTGGCACGAGGGATACCTGCAGCGGCAGCGAGAGAAGTCCAGTCAGCGGCGCAAGGAAATCTGGGAGGAAAAGGTCCGAGCTCGGCAGAAGGGTCACCGAGGCCTAATCCGGCGCGAGCTCGCCGAAGCGCTCGGCGTCGGACTCAGCACGGTTGACCACTGGCTCCGCAAAACGGACGTCCCTCATGATCTTGTTGGCGAGGACAGCGCAGGCCGAGTGATCCGACTGTTCAACGCTGACGAAGTTCGAGAGTGGTACGAGGACTACAAGGAGCGGAGCCGCAAGGCGCGCTCGGAGGGGAATATTCGCTACGGGCCTGAGCTCTACGAGCAGATCGTGGACTACCTCCGCGCTGGGCACTCCTACAACGAGGCGTCCGAGAGGTTCGGCCCCTCGGCCAAGTGGATCAGCGAATACATTCGCTCGAACAAGATCCAGATCGAGCCCCAGCGTGGGCACCGACGCATGACGCGACAGGAGGTCGCCGAAGCCCTGGGGGTCTCTCCGGTCACGGTCTATGCCTGGGTTCGCAAGGGCGCTCCTCACGATCGCGTCCCCGAGCACGCTGGAAGCGAGCGCGAGATTCTTCTGTTCGACGCCGACGAAGTGCGAGAATGGAAGGAAGAGTATTCGAAGCGCCCGAAGAAGAAAACCGGCCCTCCAAAGAAGAAGCGCCCCGCCAAGAAGAAGGCCGTCAAGAAGAAGGCGAAGAAGAAGCGTGCGACCAAGAAGAAGGCAACGAAGAAGCGTTCGAAGAAACGCTGACGAGCGCCTGCAGCGCCTTCAGCGCGCCGCGGCTTCGGGAGACGCTGAGGCCGAACGAGAACTCGAGATCGCGCGCGTCCGCGGACTCCTCCCGCCGCGGCCGCTGAACCGCCTGGAGCGAGACGTTCAGCTGATCTCGGCTTCCGCGGGATCCGGAGACTTCATTCGGATCCACCTGTCCTCGCTGGGAGAATACGGAGTCGTCCCGCACAGCGAGCTCGCTATGTTCTCGCGCGCCGCCGGGGCGCCGGTCCTGCAATACGCGCTGTTCCGGTTCTGGGACTCAGGCATGGACCACAACGAGACCCCGACGACTGCCATGGTGCTCTACGAAGACGCAGAGGGCTTGCAGCGAACGCTCCGCGGCAGCGTGGGCGAAGTGCTTCCCGACCAGGTCCGGCGCGACCTGGGCGGCTTTGGACGAGAGCGATTCCCATGAGCGACCTCGGCGACTGCTTCGAGGTCTCGCTGAACGAGATCGCCTTCCCTATGGGCGAGTTCGCCGGCAACGACACAGCCCGACTCGTTCACGGAACCGTGATCGGGCAAGGAGAGATCGAAGGAATCCCTTACGCGCACGCCTGGATCGAATTCGACATGTTCGTGCCCGGACCTGGCGGCAGGCAGTATCCCGTCCGCTTCGCGGTCGATCGGGCCGTCGGTCGAGACATTCGCATGCCGGCAGAGCTCTACCGCCGCATGGGCCAGGTCAGCAACGCCGTCGAATACACCGAACGCGAGGCGCGGCGCAAGGCAATGCAGTCAGGGCATTACGGCCCCTGGCACGACGATCCGAAATGGAAAGGGAATCCGCTGTCAGATCTTGACGACTACGCCGGCTGGCCGCGAGACGCGATCGAAGACGCGCTTATTGACATGGTCTGGGCCCGAGGCGCCATTCTTCGCGGAGACTACGAAGAGGCGTCTTCACGGCTACTCAACGCCGTCAGGCTACTTGACTGGTCCAATGGCATACTTGCGCGCTGGGAGCGGCAAGAGTTCGAGGTCGAGCCTCCCGAGGCCCCTCCACCCGGGCCCGGCGACCCCCCATGGGCTCCGCCCCCTCGGATCAGCAAGAAACCCCTGGCCGTACTCGACACTGCTCTGAGTGCAGCCCGCGCAAACAACCTGAAGCAGGCCAACGAACTGATCAGCGTCGCCGCGGCCATGCTCCAACCCATTGCTGTAGACGTCTCTCCCAACGCAGCGAGCAAGGCTAACATGCTCGCTTCAGAAGAAGACCCGCGAAAGCTTCTGGATCGAGCGTCGGACTTCAAGTTTGACCTGGGAATCAACCCCAGGCTGAACCCAAGCGACGAGCGCGCCCTGGAGCTCGAGCGCGCTGCGGCCGAGGGGGACATTGAGGCCTACTACGAGCTCGTGAACTACTGGACGCGCGCTGGAGAGGACGGAGAGGTCTTGCGGGTCATGGACCTGGCTCAAAACCTCGTCGACTTCGACCGCAAGGACGCTGACGGTCACGCCGACTACATGAACGACCCGTGGCACAAGGCGCTCAAATGGTCCGCGGGTCGTTACTGGGTCGCCCGCCACAAGAGCGAGGATCCGTTCAATCTTCGCGAGAGGGGGCCCAGACAGTGAGCGACCGCAGACTCCGAGAGCTCGGCCGCCTGTATCTGGAGGGCGACCCGGACGTCCAGCGCGCCTACATGGCCGAAGCGCTGCGGCAGGGGATCTACTCCAACACCCGGATCGCCGTGCTCTGGAATCTGCTCGAACCAGCCCTCGTCGAGATTCGCGGCCTGCCGAACCTCGAGCCAAGAGACATGCTCTCGGGGATCACTGCCGCCCTCTACTTCGAAATGCAGGGCCTGGGGACCAGCGACGTTCAGTTCATGAAGCGCATGCTGGAGGCGTGCGCAAACTCCTGCGCCGCCCTGGTCGACTACTTTTGGGCTCCGGTCGCTGAGGCTAAAGAGCCGTGGCTCAGATTCGGCGACGACGTTCCAGATAGCGTCGTCGTGGCGGCGCGGCGTGCAGCACGTCCGGGTCAGCCTGTCTCAAGCCCATGGGAGGTCACCGCGATCGAACAGAGGTATCACCGCGATCGCGTTCGACTCCTCGGCCAGGACATTGGCGACATGGTCATTCACGACCCTTCAGCCGAAGCTCGGCGGGTCGACTACGCCGAGAGCTTCTTTGCGATCCAGCGTCCGTTGATCTGGCTGATCGCGTGCGCTCGGGACACCTACGAGGTTTCACGAGGCCGCGACGTGCGCTTCGACGGGTTCAATCGATTCCTGGTGAACACCTACGAGTCATACAACATGGAGGGCGGTTACAGCGAGGAGGACTCGCTCGAACTCACTCTTCGGCCCATGCGCCAGACCCTCATTCCCTGGCTGCTGGAGTTGGCATGAGCGATCGTCGGCAACGAGAGCTTCACCGAGCCGCGCAAGCAGGTGACCCGGACGCCGAGTTGGCCTATCTGCGTGACCGGCGCGATCGGACCCAGGACGCAACAGCAGAGGAGCTCGGCAGGCTCTCATGGCTTGAACTCGAGCTCGCGCGCTCGATTGAGCGGAATCTGGAATGGGGTAGCGGCAGCGGGCCGCGGAACCTGGAATGGGGTGGAGATAGAGATCAAGCCGATCGCCTGTTCGTTCAGGCCCACCGAACCATGCGGCAGGCACTAAGGCTGGACCCGCTGAACGTCGACTTGATCGTGCTCATGTTCAGCGTGCAATACGCCCTCATGGAGGAGGGCTTCATGACCTTTCCGGCTGTCCGGACAACGGTCAACTTCCACGACGCTGAATCGTGGGTCGTCAACACCATTGCGGTCAAAGCCCTTCACGGAAGCGTCTATCGACCCCCTTACAGCTTCGAGCGAATGGAGACCGCGATCTGGGCAATCGGCGAAGACGGAGAGCGTGACGAAGACACCTTCGAGATCGTGGCGGACGCGTTCGTATCCGCGCAAAGGGAGGCAGCGGAGCAGCACGTGAAAACCGTGCAGGAACTTGCGGAAAGCGCCGGCGACTTCGCAGGACTCTTGAGCTCTGGATTCGAGGAGGACCCCATTCACTATCTAACCTGGCGGAGCAGAGGTTAGCCGTGCGCGACGAACAGATCAGAGAGCTACAGCGCGAATACGAAGAAGGGCGCGACCCGGCGATCCGAGAGGCGCTCATGCTGGAAGCGCTGCGTCGCGGGGAACTCGGACGTGTTGAAGGGAAGCGCGGCGACCTGGGCATGGCGTGGCAAGTGATCAAGCTACTCGGCCACCTCGAGGACCCTGCGGCCCGCTCGATCCTGAAGCAAGAAGGCCTCAAGTGGGCTACGCGTCTTACGGTCACCAAGGGAGCCTTTGGCTTCTGCGGTCCGCTGGCGTTCTGCATGGCGAAAGCAGCGGCGCGGGATACGCTCGAGATCTGGGAGTCGCAGGACGAGATCTGGGGCGTTGATTACATTCGAATCGACACCGAGCAAGAGCTCGGACTTCCGCGTCGGATCGTCCACGCCGCCGACCGACTTCTGAGTCGCTACATGACTCAAGGGGAAGAGCGCTGGGCTGAATTCGGCGGAGCAGTTCACGCCCGCTGCACGGCAATGTGGAATTTCAGCGGCGGGGAAGACCTCCGCCGGGACGTCCGAGTCCTACTGCGTGAAGCGACGAGCCTCGCGCCCTCGCTTGGCCTCGTGCCAGCCTGGGGGGACGGCGATTGGTGGAGGACCCGCATAGCGCTGCCCGCAGGGCAGACGAGCCCGCTCGTGCCCGTTTGTATGGCCGTATTCATTCGATTGGCGCTGACGCTGAACGACAGGAGCGACCTGCAGTCGAAGTTGCTCATGGTGATCAACGAAGCGATCGAAGCGCGCTCGTACACCGAAACGAAGGGCTACTACCGAAGCGACAAGGTTATCCGCCAGGCTCGCCGCCGCGTCCGCCGGGCCATGCTTAACGAACTCGCCCCCTTCGCCTCCGGCGGGATTGTGCCGCCCGTGTGACCCTTCCTGCCGATACGTTTTTTCCAATCTGTGCGAACGGCTGCGGAAGACGTGGAAGTCATGTGATCTGGTATCAGGTCACCAAGAACGGACGCTTCGGTGAGTGCTGTCATTGCTACGTCGAGCGAAGGGACCGAGCGGATCAAGACCGCCAGCGGCGCCAGCCGGACCGCAGGCCGAATCCGTGGGAGACTTGAGTCATGAGCGACGAACGACTGCGAGAGCTCGAGCGAGCCGCGATCGAAGGCGGGCTGAACGAGCGCGAAGCGCTGCACCAGGAGCGCGCGCGGCGAGGCGTCTACGAAGACGCAGCGGAGCTCGTGCTGGCCAGCGAGGGAACCCTTGAGCCCGGGACCGTCAACCGCCTCCTGCACGAACTCTTCAGGTACGACCTAAGGCATATCGCGCGCCAGGTGGGGACCGGTACATTCCCCGTGGTCTACGTGCTCCACATTGAAGACGACGGAGACGGGACCGTTGCCAACCACACGCTTCATGGCGTCTTCACGAACCGCTGGGCCGCGCTCCGGGAAGCGGTCGAATGGATCGACAACGAGCTCGACGAGAACTTGATTCCTGAGGACGACCCTCAGCGCCTTCAGGTGGAGCTCGCGATCGAACAAGAACGCTACGAAGACGCGATCGAAATCTTCAACGGGAGCTACGAGCTCTCCAGCCTCTCAGTGGACATTGAGGAGCACGGGCTAATCTCATGATTCGTCGGAACCCAGACGCCTCTCGTCGCCGGGTCCGGCGCAGCGGCGACCCCGAAGAACGCGAGCGCTTGATCCGAGAGCGACTCCGCACCGGCGAGCTCGACCGGCGCGACCTGGCGCTGGCCGAGTTCCTCGAACAGTCGGCAGGGAAGTTCTACGGAGCCAAGTACTCCGAGAAGCGGCAATGGGCGGACGACTTCCTGCAGATCTCTAGGTCGCCGGACTACGCAATCCAATACACCGACCTGCTGATCGATTACGCTCGCCGGAACCTGCCAGAGCTCTCAGCTGCGTTCTATGGGAACATGGCCCACAGTCGACTTGATTTGGTCATGCAGGAAGAATGGGGCCCCGATCCTCGTTACGTTCTCGCCCAAATCGTCGAAACGGCAATCGACGCCGCCGCGAACTCGACCTCAGAACGGCCGAGAACTCCGAAGGCACGAGAGGAAGAAAGCAAGCGCAGAGCCAGACGAATGGAGCAGGAAGTCAACAGCACCATGGCCGACTGGCTGCTGTTCGGTGACACAACGCGCCGGATCGAGCTCAACCCTTCCTCGGACCAAGAGCAGCCCTACGACGACTCGGTCTGCTATGCGTGCGGCGTCGAACTTCCTGAGAATCCCGAACATGACTCGCCAGCATGGCGCGGATTCTGCTCGCGGGTTTGCGAGCGAGTCGGCAAGCCGATCAACGAGCCGATCCCTGATCGCATTGACCTCGACGAGGCCTACGCGCTCGGCGACGGAGAAGAGGCGATCGTCTACTGGCAAAGCTCGCCGCACTTCAACGGCTGGTATCTGAACATTCTGATCGACAACACCGGCTACATGCACCAACTGCCGCCGGACGGACCTTACCCCAGCAAGTGGCGAGCGGACTTCGCTGGCCAGGACGCGGCGCAGGCCTGGCTCTACGAAGCAGAAGGTTACTGGGCGGAGCTCGAGGACTTGCCTGTGCCCCTCAATGACCCTGGGAGGCACGGGGCCCGCGGCGGATACCTCGAGGGCTGGGACCGCTACTAGTTGTTGCTCTGGACTGGCGGGCTGCTCGCGTCCGCCGGGCTGCCGGTCGAGTGACGGACCACTCCGGTCATGTCGATATAGAAGTGCCGCTGACCTTCTACCTGCGGAGTCGCCCGGCCCGACCAGACGTACTTGTTGTCCGCGTTGTCGATCGCGAACGTGTAGCCGTTGCCGGCCGCGCTCTTCTTGCTGATCAGACCCTCGCTGATCAGAGCTTCGTCGCTCGTGGCGTAGACGCTGTGCTTCATGCGGTAGCGCTCTTGCGCCTGGTGCCACTGGCGCATGTACTCCATGGCCGCGGACTCGTTCGCTGTCTGGCGGAAGTGAAGCATGCCTGGCACCGCGATCGCCAGCAGCAGGGCGACGATCGCGATCACGACCATGAGCTCGATCAGCGTGAATCTACGCGACGTCCAGGTCCTCGAAGCGAGAGAGGCCGAGTTCATGTCGGAGTTCTCCTGAGACGCGCTCGAGGAAGGCCAAGTCAGCACGTGGTAGGCAGTGGAGGCCGATCTTGTTGATCTTGCGCAGGACGAGGTCCAACTGCTGACTCCGTTGCTCGAAGTAGCGATCTTCCTGGGGCTTCGCCGCGGGCATGACTTCCTCCTTGTCGAGAGGACGCGAGACATGGCACCGATCAACGCAGGAACGTCGAAGTCGCGCTCCTGAAATTCGGCACCGAAGGGAGATCAGGTAGAGAAGGAAGGTTCTCGCTGAGCTCGGGGCGAGTCTTCCAGTCCACCAGGGGGTAGAGTTCGTTCGCATACAGCAGCGATCCTACCCCGAGCAGCAGCGCCCACTTGTTGGGGGCGGTCCCACCAATTCCCAGGCCGGATCCAACTCCCATGATTCCAGCACCCAGGAAGAAAGCAGCGCGGTCCGTGATCATGCTAGGCCTTCTTGCCGCCGAAGTAGGGCTTGGCGTATCCCTCGTCGATCAGTTGCTGATTGACGTGCAGGACGTTACCTCCGGCGAGTTGCTTGCGGAGCTCGAGGACCTCGGTCACCAGGGACCGGATCGTGGAGCGCGGCGCGTCGTCGCTGAAGCTATCCTTTGTCTGAGCGAGTAGCTCACGGAGCTCGCTCTCCGTCAGCCAGTGAGGGCGCTCGTCGTCCTTGTCGTAGTCGTCTTCGTTGTCCGCCAGGGTGACGTAGAGGTCAGCCAGAAAGCGGAACTTGCCGTGCTTGGTCGTTCGGATCAAGCAGGACTCAGGGTCCTCTCCCAGGGCGAGCAGCTGCTCGACGCGGGACTTGGCCTCCGCGCCACCCTTCTCACGCATTTCTGGCGTGTTGATCCCGTTCAGGCGATAGACGCCTTGAGGGTATGGCCCCTCCTTACGGGTCAGTGGCCCCTTGGTCGCGAGCTTCCAATCACCGAACCCCATGTCCAGGTTCAGCTTAACGGTGTCGCCGTCTACGACCCGCTGGACGTGAGCCTTGTAAACGTAGGGATCGAGCGCTCGCAGGGACATACTTCCAGCGTACGCGATCCGCCCGGCCCCGCAACGAGGCCTAGCTGAGCAGGTAAAGAACCGCCAAGCCCAGCGCGCCCATGATCCAGACGGGCGTGTAGTCCTCGGACTCGCCCAGGCCGTGCATGGCCGGAACGCCATTACGGTGCGGGTGCATGGGGTGCAGAGGGTGGATCATGCCCAGGTCGCTCACCATGCCCTCTTCGACCAGCTGGCGCGCCTCGTGATCCGAGATCACCTGGCGCTCGACCACCCGGTTCCCACGGTCCAGAGACTCGAGCAGGGCCTCGGGTCCGCAGGTAACGACTCGACGCCGGACGATCATTGGAATCTCGTTTCCTGGATCTCGTAGAAACGGCCGAGCTCAAACTCGACAAGCTCTATAAGCTCAAGTCGCAAAACGTCGCTCTTTGAATAAAGAAAGTTTCCGTCTTCGTCCCAGCCGAAACGAGGGATCACTTCGCAGACCCTGTCAACTACCTCGAAATCCCCCTCAAAGGCCACTTCAAGGTATTTGTCCCAATTCTCTCCACCGGGGAACCCCTCTCTTTCAAGAATTTCCACTGCGCTGTTAATGAGCAATCTATCGGCCTCGGCACGCGCCTCTTCTCTTGTGGCGTATACCGTGACCCTGGCCGGATCGAATTCTTCTTCGAGCTCGTGCTCTACTAGCGCGTAGACCGTCGCCCCACGGATCAGCGGCAGAATCGCCGCCGGGTCTACCGGCAGGCCTCGAGACACCGCCTGAGAGACATATTCCCCCAGGGCGTCCGGGTCGCCCGCCGCGGCGGCGCGCTCGAGCTCGCGAAAGCGCTCGTCGCTCACCCTAGCAGCCCCTTGGGCATGTCCGCGGCCTTGCGGGTCTCGACGTACCAGCGGTTCCCGCCGAGCGCCTCGTAGGCCAGGTGCGTGCCCGCGCCGATCGCGAAGTAGAACACCGGGTTAGGTGGGTAGTAGCCCGTCACCTTGTAGGCCTTCTGCAGAAGCATGGCGACCGCCATGGACGACAGTCCGATCACCGCGGTCTCAGCGATCAATCCCTTGCGAATCATTTCACTCTCCTAATCAATCTCGAATCCCTGCGCCGAATGCGCCGGTGCTCTGCCATGAGCGCGCGCAGCGCCTCGACTCCGCCCTCTTCGGTCGCGCGGCGCTGCGCCGCTCTGAATCGACGATCCATTAGTTGAATTGCCCCCGCGGTCCGATTTCGCGCTCTTCGCTGGAAGAGATCATGAGCAGGAACGGATCGGTCACGCCGGCCCGCTCGTTCTTCGCTGCCACGATCGCGCCGCCGGACTTCCAATGCGCGACGAGCTTGTGAAGCGTCGCGTCCGGGAACTCGTTGGCCGGGAAGTAGTAGTCCATTTGAGCGCGGACGAGATCCAGGCGCGTCATGTCACACTTCGGCACAACGGTGCGCTCGGTGTCCTCGGCGTGCATAAGCGCCTGGGCTTGCTCGGGGGTCAGGCTCACTTGGGCCTCGCGTGGCAGTGCCAGTGATCCGGGATCGAGCGACGCTCGAGGTCGATCGAATATCCCTTCTTGTGCGGTGGGCAGCACAGCTGCAGCATGTCGAGCATGTGCGCGACCTCGCGCCGAGTTGGCTGCGTCGAATGACGGCGCAGCACGACCATAGGAACCCCGCAGGTCGCGCAGTCTGCGACCCAGCAGAGAGAGTCCTCGTGATAGCGACGCGTGATCTCTTCGGCCTCGCAAAGCTGGCAGTCGTCCTCGCGCAGCTGGTTGAGCACGTCCACGAAGTGCGGGTTCGTCAACGCGGCGCTCCCACGCGCCTCGCGCACCGCCTCGCCGGCGAGCGCGGGATCGAGTCCGGTGTACATGGACAGCGCCCAGGCCGTCACGAGTCCCGATCGATTCCGTCCGGCCCAACAGGTCACCAGGACCCGGCGGCCCTTCCTGAGGTGCCGCAGCGTCTCGAACGCCGCCGTAGCGGCCGTGTCGAGCTCTCCTTGGGTCATGCCCTCCGAATCGTCGTCAAAGGGGGCGTGGTGGACGCGGATCCCCTTGAACTTGCTGGCCGCGGGCTGCCACTCTTCCGCGCACAAGACGAGGACGTCGAACCCTCCGTCGCGAAGCGCGGATCCAGTAGGCGCCTGGCTGCCGATCCACAGGTTCGGCAAGACCTCGGCGGCGTCGATCGTCGGGTGAGTTTGATAGACCTTCACGCAGCGCGAATCTTCTTGAGGTTTCCGAGGTGGCGCGGATCAGCACTCTGACAAGGCCAAGGGCCTAGGTCGAAATAGCAATGAGCAACGTAACTCACAGCGACGAACGCGCCGAGACCGAGCAGGAAAGAAGGCAGGTGGAAATTCTTCATAGGTAAGAACCGCCTCACGGGCGGCTAGTAGTATCCGCCGCCTCAGCCAAGGCCCGTGCAGCCGCCGCAGCACCCGAGGTCGCCCAGCCCGCTGAGCGCGTAGTAGGTCCCACCCCCGCTCGAAGGAGGCCCGCTCGAGCGCAGCACGCCTCGCGTCGGGCCCCTGTAACCGCCGCGGCCCCTGGCCTGAATCTGAGCGATTAGGTTCGACCCAGCCGGCGGCGTGTAGACCTTAGGACGATCCGAAGCGCCCCAGGAAGGAGCCTTAAAGCCTTGCTGCTTCTTGGCCTCCTCAGCAGCCTTCTTTTGCTGCTTCTGTTGCTGCTGCTTCCGTTGCTGCTGAACCTTCTGCTGTTGAGCCTTCTGCTGCGCCTGCTGCTTGCGGCGCTGCTCGTAGCGCTGGCGGGCCTGCTCGTAGCTCTTCCACTTGTTCAGGTTTGTGCCCGCCTGGCGCGCGGGGCCGAACACGCCCGCCTGGCGCTCCGCTTCCTGGGCGCGGCGGAGTCGCTCGTAGGAGGAGCGGTCCTCCGAACTCGTGCCTCGCTGGTAGGACCACTGCTGGCGGAGGAGGCGGTTGTCGCCGTATTGAACAGGCGAGCGGGTCAGGCGGCCGTAGTCCAAGCCCGCCGAACGCTGGCGGAGCCTGCCGTAGCGATCGCGATACAGCTGCCGACGCTGGAACTGGCCCATGCCAGACATTCCGGTGTCGACGCCGTGGTAGTTGCGCATGATCGCCTGGTAGCGCTTGGCCGCCCCGTCCAGATAGGCTCGAGCTCTGGCGGTCCCCATGGCCTTGACCAATCGCTCGTGCAGGAGCTTGCGCTCAACCGGCGTCATTCCCTCGTAGTGGGGCGAGGGGGCGATCCGGATCTTGTTGAACTCGAAGTGGCTCACAGGCCCTCCTTGAGTTGATCGGCAATGCGCTCGACGTCTGCGCGAGTCAGGCCTGGGTCCGATAGCTTGGCGTTCCCGTAGGCGAAGGCGCGGCGCTGCCGCTCACGCTGCTCTGGAGTCATGACGACTCGGCGAGCGTTGATCAGCTTTCTCTTCAGACTCTGGCTGCGCCGCCTCACGACCGCCTCCTATCGACGATACACGGTCGAACCGCCGGTCTGCGTGAACGGGCGGCTCATGTATCCCGTGCTGACAGTGTACTGGGTCCCAACAGGGCCCGTCGTCGAACGAAGCGGGAAACTTCGCGCCGGGAGGCCGATCGGAACGCCCGAGCGCGCCTGAGTCGCCTGGCGCGCCGCGATCGACGTCGAGGGGCGGTAAGGCTCCATGCCCGGAAGTGACGTTCCGGAGGGCAGGGAGGTCTCGCGGGGGGCGAATGCAGGGACCCTGGGAGGCTTCCGCTTTTTCTCGATCTCCCACAGCGCCTTGGCTCGGTCTGCAGGGACGCCGCGGGCGATCATGCGGTCGCGGAAGCTATCGCTCCAACCCTGCTCCATGGCGCGGGCGTACATACGGTTCTCGTAGCGGGCGCGCTGCTCGCGGCGCCTGGATTCAGCGAGCTCGCGGTCCAGGGTTTGGGTCGATCGGCGAGTCGCTCTTGCGCGTGTGATCGTGCGTCGGGCTCGGGTCGGAGTCGCCGGGGAGGCCGAAGGCGCGTCGTAGCGGTTCGGCCCAGCGTCGATCGCGGCAGGCTCCTCGATCCGATACTTCCAGCGGTAGCGACCCGTCTTCGGGTCCAGAACGCGCGCTCTACCCACGACCGACACGCTCTCCCCGTCATAACGTGAGTAGTTCGGGGTGTCGTGCCAGCTGTATTGCTTCCGCCCCGGATCGGACCGCTTGCCCGGCTTCCCGCCGCCGAACGCTCGCTTCAGCGTGTCAACGAACCCGCCCCGTGTCTCGCGAACGGCGCGGGCGCCTCCGTAATAACCGGGATCGCCTGGCCGGAGCGTCGCCTCTGAACCGGCGCGACGCGCGATCGTCGAGAATCCAGGCGGGGCCATTCGCCCGCCGACCATTTCTCGGCGAGTCCTGTGGTGACGGGACGCGCCTTGGCGCATACCGGTTCGGGCGCGCTCTCGCGCGTAGGCGTCCTCAAAGTTGCTGAGGTCGCTCATGGTCAAGTAGCTCATGCAGAGCCTCCCTGACTCTATCCTCGCGTATTAGGCCGTCCCTGCCAGCCAGTTACGCCGAACCCATTCGACCGCCTCGTCAATGTCGAACAGGTCCGCGATCCGCAGCAGGAGCGGGATTTCACCAGCGTCGCTGAGGCTGATCACACCAGGGAGCGCCGGCTCGACCAGGTGGTAGCGCTCGCCCAGCATTCGCTTGGTGCGCCCATGGCTCGCGCGGACCCCGCCGTCGAAGATCACGTCCAGCAGCAACGGGAGCATGTCGGTCACCCCGGCGTCCCAGTCGGGGTCCTCGCTTGGCGGAGTATGCGGTACGCGACCCGTGCTGACCGAGAGGCAGCTGATCTCCTTGCAAGGATCGGCGACGCCGGCCGAGCGGAGTTCGAAGTGAGCTTCGGCGACGAGTGAGTCGCTGGGGTTGTTGTTGAACACGCCGCCGTCGAGGTTCCACAGGTGCGTCGGCCAGTAGGTCGGCGCCGCACTGGTCATGCGGGCCACGTCGCGGACCAAGACGTCCTTGTCGCCACGCGTCCAGAACTTGCAGTCCCAGCTGACCATGTCGAACGAAGGGATCAGGACGGGCTTCCCGAGCTCGCCCATTTTGAGGTCGCCGAACGCTTCGGTCAGGACGCCGTAAATGTCCTCGTGCGCGAAGTTGGCTCGGAAGAGCTCGTCGGGCGTCAGATCGTCCAGCACGCCGCGAGACTTGAAGATCGTCTCGGCGTTTCGGTGATAGAAGTCCTCGAGTTCGTCGAGCCCCTTGCCCGCCGCCAGCCAGAGCGCATTGATCCCGCCGATCGAGGCACCGCCCAATTTGTCAGGGAGGTCAACGAATCTGGGGACCTCCGCAGCAATCCGCCGCATGAGCCGAACTTCAAGGACACCGCGGATCCCGCCGCCGTATTGACTGAGGAGCTTCATGCCTCGATTCTGAATCGAGATCGGGGCCCTGCCACTACCCCTTGTTCACCTTCTTGAAGGCGCTGCTGTGCTTGAGCTCCTCCGGTCTGGCGCGGCGCGGCAGCGCCTCTCTCACCTTGGCGACCGCCTCGCTCAGCGGCTCGAACTCGAACCCGACCTCATGGAGCGCGCTGTCCGGTGTGCAAGACACGATCTTAAGACCCGCTTTCTTCATAGAAGGAATCAACTCCTTCATACGTCCGACGTCTCGCGTATAGCTGTTCTGGCTGTATTGCGCCTCGTCGGCGCTGAGCCTCGTCTCCCAGGCGTACTGGCCGCCCTCGAGGTCTTGGTAGCCCCTGGTGTCCATGCGCATGGAGCAGCCGACGAGGCAGACGCGGCGGAAGCCGAGCTTGTAGGCCAGCTGGATCGCGATCATGAAGGTTGAGCGCCACCAAGCAAAGTCCCGATCGACCTTGAAGTAGTTTTCGTAGGTGAACACCTTCTCCTTGCTGCTGAAGAAGAACATATTCGGCGCCTGGCGCAACTTCGTCTCTGTACCCGGGACAAGAAGATCGCGGCGCGAGATCATGGCGAACTTCATGATCTCGGGCGAGAGCAAAATGTGCGGCGAGAAGCACTCGGGCTTGTCCGCCCCGACCCAGAGGTGCGGACTGCTGTGCGCCAGCGGCACATTATTGAGGCCTAGGGAAATCACACCCTCGCGCCGGAGCAAGTACATCGGCAGCGAGGACAGGATCGGACTCCCTCCGATCAGGAACAGAGTCTGCCCGGCGTAGAGGTCCTGGAGATCGACGGCGATCCGGGCTCCGGCCTGTGTGTAGCGGTAGAACACTAGACGCCTCCGATCACGCCGCGCACCAGAAAGGGGTAGAGCTTGTGGCGCAAGGTGTCGAGGTCGGCGTTCGCCAGCGCCCAGCGCTGACCTTTCTCGCGAATCTGGCGAAGTTCGTCCTGTCCTGCGCCGGTGGCCATGCACTGCTCCCACTTCTCCATGATTTCGTGAAGGCCGGCCGCGTCGTCGAACAGGAACCCGTTTTCGTTGTGCGTGATCTGCTCGGGGATCGCCCCGGCCCGGTGAGCAGCGACGACGCAGCCCGCCGCCATGGCCTCCGTGACCGTCCTGCACCACGTCTCCTGCTCGCCACTCCAGATCACGGCGAACGGAAAGTTGGCGAGATAGTCAACTGCTGCCCCAAGCGTCCCGGGCGGATTGTGATCCCCCGTCCACGCCGGGCGCAAGAAGTTCCTCAAATCAGGCCCCGCCTTGCCGCCGCTGGTGAAGGTCCGGTGGAACGTCCTGGCCATATTCGACCTGTTCGCGATCAGCTTCAAGTCCATGCAGGGCGGGATCGTGACGTGCCGGTTCATTCGCTTCAGGAATTCGCTGTAGCGCGCTCGGACATGCTCCGAAACGAAGACGTCGAGGTCAGCCGGCATGAGCGGGTAGGTGGGAATGTGGTGCCACGAGATCACGTAGCGGCGCCCACCGTCGCTCAGCCAGGGGTAAGGCCAGTCAGCCTTCGGGTCGCCGGTTCCGATCCGCTTGCCCGACGTGCAATGAAGAACGATCACGGCAGGGTTGATCTCGTCGACGATCTCCGGCGTGAGCATGGGGGCATACATGCCGCGCATGCGCTGACTCGTCGCGTTGATCCAACTCGCGTCGCCGACGGGATCGTTGACGCAGAGCGCGACGTGCCGGAACTCGGGGAACGCCGTCGCGAAGTCGTAGACGAAATTCCCCGTGCCGCCGCAGCGGCGAACGTTGTGAACATGCAGGATCTTGTCGCGCTCAGGGGAGCGGCGGAACGGAGCCTGTTCGACCGTGCGCGTCGGGACCTTGGGAAGCGGGCGCTCGTACTGGCCCTTCAGTGCGAAGAAATAGACCGGGCGCCGCTCCGTCCCATAGCGCTGGCGGATCGTGACGTGACCCGGAGGAACGATCTTCTCGATCTCAGAAACGCTCCAGGACGAGCGGTGTTTCTCAAAGGGGTTCCCGTCGACGACTTGGTTGTCCAGCCAGTCAGGTCCGATCGGCAGCGAGAGCAGGAGCTCGCCCTTGCACTGCTTGAGCAAGAATTTGAGGCAGTGAAGCGCCTCTTCTTTCTCCAGGTGCTCGATCACGTCTCCCGCGACGACCACGTCGAAGGCCTCTGGGTCGTCCGGGTCGACGCCCTGTTCTCGCTCGTCGCACCAGGACTGAAGCGTTCCCTGGTAGACGCCGTTGTAGAAATTTTCATACCAAGGCAGCGTCGTGTAAGGCTCCCAGGCCTCAATTCCGTAGACCTGGACCCTCCAGTCCCGGGGGTGAACTCGGTCGTTCCACGACTCGAGGTATTCGCGCGCAAGGAAGCCGAGCTTCCCATAACCAACGCCGACGTCGAGAATCGTCTGCGGCTTGAGCTCGAGGAGCTTCTTGCAGAGGAGGCTAATGTGGTCCGGGGCGCTGCTGGGCATGGAAGAATCCTTTGATCAGGATTCTCGCTTCCGAGGCAAAACGAGCAACGGGTGGGTCAGCGCTCCGCGCGCAGCACCGTGAACTTCGTCCCGCCGTAGCGCCTGCAGGGCAACTCTTCAACGACCTCGGCCTTGTGGCACCCCGCCCGACGGAACATGTTCACGTATTCGCGCCACTCCCGATTGAACACAGGCGGATCCCCGGATCGGCGCCACTCCCTCCCCATGATCTCGACCACGTAGACCACGGGAGCGGCAGCGACCAGCCGGCAGACCGTCTGCTCGATCCTTTCGTCTGAAACGTGCAGCAGGACCGTGTAGGCGAAAGCGGCCTCAGCGCGCGGCAGCGTCGGCGCCTTGGGGCTCAAATGCAAGAAGGCCTTGCGGGGCTCTGCTTCATGCGCCAGAGCGAGCGCGTCTTCGCTGACGTCCACGCCGAGGTACTGGTCGTCACGAAACGCCGGCGCGAGGCGCCCGCGGCCGCAGCCGAACTCGAGGACGCTGGAGTATCCTCCGAGCGACTTCCTGAGCCACTCGATCACGTTGAACCCCTCGGGCCAGTCGCAACCGGGAGGGGTAATGTGGCCGAGGCCGCGGCCTTCGCGCCAGTAGTCGAGCTCGCTCAACCGTTCTTATCCTGGATCGCCGCGGCCAGGCAGCGCTGCACGTCGCGCTTTCCGGGAGCCTGGCGAGCCTGACCCAACTGACCCGCCCGCGTGTTGGGGATTCCCAGCACAATGATCGCGACGTTCCGGTGGCGCACGTAAACGCCAGGACAGTCGCCGCTCTCAGCCCTCCCGTCGCTGGCAAGGTGCCAGCCCTTGCACCACTTGCAGACGGCGCCCTTGCGCGCCTGGGCGGCGACATAGTCCCACTCCGCGTGACGGACGCGCTTAGGTTCGGGATCGGGATACTCGCGAGACATGACGACTCCTATTCGCTTGCTTCGAGAATGCCCTGAGCGTGCGCCAGGGCCGCCTTCATTTCGTCCCGCGTCGGCTCCCGATAGCCGGCTCCGAGCCCGCCAGCGACCCCGCGAACCATGATCGCCACGCGGCGACTGCGGACGTAGCGCCAGTTGCTCTGCCGACCGTCCTCGGGAAGGCTGGTCTTTCGGTTGTACCAGCGATTGTCCGCGGCGTTCAACCCGCGGTTCGCCGCCTGCAGCGCGACGAATTCGTAATCAGCGGATCCTGCTCGAGGCATGCTGATCTCCTAGTCAGGAAAGGTGCCGGGGGCACGGTAAGTGACCAAACGAATCAAGTGGTTCAGCGCGCTGCCTGCGGGATAGAAAACGTAGACCCGAATCGAGGAGGCACCCGGGCCGAGTTCCGGGTCCATGACCACGGTCTGCGGACTCAGGGCGGCCACGACGCCGTCCGGCGCCGGGCCGAGGTATCCGTCGAACACCCGAATCGACCCACCGAGGGATCCAGCGATCAAAGGGGCTGCGACCGAGTAGCAGCGGTGGTCCCACATTTCGTTGGCAGGAAAGCTGGGATCGACGACCAGGAACCCGTCGCGGAGCTCGTACTTCAAGGGGCTCTGAGTCTGCGGATCGAGCGCGACGTATTCCCAGGCCGTGCAGATCGCGTTGGCGTCCGCGTCCGCCTGGTCGGCGCAGGGAACCATGGATCCCCCGCCGTCCTTCCAGACCCCCAGCTGATACAACTCACCCCAAGAGACCTCCTCGAGGGTGCTGAGGCGGACGTAAAGGTCTTCGCAGGAAGGGTTCGTCCCACCGGAAAGGCTCGCCTGAGCCGTCGCCGCCACCTCTCCCGAGCCGTCGCCCGAAGGAACGGCATTCATGTGGTACAGCGCGATTGAAAGATCGTTGTTAATCAGATTGGCGACCTCGAGCGCCGTCGGAACGACCGAGTCTCCGTTTTCGTCCGTACCGAAGGTGACGACGACGTCCGCTCCCGCTCGCGCGACCGAGAGCGGCCGGCTCAGCGCGGACAGGCCAGTGTCGCCAACCTGGACCGTGATCGTCAGGTTGTTGCCCTGGGAGCCAGCGCGGGCTGAAGCGTAGGTCACACTTCCGTTCGCGCCGTTCACCACGGTGTGCATGGCCTTGCTGTCGACCTTCGAGCAAATCACCCGAAAGTCCCGGTCGCACATTTCGAACCCAAACGAGGCCGGCTTCGGTGTGGCGTAGAGCGTGCCGTCTTCGCGGGTGTTGGGCTGGTTGGAGACCTCGACCCGATCAATCGTGAAAGAAGGCTCTCCGTCATGAGCAGAGACGATCGCGTCTAGAGCCGCCTTGCCGCTAAGGTCCAACGCGTCTTTGAAGTACAAGTTCAGCTTCGGAATGTTGTTGAAGACCGTTACGCGTGGGTCCTGCGACAGCTGAACAGGAATCAAGCTGTCTGGCGCCTCGATTTCCGCGCGAAGGCTAGGCGGGTCAACCGCATTGTTTTGCGTCTGAGAGACGTTGTATTCGTAATTTGTCTCAGGCATGCCTAGCCCACTCTCCAGAATTCAATCCGCGCTTCTGAAATCGTAGCCGTGCCGCCGCCGACTTGACGCCATTGAATCTCAAACGTCTTCGCAGAACCGGTGAAGGTTACTTCGGCAAAGCCTCCAAAGTGGTGTGTGTCGAACAGGTCCTCGGGCTCGAACCCGGGCTCGCCGCCGATACTGACTCCGTCGGTAGTATTTCGCAGCCTGCCTTGAAAAAAGTCTGCAAGATTGCCCTGCGCGCCAATATATGACCAGCCGACGCGATACGTCCCGGTCAGCGCGGGCGTAGTCAAGGTCACCTTGGTGTCGTAAGTCGCTGTCGTGTTATCCGAGGCGCCGAGACTCTCTTCGTATTGGTAATCCTGCCCAAACACTGGAGGAACGCCGGACGGTCCCGTGGGGCCGGTCGGGCCGCCCGCGGGGCCCGTGGGGCCAAGCGATCCCGTCGCTCCCCGCGCGCCCTCGAGCCGAGTGATCGTGATCTGCGTCTTGTTCTGAGTCGGATTGAGGTTCGTTGAGCCGGTTGTGCGGGCCGCGCGAATGTCGATCGTGTCTCCAGCGCTGAGCCGGTGGCAATGCGTAACCGGAGCCGAGGCTCCATAGAAAGCCTGGCGAACGTAGAGATTGCCTCGCGTGCCAGGGATCTCGGTCCCGTTGATCGTGAGAAACGAGTCGTAGTTCGTTCGACTGCTACCCCCGGCGCCAATCCCGCCTGCCTGCGCCTCGATCTTATAGAGGCCCGCCTGCGCCGCGTCGTTGAGTTGCAGGCCGCCGGCGTTGAACGACCAGCCCGAAGGAAGAGGACCGCCCGTGAGACCTTGCTCCGTGACCACCAGGTTCATTTGGATCACGGTTGGGCCGGCGGCGATCGATCCCTGGGCTCCGTTGTTGGTCACGCGGATCGTGAACTGCTCGTCGTCGAGGACTCCAGTCGGACCCGTCGGACCAGTAGCTCCAGTCGGTCCGGTGATATCGCTTGTTGCGCCGGTGGGGCCGGCGGGACCGGTGTCGCCCTGATCGCCCGTCAGGCCGGTCGGGCCCTGATCACCCGTCGGCCCAGCCGGGCCGGTATCCCCCTCTCCCGTCGGCCCCGTCAGACCCTGGTCGCCCGTCGGACCTGTGACGTTCACGCCAGGCGCATTCACGCCGTACACGGCAACCGTGAAGTCTTGATCGACCGGGGTGTCGGGTGTCGTGCTGTTGTCGCCGGTCCCGATCAAAATATCGAATCCGGAGACCGTGCGATTGCTGACGAAGTTGTTCGTGTCCGTATCGACCGAAAGGTCGTACGTCTGGACCTGGACGCCGTAGTTCGCGTTGGGCGCGTTGTTCGAGAATGTGCAGGTGTATGAACCGGTGCTGTTCCGAGTGACGCTCAGGTTGAAGCCCGAGAGAACGGCTCCAGTCGCACCCGCAACGTCAGCAAACGAAAAGAGTCCGAAGCCGGCAAAGCCGGTAGAGCCGCCGTCCCCGCTGGGACCGGTTGCGCCCGTGGGTCCGGTGTCGCCTTGTGGGCCAGTGGGTCCGGTCGGCCCCTCTTCGCCCGTAGCGCCGGCTCCCGTGTCGCCCTGAGGCCCTGTCTCCCCAATGTTTCCCGTTGGGCCGGTTGCTCCCGTCTCTCCCGTCGGCCCCTGATCGCCCGTATCGCCTTGCGGGCCCGTGAATCCAACGGGTCCCGTCGGGCCCAGGTCACCCGTCTCTCCGGTAACGCCCTGGTCGCCCGTCTCTCCGGTGGCGCCCTGGTCACCCGTCGCGCCTTGGTCTCCCTGGGGGCCCGTGACGCCCTGATCACCCTGAGGCCCGGTCGGACCGGTGTCTCCAACGACGCCCTGGTCGCCTGTTGGCCCTGTTGGCCCTAGATCGCCCGTTACACCCTGATCCCCTGTCGAACCGGTTGCACCCTGGTCACCTTGGGCCCCCGTAGGCCCGATCGATCCCGTCGGACCGGCGTCGCCCGTATCACCCTGAGGTCCGGTCGGGCCAACGTCGCCCTGACTTCCCGTCGGGCCCGTGCCACCTTGGTCGCCCGTGTCACCCTGGGGCCCTGTGCTTCCCGTCGATCCTGTCGGGCCGGCGTCGCCCGTCGGACCCGTCTCGCCCTCGAACCCCTGCGCGCCGGAGGGACCTGTGTCGCCCTGTGGCCCTGTCTCGCCCTGGTTGCCCGTCGCGCCCTGGTCGCCCGTCTCTCCCTGAGGTCCTGTGTCTCCTTGAAGGCCTTGCGGCCCCGTAGGACCTTGGTCGCCCGTTGAACCTGCGTCTCCCGTGGCGCCTGTGTCTCCCGTTTCGCCCGAGGGCCCAGTGAGCCCGATCGGGCCTGTCGGGCCTGTGTCGCCTGTGTCGCCTGTCGCGCCAGTGAGTCCCGGGCCACCCGTCGGGCCCGAATCACCCGTCGGGCCCGTCGGGCCAGGAACGGGAGGAGATCCCGTCTCGTCACGCTGGAGAACGCCGTATCCGCCGCCCGTCGAATCGATCGAGAGATTCGCGAGAAAGGCTTCGACGTCCTCGACCTCGATATCGTTTCCGTCGAGCGCGACGATCAGCGTGCTCGAGCCGGCGCCGAACGCCTCGTCGAGCGCGAACGCCAAAACGTCGCCGCTGACGCCGAGCGCCTCTTGCTCTTCCTGATCTGCGAATTCGATTTCTTCGGCGCCGGCGGCAGGAATCACCAAGCCGAGATCCCGAACCAGAACCGGGGTCGCTTGTGCCGCGTTGGTGCGGATCGTGACCAATCCCACGTTGACCTACCTTAAGGAATCGAATACTCAACGAGCACGACAATGTCCGTCGCTGTCGAGCCACCTGCTCCAGCCGTGCGCGTCGCACGAACTCCGACCAGGGTACCGTCTGCGACCGCAACGGAAAGTGGAGAGCTCTTCGCGCTCGTGACTCCAATCCCAATGGCAAGCGTTCCGAGCACGGCCGGCGTGCCCGCAGGATCGCTCAACACTTCAATGTCGTATGTCCTCGCAGCCCCAGGCACGTCGTCCGCCGAATACGTGATCCGGCGCAGCGTCGCCGCGTCCGGCAAGCGCTCTCCAACCTCTGAACTGAAAACAGCGCGCCCGATCTCGAAATACGTCTGCGCCCCACTGAATCCGCTGCGAACGGTGTATCGCAGCAGGTAGCGGTTCTCTTGCGGTCCGGTGTCACCCGTTGCGCCGGTCGGGCCGGTAACTCCGGTGGGGCCTGTGACGCCCGTAGCGCCCGTTCCCGTGACGCCTGTCGGACCCGTCGGTCCAGTCGACCCCGTGACGCCTGTGTCTCCGGTCGCGCCCGTATCGCCGGTTTCGCCCTGAGGGCCGGTGGGGCCCGTGTCGCCCGTTGCGCCTGTCGGTCCAGCGTCTCCCGTCGGACCGGTCGGCCCTGTGTCGCCGGTTTCGCCCTGGTCGCCTGTTGGGCCTGTGAGGCCCGTGTCGCCGGTGACGCCCTGAGGTCCTGCAGGACCCGTGTCGCCCTGGTCGCCCGTGGGGCCGGTATCTCCGGTGAGGCCGACCTCTCCCGTCGGACCCGTCGGCCCAGTGAGCCCGGTCAAGCCGGTCGGTCCGCTGGGGCCAGTGATCCCCTCGCCCGTATCGCCCGTCGGTCCCGTCGCGCCCGTGTTGCCGCCGGGCCCCGCGGGACCCGTCGGACCCGTGTCGCCCTCAATGCCCGTGTCGCCGCTCTCGCCGGAAGGCCCTGTCGCTCCAGGCGGACCGGTCGGTCCGGTCGGCCCAGATCCCGCAGGCCCCGTCGGCCCTGTGGGGCCAGTGATCCCGTCGCCCGTAGCGCCGGTAATGCCCGTGCCCGTCTCACCCGTGTCGCCGGTCGGGCCCGTCGGCCCTGTTGGCCCGGTGTCGCCCGTGCCGCCAGTCGACCCCGTCGGGCCCGTGACTCCCGTCGGCCCCGTGTCGCCTTGGTCGCCGGTCGGCCCAATGTCGCCCGTGGGTCCGGTGACGCCCTGGTCACCCGTCGGCCCCGTGACACCTTGATCGCCCGTCGGGCCAGTTACACCGGTCGGGCCCGTGTCGCCCTGGTCACCCGTGGGCCCAGTCGCGCCGGTATCCCCCTGGTTGCCAGTGGGACCAGTGGCGCCCGTGGGCCCCTGGTCGCCCGTATCGCCCGTGACACCTTGATCTCCAGTCGGGCCGGTATCGCCCTGATCGCCCGTCGGACCGGTGTCGCCCTGAGCTCCAGTCGGACCGCTGTCGCCCGTAGCTCCGGTCGGGCCAACGTCACCCGTCGGGCCCGTCGATCCGGTCTCGCCGGTTCCCGTCGGGCCCTGGTCGCCCGTGGGTCCGGTTGGGCCGGTCGGGCCCGAGTCGCCGATCTCACCGGTCGGGCCCGTGTCGCCCGTGACGCCGACGCCTGTCGGCCCGGTCTCACCGGTCGGCCCGGTGATCCCTTCACCCGTGTCACCGGTCGGACCAGTCGCGCCAGTCGCCCCTCCTGCACCTGCGGGACCCGTTGGGCCAGTATCACCCTCAATGCCCGTCTCACCCGAGTCGCCAGAGGGGCCCGTCGGGCCTGCGTTTCCGGTCGGACCGGTCGGGCCCGTTCCTTGGGGGCCGGTTGGGCCAGTCGGACCCGTAGCGCCTGTATCTCCCGTCCCCACCGGACCGGTCGGACCCGTCGCCCCTGTGAAGCCTGAGAAGCCGACCGGGTTGCCTGAGCCGTCGCGGCCGGCGAGTCCGTACGGACTGCCGGTGACCTCCTCGTCCAAATTGGTCAGGAACGTATCGACGTCGGCCTGAGCGACGTTGTTGGTTCCGTCGTTGAGGATCAGCGTGCTTGAACCGACACCGAAGGCGTCGTCGGTGGCGAGCGTGCGCAGGTCGGCCGACTGACTCGCAGCCAGCAGCGACTCGTCCGTCGTCAGCGTGACAATGCCGCCACCAGCGACAACCGTGAAACCGAGATCACGAATCAGGACGTCGGAGACCGTCGAGGCGTTCGACGTAATGACCAGAGTCTTTGAGGTCATGGAATGCTCACTTCAACGATCACAACGATCTCTTCAAACGTAGAGGCGGAAGGCGCTAGCGGGAACGTTTGGACCAAGCGCACGCCGAGATCCTGAAGACCTGAAACCGAGTTATTGAACGTCCGGTCACGAACGCGCAGCGTATTTGCAGGAAGTGCGACCGAAGCTTCGATCGTGGGGCCTGTGCCTCCGGCCCCCGAGGGATCCGAGAGCACTTGAACTGAATACGTCCGGGTGAGATCGACCTGATCTACGGTGGCGCTGATCCCGCGGATTGCCCCGTCCGCAGTCAGCAGGGCGCCCGTTTGAGACCCCATGACGTTGGCGAGGCTCAAGTATTGCGTCCCGCCCGCCGGAACACCAGAGGGCGCCGTAAAGGTCAAAAAGAAGCGCGTATCCCCCGGTGGTCCGGGAGGGCCCGCGCCTCCCCCTCCGCCTCCGCAGGGTGGCACGCAAAAGATCGTCACGGACGCTAACTCCTACTTTCCAGGTTACTGGAGATTGCGCCCCCTGCTCCGATCGCGACTTTCAAGAAATGCCCTCTTCGGCCAGGATCTGCACGAATTCGCTCGAACTCCTGCCAACAGAAGAGGGGATAGGAGTTCCGCGCAGGCCAGCGCCCCGGATCGCGTTCTTGGTCGCGCGGTTCTTGAGGAACGCCTTGACCGAATCGCTCTGGAGCGCACGGTGAGCCGCGCGTTCGACCTTGGCCCTCGAGGGCGAAGAGCCTAAGGCGCCGCCCGAGGGGACATGAACCAAGAAGGTCTTACGGCCCTTGCGCATGTAGCCGAGCAGTCTGTCGGGCGTGATCACTTCGACCTCATGGCTGACGAGCCTGCGGGCCTGAGCGTCGATCACCTTGATCCGCTTTCGTTCGAGCCCCATTTGGAAGCGGGTGCCCGCTCGGGAGGAGGTCTTCTTCCTGCGAGCCTTCTTGGCAACGCGCTTCTTCGAAACCTTCTTCTTGGAAGTCTTCTTCTTGGCGACCTTCTTGCGAGCGGTCTTCTTGGCAGCCTTCTTCTTGGCAACCTTCTTGGTCCGACGCTTCTTGGCGACCTTCTTCCGGGTCACCTTCTTCCGGGTCACCTTCTTCTTGGTCTTTTTCTTGGTCTTTTTCTTCGCTGTCTTCTTCTTCGCGGCTTTCTTGCGCGTCGTCTTCTTCTTGGAGCGACGGCGGGCGCGCTCCTCGCGCTCCATGCGCGCGATCGCGTCCCAGGGATTTGCAGGAGGACCGCTCATGATTCAAACCTCATAACGAAGGGGC